AATTCCATCCGACACATTGAAGGCAGAAGGAATATTCAGGATAGTTTTGAATTACCTCTTTTGCTAATTCGAGCAGTTGTCCATCAGGTACGTCTATGGTCACCTTCATTTTGCAACCTCCATGAGACATTGTTTGGGAAAACACCAGACATCATGCTTTCCAAAAGCTACGTAATAGACATTTTTTCTATTGAGAAAATTTTTATCTATACGAATTATTTTGCCTTGTTGTCCTAGTCGCCTGTCCATGCGAACGTCATTCCATCCAAGATACGGAGTATGTTTCATCAACAATTCTTTTGCATTTTGCTTGACTATTACTTGGTCGCCTACTTTCATTAAAGCCCCCATGGTCCAAATTCTCTCCAGTCCCATCCACAACCTTCGGGTTCAGGACCTTTAAGCGAACGATGTCCGCCACACTTGTCACAAATTTCATGACTGCCATTTCTTCGTGCACCTTCATGATCACATGCGGCGACTATCTTCTTTCTCATTTCCCATTCAAAATCGCGCCACAGTTCGTTGAATTTCGATTCGATCAGTTTGTTCAGAATCTGATTGTCATTCAACTCTGTTTGTTTAGGAAACATGAGCCGAAAACCTTTACAGATTTTCTTTGCCCATTCATCATTTGCTATCTCATACACCATCTTCGGCCTCCGGTTTGGAGCGTTCAAAGATAACGAATTTTCCGAAATGCTTGTCCATCACTTTAAGAAGATGTTCATAATCTCCAGAAGTTGCGTCTTTATGAAACTCTTTCCAATCAATTCCAAGCTCTTTGCACCACTGCATGGCACATCCTAAAAGAACAAACGCGTTCCCATCGGGCCCATCTAGATCGATAGTGATGGGAACGTTGTGACAGCGGGGTTTTTTGTAGCGTATCACTTACATACCTCTCATGAGGTCGGCGAGAGTCATTTGACGGCTTTTTCTCCGTCTCCGAGTCACCACTTGCTTTTTCGTCTCTTCCTTTTTCAGGCCAGCAATTTGATGACTTTTGATGATAGCGGGCCTACCGTTCGGCCAATGACTCACTATCCCATTCGGCGTAATTTTATCAATAGTGAATTCTTGCGGCATTGAACGACCTTGAATTCGTACGAGGGCAGTGTCGCCCGGTTTTATACCTTGGTCGTACACTTGGTCCATCCAGCTCGACTGTTTTTTGTAACGCTTGTCTTGCCAATCACTGACTTTTTGGGCGCTTTCCTTCTGAACTTTCGCGTCAGTTTTCTTGTTCTCGACAATCGACACTTCAGTCAATGAACTCAACCGCAACGTGTAGACTTTACCATCATCGTCGGTCATTTGAACATTGTAGTACTTTCTGCCAATGTTGACGCTCAGTACCACAAATTCACGATTGCGAAACTTTATCCGCTTTCCAGTGAGATTATGGACTTGTGCACACGTTATCATTAACGAACCCCCAGTTGCATTTTGACGCGATCAGCTGCGAACTTGTACTGCTTGCCATCGTTGCCATTGCAAATGATGGGCATTTTATACTTCTTGGTATCGATGCGAACGAGCGTCATCGTTATTCCCATAGAAGTGAACGTCCTTCCAAAATCCGCCGAAGTCAGCCCATAGAATACGCATTTGCGATTCCAATCAACTTGGGCATTTTCATCTTCCTTGGCGGCTATGACAGCCTCGAGTTTCGTCCGAAAAGTATTTTGGCTGTAGGCGATGTTGCCTATTTTCAGCTTCACACCAGTTTCAGCTTCGATTTCCGCAAACTTTGCTTCTAATACTTTCCGCATTTGCATTGCGGTCATCTTATTAAACTCAGCTACCTTAGCCATTGTTACCTCTCATTGTTTTGTGTTGTTGATTCATTGTAACATTAAAAGGCGTTTTTGTAAATACTTTTATTACCTTCCTCTCCGAATTCTGGCGACGTACTTCATTTGATTCCGAAGCACTTGGTCGTTCTTGGGGCACCACTTAGGGCGCATCAACTTCGGAGAGAATTCATAAATGTATTTACCATGCCCATTACTGTCAACAACTTTGTCGTGCATGCAAATGGACAATTCATTCCATCCTTCTTCAGCGTAGCAATCACAGTTTTTTCCGCATTTCAAAGCCATACTTCCTCCATTATCCGCAAATACATGCTATTCCGAACAAAACTGCTATAAAGCTTTTGGCGTAAAAGCCGTAGCCCAGCAAAATTATTCCTACTATTAAAAGTATTCCGTCCATGTTCACCTCAGTCATTGATGATCAGAAGACGAGTCTTGATGTTCGGGTCACATGAAACATAGTTGAACCCGTAGATGTCTTCTCCATCCGTATCCGTACCAACAAAACGGAATTCCACTTCCTTGCCAGTCTTCGTGCTGACTATCGTTACATTGCGGCGATAATCACCAAAATTCGGCAGGCAGCTGATTTCGACTGCGATACAATCCCCTTCCTTATTGTAGGAAAACGGGAAGGTAAAATCAGTTTCAAATCTTTGGCTCATTCTTTACTCCCTTTATCTTTTGTTTGGTACGTTTATATCATATCATTAAGTGGAGTTTTTGTAAATACTTTTATTAGGACACATAAAAAATCCGCCAGGAAGGCGGATATAAAAATTTGAATATCAACATGTGTACATACGATGAGGTGAATATTCCGAAAAAGAGTTATTGATACAAACTTCTTCTTTTGATTGGAATGCTGTCATCCTGCATCCAATTTCGTCGTTTTCGTAATTTATGGTTTTCCATACTGCTCCAACGACTTTGTCTGCTGATTTGAATTTTCTGATTGGCGCCCCATTATTGTCTACCATGAGTCCGCCATAAATACAATTTTTACACGGTGCAATCATTGTTATACCACCAAACTTTTAAAATTATTGTGTCTTCTATTTTGTTTTCGTCAATGGCGTATTGGTAACCTTTCTTGCGAAGAATATCAACAACTGAATTTAGAGTTGGTGTTCCTGTACGAAAAGTTATTGTTTCAGATGGTTTTCCTGCATAAATTGCCCTTTTAAGAATTCTCATGCATAATTGTACGTTTTCTTTTTGCAATTTTTTATTTTTTCTTGTGGCAATTCTATTTGCCGTTGTCGCATTAAAAATTTCAAACATATAAATCACACTCCACATGGTTTAATCTCAACAATGGAATTCCATCATCTTCACTTCTGTTATATTTTTCAGCATAGACGACTTGCTTGACTCCTGCAGCAATCAGCAATTTTGCACATTGCATGCAAGGAGAAATAGTAAGAAAAATTGTAGAACCGTTTGTTTCAATTCCATTTCTTGCTGCATACCCAATTGCATTTTGTTCAGCATGAAGCTCAAACATTTGTGAAAATGTGCGATGTAAATTGTAAAAAGTATCAGACTTTAAGAAGTCATCGTATGTTGGATAAATATATTTGTTGAGCATCCAATCAAAATCGAAAGCTCTGTATGTCGCATTTTCTGCATGGCTTGAGGTATTCCAAATTCTATGGAAAAAATCTTTGCATTCTTCTTGGCCGCTTGGAACTCCATTATAACCACATGAGATTATTCGACGATCTTTTGTCAGAACCGCACCAACTTGTACACGAACACAAGTTGAATGTTCAGCCATCTTTTGGGCTATTTCAAGAAATGTTTCATCCCAATTTTTTTTCATTCGTACACCAATGCCTCAGGGTCGTACCCTTCAACAATTTTCTTCAGCAAATCAAAGTGCCTTTCGTAAACATGGAAACTTCCAGCAAACCAGATCAATTCTCCATATTTCAATTCAGGATACGTCAATGCCAATGTTTGATAAAGTTGTTTGTAAATGTAACATGCCCAATAAAAGTCATTGAAGAATCCAAACACTGCATCATTGCTTCGAATAGAATAGATACTTATGAGCTTGTTGTCGCGAATCAAGAATTGATTCGAAATTGTGCACATAAAATCATGCATTCCATCTCGACAGCAATCTTCATGCATTGAAGGACGTGTGTAAATCATCAATGCTTGACGGCTGCTTTTGTCTCGTTGAAGAGTCTTGACACAATTATTAAATTGATCGCCATTCTCTTCAGAAAAAACACACCATCCATAATTGCTGTTGACGTAACCACCTTTATCTGCTACTTGTTGCCAAATTTTGATATCATCAACATGTCCACAAATACTGAGGTCCATACTGAGATACCAATTCAATTCTTTTTCACAGTAGGCTTCATTGGTTCTTTTTGCTCCAAAATCCAAAATAGGATATGCTGGATTCAGACGCATCATAGAACCAACAACTTCTACTGTTTTTGTAGAACCACTTTCTACAAAGTTGCCAGCAATCAGTTTCGAATAAAGCTCGCGAAATACTGGCATCACCATTTCTTCATTAGAGTAAAGTGACATCTCCTATTTCCACTCCTATAAGTCTCTTTATATCGTTTACGACAACTTTCGCTACATTTTCAAAAGCACTTTGTCCATTGCGAATTCTGATTTGACGAGGCATATCTGATTCAAAAAAATCTTTGTATGTGTCAAGCGCTTTGTTCATGACTTCCATCAGATTGGAAAAATCATTCTTGACATAGTAAGGATAATGTTTTCCTTGAATTCTTTCGTATTCAAAAACTTTAGGTGTGATGGTAATATTACGACAATAAATTGATTCACGATGTGCGCAACCACCATAACGCTCAAGTGTGTAGCCATGAAAACTTATTTTAGAACCCCATAGAAGTCCAAAATATTCCTTGCGAGTAAGAGGTTGCCCATTGTTATGAATATGCAACGCTGGTACCAGCTTCTTGAGGCCCTCCCAATCTGCCTTTTGAGATGGATTGGTGAACACTACTTGAAAATCTTGGCGCTGTTCATAAAGAGCATTCACTGCCGAAATAAATTCATGATGATGAGTATAATTGATGTCACTCAAACGATTCAAGAAAAGAATTGTCGGTTTTTCAAGTTTAGGCCTTTCATGATCAAGAGCTTCACATTCTGAATAACCAAAATCCCAAATGACGCTTTTGGCTGCAATTTTCTTTATGAATGATTTGTTGAAAACTTGCTTGGCGTTCTGGAAAAATGCTTCTTTGGTTGATGGACATGTGAAAACGCAAATGTCGCTGCATTCCATACCATCAAATTGGCGCCACATGTAGGCAATTTCTTCAGGAACCTTAGGCTCACCAATCATTGGCGTATCCAGCCAGTAACAGCATGTGATCAGTTTTGCATCATGTTTTTTGTAATGCAAATATGTCTTGATGTTCCTTGATTGCTCAGTGATATTCGACCACACAATATCAATGTGAGGAAGATGATTAAAAAGTAAATCAAACATTTTTACATCGAAATGTTGACGATTAAGAAATGCATCCACAACAAATGGATATGAGACGAAATGGACTTGAGGGTCGTCCATGATATCTTCGTACCGATTTAAGTCTGCGAAATTCTCGATATAGTCAATGAGAACATACACATGCAGATCAGGATTGCATCGCGTGAGACGATTGAGAATTCCAACCATCATGTTGATATTGGAATCTGCAGTCAGCCATTTTCCTTCTTTGTTATAAATCGATTGTTGAAGAATGTAAAGAATGTTTATTTCTTTTCCCATTGTATAAAATCCTTGATAATTTTTATTTGCTCTTCTAAGTCTTCATTGGTTGTATTGAGTCGAAGTATTTTTTCCTGATGTGGAAGCAAACTTAATGTGGCTTCATACAACATTTTCAACCCAAAGACTTCTTCTTCTTTAACATATTCGTCTTCGAACTTTTCCTTGAATCCATCTTTGTGGCAATAAATAATATAGAAGTCAGGAAAAATGCAATACGCTTTATGAAGTTCATTGAGAAATTCAATGTCAGTTTCGCGATTATAAAGAGTAGAATAAACTCTTTCGCAAACATAATTGCGATCACGAATCATTGAAAATCCTATTTGATTAAGAAGAGAATATTCTAGTAAGCCTTCTGCGTGAAGTTTCGCTATGTTGGCTATTGGATTATTCGTATGATACTCTGCATTTGTGGGGTTATTGAAATACGGAATCTTCAATCGAGAAGATAATTCTTTTGCAATTGAAGTTTTTCCTGCATTGTCATGTCCGACGAAATGAATTATAAATTGTCTCATATTCTCCTCTGTAAAACAAACATGAAGTCACGCGATAATGTTGGATAATTTATAGCAGTTAAAACTCTTGCCATCTGATTTGGAAGAATATTAGCAAAATATGATTCAGGGTCGTCAGTCTTTTGAACTATAAAATCAAACATTTCATCGGACATGCTCCATCCAAAAAAATCTATAACTTTAAAACGAGATTTCAAAAACCATAAACCAATTATTTCAAAAGATGAATATTCATATTTATGATATTCTGGCCAATTGATTTGTTCATCAATTGAATTTGGCGTGCTTATGAAAAGAAACCCACCAGGTTTTACAACATCACAAGCAATTTGTAATGCTTCAATACCTTGTTCTTTGTTGTCGAAATGTTCGATGACATCGAGCATCAACACACAATCGTAAAGATCACCACGATCAACACATTCTTTCAAAACTTGGATAGTGTCAATTGCCAAAATAAATCTGCGGCCTTGACGTTCAAAAAACTCAGGATTGATATTGATGTTGACATCTACTCCGGTGTATTCAAAAATATAATTATCATATTCAAGAAGTCCCGCCATGTAACCAGTATCGCAGCCAATATCAAGAATTTTGGTGAGTCTATTTTCTTTGATGGTTTTACGGACATACTGGTCTTTCACGAATTTACAGAAATAACCAGGGTCCAAATCCATTTTAGAAAGTTCTTTTCTTAATTCACTTGCTTGTTTCATATTTCATATCTATGGAGAATTATATTGATTTGTTCGCTCTGTTGTTTAGAAATAATTCGAGGTCCACGAGAAATGTATGATGGATGATAGAATTTCTCAACAGGAATATCGAGCTTCATCAATCGCAATGTAGTGAGTGCCTCATTACCAAAACACATAATCAATTTTGGTTTGATGATGTCTATTTGACGTTGAAGATATTCATTACAATTGGCAATTTCATCGCCAGTTAATGGTGAATTTATTGGTGACGAACACTTGCAAATATTGCAGAAAAACATTTTGTTCATCACAATTTCTTTACCAAGATTTTGAAGAAGGTATTTGCCAATTTTGCAGCGAAGCCATAAGTCTTCATAATCATCAATGAATTTGTTGACATCAATGTGGTTGTTCTCAAGGCCTGGATTTCGCATGACAACCATAAGTGTAAGATTTTCAGGTTTGCCATAATAGACATGAGGCCAGGGAATTAAACTCGCTGACCTCAGCCTTTGGCATTTTGAGCAATTAAAAATTTCTTGTTCGAGTTGTTTTAATTTTTGCATAAAGTTTCTTTTTTAAATTATCGAATGGGAAAAAAACATATTTTCTCCATAAATATGTTCTTGTCCAATAAAACCACGTTCTGAAAGTTTGTTGGCCTGCTCCTCCACAATAAATACAATTTAGTGGATTTTCTTTGTGGTATAGGGCATCAAGCCCATCTTTGCCACTACCTTTGCATGACCAACATTTCATATCATCCCTTTGTCAATGGCATCCATGTACCAAGGAATCAGTAAATCAAGTGATGCATCAAGAGAATATTTTGCTTCGAATCCGAGAACTTCTTTTGCTTTCGTCGTATCGGGAATTCGACACTGGACATCATGATCGAAACCTGGGTCATACACAATTTTAAAATCTTGTGGATGAAACATTTTCATTTGAATTTGGCACATCTTGGTTTTGATTTTATACGCAAGATCATTGACACAAATTCCTTCTTTGGTGCTGATGTTGAATGATTCGAACATGGCTTTGTCACTTTCCATGACGGCCAAAATTCCATCAGCGATATCTTCAGCGTATGTGTAATGGCGAATTTGTTTGCCAGTTCCAAGAATATGAAGAGGATTTTGCTCTTTATAAATCTTATTGATCAGATCAGGAACCACATGGCTCATTGCAAGCTTGATATTTCCTGACATGATTTCTTTGTCGTTCTTGGCACGAATTTCGCCAGTTCCTACACAGTTGAAAGGAAGAATAAGTTTGTATGGTAACTTGTATTGCTGATACGCGCCCTTGCAAAAGTATTCTACTGCGAGTTTTTGGAATCCATACGTCGTGATTGGAGGCGGAATCCTGAACTCATCACCTTCTTTTGAAGGAAACTCAGTTGCAGTTTCATACACCATGCTGGATGAAATTGCAATAACATGATTGAGATTGCCATATTGTTTGGCGTAAATCGCTGCATCAAAAGATGAGGCGTTAATGCGCTCATTTTCTGCAAGAAGAAAATAAGCTTCAGCGTTGAACATGGAAATTCCACCAATAATGGCAGCACCCATGACGAAAATGTCGATATGTTGATTGATTAAAACTTCTTTCAACAAATTGACATCTTTGGCATCTCCATAAATATGAAGATAATTCGGATGATTGTCAAAAGTACGTTCAACTTGACCATACTTCCAATCGTTGTCGAGTCCTACGACTGCATATCCTCTATCAAGAAGTTTTTGAATTGCGTATCCTGCAATAAAACCTCTGTCTCCTGTCCATAAAACTTTTTGCATAATTACCTCTGAATTATTATCTTGTTCATTCCAAGAACATTCCAAATGTCTACAATAATAGCCCCTTTCTTGAAGTTGTTCAAGGAAAGATTTTTGAATTCTTTGTGATTCATGGCGATGAAAACCACATCACAAAAAATCATAACTTCTTTTTCATGATAGACCCAGAATTTCATGTCATTATCTTTGTCATCATATTCGCCATCAATACCACCGAAATTTGGTTCAGCGATCATGATAGATTTAGGACTCAGACGATCAATGTAACGAATCATCTTCGGCACAAGACTGTCACGAGTATCATCGGTGTCGGCTTTCATTGTATATCCAAGAACACCGACATTTGCATTCCAGATTTTGTCTTGAACGAGATCAACATAAAACTTAGGCATGAATTCGTTGACTTTGTACGCTTGAACGAGAAGATCGGAATGCGGCATGTTTTCGGATATCATGCCAAAATCTTTTCGAAGACAAGTTCCGGCTGCAAATCCAGGTTTTTTAAGACCATTGTTACGAGGATAATCCTCATTCATGATATCAAAAACTTGAAAAACATCTGCTCCAAATTTATTCGTCAGATATGTGAAATAGTTTGGAATTGCGAAATTGATATAACGATAAATATTGCAGAGCAGTTTCGAAAGTTCCGCTTCAATAAAATTGCACGGTTTGATTTTGACATTAAAACCAGCAAAAAGCTCTTTTGCTTTTACTTGAGATGGAACATCTTCGGCGCCGATGATTTGAGGAAGTTCGTAAAGTTCATCGAGTGAGTCGCCTTCAACAATTCGTTCGGGACACATTGCAATGTAATAATCACGGCCACGATGAAGTTGAGTCGCTTGTAGAATATAGTCAACAAGTTTTGTTGTGGTGCCAGGCGCGACTGTCGAACGAAGAATAATCAATCGACCTTCAATTTTATTTTGTTGAATAAGAACATCAATGACACCTTTGATATGAGACAAATCAGTCTCAATATGCTGCATAAGTGGTGTGCCAACTGTGATGATATACGCTTTTGCATCTTCAGGATTGTAATGAATGGGAACATTGAATCCTTTGTCCATCAGTTCCTGAAAACCAGGTTCTTCGAATGGCATTTTTCCATTATTGACAAGATCGGAAGTGCGAAGATTCGTATCACAACCGACCACATTTAGACCGTTCTTTTTCAACGCGATTGCAAGAGGAAGTCCAACCCTACCGCAACCAATTACGCAAACGTCATACATTGTCTAACTCCTTAACAGTGATGAATAAGATTTGTTTGTTTGTCTATGTAATAACAATCTCTGTTGTTATTTGATTCAAGAGCAAGATTAAAGACCTCAATTTCTTTTGTGGTATCGAAAGTTATGACACCTTTGACTTTTTTCAGAACCACTTTCTTGCCTTCCATAAAGAACAGTTTTGTCCAAGGCGAAATGGTATTGGCTTTTCCAAGATAAAATTCACCTTCGATTTCCATAGGAATTTTATGGTCTTCGGTACATTCGAAATAGATTTCATTTTCAAAATCAAAAACAAGGCGAATCATGCCGTTGTTATATGGGCGGCGAGTGGCGTGCAGAACTTTTTTGCGAACATCAACGCCAACCTTTTGGTCGAATGAATCAACGAAATATTCTTCATCTTCATGAAAAATACTGGCGAAACGAATCATGGTTATCTCTTCGCCTTTTTTGGTTTCTTCGTCTCTGAAGATTGTGATAGTGCGGTCGCCAGGAATACAGCAGGCATTGTAAATATTTTTATAAGCTTTGTAGATTTTCATTGTTACCTCTGTTATAAATAATTATATTGTTTGGAAAGATAAATTATTTAGAAATAGTTTCCACTTCAGGTTTTTTACTTCCTTTGTAAAACTTATTTATGACAATAACTTTTGGCTTCGGTGGTTTGTAACCAGTCATTTCTTCAAAAGTCTTGAATTCTTTTTTGGCTTCGAGCGTGGTTACTCTCCCCTGCAGAATTTCAATTTGTGCTTTAAGTGGAACAACCACATCATTTTCAAATTTACCGATTTTGTAGCGATAAGTTTCGCCAATAAAGTCACCATCAGTTAGTGCTATGAAACGTGAAAACATTATAAGAGCAACAATTGCTACAACTGCGCTTGAAATAATTACAGATAAAAATGCCCAACGACGAAGCATCGTCATATTGATTTTGATTTTCGGTAAAGTTATCTTGATGACTTTTTTGCTGCGTTCTATTTTGAATTCTGTTTTTGGAACAGGAATGAAGTACGTTTTTTTCACTGGAACCGTAACTACTTGAACATCTTCTGTTGCGGCAGCAGCGTAGTCTTCAATGACGTCTGTTCTAATGAACGCATTTTTATCGGCAGGATTCATCTCAAATGGAATTTCTTTTTCTACAGGAGGAAGCCATTCCATTTTTGGAGGTTTGGAATTTTCGTATTGTGGACGGTTTCCTGTAAAATCAATCATCATTCGTGGACGATGTGAAGTGTCGTCAAATAAATCACGAATGACACGCCATATTGAACGTTTACTCAGACCTTTTGTTTGCCAACTCATCTCTACTCCATTGTATGAAGCCCCAAACTGAGGCTAGAAAATTGATTATAAAGAGAACGACTTGTGACCAAAATCCAACGTACCAGAAATAGACCACAAATCCTAAATTCGAAATTGCCCAAATTATAAAACTCCAACGGCTCTTGTAGATATTCAGAGCCGTTCCAGCAATCGCGATAATCGATAACATCCAAGGAATCATATTTTAAGAAATTTCCTCCGTTCCATAATCCATTGCGCTTTTGCGGTGTCCATGTCATACAGCATGTTTTGAAGTTTCACCATCATGCGCGTATAATCCATCATGGTGCATTCACCTTCAAGCGTATCTTGAGGATGAATTTTAAGTTCTCCATCGACATCAAGCTTGTATTTCAGAAATTTGTAATGAGTACCAAAATACAAAAACATTTGTTGCTTTTCATCATAATCGATATTAGCACTTTCTTCATAGTTTGAAGGTCGAACTTTCTTAATCCACTTATACATTTCTGTAAGTTCGGATTTCGAATAGACACCTTCAACGTACGCCCAATCGTCAAGATATTGGAGATTGGATTCGTAAAATCTTATGAATGCTTGAAACAACATTTCAAGCGAATAAGAAGTATACGAATGACCCATCGTATTCCAGATCATTTTCAGATATGAAAGTTTGTCATACTGAAGTGCGCAGAATTTTTTAAACGCATGCCATTTGATTTTGACCCAGCGTCTGAATGTGTCAATAAACAAAAATGCCAGCATTGAAAATCCAATAACGAGAACAGTTATAAAGAAAGCTCCAATCCAAAAAGTCATAATTTACCTCACTTCAAAAAATTCTTTTACATTTACATTTCGAGCATAAACTGTATTGCTCTTGATGGCATTGACATACGACCAATTTTTGTAATTGGCACGAATGGAAGCTGGACCAGCATTATAAAATCGCAACGCTTCAGTGCGATTTCCTTTTGCAATCGTAAGACAATATTTGTAGTATTTCATTCCATAGTGGACATTAACAAATGGGTCAAATAAATCTTCAGTATTTGCAGGGCCGTTATACGGCATCACTTGGCATAAACCGCGTGCACCAACACATGAAACTGCTCTTGGATTAAAGTCGCTTTCTGATTTCATGAGTGCGGCAATTTCTTCTTTTGGAATTCCAAATTCGTTAAAACCGCATTGTACTGCGAGATAAATTGTGTAAGTGAATTTTGCGCCGTAATATTTGCGAAGTTTCAAATAATCGCCATAACCATCATCAACAAATCCGGGGAGCAACATTGTAGATGACATTAAAACAACTGCCATATAATATTTTACTCGGAATTTCATGATGAATTATATTAAATAGAAGGAACAAACATTTAGGAAAATGGGAAGCGCCATGCGGGCATGCATGGCGCTTCGGGATATTCACAAATAAATTAACTAAATTATAAAATAAATAAAATATAAATTATCTTGCTTACTTCATTGGAATCACCTCGCTTATTGGTCCAACAGGAAACTATGTCCTATTAAAAGTTGGTACCAGTAAATTTGCCCGAATTATTTAAAAACCGAGTCTTGGCATTTCTGGCAGAGACCCGAAATTTTAAATTCACGGCGAGAAAGCTCATCGCGAAAATCATCGCTGTTCACGACGGTTTTGCAGAAAGGACATTTTCCTTCCTTAACAAGCTTGACTTTATCAGGAAAAATTGTTCCAACGATTTTGTCGTTCATTACGCACTCCCCCTATTGTAGTGTTGTATTTGGTTCAGCGGTCAATTGTCTTTCAAAAAGTTGGCTTAATTCCATTAAGAGCAAAAAATTCTCAGTGACCATCTCGTCTTCAAGAGGGGATTCTCCGCCACCATTGTACGTGACAATCACTATGCCTTTGCCATTTGAATCTCGCACAACCGTCAGCTTTTCGATATAGCGCCCCTCATACAAATAGAGAGAACCTTCTTCGAATTTCATTTCCGAAGCGTGGTTGCTCTCTATGATTTCAATTATTTTTTCGTACACGTTTGCAGCGAGACGAAAATATTCTACTGTGAGTTCAGCCATTCGTTTTGTTTTCATGGTAATTGGTATTCCATCCTTTTAGCCACTCTTTCCCAGACCGGATACTCTTCAAAAAAGACGCAGCCGAAATTTGCGCTAACATCGAAGGCTTCTACGTCGGCAGTTGCATTACCATGCACACTAAGTTCGACATAAACGCCATCATCATCATAAAGCTTCTCTTTGAGTCTGACACACTCACTAGATTTCGGTTCATAAAGAGGTTCGAAAGTCCAGCGATTGTGTTCCCAAAATCGGCAATTTTTACATCTATTGTCGTTTTTGATAATCACCTCAAATTAAAATTGCTGTGGCATGGCCAGCATCTTGTTCGGGGTTGTTCAACTGGCTCCCACCGACATGGCCACAATTCTAAAAGTATAATAACGTCCACCGTATATTTAACGTCCCTGATGGATGAGGATGTCCTTGGCGCATTACAGATTCCGTCCCATGCTCAACATTTTTAGAATCGCTTTCTCCAAGTAGACGATTTGCCGGGGAGGGATTCGAACCCTCTTTCTATCCGAATTTGGCTGAACGAAAAGTCGATACAGCTAACATCTCCGGCAACCAAATAATTAGTTTATAATAGCTCCGCAATCCGTTTCCTCCGCTTCAGCCACAGAATACAAGCTGCCAACTATCGTTCTGTGTCAACCTCTACTTCAGCGTATCCGTTTACCAGAAGTTTTCAATCGTGGCAGGGATTTACTTGCTTCTTCGTGTCCTGAGCACGGATTGCGATTAACACTCAGTAAGTCAAATCCAATATGGTCCTGCCCTTTAGGGCGTTCCAATCGTTGTTGACAGTTATATTGTAACATTAACCTCGGTTTTTGTAAATACTTTTATTACCAATCTGTGGCATTTTGAATTAAACATGCGGCACCAAAAACTGCAGCCACGGCTATGTCCATAAGTTCTTCATAGACAAAACTTTTTTCGTTGCTTTTGACAGCATCAATCAATTCATGATATTCTTCGGCAACAACACCAAGAATTTCATGGGTTGATTTGAATGTGCCATTTCCTTTTTGTTTGAGACGGTATTCTAAATGCAATTTCAATTGATTCAACGCTTCATCAATTGAGACACTCACAATTGGCTCTCTCATATTCACTCTCCTTACCTCAATTCACATGAACCTGAAGTACATGCGTATTCTTTTGCGCCTTCAGTAAAATCTTCTTTTTCATATTCTGACAATTTTGTAAAGTCAATTTGAATAGAATCTTTTACCATTTTGTTGTATGTCTCTTCATCGACGTCTTCGTATGGTGCGAGTTGATAAACGTGATCTGAAGCTGGGAAAAATGTTAGACCACCAACATCATCAAAATTATCATACACCCAAGCGGCTGCGTAAATCCATTCATGTTCTTGAACTGTAACAGTGATGCTTGGATTATGTTCACACCAAAAGTCACGATACATTTTCCAAAACGCCAATTGCTCTTCAGTTGTTTCACCTTCTTTTGTACGAGCAGTTTTTGGTGCTTTACAAGGAAATTCTAAAACCCATGTATTGCAGTTATCAGGAGACTGGCCAACTTCACATTTGAATTGGACTCCTTGATCTTTCATCATTCTGAAGAGTGGGTCTGTTGCTGAGATTCTGACTCTTCTGATATAATATCCTGTTCTTGTCTGTCTGACATGAGCTCCTGGGCTGCTGTCAACAAGGCTTGAAACAGTACCAGACGGCTTGACGCAAGTGATTGCAGCCGAACGGTTGATGGCGAGTTTTGCAGCAGTCTTCTTATTTTGGGCAATAGCCACGTGTTTAAGATCAGAGAGCCATTTTTTAGCAGTGTCGTTGACATGACCCAAGATTTTATGATCACGAACACCCGTAAGAGATACACCAAGTAGTCTTTCATCATCACAATTATCTCTCCATTCTTTAGAGATATATTTGAAATTAGTGAAAGAAGATTGCCATGTTCCCATCATTGTCGCCAATTTTACTTTCACTTTCAGAGTTTCAAACGTATCATCAGGGCGAACAACAACTTCAGTCAGATTGCAGAGTTCCTTATTACGAAGAAGAACTTCACCACAAGGATTTGTTCCAATCATGAGAGTTTCATCACGTCTCTGATTTTCTGCGGCTTTCTTTTGAGCAGCAATACGATTGAAAATTCCACGCTCACCACTCTTGCTTTTATAAAGGTGTTTCCATTCTTCCAAAAAAGAAACGATATCAGGTTTTCTTGTGTAGGATACGCTATTGTTGGCCAACATGCGCTGTCCATTTATGTCAAAGAAATTTCCTGTCTTTGCGTTTGCCATTTGATTGTCTGTAAGATCAGACATCGAAATGAGAGCAGAACGACGGACACCACCAACGACGACAATTTCAGCAATCTTGCAAACGATATCATGCACATCTATTGGTTGAAGTTGCATGCCACGATTTTTTTCAACAAGAGCGGCAGTAAATTTCACAAGGTCCATCAATGGTTCTGGACCACTTGCTCTGCCACCAAAAGTTTTTAATCGTGCACCACGTGGGCGGATTTTAGAATAGTCACATTTAAACGGAACTCCAGCCCAAAGAGCTTTGAGAACGAGCTCAAAACCTTTAGCCCATCCCATTTTAGAGTCTTCAAAGATGATTTCTATTTCTTTTGCTTCATCATTTTTGTCTTGAATGACTGGCAACTTATTGACGTATTTGCGTTCTACAGAAAAGCCAACTCCTGTTCCATTCATAAGAATGTAAAGGATTTCTGCAAAGTCTTTTAATGATTCGATAGTTGTAAAGGAACAATTGTATAATGCCAAATTATCTGCATCAGCAGCAAGTCCCGCACTCCATAAAGCTCTCATAGAAGGCATTACTTCGAGATTCACAATCGCGTTGTAGACGTCCTTGTACTCTTTATCGGAGATTTTATCTCCGAGCTTTTCCTTCATATAATCACAATATCTTTTTACTGTTTCACTCCATTGCTCTCTACGGCCCAAATCATCACGCCACCTTGAATAAGTTCGCACATAAACGAACTCTTGGAAATTATTCTTCTTCAACGCGATCATTTTAACTACAGCCTCCATTTATTTGAGATAACGCTTTTGGACTCCCCTTATATTAAACTTGATAGGGACCTTGCCAAAAACTTGTTTTACGTTTTCTGCTGATTTACACTTCGGACAAATAGCTTTTTCTGGGCTATGGTCCTCATTCATTGACATGATTTTGTCAAAGGCCGTTTCACACTTTGAACACCTGTACTCATAAACTGGCATAATTTACACCTTCACTATAATTTTTTTAATTGACTTATCTTCTGCAAAACCTTTGAATTCTTTACGATCATTAAGAAGTCGTTTGAAAATTTTATTCCACGGATCTTTTCTTTTGCGCATATTTTTGATGCGTGTGAAAAGCGAAGCATCAACATATACGACATTGTATTTACGACTGATTTTGTTGCCAAAATTTTCTATAAAATAGCGAATTCCAGCGGGGTCAATGACATACAAATCATAAATAGGATTTGCAATTTGTTCCAATGTTCCCCAATACCAGTTGCCATCAAAGAAAGTTTTAGCAGCAACATTTTTTTGTTTGCTATAGAGCCTTTCCCAAGTCTCCATTGAAACAAATTCATGTTCGACACCAGCAGTTTCTTTTTCGCGTTTTGGTCGGGTTGTAAAGGAAGGAAGTGCGTTCAATTGAAACGCTTCGGCAATATAATTTTTGCCGCATCCACTCTTACCTACCAATAAAATAATTGGCCTCATTCGTTCTCTCCTATAAACAAGAATTGATAGACCAACTAGTCTATCAATCTTTTAATTAACAATCTTAAGAAATTATATTCTCAGAAGTTTTTCTTTTTGTTTAGCATCCAGTTCAATAGGTTCTGCGTGGCTTATGGCATCGGCCTGCTGTTTGGTGAACTTAGGAATCAGGAATCGCTTTACGTTGTTTGTGAAGGCGATTCGACGACGAGCTTTACGATTATAGGCAGGAAGAGCCTTAATCAGATTTTGATGATCATCGTACGCTTTAACTTCTTTATCATTCTTCTCTTGTGCTTTTTTGGAACGGCATTTCTTTGTGCGCATTGATTCAATTCGTTCTTTTTCAAGTTCGAGATCGTTTACAATTGCGTCTGCCTTTTTTTGAAGTGTTACTTGATACGCAGCTTTGAGTTCTTGTGATTTCTTTTCTGTCTTTTTTCTGTGATGCATTGTGTTCTCCTGTAGGAAAATAAAATAAGCGGGGAGATTAAATAAATTTACTTTTCGCCGCGATGGTTCCGCCCCTTGATTCTCCCCGCTTTTATGAAGAAAGTGTCAATGTTTCTTTCTCTTACTTTTTCATGGTGGCATTACCATCTATATAATTATATTTGCTTGACTATGATTTTATTTACGTTTTAATGCTTCCTTCAAATTTTTTTGTGTTGTAGCGCTCACAGTTCTTGGCCGAAAATTATTAAATTTTTTCTGAGGTTCATAATCTTTTTTCATAACCAAATTGAAGAAGTCATTATTCTTGGAAATGTGCATAATTTCATAGGCACCTTTCTTAAAATCCATCATGTTATTGTTCCAATCAAAAATATTGAACACTTCCAAAGAATTTAAACATTGTACTTTAAACATGACGTACGGTTTTTTCTTGGCAGTAACTTTATTTTTAACTTCAACAATATGAACAGCCACATTGTATTTATCACCATTCTGAAAATCAGTTACTGGCATGCATTGTTTTGCAGCTTTTACAAGTGGATGAACATTTGTAATAGCCGTACCAAGATACTTGGCTTCAAGCATTGCCAATTTTTCAGTATCATCTATCAATGTTCCAAGGTTGACACCTTCTTTTACCAGCGCCGCATGAACTTCTGGAATAGTTCCAAATTCAGCAAATGCGCATGTATAAAGAAGAGCTACCATGACACGTTTATTCAATGATTTAGTATTTAAACGACTGCAAAAATCTTTAATGCTTTTGTATTTGCCATTCGCTTCACGCTCAGCAACAATACGATTGCTAGCATCACCAACATTCATGATGGCTCTCAATCCATAACGAATTGATTTACCTTCAATTTGAAATGAAGCACTTGATTTGTTGATGTTTGGAGGCAACACTTTTATTTTTGTTTCACGATTGATTGCAAGAATATAAGATGTCACCTTCTCAAGATTTGCTTGTTCATAAATCAACGAACCAGTCCAGAATTCAAGAGGATAATAATGCTTGAGCCACATAGCATCATACGTATTCTGAGTGTAGGCAACAGCATGAAGTTTTGAAAACAAATACGCTGTGGCTGCAATCAGCATCTTTATAAATCCATATTTAGGAGTATAAAGATTGTTGTCGTTGTCAAGCTTGCCATTAAGAAACGCTTGAAGATTTTTATCTTTTGACTGCCATCCATCTTGTTTGAGATATGGCAGAAAGAATTCATTTAAGAATCCCATAAATGCTGTGTGCCATTTTTTGAGAGCTTCAGGATTTCCTTGAATAGAACCAAGACGACCACATTTAACATTATGCGCTTCAAGGAATTTACGAGCACGGTTACCATCAGCAAAAGTCTTACGACCTTTGGAGATCTTTTTAACAAGCTCAGCAACTTGCTCTTGGTAAATCAAGACACCGTATGAATCACTGAGCACATCAACGCAAATGTTATACAGTTCGTCATTGACTATTTCTTCACGAAGACGAGTTTTCCAATAATCGGTGTTGCCCATCTGTATTTCTTCAACATAAGATTTGTACAGATTGTAAGTATCTCGGCCATCTTCTGAGCCGATAATGCGAAGAATACTGCTAGCATTTGCTAACTCCATAAAATTCATAGGTTTAAGGTCTTCAAAAAGACGCTTGCCAAGTTGTGTTTCAAATTGGAAAATGTTTCGATGCTTATTCATCAAAACCACATCGCGATAAACTTCTTCATCCTCAACAAGAATTGGAGCATAAGGGTCCATGCCCAACATCTCTTTTATTTTGTGGTTCTGACCTGCAGTAGTGAGACCAAGAAGGTCATATTTGACGAGACCAATTGGTTGCAACTCATCTTTGGTCCAAAGAGTTGCAATACGTCCTTCATCAGAAGAACGCTGAAGTGCGCAATAATGAGTGATAGGATATTTGCGGTCAGTTACAACAACGCCACCAGCATGAACACCAAGACCAGAAACGGTTCCAACAATTGCGTCGACTTTATCAACCAATTCTGGATATCTGGCAAAAAACGCCGCTACTTTTTTATTCTGCTTGATGTTCTCTTTTGCTGTTATTGCATCATTATACTCTTTTGTACATGCAATCGTTTCAGAAGCGGGAATATTATAAACTTGGCCTAAATCTCGAATAACAGATTTAGGTGAATAGGTAAGACGGTTCCCAACATAAGCAACATGATCTTGGCCGTATTTTTCAACGAGATAATTCACTAACTCGTCTTTACCAGACCCGAAGTCGGTATCCACGTCCGGGTATGTAATATCTGGTTTTTTTATAATAATATTTTTAACTTTTATTGTTTTCATTTTTAATACATTTACCATGTTTGTATGCTGGATTTTTGATGCCTTTTCGACATTCTTTTTGTTTTTGACGCCATTCTAAATATTTTTTGTTACCTTCTTTTTCACCATATTTGTTAACTAATCGTTGCAACATGGAAATACCATGCATTGGATTTTTCTCTTTCTTGAGACCTTTTGATGCTGATAATTGTTGGTTTAATTTTTGAGCATTTTCTTTACCATAACGTTTTTCCCAAATTTGTAAATACGAAAATCCGACAGTTCCTCCGCCACCATCGGTCATATTATATCCATAAATAGGATTTCTACTTTGAAAAAATTCAATGCAAGTTTTTTCCGCTTCGTCAAGTTCATTTTGTGTTGAACATTCGCCAAGAATTTTCCACTGAAAATTTAATTTACCGTATTTGCGAATTGCTCGATAAAAATATCTACCATCGCCACCAAATTGTAAATCATGATTTTTGATCGCTTTCACAAAATGTTTGTGAATATAAGCGATTGGGTCTGGATAAATAGTTTGTCCTACATAAACTTTATGATTCTGGATATTTTGAATTAAATAAATAATTCCGTATGGCATGATAATTACCTCGTAAATAATTATAAGAAAAAATGAGAGGAAGTTAGATTTAATATTACGAGTATCAAATCAACACCGGCCAGTGCTGTCCTTCCATATATAATTATATTATCATTGTCATAAATAATTATATAATTTTTCTATGATGTTTGTTTAGGAATTTATTTTCCTAATGATTCTGTATAGGTTTTTTGTGGAACTCCTTCTTTTTTATCAGTAAGGAAAATGAACTTTGGATAAACTATCCACTGATGATACATATCAATTTTTGTTAATGTGAAAGTGCAAATATCCAAAGTATTTATGAATTTCACCATTTCATCATTGGTTGAAAAATCTTTAAATTCATATGACCATTTGCCATTCCAATATTGTTGTTGACCAATTACATTCATATTCATAGCACCGGAACTTGCGTAGCTATTTGATGTTGAAGTATTGGTAATATATTCGTTGCGAGTTACTTTGATGCCCTTCATGAAAACTTGTACGACATTTCCAGCAATTGAAAGAGCAAGAAGAATCGCAAGAATAATTATTGCTTTTGATTTTAACCATTCCATAATTTTACCAATCTCCTGAGGCACCACCGCCGCCAAAATCTCCACCACCACCATCGAAGCTATCGCTACTTCCAAAATCAGAGGAACCACCGATATCGATTCCGCCAATATCATCTATAAGAGATGATGCGACAGCGCCAATTACAAGAGCATCAACGATGTCAATGCCACCATCTGAACGATGACGAATATTTTCTTCAACCCTTTTCCTTTCCATAGGAGGAAGAGTTGAAAGGCGTCTCTTAAATTCAGACGCTTCAAGCCGACTGAGTTTTTTCGCTTTCATTGTATATCACACTCTCCTTTTCATCAGGTTTTTGTTCTTCATTTGTTTTAATAGCTCCAGCACACATTCCAGCAACATTAGCAATTGTTGTAGTGGCTATTACCAAAGATTTGACTTTGTCTTTTTCATCTTGAATTTTATCTAACTGAGTACTGAGATATTCAAGAATTTTTATGAGGACGTCTTTTTCAGCCATTGTAATTTCCTTTTAATAATTAAATACTGAAAGCAGGTTTATTTTTAATTAAACCTTCACTTTCACTTCGTTGCCTCTGTTCTTCTTCAAATTGTGCTAAATCTCTTTCGGTGTAAACTTTTCCATTGAAAGCAAAAAAAACCAGACCGCAGTCCAAACAGCAAAAATCGGTTTTATCTGATGTTACAATATCACCAGATGCCATCAAAAGTTCTGTTGAACCGCAGTCAGGACATTTCATCTTTTCCTCATCATAATGTCTTCACATTCTTGGCTGCAGCAATAAACACCGTTTATTACCACATTCGTTATCCTTCCGCAAAAATCGCAACGACTTTGTTTTGCGGCAACTTCACGCGTAGGACCAGGAATTCTTCCCGTCTCGTCGATTTGGGTATTTTTACCAACGACGATTTTCTTTGCTGTTGTCTTTTTTGTGGTCTTTTTTGTTTTAGCCATTTTGTAACTCCTTTAAAAGATCTTCGAACTGTTTGATGGTGCTTTCAGCGTTTACATAATGAATCGCTACACCACCTTTTTTTCGCCATGCTTGTACGTTTAATTCATTATCATCAATTAGAATGTCATCTTTGTTTTCACAAAAACCTGTTTTGTCCATTTTTCTGTGATCAACTGGGTCAAGAGTAATAGTGATTAGTGGAACATCACGACCCAGATATTTATCAATCCATTTGCGTTTTCCTTGCTTGGCTTTAATAAGGACATCTGTGTAATGCGGAACAGCCGTCAAAATTGATGGATTAAATTCCATTATAACTTTTTTCAACTTAGAAAAACCAGGCATTGGAGGAATGGTTTCCCAGAATCTAGGTTCAATTTCAAGCACTCCCCAAAAATCGTGGTTCCATTTAAGTTCAGCTTCATCTTTATCGAGACCTATTTTCATCATTCTTTCTACATACCGATCTCGATACGGGTATGGCTTTAGACCAGTAATTCGTCTAAAGGCTTCATCAAAATCTGCAAGCGTATGGTCCTGATCAACAAATAGTCTCATTACGCCTCCAATATAGATATTTTGTAAGCAAAATTTGTTTTAGTTATTTTTATTAAATTTTCTGATTTCAAAATTTTTAATCTATTGGTTACTGCGTTGTAACTTAGTTTGCCATCAAAATATTTTATAATTTCATTTTTAGTATGACAACCATCTTGAATTGCTTTCAAAATTTGTTCTTTAGAAATAGAATTTATCAATGGTCTTTCACATTGTTTTTGATTTTTTGATTTTCGTTTTTCAAACATTATATTGCGCGCAATATCAATACCTGCGTTTTTTAAACGATTTTCAATTGCTCTTCGTGAACATGAAAATTGTTCGGCAATTTTTTGAAGACTATAACCATCTTTACGCATTTTAATCATTTGTGGAATATATTGATCTAGTCTTTCATTATAACACCAATGATTTTTTCCACTTATTGTATTGCTTATGTTTTTTCTACGTTTCATTTCAACTTCATAATCTAACACATTACCAAATTGTCCACCTGACATGATGTTATAACCAGTTTTGCAAGTGTCATAAAAATCAATCCAATAAATTTCTTTTTTGTTTAATTCTTCTTTACTAATCGCGTTATCCAAAATATAACAAGAAAAATTTTCTAATTTATATTTCTTAAATGCTCTTCTTAATTTGACATTATGACTATAATATTTAACATGGCCAACAATTCTACCTTCTAAAGAATTTTTCGTTTGACCGATATATCTTTTTTGATTTATGTTGTTTATAATGCAATAAATTATTCCATACATATTAAAACCTCTCTAATGGTATATTTACCATTTGAGCGATTTTATTCTAAAATAATTTGGTCATTTTCACATAATTGTCCGGCCATTATTTTTATTTGTTTGCCGTCACGAATAACATCAATTTCATAAATTTCCAAAAAATCATGTGTCTCGCCGTTTTCATCAACAACTAAAATATGGTCAAATAGTTTACTTTCGTCTAAAAAACGAGAAAATGGTAATCCTTCTCCAGTAGTATCCCATCTCTCATCGAATGGATTTATTTTATGAAGATCAAGCGCAAAGGCAATTAAACTTCCAGCAACAGAACCACGACCAGCACCTATGGCGATATTCTGACTTCTTGCATAATTGACCAAATCAACTAAAATAAGAAAATACGTTTCGAACTGAAAACGTTTGATGACGCTTAATTCATATTTGATGCGATCAACATACTTGCGTTCAACAAGATTTTTCTTTTTCATTCCTTCTTTAATGAGCTGAATGAATCTTTCTTTAGCATTATCAATGATAGGCAGTTTCAAATCAACATTGAATTCAATTGATTCTACTTTTTCATAAATTTCAGAATTGTTTTTATAAAGCTCTTCAACCACAGGAACCAATTCTTTATGATGCTTCTTGATTTCTTTTTCGATGTCTTTAAAACTCTTAAAGAAAATAGAATCACTTGAGAATGTCCAGACCCGAGACACTTCATCAACCGAAACAATTGTCTCTTTGCCAATAACCTGTCCTTCTTTTAGATCTTTGACAGGAATTTTACGGAACAATTCGTTTTCAGGGTCTTTGAATTTCTTGGTCTTGCGCTCGCCATTTTTATTTTCATAAACGATCTTGAGGTCAATTTTACCAAGATCTGTTCTTGACTGGCGATTTTGCAGAAGAAGAAGATCTTGATGAGTGTCTGCATCTTTAGGGTCAAGATAATGTGAATCACACCCGATTAAAATCTTTGTCTTGGTTTTTTCTGCGGCTTCAAGAATCAGTTTGTTTAATTTCTTTTGTTCTTTTATTCCATTAGCTTGGACTTCAAGATAAAAGTCATCACCAAATTGTTCTTTCATCATATCAATGTATTCGTAGATATCTTTGCCTTGTTCATTCCAACGATTTATTGGTCCAGCCAAACAAGCAGTTGAAACTATTATTCCTTCTTTATTGGCAAATAAAGTTGTGTAGTCCACAAGAGGACGACTGTAAAAGAAATTTACATACGCATCATTGGCGATTTTGATTATGTTGTATAAACCAGTTTGATTCTTAGCGATGAGAATCAAATGGTGTGCTTCACTTTTCAGAAGGTCACGTTTCTCGGCAATCTTCTTTTTAAGTTTTGCATCTGTTTCATGATGGGATTCATCGACCACCTTCAGCAATACTTCGCGTTGTTGATTGACATATACTTCAACACCAAACATAGCTTTCACGTCGTGTTGTTTGGCTAACTTCATATATTCAGGCCAGCCACTTATAACACCGTGATCGGTAATAACCCACGCCTCACCAAATTCTTTGGATTTTTTAATTATGTCCTCAATTTTCATGAGGCCATCACGAGCTGAAAACTGTGTATGAATATGTGTATGTGTAAACATGTAGAATTATATTTCGGAGGAAGGCTGTTTATTTAGAAAAAAATAGCCCGAATTGCTTCGGGCTATTTTATTATTCAAATTTGAATAGTAAGCTTTTGTTATGCTATTGTTCCGATTTGCCATGCAATAGTAATAACGTCGTCTGCTGCCAATGTGGTATCACCGTTACCAAGAGTAATACAACCAGTTGTACCACTATAGGAAGCCGTAGCGCCATTTTTTTGTTTTCCAGTTGAATCAACATGACCAACCATGAAAACAACATCATCAGTGCTAGGAAGAACTTCTGAAGGTAACAGTTGGATAACTACTGCATTAGCGCTATCTTCTGCAGCAGTAACAGTATGAACAACTATGAAAGGTTTTTGAAAAATTTGAGCTTGCATTATAATATGACCTCTTTAATTATTTGAATTTATTTTTTCTTAATACATTGCACCCAATATGGTTACAACGTCATCAATGGCCAATTCTTTGGTGGCGGCATCGTCTGAAACTACTATGTAACCTGCGCTAGCGCCAGTTTTATAGAAGTTAAAACATAATCCTGTTTTTTCTTTGCCTGCAGAATCTTGGACGTAAGGAATAAAAATCATATCTTCTGTGTCATCAAGAAGATCTGAGTCTATTTCTAGACCAAAATTTCCACCTTTACCAGCAACAGCAGTTTCCAAAGTTGGAGTATATGTGGTTCCAAGAGCGTCAATCGCTGCCAATATACCATTGGAAGCTCCATCTGTTATTGCAATAGCAGAAGAATCACCTTGTTCTTGAGTAACATCGGCCATCACTTTGATTTTGCCATTAACAATAGTAACTGTTTCAGAATGAGTTGTGGCAGCACGAAGCGATGTTTGAATTTTTCCAACAATAGTTGTCCATGTATCGGAGTCTGTTCCGGTATATGTTGCGGCAGTCATACCAAAATCTGATACAAGAGGCGTATTAGTTCCATCTACCAATGTAAAGGAATGTGTGGAACCGGTCGCCAATCGATTTATTTTGACATGAGTAACTGTTCCAGCAACAGCTTCAACGTCACCATCAATTCCAGCAGTGGCAAATGCCGCGTTAATTTCTGCAAGTGTAGCGGCCAAGTCTGCATTATTACCAACAAGAGTAATTGTTTCTGGAGTTCCACCATCAATAGCGATTGTGAAACTTGCGTTTGTTGAAGTAACTCCAGTATATGTAGCGGCAGTAAGACCAAGAACTGTCAAAGCGGTTGCTCCAGCTCCGCCACCTTGTGCAAGAATAAAACTGTTGTTGGCTCCTGTGTTTTTGTGACGAATTGTAACTTTGTTTGTGTCTCCGACAACAGCTTCAACATCACTATCAATTCCTTCAGTGACGAATTCAGCATTGATCTCAGCAAGAATTGCGGCAAGATCAGCATCATTAGCGGCAAGATTGATGGTTTTTACATCGCCTTGAACTCCAGCTGTCGTTACGCGAATTGTGAATGAATCTGCATTTCCACCAGAAAAATCATGACCACCACTTAAATCAATACTTCCAGTATGGCTAGCAGCAGAAGCAGCAACACTGTAATCTTTTCCGCCTGATGCATCAACACTACCTTCATGGGAAGCTGCATCCAATCCGACAACGCTAACTGAAAGTGCATCATGTGCTACACCATCAACTTCAATATTGATAGTATATGCGCCAGTTGCTAATCCTGAAGCAAGAGCTCCAGTAAACAATCCCAATGAACCTGAGTTACTTATTTGTTGATACCCTGCCAAGTCCACATCCAAAGCATCAACCTTTTTACGTACCAAAAATGTATTTCCGTAAATAGTCGCTTGTGACATTATAATACCTCTTAAAATTTATTTCGTTATATGTAGATTTTATTCAAATACATATTTAATAACGATTTTGACTCGACCAACTCGCCCACTACAATGCCAACTTCTTCCATCATTTTAATTGATCTTTCGCCATAAGGCTGATTTTTGATATTAACAATAAACCACTTGAGAGCTTCTGGACGAACTTCTTGAAGTAAATCAAGATTTTCGCCAATCACATCTAAGTAACTTTTGTCAAATTTTGGATTTTTAAACTTGGCAAGCAATTTAAAAAATCGCATGATCATGATGGGGTTCTTGTTTATTTCCGTTTCAGGGTCACTAACAAATTTGATTCTTTGTTCTTTCAAATCCTTTTGACCATTAAGTGGGTCATAAATCTTGCCATCACGCGTCATTGACATTGAATTGACCGTAAAGTCTCTTTTGTGAGCATCATTATCCCAGTTGGCATCTTGTGAGATAGTGATTTTGTGGTCTTTCACGACGATACTGAAGTCAAGAGCACTTATTTCATATTGCTCATTTTCATCAAGAGCAATGATGGCAGTTCCGTGTCTTATACCCGGAACAACCACTGCTTCTCTTGTTTTGGCTAAAGTATCGAGGATGAAGATAATTTCGGTAGGTGTTGCATCAACAGCAAGATCGACGTCTCGTGGCGTTTCTCCGAGTAAAAGATCTCGGATGGCGCCACCTACTATACGAATTTCAAAACCATATTTCTTAAATTCGTCAAAAAGTTTGGTCAACCCTGGTGTAAAAATGCTCTCCAGTGCATGAGAATCTATCTTCATTCTGTCCTCGTGACAATTTCTTTGTAGATATATTTGCTACTGGAGGTTTATTTATTTACTTTTTTTGGTTAATCCGGAAGAGCCGAAGCCACCCAGACCGCGTTTTGTATCAGCCGATACTAACGATTTTATGAGTTTGACGCGTGTGAAAACAGGCATCACAACAACTTGGCAGATCTTTTCATTGACTTTGATTTCAACCTCATTATTTGTATAATTATGAATGGTTGCACCAATGAAATTGCGATAGCCATTATCAATAGTTCCAAGACTGACTTCTACGCCCGCTTTACTTCTTCCGCTTTTTGGACGAACTTGAAGTTCAACGGATAATCCGAGAAGTTTCATCCACCATGGACGTGGTATGGCGAATTTCACATTAAGATCGATTGTGACTCTTTCTCCTGGCAAAATTCGAACGGAAACTGGTGCGTAAATATCAAAACCGCTGTCTGAATCTGGATGAGCATATTCAGGCTGATGGATATTTAGCATTTCGGCAAAGCTACTTTGTTCAAAAAGAATCTTCATGTTTTACTCCTATAACTCTCTCTTTTTATAATCTTACGCGAACGAATTGTTTGACCATGGTGAGTTCTTTTTCAAACGTAAAAACGTTGACTTGACGAACTCCACCAACATTGATAATTTCACGACTTTTGTCGTATTCTGCCTGCAGTTTGTCTGCATCTTCCATCAAAGTCGGACGTTGTGCTTTAATAGAAGTTTTGCGAAGAGTTTCAATGGCCGTTTCTGTTAGGCCACGTTTATCCTCTTTTCCTCTCCAATTTACGGTTACCATCGCTTTTGCTTTTTCCATATTCACTCCTTAATCTGTCATGAAGACTCGCAGATCAATAATCTGCTTTGCAATTTGATTATCTTGCTCCAAAGCCGAACCCTCAAGTATCATCATATCTTTGAGGTCTCCACCTTTGGCAGTGGGTTTCTTTTCATCAATAATTAAATGATGAAATTCTGAATAGTGATATTTAAGTTTGAAGTGTTGAACATTTTCGATAGCAAATCCTTTACGATTGCCAAGATCGCGAAATGTTATTCCTTCAAACATCTCATGATAAATCGCGTCAATAAGTTGTTTATTTGCTTCACGAGTTATTGTGAGATATTTATAAATCTCATTGATAGCAGTATAAGCCATTTGAACAGTAACAAGATGATTGATGTATTGTTTGCGTTGTTTAGCATCAAAACCAAGTGATTCAATCTCAAACCATTTGCGTGTCATTTCTGCTTCTACTGGAATGAATTTCTTTTTATTCATTTCGTAATAGGTTTTGAATTGCATGAAAAGATTTTCGACTGCAAATTCACCTATGTCCCATGGAACATAATACTTATGATTTGCGTTCAGCTTTTTGCGGAGATTTCCCCAATGCCATTTACTGATCACATTGAAGAAAAACCAACTGTTGCAGCCATACCACCATTTACGAATTTTTGGAATGGCGTAAAAAACAATAAAATCAAGAAGGCAAAGACCGATGATAATGTAAATCACTATCATGAAAACCGAAAAAACAGGAGTTGCCATAAATGCATTCAAAAGAAGAGGGTCCATTTATACTACCTCGATTTTGGATTTATTAGCCGCATCCCACATTTCCAGAACATGTTTCGAATTGATGTCATAAGTCTGCTGAAAAGCTTTTTTGAATTCAAGATACGTGGTAAGATTGTCTCTTTGCAGTGACATCAAAAATGATTCGAACATCTTAACGGTATTGTCGTATTCCTGTTTGAGAATCGTTTCCAGTTCGTCGCGTTTGAATGTACGCAGCCACATTTGAATATTGATATTGGTGAACCAGCGGTCCATAAAATCCCGCATTATCACATCACCGTTGATCTGCATTATGTTTCTCCTAAATATTTGATAAGTAATTATATTCTTTAGACAAAAGAATTGTTTAGGGTTAATATATAAATGTACAATTTTTTCATTTTGGACTAATATAATTCAATAGGAAAACGTGATGAAAAAGAATTTCGTTGAATACCTTGGCAAGCAAATTCCAGTGCCAAAAATAAAAACAAAACCTGAAGAGCAAACAATCCAAGAGGATGTCCATGAAGACATTCTTCTGGCGGAGCAGACTCCAGCAGACATGGCAAATGCTTCACATACATCTATGACTATTGAAGTTCCACCTGAACCAGTCGCTCCTCCAACGGTTGTTCAAACCAATAAAGAAGTTTCTGATAGTGTGCTAGAAAGTCTCGTTGTAATGTTGAATCAAATATTACAAGAGTTGGCTGCTATCCATCAAAAACTTGACGCTCAAAAAACCACAACTGAAGAAGTTGAATCCGCACCAAAGAAAAGAAAAATCATGCTTGTTTATGCCGATGACGACCCAAAGAGAATTATCGGCGCAAATGTTATTGATGAGGAATAATCATGCCAAAATCTACTTCTGCTTGTAATAGTATTCTTGCTTTAATTTTCAATGCCACTGCATGGGCCGATCTGGCCCAAAATGATGGCTCCGGCCCATTAACAAATCTTTATGTTGCTCTTCATACTGCTGACCCATCAGCTGGCGATCAAACTACAAGTGAAGCTACATACGGCGGTTATGCTCGTCAAGCAGTTGTTCGCACAACTAGTGGATGGGCGGCACCAAGTGGTGGTTCAACTCACAACGAAGGAGTCATTCAATTTCCTGAATGCTCAGGCGGAAATGAAACAATCACACATGTTTCTATTGGCACATTAGTTTCAGGCGCTGGAGTTATTTTATACAGTGGAGCTCTCACAACTCCTAGAGCAATTTCTTCTGGAGTTGTTGCTCAATTTTTAGCTAGCGCACTTTCAGTTACTGAGAGTTAATATGCAACACGTTGGATATATCTGTCAAGTATGTCATAGACCAGTTTTAGTTGACACAAACGGAAAATTTACAAAAACCTGCTCATGCACTAACAACGTGATCATAGCAAATCTTGAAGCCAATTTATTTGGTCAAGGTTCACTCAATAAGGAAAAATAATGGCACTCGTAGCGTATTTTCCCGCTGATGAAGGTAGCGGCGCAATTCTCCATGATACTGCTAATGGACATAATCTCACACGTTCTGGTGGTGATTTAGGATGGGTTGCAGGTCATGGCGATCATACTTACGCTTTTTCTCCAATAACCAACAGTCTTCCATCATATCCTGAAACACAAGCATTTGAGTGGGGTGGAGCAACAAATGGTGGACCATTTTCTTTCGCATGTTGGCTCAATAGACGAAGCACAGCAATGGGTCCAATTCTTGCAGTTGAACAGGGTGGTGTACACTACCTTAGAAATGGTTCTACTTATATTGATTTGCCAAGTGGTGCCGATGGTCTTCCAATGGAAACTTGGTTCCATTTTGCTTTTGTAGTTACTGAAACAACATACACATATTACGTAAATGGTGTTGCTATTTACTCTGGCGCAATGAGTGGTTTTACACATTATTTAACCATTCAACTTGGTGCCTTCAGCGACGCTTACATGTTTCCTGGTTACTTCAATGACCTTTATTTCTTTGACCATGCATTAACTGACTTTGAAGTAGACCAAGTCATGAATAATGCTTGGACTGGAACTGATGTTGATATTTATGAAAGTTTTGAAGTTGCCACATTAGCAACTGGATTAACTGAAATTGATACTGATGGCGTTCTTTCTTTTCCAAACCATACGCAATTCAAATCTGGATATTATTCAGCTCAATTTAATAATGATGGTGCTGGACATGATGCCACAATAAGAGCCTATCCACTCGCAATTACTTCAGACCATGTTTCTGTTGGTTTATGGTATAGAACTGGTGATGGTTCAACTATTCCTGATTATGGTTACGGGCCATTAGTTTTGTCAATGGGTTATATGCCAGTAACTGGCGGCGGTTTTTTAAATGTCAACGATATAAAAGATACTGGCGATAATCATAGATGTCTTCGTGCAAGCTTCAGACAAAATGATGATTCATGGCTCTATACTGATTATAATAATCCAGCAAATAATTCATGGTTTTGGATAACAGCACAATACAATCGCAATGGAACTTCTTATGTAAGAATTTATGATGCCGATCTTGTTTTACTTGCTGATATCAGTCAACCTCTTCGTGATTATCCATGTGATTTTATAAGTTTTGGTGGTTCATACGGCTACACAACACCAACGTACATTGATGGAATCATGATTGATTATACTAATGCTGCATTTCCTCTGCACAATTGGTATGAATCTGCGACGTATGTTGAGATAACCGCGTCTTTAAGTGGTAGTGGTGCTCTCACAGCTGATTTGAATACATATATTCGAACGACAGTCAACATGGAAGCCAATTTAGTTGGTGCTGGCGATATTACAGTTGCGAGTGTTCAACGTCTTTATGAACTTCCAGGAAATACCACACCTGCAGATTTGACGCTTGATGGAATGGTCTACGATGATCTTTCATTGCGTGAAGCTATTAAAGTTTTGTTGGCAGTAAATGCTGGAAAGTCTCGCGGAGGTAATACAAATAGTATTACATTTCGCGATATCAATGACACCAAAGATAAAGTGTCTGCAACTGTTGATAGTAATGGCAATCGCTCTAACGTGGTCATAAATAAAGACGTCTAATATGGGATATTTTCCAAATAACTTCTTTCCTCAAAATTTCTTGCCTCAAAATTTCTGGCCAACATGGCAGCAGGCAACTGTTGTTGTGCCACAATTTGTACAACCAACTGGTGGTGGAGTTCTTTACACGCCAGTAAATGATATTTTTGACGGCAAAATAGACGATAGTTATAGTCGTTTTAAAGAAAAGAAAAAAGAAGAATTTGAGACGGAAGAAGTTGTGATTATGAAAATGATCACCATGCTAGATGCTATAAAACCAGTCAAAAAGAAAAAGAAAGCTGTAGTGCAAGAAAATAACGAACGCCAGATCATCGAACTTATTGACAATCTGGCGTCCATTAAAAACTCCTATAACTCTCAAGACAAAGAAGATTTACAACCTCTCCTTTATATCCTCAGTGCACTGTAGGAAACATTCCCATATCACGCATTGCGTTATAGACACGTGTCATTTGAGAACGATCAAAAAATTGAGACATTTGACGCATCACTTCGTTCTTTGTTCCACGTAAATCTATTTTGCTCAATGCAGACTCAACTGCTTGTTGTAAGAATAATTTGTCGACGCCTTTCATTAAGCCGTGTTTGATGCGATCATGCGACTTTTCGATTTGAGCGTCTGTAAATTCTTCTTTTAAAAGAGTCACGATATGGTTGAAGAATTGTTCTGATTTGTACAAGTCTTCACCTTCAGAAACTTGGTAGTCTTCAACTGCATTTATAACAGTTGTGACAATAGAACCCATTGGAATCATATCAGACTTCCAGTGAATTGCTTCTACCATTTCAGGTTTGCACTTGAACATGTGAACGATGTCGTGTTCGTCTGTGACATAGAACACAAATCCTTCTGTTCCTTCAATTGTTCCATCTGCCGCTTCTTTATTATGAGCTTGCGCTTCTTCACGTTGCTTTTCGTAAAAAGCTGTGATGTCTGCATTACCCTTAAAAGTTGCGACATTTTCATTATGGTTCAAATTGAATTCTTCCCAGAATGAAGGAAGAATAATCGCGTGGTCCTCTTGACGAATACCAAATAAAAGACGAAAATCAAGAGGTACGTGATATTGAATTAAATGAGGATTGCGTCCACCAAATAATTCAAATGAAAGAGCAAATGAACCATCAAGAACATTTTCAACGTTTTGTAACTTGAGTTGTGGATATGCTTCAAGCAACTCTTGCCACATGCCAGCAAAATCTCCGAAGCTTCCACCACGAAGAATTGGTGTCAAACGAGTCTTGTATGTGACGTAACGATTTCCGCTTGCGTCAGCGTACGAATACGCGCAGATATTTGTGCCATCAAGTTTATCGTAGACATTGATAGCTTTAAAACGTGGCCAATGATAATGACGGCCATCTTCTTTGCTATCAAATGGATAACGAAGTTTTGGTGTCGCATAAATTACTTGAGGAACTACACGAACATCATTGACTTCGAAGATAACCAAAGTACCATAGGTATGTGAAGACGAGCTCACACAAATATAGCCACGAATTTTGTTATTGTTATTGAAGATATCGAATTCGCAGAATTCTTTTAAGTCTGATTCTTTTTTATTCAATAGTTGTGCTGCATCTGTTTTTAACATTATTTAGAAACTATCTCCTTCCGTAAATTCAAACCACCCACGATCTTCGCAAAGTGTTGACAATTTATCAAGACCTTGCTGGTAGCGTTTAAGCATGCGATCATATAGAACTAAATAAACCGCAGCCGAAAGATTCGTGCAATGCCTCGTGGGAATTACGACAAATCTGTGGCAATGTCTCTTCATCATTTGATTTATTGAACCGTCTTCTGGCCCAAAAACATACACAGCGTTTTCAGGATGCTCAAATGCTGCAAGATTCTCCGCTCCTGGCTGCAACTCAATTGCAACTGGAACCGCATTAGGAAACATGTCGAAAGGATAATCATTTTGGTAAAGCATGACATCCATATATCCTTTCATTCTTTCTTCTCTTGGAATTCGTTTAGCCGCTTTTATTTCAGCTTGGACTCTGTCACCAGTAAACCAAACTTGCTTCACACCAAAACAAGAAGATGCCCTCAATGTCTGACCGACATTATGAGGATATTTTGGATTGCAAAGAATAATTGACGGTGTTTCGCCAATGGGCTTTGCGTTTTTACCCATCACTAATGGTTTCATGGTAATCTCCAAACTAATTGGTTTTTCTTGACACCAAATTTTACAGTTTCTGCATGTGTCGGAAGAAGAACATCCAGACGGTTTCCTTTAATTCTTCCACCAACATCTACACATGAATATCGCTTTGACGCGAAAATAATCTCACTGCCAAGTGGAATTACTTTCGGGTCGACAGCAACGATATTCTTTCCTTGCTTCAAATAAAAATCTATCGTCTTTCCGGTTGCTGTCTGTCCGGCCCATTTGCCATTACAACAGGCATTTGGACAATATGCCGTGACCGTAAAAAGTTTCATCATTGGTAAAAAATCTCCAGTTGATTCATATTTCACGACAACAAATGCCATTGAAATATAAAAAAACAAAAGCGTGAATAGCAATATCCACTGTTTACGGTCTTGACTTCTCATTTTGCTTTACCACTTATTATCTGATGATAAAAACCAATAAGATCATTGATTTCTACTGGCTGAAAATCCCATACATCAACTCCCACATTAATGAGAGGAACTTTTATTTCATCACCATCAGGCTTATAAATGAATTTCCATTTTTCATGAACGTGACCACAAATCACAGCATCACAAAACTCAGGAACTTCAAGCTTCATTGTTGGAGGAATGTGAGTAACAAAGAAAATCAAATCACCAAAATGCATAATAGCATCAGTAATTAAGGCTCTCACTCCATTGTTGACATCATGATTTCCACGAATGTGAATTATCTTGGCGTGAAGTTGTTCTTCATATATTTGCGCTTTGACTCTGCCGCCTTGCCCGCCACCATGAAAACAAAAATCTCCAATGTGGTAAATCACATCTCCTGGTTTCGTCTTCTCATTGAACGAATGAATTATCTTTTCATTCATGTCTTCAAGCGTTTTGAATGGGCGACCACAATACTTAATGATGTTTTCGTGACCAAATTCAGAAGTGTGCGTCAGCTGATAAATAATTTCTCATTTATTTACCTTGACGCACACTTTTATTTTCCTCATAATATGATTGAATATAATCATCTTTATTATATCTTTCTCCCTTTTCATATTTTTGAATCAATTGCAAACATTGATTTTGTTCAGACCAATCTCCTTTAAAATTTTTAATGGCTATAAATAATTCATTTAATGTTATTGAATCATTGTCAACATATCTTTTTTGCTTTTTAGCTACATTTTCACCATGTAATAAAATTTCACAATTCGCTGGATGTCTCAAAATTTCAGGAAAAACTTTTAATTCAAATCCACTTTTTCGTGAAAATTTATGATCACGAACTACTCCTTTTGTGTTTGTACGACAATTGAAAACTCCATTATTTTTTAATTTTTTATATCCTTTTATTTCATGTCTATCAAACATTCTTGATATCCAATTTGATAAATCGGCATACAGTTTGAATTCATCTTTTTGATTTAAAGGAATCCAATGACCAAATTTCTCCATTGATTTTCTTAATTTTATTTTGAAATTATCAGTAAATTTTTCACTTGATTTTTGACCGATTTTAATTTTAGATTTTTTTGAATGATGTTTTCCTTTAAAGGAGTTATTAAAAATTGCTCGACATTTATGACAATATTGAGAACCACGTTGTATTGGTTTACCGCATTGACAAAAATTTTGAATTCTGCTTCGTCCGTCTTTATAATGACAATTGTTTTTTCCTGAACTAGCTTTTGATAAAAGTTTCTTCTTACATATTTCAGAACAACTTTTCTTTTTAACTGATGGTGTAAATTCACCAATCAATTTACCACAAACTTCACAATAATTTTTAATTTTTTGTTTCATAATACATTATATTAAACTGAACAAAAAATTTTTATTAAATAAATTTAATGACCAAAATAAAATCACTAAAACAAATCTTCAAATGGGTCATAATTAGCTATTGTCCAATCGAGACGAAGTTCTTTACGTCTTTGCTTTTTCATCTTACGTGGCATATCAAATGTCTTTTGCCATTCCTGATGAATCCACTTCCTCTTGGTCTCTTGAGCTTCCTTCACTGCTACCATTTGATTCATCACCAGCCCGAATGTTCCCATTATCGTTTCGTTCATAATTGCCTCCAGCATACTGGACGTTCATCCACCATTTGGTATTTGGCCAGCAATTTAAGCACCACCAACGACAACCAAATGAATTTCCTTGCGTATTAGCATGGTAATGGCCAAAAAACCAAAACTCAGGTTTAAATTCATACAACAACTGATTGAGCACAAACATAGTGGGATCATTCGCTTTGTCGTAAATTCTAAGTCTTTCAAAAATACGAAAATCCCATGGCGCTGTATGACTACAAATTGTATCAACTTTTCCAGGGTACGAGAGACAAAAATCTAAATCACTTTGATTCAGTGTTTCTTGTTCCCACCATGAAATATTTGGTTGCCTCCACGCTTTATCGATGGAATATGCTCCACCGACAAACATGAAGTTTCTTTTATTTATTCGAAGTGTAGAACCAATAGGGCACCAAAAAATATTCTTTTCAATTTCAATTGGTGTTCTTCCTCTGCGTCCTACTTCTTTTTCTATTTGATTCCAGTCAGAATGATTTCCGGGTATCAAATAAACTTTGCAATTACTTGGTTTAATTTTTCCAACATTATTTGTTTCTGGCCAAAAATAAGCATTATCACCTAATTGAATTAAGATGTCCGGTTCTTTTTTATTTATAAGTGTATTTATTGCACCAAATTGCCCGTGAATGTCACCTACTGCTAATACTTTCATATTTAATTATATTCCATTATTGATGTTTTCGTTTAGAATAAAGTTCTTTCTTTTTTTGATCGGCTATAATTTTTCCATATTTCTTAATCCAAGTTTCATATTTCCTCCATTTAATAATTATATTGAAACAGAGTGATTTTCATTTAGGAAAAGTGGGGCAAGCGCCTATTTCTAGGCGCTTTGAGGATGGTCTTCGCCGATTTTCCACGGCTTTGAGAGGTAGTGACCCTTTTCCCAAATGTCACCAGCAATTTCAGTGATGATTTGGGCTTCATGACGGTCGTAGCGGTATTCAACTTCGAACTTGAGGACATCGCGAAGAGCTTCACCCATGGCCAGCATTTCACACACTTGTTGGAGGCGGCGAGTCGAAAACGCGGTATTGATAAGTTGACCTTCATCAACAATTTTACGCAGAACGTCAAAGTATTGAATTACTTGGTCAGCGAGTTTGAGGTCTTTGGAAAGAATCGTCTTCACGATTTCCTTCTCATACTCAGTATATCCCATTTCAAAGATCGACCACCGGTCAAGCCATGCCATGTTCAGTATGTTGGTACCAGTGTAAGATTGCGATTCATCACCGCGACCTTTAGTGTTGGCAGTTGCCCACACCCGGAAATTTTCATGAGGGATAACTTCCTCATTTTCGTTTTGTGGAATGATGAGGGAATCACCTTCGAGAACCGGCTGCAGAACAGCAAGGTGCTCAGGTTGGGCATAGTCAACTTCGTCAAGAAGCAGCCACCATCCCTTCTTCATGCAAAGCGTAGCAACACCGTCGATAAAAATGGTCGAGCCATTTTTGACAATCAGTTTGCCAATGAGGTGACCTTCAGTAGTGCCTATGCTGAGGTTGACACGAATGACCTTGATGCCAAGCAGTTCAGCAAGATGCAGAACAAACTCGGATTTTCCCGTACCAGTCGGACCGCTGATGAAGATGTTGCGGCCAAGGGCAACACGAGCCAGAATATTGGACGTGTATTTGGGGAAATAATATCCACCCAGTTGGCGGGGAATTGCTACATTATAATCAATTTTTTCAGAAGCTTCTTCAGAAGCGAGTTGCTCTTCCTCAGACACTTCCTCATTTTTCTTCTGGCGTTTTTTGAGGGCCATCCCTATGTAGTTTTGGTCGATATTGATGGGCTTCGAAGAACCACCAGAGCGAGGTGCCCTTTGAGGAGCAGACGACGGGTCAAAAGCAAACTGCTTGACGAACTTGTCGAGCGTCATCCCTTTCTTGGTGAGAGTGCTATAAAATTCCGATGTGGGCATCGGAACCCTAACGACGGATTGTGCTCCTTCGTCACTTGTTACATTGTAAACATACGCCAGAGATTCGTGCGTTTCGATTTGCCATCCACGCGCAGCCATCCATTCGCGTATAGTTTTAAGGTTTGCTTTTTCCATATTACTCCCTTTTTGTTTTTGTTTACGATATCATTGTAACATTAAGTGGCGTTTTTGTAAATACTTTTATTATTTCTTTTTCTTCTCAAAATCAATTAGCGACTGAAGCACCGCTTTAGCATTTTGATATGCTTCAATAGCATATTTATTCTCGTCGGTAATTTTGAACGCGAAGTGACTGAGTGAACCAATTAGTCCGCAGAGATCGAGCTGCAAACCTCGCGCCATCAAGACTTGTTGCTTACGTGAATATTTCGTTTTCATTTTGCCACCCCTTTCATCAGTCGAAATAATGAATAAATTCCAATGACCAACATGAGAACAAAAAATCCAGGAATTATCATCTTTAAATTCCAAGTTTGATGTCCCTTAAAATACATTATCAATCCACATGCTGCAGAAGGAATTAACGTAATGCCGGGAATAATCCACTTCAGGGTTTCCTTAATACGAGCATTATACTGTTTCAGTTGTTCATTTTGCGCATGATGGACGATATTAGCGTGATCAGACAATTTAATTATCTTGGCCATTTTCCTCCTAGAAAACTTGCATTAGTTTTTTTGAGAATGTTTCTTTAAGGTCTTGAACACCGTCAAGAATTGCAAAGTTGTCAGCTCCCATGTAGTGGACACCCTCTCCACTTTGAATTCCAAAACCAGCGATATCAAAACCATTGTTGCGCAGCTTGTTGATAATTCTGGCATAAACAACATCATTCAGCATATTGGTATCTATCATGTGACCAATATGATAACCAATGCCATTCAGTTTCTCATTATGCTTGGCAACTTCTTTTCCAACTTTGGTTTCGTCTTCGTCAATTTTTTCAAGCTTGATAGCAAGCGATTTTTCAACACGCCATACTCCAAAATCTACATGAGCAATTTGCGTGCCATTTTCATCATTGATAGGAATTTTGTGGTCATGATTAAAATCAAGCGGAATATTGGGTATTGTCTTGAGAACAATCGACCACCTTTCTATCAGCTTTTCAAAAGCTTCGTCAATGTCAGCATCATCATATTTTGTCCAACGCTGATTTGCAATAAGTTGCTTGACACCCGGCTGAGCTTGAAGTTCTTGCAGCTTCTTAATAATAAACTCAGTCATAGAAGTCATTCCAGTTACAAAATCAAATCCAACATTATTTGAGTCTGCAATCGTGAATGAATTAGCATCAAAACTAAAATCAACATTGGTCTTCGGCATGAGATTGTGAATCTCGTCAGTGTCATAACCACCATCATTCAGTACGAACATGATTTTATGGCCTTTAAATTTCGCATTGCGCTTGTAGACGCTGATGAAGCTGGAAAATTCAGGAGTGCCACCCGAGAATTTCCTATGGAACCAAGCCATCTTTTTCTCAGTGGAAAGATTTCCAAGCAGGCATTCCATATTCCTTGAATGTTTCTCATTAGCAGACTTCAGAACATACACTGCGCCCTTTGCAGAATCGTTGCGATGACGATCACCATGAAAGTACAGAAGTTCAAGTTGTTGACGAGCAACTTCCGGCTTGGTGAATTCATCCCACTTATACGTTTGACCTTCAGTTGAGCGACCAGAAATTTCAAACGAACCAGTGGTTTCCCTCAGAAGATTGAAGGCCTTCACAAAAGTTACGTTTTTGCGAATTCCAAAACCTTCAGAAGTAGGGCTAGTAAAGAATGAAATTTCATATTGAAGGTTCAGTCTCTTGCAAACTTCCACCAGAAGAATGACAGTGTAAATGCACTGAACCAGTTGATAGTCATTCATCGAACCAGAAGCATCAATGAGAAAAACAATCCGTGACTCTGCAGAAATTTGCTTATAGACCCTCATGAAAGCCCTAGGATTGTCGGGGTTGATGAGCAGTTCCTTCAGATTGTCTTGATCAAGTTCGCCTTCTTCTTGGTACACAACCGATTTGGAACGATTGCGGTTTTGTAATTTCAGAGAAAGGTAGCGAACAATCTCATTTATTTGCTTGCGATGCTCATGGACAATGCGATTGTACTGAAGAGCACCTTTAGTATCATACATTGCAGTCCGAGTAATTTGAAACAGATTGCCAATGTTGATTGAACTTGCTTCACAAAAAGTATTGGGGTCGAAGTTGTAATTATCAAAATCTCTGCCAAAGAAGTCAGAAAAATCAACAACATAAGAAGCTTGAATTTCACGAGTCAGAGCACCAATGGCAGTTTCAGGTTCTACTTCATCGCCATCCTCATCATCTTCAATTTCCTCTTCTTCCTCTTCTTCACCTTCGCCTTCTTCGCCGTCTTCATCATCAACGGCATCTTGTCCACCAACTTTTTGCACAACTTGGTCATTACTGTCGGTGCCATCATCAACCATTGATGAATGTTCTTCTTCATCCATATCTTCAGGATTTACTGGCGGTTTTGAGAGCTCACGCTTCAAATCTTCTTCTGCAGTCGTGACATCACCATCAGCATCCTCTTCAGATTCTTCTTCGCTTTCCTCGGATTCTTCTTCAGATTTTTCCTCGGATTTTTCTTCCTCTTCATCTTCTTCTTTTTCAAAAACATCTTCATTGACTTCGACTTCAACTTCCGTCCTACGCTCCACATCTTCATACGTGTCAGCCATAGTCTGAAGAGCTTTTTCCAATTCCTTGGCTAATTTGTGCTTGGGATTTTTAGTAAGTTCAGTTTCAATGTCCTTAGCGAGTTCGACATAAGCATCATAAACCTTAGCAGTGTCCCTATCAGTCAGAACCCAACTGTACTTTTGAAAAAGTTCTTCATACTTCTCGACGGTTTTATTGGACATTTCGTAGCTGAATTCCTTGGAACGCAGCATGAAATACGTGAGGCAATTTGCAGCAGAAAAAGTCGGCTTCAGCATCTTCTCAATTTTTTCAGGAGTATTAAAGAAGACATCATCAAGTTGAGTAAAACCAACTTTCGCGCCTTTCAACGTCCCTGAAAACAAAGCTTCGACACGGGAATCCTCAACAGTCCGGAAAACCAAGTCAAAGCAATCATTCTCTTTGAGTTTTTGCAGTTTGAGGCGGGTATTGGAGAAAAGTGCATGGCCCAATTCATGACGAAGAATCAGAGACCTTGCATAAATTTGTTTGCGGTAAGCAACATCATCCTTGCAAATTGGAATCTTCGGCACTTCTATATAGAAGGAAGTTCCACCCTTACTGGAAACTTCAAAAGCGCCATTAGAAAAATGAACTGTGACTTGAGGGCGCTCATGGCCGAAATATTTGAGGATTGATACGCAGTAGTCTGCGATTTTCTTTTCATTAGTCCAGAAATTTATATTGGCAAGTTCCTGGCCTAAAACATCTTGCAGATTATTGAGGGTAGAATAAAAGGTATCGTTCATGAATATATCATAACATTAACCCAAATTTTTGTAAATACTTTTATTCGGTCCCAAGACACAAAAAAGGCCTCCGTGGGAGGCCTCAAAAGATATAAAAATTTTAATATGTTTTAAGTTGTTGCTATGACACTTTCAAATGCGGCAACAGGAAGTGCAAGCGCTGCGATGTTTCCAATAACCGTGTCGCGAGTTGCTGACGTCGAAAATTTCCAAGTTACTGAACTTCCATTTGCAAGCAAGAAAAGAATTCCATATTGTTGAGCGACAGCGTGAGCTTCATAAACTCCACTACCATCATCATACGTATCGCTTGTCGCAGGAATGGTGATTGGTTGAATTGAACATATTGCTTCAAGGCCAACTGCTGGGTAAGTACTATAGTCGCCAGATGTTATACAAATAATTGCCATTTAATTTCTCCTGAATGAGTTCAATAATATATTAAAAGAAGGAAGTCGAATTATTCAAATTTTTCCATTCCTTTCGTATCAATACTGAATAATCCTATTGAATTAAGCTTGCACAATGTATCTTTATGTTGTAAAAACAATTCACGAGTTTTATCCATACCAAGTTCTTTCATAAGTTCAGGGTCTGACAAATCTTCAAATGAAGCTTTATGAAAAGCAATATCGTCTTCAAGAAGGAATTTGATGAATTCAATTTCGCTTTGTGTAAGAACAAAACTTGCTTGACAACCTGCTGGTCCCCATATTTGAATATTGAATTCAGTTTCCATCACAACCTCTCCACTGGTAATTCCAGTTTGTTTTGATAAATATCAAGGCGTTTTTTAGCCTGCTTTCTTCCTATTGGTGAAATGCATGAATCATCGAAGTCAACATAAATAGCTTCAGATTTATCGGTTGTTCTTGATTTACGAGTAGCACGACCGAGTTTCTGAATAACATTGGTAGTTGAATGCAATCCAGCCGCATTTATGGCTACATCAATCTCTTCAATGTCTTTTCCTTTAGCCCAGATTTTGGATGCAAAAACAACAACTCCTTCATTTTTGCGAAGATGATCTTCAGCTTCTTGACGAGCCGCATTATCATGCTGACCATGAACAAGAATTCCGTCAGGGTACATCTCTTTCAAAATTTCGCCATGTTCTATGCGATTAAATAGAATCAAGATGCGTTTATTTTCTTTGATAAACTTCTGAGTAACTTCCACAATTTTTTTATTTCTTGCTTTATTAGCAACAAAATGGTTATACTCATCGCCATAGTAAAGGAACTTCTTGCCAACAAGCTTTCCAGCCACCTTAACGATTGTGTAGCCTTTCTTTTCCAATTCTTCTTGCGGATTTTTCTTTGATACTCTGACTGTGTCATACTTGTCACCCCAACTTCCGACTATTTGGATTGGTGCTGAAAGATACGAATAAATCTGGACTTTGGTTTTTGATAAACTATCGCTCTCAATCTGTTCGTTGAGAGTCCTCTGATAGACAATAGGACCAAAGTTGCCATAGACTCGCATCTGCTCAAATGGGTTGTCAATTGACTCAATTGTGGCACTAAGCCCGATTCTGATTGAAGCTCTTTGGCAAGAGAAGATAATCTTTTCCGCAGTAGGGGTTCTACCATTCTCATGGACTTCGTCACTAATGATAACATTAACATAAGGAAAAAGTCCGAAAGCCTTCTCATAGGATGGCGCACAAAGTAACGTAATTCGTTTCGTATCATCATCATTTCCACCTTGAATTACGCCAACATCATTGTGCGTAAATCCATAATCAATAAGTTTCTTGTATGTTTGTTCGACTAGGTCGACTGTGTTTTCAATAATAAGAATCCTTGCTTTTGAATATGCAAGGCAGAGTAATGCAATAATTTGAGATTTACCAGAACCAGTTGGCAACTCAATCAGTCCGCCATGAGTTCTAATAATTTCGTATGTTGATTCAATTTGATAATCACGAGGTTTTTCATTTTTGGAGCCAATCACGATTTCTCCTGTCATCAACTTCTTCATGAATTCTTTGTTGACACCAGAAAATTTGCGCATCTCAAATATTGTGTATTTGAGTCCTTCTTCGTTATAATAATATTCGAGATATGGCAGAAAACCAGTAGGTAATATGTTGTAGTCTTTATTATAAAAACTACGAACATCTGATGCGAGTTTTCGTTTAACCATTGTGGTGTTGCTAAGACTGAGGTCTTTAGCAGAAAACTTCGAAGTCAAAATTGCCTCAGACTTGTGAATCTCAGGCAATTTTGCTTCGTCATACACCACTTTAAGATGTGTGGATTGTACGTAAAGTTTTATCATTCTTTCTCGTCGACTTTTTCGTCTTCCTTTTCGTCTTCCTTTTCGACTTTGCCACTCAGCTCTTTAAGCCTCATTTTGTATGCGGTTTTGAGAGCACGTGTGACATACTTTTCGCAGACATCCATTTCCTTCTTGAAGGTTTCGCCCATTACTTCATCTTCTTGAACTTGCTTGACATCGCCAAGAATACTTTCAAGGGCATAAATTGCGTCAGTAACTTCCATAGATACTCGCTCCTAAAATTTTAGATATAGAGAATTATATTCTCTTAGTGGACATTTCTATTAGGAAATTTGATGATCTTTCCTTCATGGTCCATGTATTCGATATCGGGTTTCTTCTTTGCAACAGGTTTTTCTTTGTCAATAATTTCTTTGACTTTATCATTAACCTGTTCGGCTGTTTTGGCCAAATTAGTCACAACGGCCCTAACTGAAAGAAGATCATGTATGAAATAGTAGTATGAAAGAATCAATAATTCGACCGACAAATCTGTTTCTTTAAAAGAAATTTGTGTAGTAGTATTGACATCTTCCATTGTTATCATGGCATTGGTATTATACATCAACCACAACCCAATCCACTTTGAAACTATTTGCGTTACTGCAGGAAAATTCATTTCAAGAAATTCAATAAATTGAGCATCTTCATGCTCTGAAATTCCTTTATCAAATTTCATTTTCTTGAAAGAATAAGTCCACATGATACAACTTAATTGAGAGACCATTGCATCATGTGGGTGAAAATGTGGCGCCTCTGGAAGTTGACTTAATTCTGTATAAATCAACATGAGAGTAAAATTGACGACAAGAACAGAACTGAGGAGAAGCATTGAAATTGCTTCATCCTCAGGAATTTCTTGTGCGTTTATAAGTTCATGAACTCGTTCAACAATAGTAGTTGGAGGAAGATGCTCACCAATCATTTTGCTGATTTCATCATGAAATAGTTTATGCTTTTCGTAATCTATTTTACTCTTCGCCTTCATTAGATTCCTCAGTTACTTCGCCTTGTTCAACCATTGGATTTCCTTCTTCATCTTCAAGATCTTCAGAAGCGAGATAATCTTCTTCAGTTATTCCAGCTTCTTCAAGAATCTTTTCGTAAATGGCGTTGAGTTCTTCATTCCATTTTTTAATAAGTTCATCACCACCATTTTCTTCAACGAATTTGGCGATATTGGAACGTTTGAAATATTTGCCATCATACTTGAAAGATGCTTCAGGTTTGTATTCACCATTGACTTCAGGTTTTATCTTGACATCTTTGATTTCACCTTTGGCATTTGTCTTTTGAATAACAGGGTCAATGACACCATATTTTCCAAGAAGATCAACAAGACCACCGAATTTATCTACGCCACGTCTGAAATAAAAATACAAGTAGCAATCACGACCTTTAAATTGAATTCTGTTCTTGACAGTTTTCAATCTCATCTTGATGCCAACAGGTGTGTTTGTCTTTGCATCTTTTATTTCTTTATCACTCACCATTTGAACTGTAAGTGAACTTGCGTATTTGAATCCTGAACCTTTGACGTTGACACTACTTTTTGGAGTTCCAGGAGGAACCCAACCAGTTGCTATGTTCGCAGTGAGTTGTCCAAGACCAATAATCGTAACATTTGCATATTCGATTTGTTGTTCTATGGCACGGAAAAGCTCACGCATTTTTACGGCTGATGTCATATCTTTGGTATCTTTCTTACCATTGGCGCGTTTTTCAACACCATCCATTTCTTTTTCAGAAGTCAATTGTGTGACAGAGTCGATGCCAATCACGATGCTTTTATTCTTTTTATCTTTTTTACTCATCTGATAATCGATGGTTTTGTAGATAATAGAAGTAAGTTTTTCAACAGTGATTGGGTCAACATCACCTTTTGAATTTGGTTTGGCTTTGATGATGTGAATTTTTTCTGCTACTTCTTCTGAACCAACAATATGGACAGAAAAATCATAGTTGGCTGCCGCTTCAATCATTACTTTAAATGAAGCACCACCCATTCTGATATTATTGCCAAGCATGACATCCAAAAGAAATGATTTTCCTTTGCCTTCTTCACCACTTATAAGAGCGATACGAGAACCAGGAAAACCTGCAAAAAAATCATTTGAGATAATCCAGTTCAATGCGTAACTTCCTGTATCGAGCCAATAAGGAACATTGCCACCATGTTTCAATGATGTGGCACGAATTCCCGTATTACACTCAAGAAAATCTGCCAGATCGTCTGTAAATTTGATGGCATTTGCGTCATCTTTAGAAACTTTTACTTTCTTTGGTTTTTCAACCGCATCAGAAGCTTCTTCTGAAGTTTCATCAATATCAACTTCAGCTTCTATGTCTGATTTTTTTCTTCTTCCCATTGTTTTTGTCCTATGTTGTGTAATTAAAAAATAGGGTGGTGATGCTATCGGTCACCACCACCCCATTGAATGAAACATTTCTCATGAAAATAAAGACTTATTCGTCATCGAGTTCGCCGAGCATTTCGTCAACGTCTTCCTCTACGTCTTTTGCAGGCGCAGCAGGTTTCTTTGCGGCTTTCTTGGCGATTTCTTTCATCTCGTCCTTTTGATCTTTATTGACTTTAGGCGCAGTTTCTTGAGCTTTTTCTTCTTCTTCAGATTCAGCTTTTTTGCCGAGGCTGTCGATATAGTCGTTCAGAATTTGCTCGACAACTGCGTAATTCGTCTCATAAGGAACATAAGTCTTGAGATCGATGCGATTAGCAAACAGTTCCATTTCTTCATCATCAAGTTTGCGAACTTTCTTTTGGGCAAAGCTGTCAGCATACGTGATGTCCCAGGAGTTGTCACCATCTTTGGCCATTTTAATTGAGAAGTCATGGCCTTCAGTTGGGCTGATGAGGTCAAAGTAATCTTTGTCTTCATCAATTTCCAGAGAAGTTTGATCTACCCACTGATCATCAATATCTTTGAAGAATGGGAGACCCATTGTGACGCAAATAACTCGAGCGAGTTTTCCGTCATTTGAGCGGTCTTGAAGAACACGATATTTTTTGGACATATCAGTTTCATCAACAAGCAGACCATGGAAGAAATAGTGGCGCTTTCTTTTAAGTGTAGAGGCGATTCTTTTGATTTCCCCATCACTGTTTTTCTCTGCAGCATTGTACCATTCACGAACTGCAACATCGATGGGATCTTCTTTTTCAACACCATCAACTTTGAAGCGGCGAGGAACATAAACGAACTTTCCGCCTTTTCCATTGTCTCCGGTGCCAGGAATATAATGGTACGCATGAGTATGGTAAAAGAGATCAGCTTCGTCTTTTGCAGGGAAGAAACGGAAATTGGTTTTTCCAATCTTAGGAATAAAATCGAGAGGATTTCTTGAGCCGTTTTCAATAGCGTCTTCGGCTTTTTTTCTGAGGCGGGTACGCAAGTCTTGTAGATTGTTAGACATTGTTTTAACTCCTTGTTAATTTTGTTTTTTGTTTGTAAGTGTTTTATTCTTACTATAGAATTATATTACACCACAACAAAAAATTTTTATGCTTTTTCTGTATCAGATGAAAAATTATTCCACTATACTCCAATCTTCTGCCATGATATCTGTTTGACTTGCGAGCCATGGGCAACGATTGCCATTAGGATATTCAATGTAGAGGTAAGGAAGATTCATCTTACTATTCGCATCAGGAAATTGTGCTTTGACTTTGAGGTCTTTTCCATTCCATCCTGATCTTTGAATGGATTTGCCAGCTTTTGCAGCCGCCAGTGCTTCTCCGAAATTCATTGTGTTTTCCATGTTTTACTCCTTTACTCTTTTCTTTTTAATCTTTTGGTGACAAAATTCGGCGCTTCTTCTACTTCATCACCGCTGTTTCCGACATCGTTTTTTTCAACTTCATTTTCTTCAGGTGATATTATAACACCTTTAGCCAAATCAATTTCAGCATCAGGGTGTTGGACTTCATACTTGGCGCGAATTTGTTTTGAAAATTCACGATACTTCTCTTCGATAGCGAAGTATGTTTGAGTAACACGAATCTTTTCAATTTCAAGTGCTGCAATTTTGTTTTCACATTCAGCAATTGAATTATTAAGCATTTGAAAATACTTTACGTCTTTTTCACTTAGTTTAATTTCCATATTTACACTCCTCAAAAAGTTCACAATTAAAATCAAAATTTAAAGCGCAATTATTCAAAAAATCCGTCAAAAAAACGTCCATTTGATCATTGGCACATTTGTAACATGAAATATCATTAGGAATCGGAAAAATAGTTATTGGAAAACTTTTAGTATTTAATGCCAATGCTGGTACGCCATGCATCAATCTAAAATCCTCTTCAATGATTTTCGCAATACGTTCTTTTAAAATTTTATTAATGATGTCTACAATATGTCGTCCACGATTAAAATTAAAAACTTCGTATTTCAATCCTTTATGATTCATTTCGTAATCGAGACACGATTTGAAAATACCACAAGTTATTTTTAGTCCTTTAACGGTATCATGAGTTAAAGACCATTTACATTTAGTACAGTATTTTTTTCTGAAGTCGTTGTTGATTTCATCATATTTTATCACAATATTCCTTCTTATAATTGCACCATTTGCATTGGTCATATTTATTACATTTCAATGATTTCAAATTATCTTTCGGAAGATTAAAAATGAATTCATCGATTTCGGCCACTTCAGCAAATAAGTCATCAAATTTCTTTTGCTTTCTCTCTTCATCATCAAGAATTTTAAATTGTTGTTTGAGAAATAAAGCTCGCTCCATGCGATTCATAACTATAAAAGTAAATGAATCCATCGGAAAACCAAATTGTTGTTTTGTTAAATGTTCATACAAGATACTTTGAATCTCATAATCCCAATCAACAAAATAATATTTGGAACTATCAGTGGTGACTTTTAAATCGAATATTTCGTATCTATTTTCGTCATGAAAAAGCGTGACGTCAGTAATTCCAGTCATGCGGAGTCTTTCATTATAAGGAACATAAATCTTAAATTCAGAAAGAAGTTTATGAAATTGCAGTGGAATAAACTTATTTATAAAAGAAGTAAGTATGCGGGAATATTTGTCACCATCACTTAAATAATCTTCTTCATTATAATCTCTGCTCAGCTTGAATTTTTTGCCAGCTGATTTTCTCATATCATTATAACGATCTGCAAATTGGCCTTTCACCATGCGAAGCAATGATAATTCATCACGTTCACCAGCGTTTATACTATTAAGAACATCTTCGAGAATAGCGTGTTGAACCTTTCCGAAAAGAGTTCCAGGCCATGTAGTTTCAATATCACCTATGTTGGTGAAATAGCGGAAAACATATTTCAACTTGCAAGTCTCATAACTATTTATCTGACTTTGGCTGAGACTCCAAGGTGCTTTAATATCTTTGAATTCAAAATCCATTTTTAATACCAACTTATATGGCAATCATGTTGTGCCTTTTGTACTGAATATTTTTGCTTTTCAAAAAAAGTAATGACTTCATCTTCGGGAACAAAACCTATATAAATGACATTTTGAGCATGATTAAAAACCGCTTCCCAAATTTTTCTCTTAATAATTTTAATTTCTTTTTTGACAAGTTGTTTATGGACACGTTTAGCATCACGTTCCAATGTGCTATCAAAATAGTTTCTTGTAATAGCTGTCCAATATTTTGCCTTATGCGCGTTCATGATAAATTATATAAAGCTAAGAATAAAAACGTATAGGAAAACATCTAAGAGGTATTAAGGAATATGGCATTTGGCCTTTACAGAGTGATTTTAGTTTTTTTGCATCACTTTTGTTTAGGAAAAGTGGGAGTGAAAATAGTGTATAAAACTAAAAAAAAGAAGACATCCATGAATATAATTTTAATATATTAGAAAGCTTAGGAGTAAAAAGAGTAATGAGCGAAAATGAAAAACTGCCTACTAACGTCGAAGAAAAACCCTACGTAGACGTCCATCAAAATCTAAATCAACAAGAACAGGAGGATCTTTTGGCGCCATTTATGACGAAGTTCGAAAAGTTTCGTAACGCCGCAAAGAAGAGTATATTTGTTCGACTATCTGCTAAACTTTGGCAATTAGCACATGACCCAATTAGAAAATTAAATTGGCTGTCTTTTATAACAATCATCGTTTTATTTGTGAGTATCACTTTTGTTGCAATGAACTACAAAGCTTCTCGCACAAGAGAAAGTGGAGTTGGTTACCAACAATTTGGAATCATGAATCAGCTTGAACAATTAAAAAAGACGCATGAGTACTACACAAAAGTAGCTACTAAAGAAGAGCGCCTCATGAGATGGGTTATGGCCTTTAGTAATTGGAAATACCAAACTGATGGTGACCCCAAAAAACTTGAAGGTGATTGCGTTGGTGCTCTTTATCATTATTTTTCCAAATGGGGTTCTAACTTCCAACTTGAAAATATTCCATGGTTAATAACAAGAACACAGAATCTTGCAAGTCGTGGTGAGTTAAAAATTCGCAAATCCATTAGTGACGTACAATCAGGTGACATCATCATTTTAAAAATAAGTGAATCCAATCAGCATCTTGGTGTTGTTTATACAACTACAGGAAACTGGATTCAATACATGGATATGAACGTTGCTACCAATATGGGTTTGGAAAAAATTCAATGGGGAAACGGCTGGATAACAAGTGTTGTTGAAGTTAGTTATTCTCTGTGGATTGGAAATTTAATGTCAGAATTAAACAAGTAATGGGTGATTTTAAGTACAAATTATTTAATACGCTTTTGGCGTTGTGGCATTATTATCCTCAATTAACTATAGGTCAGTTGATCAAGTTAATTGGGGGTGATAAGTCCATGAACGACGAAGAATTAGAAAAAGAAGCTGCCGAATTATTACAAAAATATCAGGAACAGGGTGAGTTATGAGTGGGAAACATGAAAGTTATATTTGTCTCGAATGTGGTCGTTTAGCAGGAATGAGAGAACCAACTCCGTGTTTTTTCTGTGGTGCTCGAAATTTCATGAGTGTAGATCGTTTTGTAGAAACCTGGCCAGAACCACACTTCTTAATGCAAGATATTGCTGCCAAAAAACAAGGCTTCAAAACGGAATTTAATCCGCAACCTACATCATAGAACCAAGTGTATCCGCTGTTGAAGGAATAGTAGGAGGAATTCCAGCTGGATTTGTTCCAGGAGAACCAGATGGAATTGCAAAATGCTGAGGCTTTGATACTATCCATTGCTGAATATCATTTTGAAGATATGTCGTCATCTTCTCGCTTAACTTCTGTAAAAATAAAGTCCAATATAATTCACCAATAGTACCAAATTGTTTTGTCGAATTATAAGATTGAAATGTTGAATGAACAACATTATTCAAATCACTCGCCAATGTTTTCGCGTTTAAAGCACTAAAATCTTTTTGCAATTGACTCTTCAAATCTGCTTCAACAAACGGCACTGTAATTTTTGCTGGCACTGGAGCTGTCAAACCTGACGTACCAGCAGCTAAAGCGCCAATTGGACATGTATTGGTTGCTGAACTATATGAAGTCGTAACCGCTTTACTGACCACATCACAGATGTCCGTGAATATCTGTTTGAATGCTTCTTCCCAGTTATACATTCCTAATGTAGAAGAAACCTTTTTACCATTGCATGCGGCCTTAATATTTGTATCGATTATTGTAGCCGATGACGTGATTTTGCTTACAAATTGCGATAGATCGGGAGGATTTATGAAGATGACACTCGACTGCAATGCAGGCAGGTATTTCACTTCAGTCTGTTGTATATATGTTAGAATATTTTGATTGAGCGTCTGGCTAAAGTCTACATAAAGAATCCCCAACACCGTCTGCCAATACATGAGACCCAAACTTTTTAGGTTCGGGTCTTGTGCACTTAATGTTGCTTGAACGGCAGAATGTATTGAACTGCCAGTTATTGCTGGAGAATATTTGAATGATGAAAGCATTAAATGAATCCTAGTACATGCAGAACCACCAGAAGATCGACGCAATTCTTTTCTTTCATTACATCGACCATTTTTTCTGTAATATCTTCTATTTCATGAAGATAAAGAAGAGTGTTCAATTCATTGATATATAAAATTTTGAGGCAGCGATCATCAAAATCTTGAGGGTCCATTGAATTACACTTGAACATTGCATCAAGTGTACTAACGAATTCCTCGTGTTTTTCTACCAACCACTCTCCAAGTTGTTGGTCGTTCATTGATTTGACTTTCTGCTTATTTGCCTCTAATTCAGTTACCGCTGCTTTTTGTGCGCGATTAAAATTTTCTATTTCCTTTATTTCTTTTTCGATATCTTCTCGAGCTTCTCTCAAATATTCGTCATTGCTCTTTAATTTGTCCATATACTAATCCACGATAGATTTTGGTACAGCCTTCTTAGCAGTCTCAAAATTGTCATCAAGAAGAACTTGTCCAACTGGGCTCAAATGAACTCCTTCTGCTGTGACCCAAGATTTTGGCATGAGACCCCATTTTCCTGCGAAACCTTTAAACATTGGTAGAAACACGCTGTTCGAATCTTTCACAACCCATTTGTAAATAGCAGCCTCAAATTCAAGACTATGCGCTGTTGCATACATAGTAACAACTGGAGGAAGTCCATAAACAATGAGTTTGGCTTGTGGCCACATTATACGCAATCCATCAAGACACTCAATAGACTTGGCAATAACACTATTTATTTCTTGCCATTGAAGGAGCGGATTTCCTCCAAGCGTTCCAATCATAATATATTTTGGATTAAGTTTTTTTGCATCAAGAACTGGCTTCAGAGTCATAGCCATTTTAAGCATGTGAAAGTGGTGAAAACCACCCACAGAGAACGGCAGATTTATTGATTGCCAACGATCATGCCACATATCAACAATGGAGTCACCAAAGTTGATGGAAAGATTGTCCTTAGGACCTTCATACGCAAGGATGTCTTTGACAAATCCTCTAGCACGAGTTTCGAAAGATGGGTGATCAAGATATGGACCAACCATAGGCTTCATTGTCAAAGTCATGAGTTTATCCATTTCTTTGACCTTCTTCATTTCGTCATTATATTTGCCTTTGAGAAACGCAGTTTCAACATACGCTCCCATCAATCTTGCTGACATCATGATATTTCTCCTTATGGTGCAGGGTCAGGTACTACAGGGGGTTCTTCTTCGTCAAAAAGATTTCTGACTTGAATATCTACTGGCTCAGTGTAAAGAATTTTTGTTGGAGTAGTGACATCATCGACAATTTTGCCGTGGAATGAATAAACCCCGGGGTCATCGAAGTCACCTTCTTCACTTGTATAAGTAATGATATTGTGTCCTGTTCCAGTAATGGAAGCAGTAACTTCACTAGTGGTTTTATCGGGTTTTTGAATGATAATAGTTGCGGCGCCAGTCAATCCAATCAATGTTTCAAGATCAACTGGAAGATATTGATAATCCACGACTACAAGGTCAACTGTGACTCCAATCGAACCAACATAAATTCTCTGTTCTACAGATTGTATTTGCATAGTTAACCTTTCAGTCGTGTAATCATTCTAACGTGATACGTGCTAAAGACTCGAAATGTTACGCCTTTATTAATTCGTGAATTAGCACGTATCAGGTTAGTTAAGAAAATTCTAAATTGATTTATCATAATAAGATATATTTTTGTTTAGAATTAACTTTATGATAAAAATTCTCGCAATTCCATCAAATTTTTATCAAAACGACTACATGGGTCATTCATGTATTTGATTCTCCAGCCGGCTAGATCGACATCACTTTCAAAGATAAAATGACCATCTTTGTGATCTATAAATTTGGTGGCCCCATTTGCATCCAATTCTGAGCAAGTTTTTATAAATGCCGCCAGACCGAGTTTTTTGACTTTCAGTGTCATTTCTTACTTCTCTTCGATGAGTTCATACAGAACATTCATCAATTCTGGAGTAATAAGACCAGTGTCTGGGAGCCACTCAAGCTTGATCTTATAGAGATTGTCGATTGCAATTTCTTTTGAAAGAACTTGACGTTCTTTGAGAATTTGCTCCTTTCTAAATTCAAAAACATCATTAAATTCTTTTGAAAGTTCTTGAATTTTTTCGTTGAACTCGTCGCGCTTGTCAACAAAAATCTTAAAGTTGTTGTTCTCGATGACTGCTTTTCCGTCGGCGTCTTTTTCGGAAAACTCAGTGCATATTTCCATACGCTTTGCTTCGTATGCAGCATTTCTGTCTTCGAGTTCTTTTGAGGGTTTTGTTTCTGCTAAGAGTTGTTCGCGGAGACGATTGATTTCAGGCTCAATTATGTCTTTATTGCGCTTAAGCGCATAAAGAAGCTTGGAATTAATCGTCGTTTCTTGTGATTGCTGATAAAAAATAACATTCAGCAAATTGTTGAGTTGAAATAACTGTTCGTTTATCATTACTCTCTCCTACATTTTAAATGTTAAATAATTATATTACGCTCTGCATAAAAAAACGAGAACCGAAGTTCTCGTTTTAAATAAGTGTGTACACTTATTTCTTTGGTTCTTTTGGTGGAAGAACTGGATTGCCAGTGTTGCTTGATCCGCCGCTGCCAGAACCTTTAGTAGCAGTTGTGCCACCAAGATGGCCGTGAAGATCTCCTAATTGTTTACCCATTTCTAGGCCTCCTAATATATTTTGTAAGCTTACACGATATCGTCTTTTCTGTTAGATGGCATTAAACATGAAATGCCAATTGATTGTTTGATGACTCTTTCGATTCTTTCATCAATTTCCATTGCTTTAAGATTAGTTTCAATCGCGACATCCCTTGCATTAGCAAAAATGTCTTCAAATATATCTTTTATTTTATGATCAACATCATGGAAGGTATTTTTAAGTTCATCCAATGAAATAAAAGAATCATAAAAATAATTATCTGAAATGTATTCCAGAAATTGAGAAACAATATAATTAAATTTTTCGTCGCAATAATCATCAAATTCACGTTCGTTCATTCTTTCGAATCCATTATCTATGAACGCTGAACGTAAAGTTGTTCTTATGTTATTTTGAACATCCTTCAATATCAATCTATATATCTGGACACTTTTATCATCTGGTAAACTATCACCTTTCTTCTTGTTGTAAAGATCAATGTAGTTTTTTAATAACATTGAACGAATTTGTTCAACTTTTTGGTCAGCATAATTCATCTGACTTTTTGTTTTTGCTTTCTCTATTAAATGGAATCTCTCATTTGTCAATCGTACCACTTCATTCATCATTATCAAAACGTCCTTGACGTTTGGACATTCTGAGTGAGGGTTAATTGATGTCTTTTTTTTACCCTTAGAAGAACCAATATGAACTCCATAACCGTCTTTTCCTTTTGTGAAAGAAATTCCCTTGCGCATTGCAAGAATCGCTACCACCAGTACGCACACAAGAAATAGTACTACGAAAAAGACCTGAAAAGGAATTGCTAATGTTGATAACCAGGTGAACATAAATATATATTAAATGTCACCCGCAACATGGTTCAATTTTTTTTAATAAATTATTTTGGACGCGGTTGCGCCATGTGCGCCACCGACATCATCGTGGATATCATTTCCACTGGCGTGACGTTGCGTGTGATGACGCCGTTGTGTATTTTGCCAACAATATAAAAATCATTCAAGAATTCTTGATTAAATGGAATAATTCGTTCCACAATAATAGATACCTTTATCTCTGATTTTCCATCTTTAAGTTTCTCAAGAAGCTCATCACATGACTCTTGAACCATAGTCTGAAGTTCATTCATATTTGTTCTCCAATTTCAATTCCAATTTTACTAAAATATTTATACCAACCATCAAGAGCCTCAAAACTTTCAATGGAATATGTCAACCAATCTTGTGTGTTTTTAGGGTCACCAACAAGATTAAATTGCATATGTGCCAATTCACTTATTCCTGGAATAATTATTCTTACTGTTGGAATTCCAATAAATGGTTGAGTAGCATCAATAACAATTAAATCAGTATTTAATTTTTGACATGAATTTACTAGAGATTGTATAAAACTATCAGTAGTTTTTTCAGGTGCTTTATACCCTTTAGACATGGCCATAAATCTCTGAATATCTGTTAAATCACCCATGAAGCATTGGAAATTTGAACTCCAAAGATCTTTAGTTTTGCGCCATTCTTCACGAGGCAACACTCTATGATTTTGCATATCTACAACGTGGTTTTCCCAACCTTGAAAATATTCTGTAATACATCTCGTTGCCGCGATATTCATATTTGGAGATGCACCAAAAACAATTTGTCTTCTGCTAACTCGTGTTTCAGGTTCACGAATAGCTTCAAAAATACCAGCAATTACTGGAATAGTACCATTATCGGAATAATCTTTTAAAGTAACTTTTATTCCTTCTTTTTCAACATTCTCAATAAGTTGCTGAACAAAACTATCAAGACATCTCTTATCAAGTGTTGGAACTTCAATATTGCCAGCTAAAAGATTTCTTACAGCATAACGTTCAAAACATTCGCTGGCACCTTGAATAATAGCATCTTCAATATTTATGCCAGCAGAAAGTCCACTTGAACCGTTAATAATAGACACCAATTGATACGGAACCATGACTTCTTCATTGGTCACAAGAGAAAAACCCTTTATCCAATGTTTAGCAACATTGGTGTTCTTTATTCTTTCTATATCGTCGTATGAATGTTGAATTTTTGAAAAAATAGATTCAACCGTTACTGGATTTCTTACTTCACTTTGATGCCCATAAAAATAAGCAGTCTGAAGATGTTTTCCTCGTGAAGCGGCATGAAGCAGGAATGGAGTTAAATGCGTGGCGCGCATCGTGGTTCCAATTGATGTCTGAAGTCGTTCACATGCTTCTCCCATAGCAGAAGCCAATGAAGATTCTGGTGTCGTTCCTTTGCCATTAACACCCATTCCCATTGATGGAAATTTAATAGAACAATAATACGTAGGAACATTTTGATAACGAACAGGTTGCACTATCGTATAATCAATGCCAGATTTATCAAGTGCATCCTTCAAAATTATCAATGATTCTTCAATACCAACACTCTTATCAAATTCATTCAACACTCTATTCACTAATTTCATTCAATATCCCACCCATTTTCTACAGGCAAATTGCCATTTATTTTTAAACATTCGATAATATATCTTTCAATATTTGAATCAACAGATTTGCAATTAGAATAAAACTTCTTATTTGGAACTTCTATTTTAGGAAGTTTTTCTTGAACACGCATCCATGTTGTTGGGTCATTGATATTAAACAAAGAATCGTTTTTCATTAAATTTTCTACATTCTCTTTTGTATAAGCGAATGAAGGGTCAATCACGAAACTTAATGAATCATCAAGACGGACTTCCATCAAATCGGTTTTTATTGTCTTATTATCATGGTACGTATGTGTCAAATACACTTTTACGTACTGAAGCGCATGATCAACCTCAAAACGAGTTATTGAATATTCATCAATATTATTGGTGTTTGTTTTCTTTACGTATTTCATAAAATTTTCCTTTTAATAAGTTGAACCATGACATAAAACACAATTTATTGCATATGAATAACAAGTGGTATTGCATGAACACGAGTGACCATGGCAAGTCGCCGCATCGCATGTTGTACATAATTCTGCTTGACAATGGCATATACCGTTGCAAGTACAAGTAATAGAGTAACAAGTATTGTTGCAACCACAAAAAGCAGTATAAGTATAAACACCGGCATTATGCCCAGTATTATAACATCCACAACGCCAACCATATGTAGTATTATTACATGTGCATGTTTCAGTGTAACATGAGTTATAACAAGTGCAGTTATCACCAGTTGTGCAACTGTCTGCTGAAGTGTGGCAATGCGTACACGTTGGCGCCGTATCTCCAGTGTGGCAAGCCCAACATTGTGCTTCAAGACTCAATAAATTGGTGCGAACTTCATTAGCAACACCGTATGCCAATTTAGAATCATATTGTGTTACTGATGTCCATGAGAAATTTCCGCCAGTTCCAAGATACGTGTCTTTATAATTGTCTAGTGTGGTTCGAATGCTGTCCAACAATGATTTAAGAACAACAGCATATTGTTTATCTGTAGTGCTTTCACCATAATTGCTTCCATACACATAACTAATTTTTTTATCAGCATGCATAGAAGCATTATTATATTTCGTCCAATATGCTTTTATTCTATTGATGACACCTTGAACCCAATCGGCACCAACATAAGAATTATATTGTGAAACAGTATTTACTGTTGTATTGGCAGGGCAATCGCTCATTATTTATTTTCCCAATATAAGAAGAACATTTCAGCTAAAGATTTTTTCTGCGAATCTTCAAGCTTAATCGTACTCAATAATTGATCACGATTAAACGCACCCATATTGCAAATACACGCTTTCATATCTTGTGCATTGGTAATGTTTTTCATTTCTTGATCAACCATTGCTCTAATCATCATCATCAATGACAATTGATCTTTCATTTCATCAGTAGCAAGACTGCCATAGAGTTGTCTTCTGACGATATCGTCAATCAAATCAGGAATGCTGGCGTAATTAGACATATTACATGCACAATTCATAGCGGCGCCATCGCCATTAAAGGTGGAATAAAATCCTTTAACTCCTAACATACCACTATAATGATAAAGAACACCAAATTTTATTGCATTCATAATTTCATAAAAAGCCAATTCATAAAGCAACATTTTAATTTTGCATATTTTTCCATCAATTGTGCCAGTCAATACTCCATCATTATCATATTTAACTGCGTAACAACCACCAAGACATAACATTTCAATTGGACAATCTTTACAATGCATGAGTGGTGATTGAGCTCCAAGAAAAGTAGGAGTCTTAAGATCGTTTAATTCATAATACAATTCTTCATTGGTTATATTTTCAAAGATACTGCCAAGACAGAATTTCTTTTCGTGCCATTCGACATCAAGCGTATTGTGTTTGTTTGTTCTGTGACAAATATAAATGGCGCCTTCAACACTCACACCCATAAAATTACTGCCAGCTCCACAAGCTCTTCCACTTGGATTATTTGGAGTAGGTTTACCTAAAATGCCCCTTTGTAAAACAAAACGACCATTGTCGTCAAGAAACTTAGAACCCAAGAAACGTTCCTTTTTTGCCAATAGTTGTATACGAAAATCTGCCAATTGCTCCAATTCTTTTTTATAATCTTGAAGATCTTGATCGGTCCAATCGGCATCATAATTTTCAGAAAAGAATATGCTGTCAAACCCCATCTCATAAAAGGTCTTAATGTTCTCAAACATTCCAATGATATTGCCTGGTGTTGGAGTCATTCGTATGCCAGGAAGGTGCTTGTTAAAATTTTTATACATTTTAACAACATCTTGCAGTCTCTTTTCAATTATAGGCCATGAAGAACTTCCATCAGGAAAAATACGTTCGCTGTTACGTTCTCCAATACCATCAATAGATAAAAGAAAATGTATATCTCGTGGAAGCAGCCATGCTAATTTATCTTCATTAAGTAATGTTACGTTGGTTGTTCCACCAAAACGAAATTTCTTTCCAACTTTATTTGCTTCTTCATCAGCATAAACAACTAATTGTTGAAGCAATTCAAACTTCATTAGTGGTTCACCACCCCAAAAATCAATTACAAGATGTGAATTCATAGCTTCTAAATCTTTTGGTGCTGGCCCAGATACATCATCACGCAAAAACCAATCAATGACCTGTTTGCCAGTTTCGAATGTTAAATCTTTTGAGGTGTCTTCTGTTTTGCAGGTATTCTGGTCGAATCCATGGTCGGCAAAACAATATTTGCAACGTAGTGTGCAACGTTCTGTGAGGTCTAAAGAAATAGTTTGAATTGGAGTTCCCAATTCAACTGGTGATTTGCCTTGTTTTAATTGCTGTGGTTTCATACTTACTCCTAATATTACTTAGGTAATTATATTATGTTTATACGAAAATTTTGAGATGATGTTCATGCTTCTCAATGATGACACCAATCAATTTGCTATATTCAATTTCATGTTGGAACATCTCAATACTATCTTTTAAAATTCCATCACGAGTAAAATACAATCTTCTGCCTACATGGAATTTTTTGGTATCTTGAACATTGACATCCAATTGACCTTTCATACCAACAAATACTGGATGCTTGTATTTCTTATTGACTCCAACAATAAAGCCAGGATTCTTCGATACGACGCCTACAAACGCATCAGCAACTCCTTGCCATGCGGTTACTCTAAATGAATGATGCATGATATCTACGAATGCCAGATCACCAGGTTTTAATGTGCCATCAGATGGAACTTGTTCAGCAATATCATTCCAAATAGCATTAAAGACGCGGCCAGAAATAAAGTTAGTTGAAGAGTTTATTGTACTAAAAGTTGATGGAATACCAGTTGAAGTGCCATATTCAAATAGACCCATAATATGGCTAGAAGAGTCTTGAATAGAAAGTTGTGGAGCTGTTCCACTTCCTTTGATAACACCGGTTGATAATAATAAATCTGAAGTAATAGGGCTGATGAATAATTCAGCACGAGTTACGTACTTCTTTCTATTACTATCAGCACTATCTTCGATAAGAATATAATCAGCATCAATTGGTGTTGCTTTATGCGAAAGCGCAACAAATTCTCCTAGTGCTCCTTTTTGAAAGAAGACGCTAGGGTCGACTGTTGTGAAGAGTATGGCACTGGTATTTTCCATAAATTATTTTTGTTTATTAAGCTCTTGTAAGAACGCTTTTAAATTTCCGATATACTGTTTTTGTCCAACATGACCAGTAGTCATTGACGAATCTACGTATATCTTTCCACCCAAGTCTCTCCATTTCTTGCAGAACATAATGTCCTCGCTGTATAATTCTCCATCAACGACTCCAATATTGAAGATCATCTTTGATGGAACAGGCTTTTGCGATTCTTTATAGTCTTCTGAACTCTCATATAGTTTTACAATTGCTTCACGCGAAATACACATGAGACCTGTGCCAACTCCTTCGACTTCAATAATATCAGTCTCGAATTTCGTCTGCGTGGTCTTCACATTGAATGCAATCTCATCGTTCTTCTTGCGACATGGAGCTGCAATAATTTCTTTTTTTGCGTCAAGTAACTTAAAGATATCTTCAGGATTCCAAAGAATATCACTATCAATAAATATCAAATAGTCTGCTTTGGCATCGTAAGCCATCTTGAAAAGATCATTACGCGCTCTTTGGATTAAAGCATCACCACAAAGGAATATATGTTGGACTGCAATTCCTTTTTGCGCACCGAGTTGCTTAGTGTTAATCAAACAATCGACGTAATTCGCATGAAGATGCCAATCATGACTTGGAGTACCAATAACAACCGTAGTTGATGGCATTCCAAGAATACTCTTAAAAATCTTTTCTTCTTCTTGCAATATACCCTTGTCATACAACTTCAATTCATTAACTGTTGTAGACTTGGCGTGATAAATAGTCTTATTAGTTATAAAGCCAATAGCGTGCTTTTGATCAAGAATACTTTTATAGATTAAATTATCACCAAAGAAATATTTCAGTTCTTTTGGAATTGGCTTATATTGTTCTTTACGGCCGAACATAAACCATCCTTGGAAATTAAGCACTCCATTTTTATCTGGTTGTCTTGTCCATTCAGGCTTCGCTGAATTCTTGACATTAAAATAACCAGAAGCGTCTTCTTTTATAATGTCTTCGGTTTTAACGGTAACCAAATCAACATCATGAGCTGCATCTGAATCAAGAACTTTAATGCATGAATCTATGATTGATGGCTCAATAACGATATCATCATTCAAAAGAAGATAATATTCAGTACCACAAATCTCAATGCCTCTATTCCATGATGGATTTATAAAGAAGTTAGAGTCATTGAAGTAATGAATCTTGTCATTCATCATCCATTCTGGTATTGATTTGTCATCACACTCAGTATTGTCAAAGATAAAAATCTCTTCAACATTCTCGTCATCGATACACTTCTGAAGCGTATCTTTTAGAATCTCCACGCTCTTTAAGAGTGTAGGAATTATTACAGTTACTCGTCCGCTCATTTACATTCTCCAATAAATTGATATTTAAAGAATTATATTACTTCTTCTTTAATATTTCTATTTCAGTTTTGAGGTCCTCTATTTGTTTTGAAAGTTCTTGAACTGCTTTAACCAATGGCAATAAGAGCTTGCCATTTGAAACTTCGAGGCGGTCTGGATTGCTCTCAAGAACCATATTCAAATAGTCAGCGTCAAAATCCTTTTGTACTTGCTTGATCTCTTGAGCTATGAGACCAACATCCCATGCGTCTGATTTCTTGCTGCCATCAACCACTCCATCAGGATACCATTCACGACGGTCCCAATGGAACTTGCGAACCTTAACTGCGTTAATGAAGTTCAATCCAAGATCGAAGTCACCAATATCGGCTTTATCTCTCATGTCTGAGAGAGCCACAATAGTTTGAGTATTGCAACGAAGTACAGTTACGTTAGCATCACCAAGAGTTATTTCGTTTGTAGCTGTGGCTGCTGAAGCTTGGGCATTGTAGCCAACAAGAGTTAAGTTACTTCCAGTTGTTATTGTATTTCCGGCTGTATAACCTATAGCAGTATTGTTATTGCCAAATGTATTTGCGCCTAAAGAACCTCTACCAACGGCAATATTCTGAATGCCTGTTGTATTGGCAATAAGTGCTCCATAACCAACAGCTACGTTACTTGCACCAGTTGTATTTACTGATAATGCTCCATGGCCAAGAGCAGTATTATAACCTCCAAATGTGTTAGCGGCTAATGTTGAAACACCAATCGCTGTGTTATATTGGCCTGTGGTATTTAAAGTAAGAGCTAATGTACCAATGGCTGTATTAAATGAAGAAACGTTGGCGTTAAGAGTATTTCTACCAACTGCTGTATTTTGAGTACCAATTACGTTAGCACTCAAAGCTCCACTACCAATAGCGGTATTGTATTGACCTGTTGTGTTAAGAGCTAGTGCGTAATAACCAAGAGCTACGTTTCTATCACCTATTGTATTTGCAGCCAGCGTTTGGTGACCAATGGCAGTATTGTAAACTCCGGTCGTATTAGCAGCCAATGCATTACTGCCAATTGCTACGTTCTGTGTACCAATCGAGTTAGCAGTAAGAGCATTGTGGCCAATTGCAACATTATCAATACCCGTGATATTCGCATAAAGTGCTTGAAAACCAATTGCTATATTTTGGCGTCCAAATGTATTAGTATCAAGAGTTCTATAGCCAATAGCTACATTATCATTACCAGTTCTGTTGTTCACGAGAGCTCGATATCCGAGTGCCAGATTTCTGTTTCCGAATGTATTAGCACCTAAAGCATCTCGGCCAATGGCGAAGTTATCGGCTCCTGTTGTGTTAACTGAAAGGGCTTGATAACCAATAGCGATTAAGCTTCCAACTGTTGAAGCTGCGGCAGCAGCAAAACCTATTGCTACACTATAATTTCCTGTTACACTGGCTGTTAAAGCGTTGTAGCCAATAGCAACATTACTTGCACCGAATGTATTAGCATCGAGGGCATAACTTCCAATAGCAATGTTGTAAGCACCGGTTGTATTCGCATTTAGCGCATTATTACCAATGGCTACGTTATCAGTTCCAATTGTATTAACACCAAGAGTATTGGAACCAATAGCAACATTACTTACTCCTGTTGTATTGGCATCGAGAGCTTGATGACCAATGGCGATGTTATCGGTTCCAAAAGTATTGGCAATAAGAGCACTAGAACCTATTGCAACATTATATTGTCCTGTTGTATTTGCAGAAAGAGCACTCCATCCAATGCCAACATTAAAACTTGAAACGGTATTATTGAGAGTCAAATAACCAATAGCTACGTTTTGTGCACCAGTAAGATTGTTTGTTAAAGCGGATCTTCCAATAGCGACGTTAACATTACCCCATGTATTTTTGCCACATGCATCATATCCGATAGCAACATTATGAGAACCTGTTGTATTGTCATAAAGTGCGTAACTTCCAATAGCAGTATTGTAAGCACCAATTGTATTGGCACTCAATGTGTTAGCACCAACCGCAGTATTATCCCCGCCAGTTGTATTCAAAGTAAGAGATAGATAACCAACAGCTGTGTTTCCTTGGCCTGTTGTATTGGCTTTAAGCGCTTGATAACCAACTGCAGTCCACCAGCCGTTCGCCATATTAGCAACGTTTAACGCTTCATGACCGATAGCCACGTTTCCTGAACCAGAAACATTTGCACCTAAAGTATTATATCCAATAGCGACGTTATCAACACCGATTGTATTTGCTTGAAGTGCAGCCCAGCCAACAGCGACGTTGTTGTTGCCTGTTGTATTGCTCCAAAGTGCACTAACTCCAATGGCTACGTTATAAACTCCGAATGTATTGAAATACATTGCATTGGCGCCAACGGCTGTATTTGAATAACCTGTTGTAGTTGAATATAATGCTTGATAGCCAATAGCGGTATTCCAGCTAGTTGTGTTCGTATAAAGAGCTTGATGGCCAATGGCGGTATTGTTAACACCGATTAAATTTGTATAAAGTGCTCGATAACCAACAGCAATATTGTTTTCACCTGTTGTATTGGCATTTAATGCATAAGCTCCAACAGCGGTATTATAACGAGCGATTGTGTTGTTTGTTAATGCCCCAGCACCAATGGCTGTATTGTTTGTTCCGGTTGAGTTGGTTCCAAGTGCAGCAGCACCGAAGGCCGTGTTTCTATCACCTATATCGTTATTATAAAGTGCTAAATATCCAACAGCAGTATTTCTTACTCCAGTTGTGTTGCTTGTTAAAGCACTGTTTCCGATTGCTGTATTGAAAGCACCAATTGTATTTGTTTGAAGTGAAGCATATCCAACCGCAGTATTACTTGCGCCAGTTGTGTTGCTTAATAAAGTATTGCTTCCAACACCAACGTTATAGTTTCCAAAAGTATTGGCACTTAATGCATTATTACCAATACCAACATTCTGAATACCTGTTGTATTGGCATCAAGTGCGGCATTTCCAATTGCTAAGTTGGCCACACCAGTAGTATTAAGTGTAAGTGCATTGTAGCCAATAGCAATGTTATAATGTCCAAATGTATTGCTATAAAGAGCTTGCCATCCAACAGCTACGTTATGATTTCCAGTTATGTTGTTAAACATTGCTTCGTTGCCAATTGCAACGTTATCATAACCATAAGTATTGGATGACATTGCGTTATAACCAACAGCTGTATTTTGAAAACCAGATACGTTTGCAGCTAAAGTACCAAGGCCGATTGCTGTGTTATAATTACCTGTTACATTGTTGCCTAAAGCGTTGTAACCTAAAGCAGTATTGTAATTTCCAAATGTATTGTTATGAAGCGCATAATAACCAACGGCTGTATTTTGTGCACCGGTTGTATTGACCAATAATGCTTGAGAACCCAATGCTGTATTGCTTGCAATGTCTCCAGCACCCAAACCAATTGTGAGCGAATGAACGGTAAGATCATTTGCAATTGGCTCTAAGAAAATTGATGCACGAGTTACTCTCTTCTTATTCCAAGAATCTGCGCTATCTTCAATAATGAATTCATCAAGATCAACTACTGGTGTTTTAGCATCTACGACGTGAATTTCATTTGGCACATTTGTATGAAGAGCGTAAATGTCTGTAATTGTTGTTGCTAATTCAGACGCGCGATATGGAAGAACGTGAATCGTATTTGCATCTTCAACAAACAATACTGGATTGCTGAATCCTGTTTCTGGTTCTGTCGCAGTCAAAACACCAGCAGAAGTCGTGCTTACGAAGTAGAATGTTTCAACTGTCAATCCATGAGCTGTTATTGTGAATCGACCAGACTGAGCAGCAACAAAGCTATCAAGACCAGTTACTTCTGTAATAACATGAGTAGCCAACGTTAATGAGTTGTCTGCTAATGCCGCTTTCCAGATACCTGCATCAAAATAGATTGGTGTGAGTACTGTGAATCCATGACCAGTTTGAGCAACAGTAAACGTTGTGCCGGCGCTTCCACCAGATACTAAATCATCAAGTGTATCAAGAGCTTTTTGGACTGTGTCATCTGCTACAGACAAATTATTGTTAAAATTATCTGTATTAACTGAAATACTTGAAGCACTTGTAGCTCCAAGAATTAAGTTGTCTATTGTATCAAGAGCTTTTTGAACTGTGTCATCTGCCGCAGACAAGTTATTATTGAAGTTACTTGTATCTGTTGGTATTGTAGAGGCGGTGGGCGATGGGCCTGCGGCTCCAATAACAGTACCAGTAGAAGTTGAAACTCGGATGTTGATAAAAGTAGCATCAACAAGCTTGATATGTGTGTTTGTAAAAAGACCCGTCGTATTATATAAGAATGTCAAACGATAGATTGGCACAATTTCTTGAATAGCAAGAGCAGCTAAACCAGATAGATTATTAAATGACCATCCAGATTCAGAAAGTGTTGTTGTTAAATTAGAACCCACAGATTGCGATTGACCCATAATCGCAATCAATGGTTGGCTCGTCATGTTTGTTGCACAAAGATATACACAATAGTATCTGTTGGCGGTCATATTGCTCCAACCGCCAGTTGGGTTATTATATTGTGCCGTCATTGAAGCAATTGTAGATGCATCTACAGCGGCTCCACCACTTACACCAAGAAAGTCAGTAGTCGGATTTAATCTTCTCCAAGTATAAACTCCACCAACATAACTATCAATGTAGAATATTGGAATGCGAGCACCAATTACTATGGCATCTCCTGATACCATTCCAGCTACTGTTGCAACCGTGAAAGATGTACCTGTTCCACCAGCTGAAATTGTTGTTGTACCACGAACAATAGTAGTGTTTCCTTGCATAACTGTGACAGCTTGTCCAGTCACAAGTGTGTGTGATGTTGAAAATACTATGGTTGTGTCGTTGGTTCCTACTGTTGCTAATGCCGTAAAACCAAGGAATTGTTCTACCGTAAGAGCCCAATCTGTATATGGAGCTGCAGTTGTAGAAGCTATTGAAGCGTCAGTGTGGACAATCGCATTACGTATATCTTCATCAAAAAATGAGCCGCTAGAAATTTGAACTTGAGCACGTCCAAAGTTGTCGTTTGTATTTCCCGAAAGATTAGTAAGTCCATTGTATTGATTGAAAATAAAACCACTATTGTAAACAGCACCTTGCGCGTGGTTTCTTGCGTGTTGGAAAATATCACGGCCTGCGGTGTGACGTTCTTCACCAATCCATGTGATATTGGTTGTTACTGAATTATAACGAAAATTCCACAAGAGAACATCAGGACTATAAATATCCCAAGGAATTTGTGTTAATACAAGAACTGGAGTAGCAACATCAGTTGTTGTTTTATCGATATATAAGAACCATAGACCTTCAGCGGCAGTTGCACTTATTGTATATGCTGAAATATTTCCAGCAGTAACGGTAAATTTCTTTCCATTAATGTAGTAACTAAAAGAGGTGTTTGCCCCAACAAATGAAATTGTAGCTACAATATCAGGAGCAGAATATGTAATAGCAACTTTAAATTTTCCGCGTTCACTCCATGGAACACCAGTTGCTAATTTAGTGTCAAGGCCGTAATTAACAAAGTTTCTATTTAAAGAACTGATTGTCACATCAGTAAAAGAAGGAGAATCAGTTGTGTTGATTGCTTGATCTGAATGGTAGAATGATGATGTGTCAACATCGCCACCTTGGAGTCCTGATAAACCATTGTGAATAGTTATACCAGAGAAAACCATTGTTGTTGCAGTATCTATCTTTGATGCTGTTGAAGCACCAGTTGCTACAATAATACGTCCAACCAACATGCTGAAAGTTGTAAACAATGCTGGCAAGTTAGAAGGTGGAGTACTTGCTGCGGCATCTGCCAACGTTCCATAAGCGCTTGTTCCAAGAACAACCAAAGTTTGTAAAGAGTTTTGAGTAAGAACACGGTAAATCCAGTTGACAGCGTATTTATTTGGCGTCAGAGCAACAAGATTTGTTCCGTTGTCGTATTGTGAATTATTATATTGTGTAATAGTGGTTGATGTCCATACCCCGGCTGAGTGGTAGTACAAAGTCATTTCTTGACCACCGACATCAGACTTAATGGCATCCAATGTTACATTAGCGGCTCCATACCATACTTTACCCGATGAGATGTTGACAACACGAGTTGCGCTTTCTGTGATAATTAAACTATTTGGTTCTGCATGGAAGCGGTCTGTTTTAACCAATCGATGTGAGAGTTTGTTTGAGAGGCCTTGAGCCATCAAATCCCACATGAGATAATAGATTGTGCCACCATTATTGAAAACAGTCACAATAGGAATTACGTTACTTTGATTGATTGGAGTAACGTCCGTAATCATCTCTACAATAGGATTTCCACTATTGTAGTTGGCTACGATGTAGCTCGTAACTCCAGAAGTCGGATTAAATGTTCCACCTGCAATTTTGTATCTATTCAGCGATGGGCTGTAATATGTGTCATCATCGTAAAGAAGATATTCACCAGTTCCAACTGTTATAGAACCAGCTCCTGTACTTATTGATGGGCTTATAAAAATACCAGCACTATCATAGAACACGTAATCTGGCATTTCTTCGACAGAATCGAAGTATGGGTGCATTACCCCTTCATCTGCTCCCACTTCTATAGCGGCAAAACCAATGTACACACAGTGGTCACGAAGAATTAAGGGCGGTTCAGGAGGAAGTTCTTGGTGACATTCATCTTCATTGTAGTGTTGTACAGTTCCAAGAGTATAGAATACTTCTCGAACATCGCCAATACTTCTATAGAAGTAACGATTTACCCAACGGTTTGCTGTACCGGCGACGGCATTTGTACCATTGTCGTAAAGAGAATTATCGTAGTATGTTTCATGTGTGTATGTCCACACTCCGCCAACGTGATTAACACGTGTAAGAGTATGCGTACTTGAATCAAATGGGTTGACAACTATTGGTGTTACACCGGCATAGACTATCGCACTTGTAACAACAACTGTACGATAATGTGGCGAACTTGATTCACTGATAATGAGTCCTTTGTCGATTGAACGTCTGTATGATACAGTGTTGTACGCCCAACGGTGAATTTTGTTTGCAAGTCCAAGACCAAAAGTATCATCACCAATAGAGTGAATTGTTGAATCTTGTCTCCAACAAACAAAGACGGTAAAAATAGAAGAACCATTGATTAAATATTTATTGGTTTCTTTGCGGCAAATTGGTGTGCCACCATTGTAATCAACAACAACATACTCTTCTGTATTTTCAGTAAAAGTAAGAGTTACTTCAGGAATTGTAAATGCTTTAAGAATTCCAGTATAATCAGCATTAGGATATACAAAAGCTACGAATGAACTTATTGTTGCTGTACCATCATTATTATCTGTAAGTGTAGGTTCGGTAATTGGACCTGCATCTTGTGGAAAAGTAGAATAAGTATTTACTACACCAGCTTCGGCGTATAATACACCATTCTTTGTCAAGAAATTCAAATTGGTAATATTTGCAGTTGTAATATTGCCAGTCGTAATATTATCAGTTGTGATATTGGCAGTGTCAAGATTGGCAGTTGTGGCGCCAAGTGTAGTTATTGTGGCGCTTGTGGCTCCAAGAGTTGTTATGTCGGCTTCTAACGCGTTTAATCCAGCAGCAGAAAGATCAAGAGTATCACCGTCTTGAATTTGCTGCTTAAGACCACTGTTGAGAACTAATGGTTTTCTATCTGCCATAATTTCCTACAATTGAATTGGGTCGTTGATTCGTATATCCAATTTGGTTGTTGTCAAAGCGATTCCAACCAATGTAATAAATCCTGTTGTTGGTGGACTTTCAGTCAATCGTCCACTTGTTGAATCTAAAAAGTAATATGCATCAGGCGTCAGTGCTGCAGTTCCAGTAATACTTGTCCAAACAGCCAATTCTAATTGACCACTTACTTGAACAATAGCAGAACCACCACTCACAACAGAAGCATCATAACAAAGGCCACAAACTTTTGATGCAGCCAAAGAAGTATTGATAGCACGTCTTACGTTGCCTGAAGAATGAATATATAATGGCATTCCTTTTGTAATGGTAACTGCATCGTTGTTTGTCATTGGCGCGGTGATATTCAGATTTTGAACATCACCACTTATGACGTCCCCAGCAGGAAGAACGTATTTTGTTCCATCGATATAAACTAAAGGTCTTCGTGCTGTCATAGTACTATTGATTCCGAAAGATGAACATAAATTCTAGTAGCTGTAATCGCTTGACCAACTTTTGTACTGAATCCAGTTGATGGAGGTGTATCAGAAATTGTAGTTCCATTTAAGAACAGAACTGCACCAGGGTCAAATGTCCATGATGGATTTGTAACTTCACCTTCAGCAACTGCGTCTGCATAATTACCAGCAGCAACATCTTCAGTAAGAATTCCAGCTATGCGATTGACATGATTAAGGTCGCTTGAATCGGCAGGACCACCCATAATGGTGACAACAGAGAATGCTGATAAATCAACGTCACTAATTATTCGTTTAAGAACAGCGGCAGTTGTTAAACTACCAGGGCCAGGAATTCCAGGGTCGCCTTTATCGCCTTTTTCACCTTGAATTCCTTGTGGACCAGCAGGTCCTTGAGGACCCATAGGTCCCTGAGCGCCAGTGGCGCCAGCTGCTCCTTTTTCTCCACGTAATCCATAAGGACCTTGTGGGCCTTGTGGACCCGGAGGGCCTTGTGGACCCGGAGGGCCTTGTGGGCCAGCAGGACCAGCTGGACCTTGAAAACCTTGGAGACCGCGTTTGCCTCTATCTCCTTGATTTCCTTGTTCACCTTGTAATCCCGGATCGCCTTTTACACCACGGTCGCCTTTCGTTCCTTTTAATGTGATTGCGTCGCCCATGGTTTATTTTCCGGTCAAATTGTAAATATTGCCGTCCCTATCAATTAAAGTGGTGATTTGATTTAAAATTTCTTCAGCGCGTGCTTCTATTTCTTGAGGAGATTTTGTCCAATCAAACATGTAGTAAGCATATTTTTCAGAATCTTTTGCGAAAGTAACCAAAAGTTTTGCTGTGAGTTTGTTTTTCTTCAATAAGGAAATAAGTTCATAAAAAAATTCTTGGACATCTTTGCTTTGAACGCCAAATTTTTTTACAAACTTGTCTTGCAACATCTTATTGATGATAATGTAGTTCTTTGTTGGTTGAACCATTACTTGTTCTCCTCAAGACGCTTCACCTTCTGTTCAAGAACCTTAATCTTCGCCCAAAGTATTTGGATGAGTTTATGGTCTCTCGCTATATTATTATATTCATCGCTGAAGTCTGAATTTAATAATTCTTTTTCCGATAATTCATCAATAATTTTTCCCATATCGGAATATTCAACAACTTGTTTAAGTTCGAATTCTTTTGCCATAATATCCCCACTTAATTAATCGTTTTTGAATTATATTGTATGTACAATTGAATTGTTTTGCAATATTTCTTAACGATTTACCTTCATTTCGTAATTTAATAATATTAAACTGTTGTTCATCAAGATCTTTTCTATATTTAGGGTCATTCAATCCACTATTTGGTATTCTTCGAATAGTATTAAAATTTTTAATTTTTCTTATAATTGTACTCTCTGAACAATTATATTGAAAAGCAATTTGTTTATACGTGAAACCTTTTTTACGTAATTTAATTAATCTATTAAGATTAATATCTAAATCTTTTCTATAATTTGGATGATTTTCTCCAGGTTTATTTCCTATACCGCCTAGTGCTACATTATAAACTTTACCAAATAAAGAATAATAAAAAATAAAGTATGATTCCATTTGATTCATTTCATCAATACTATCACAATGCAATAAGATATTCCAAATAAAATTTTCTTGACCATACTTTCTAATTGCTCTATAAAATAGAGTATCTGTATTATAATGCAATGCATGATAAAGATGTTGGTGCATTCTTTCTTTAAGTGTTTTAGATGTAGCACCAATATAAATATTATGATTTAAAATATTTGTTGCACTATAAATAATCATATTAACGGAACAATTCTAGTGAATAATCAAGTATTCGTGCTGGAGTTTTCAAATCAATATAAGAACCGTCTGCTGTTTCTGGCAAATTAAACGACATCAACAATCGAGCATTGGTTGCTTTTGGAATATATCTAATTTGAATAATCGAGCCTGCTGGAGGTGGAATGAAAAATCGAATTGATGGATAAAAATTTTCACCGACTTCTTCATCATCAAAGTTAGGTGGATTTGCGCCAAACACTATCGAGAGGTCGTATGGAGATTTCCACGTAATTCCACCATCATCACTGAAGCTATGAATTGCGCTAGCCATGTGTTCACCAGAAAGAGTGAATATTGTTTGCGCTCCATTAGCAGTAAATGACTGAACTTTTGTGATTTCTGTTTTAGCGCCGATTGTAATGTCATTAAACAAATGAACATTATTTGAACCTTCTTTCCACAAGAGCAACATTGCCGTTGAAGGATTTGCTGGTTCACAATCTTCTTGAATGTAGTAACCGTCAACTTGAAGATTTCCACCAGCTAATGCTTGACCCAATCCATTATTACGTATGATTATTTCATATTGAATATCAGGATTTGGAAGCTTATACCACCAAGTAAATGTCTCAAATGGCAAATCTACATCATCTGGAATATAGAGGTCAAATGATGTGTCATGAATTGCAGCGCCAGATTCTTTTTCAAGAATAACTACACGCGCTATTGGTGCTTCTTCGTTTCTGCGAAATTTTATTCCAATATACTTTGCCATAGTTCCTCGTTAAACTGTCCAAACTGCGATGTCAGTAAGTCCAGCAGATTTGTAATATCCAACACCACTATCAGCTGTTGTACAATCAGGAGCGTAATTGTGATCAGAGCCATACATGTAGTGCATTGCATTTTCACGACCAGCGCCAGCGTTGTATTCCCATGTTGGTGCTTCAACAACAAGATGCTTGAAAATCTTGATATTGTCTATTGTCACAGAATCATTGATGACATGGAATTTGAAAGCGAAATCTCCAGCTGCCCACACTGGAATTGTGGCTGCCCATGTTATTTCAGTTCCATCTATCCAAATTCTTATACGTTCTGTATTTGCATGTAAGCTACCAGTTTGGTCCCACATAACATACACATGGTGGAATGTTGTTCCCAAAGATACAGAGAAATTCGAGAGAGCAAGACGTTCAACAACTGGTAAGCTATTGATGTAAATATCCATGTGTGTTTCATCAAAATAGATGAAAGAGTTGGTTCCACCAAGATAAATAATAAATGCTGCTGTGCTGTTGGTTGCTTCTTCAATTTGAATCCAGAAAGACATTGTTCCTTGAGAGAGCTTATTACCAACAATTACAACGTCACCAATTGTCATTTCATCGAGATTATCAACAGTGAAAGATGTTCCAGTTCCACCTGTTGTGAATGACGTAATTCCTCGAACTGCTGTAGTATTTCCAACCATAACAGTAACAATTTCACCTGGCAAAAATGTTTGTTCGCCAGCAAAAACGATTGTGGTTGAGTTAGTACCGCTTTGCGCAACAAATGATTGTTGATTGCTGTAACCAAATGGATAGACATAACCAACATTTGTATATGCTCCAGTAGTTTGAATACCATAACCACCAAATTCTGTTTTGCCCGCTACAATAGAAAAGTTGTCTTCAGTAATTCCAGTTACAAATGGAGTCTCGACATCTCTTAATGTTGGATTTGAAAGTTCAGCAACAGAATCACATTTACAAAAATAGTTTGGTCTTGGCAATACAAAACGACCACGATTTGGGTCAACATAACATTGTGTTTTTGGTGGTGTTATGTTTGTCGTAGAAAGATCTGCAGCATATACTGCTAATCCAAGACCACCTGCTCCACTGAATCTAATATTTTTCGCATTGTCAACGATACGGAAAAATTTATTATTAGGAGAAGCTGAAAGAGGACCAGAAGCAGCGGTATCATAAATGCCACCTGATGGGTCACCTTCATCTAATCTATCAAAACCGTTATTTGGGTCTTCAGCAACACTCGCATCAAGACGTTTACCATACTGATAATGAGTTCCAGCAAGAACTCCAGCATATGCAGCATCTTTTAAAACTTCTTTAAAGCCAATATAACCTTCAGCATATTGAAAATTATTTGCAGCTTCAAGTTGAATTTGTGCGTTTGGTGCAGCTGTTGGTGGACGAAGTTGCCATGCCGCAGTTTCAAGAACACCACGTTTGTAATAACCAACGCGAGGGTACCAAAGATTTACGAATGTTGGATGCAAAAAGTTTTCATCATTACCAGTATATTCTGCTCCAGGAGCACTTAAGACATGATTCCAAACTTTGACATTATCAACATAAACAACAGCGTCAGTTTGAATGAGTGAGTGATTTTGTAATGTTCTTATTTGAAGATCGTTTACATTAAAATTGAGACCGCTCAAACTCATTACTGCTACATTATCAATATAAACTGTAATCGTAGTGGATGCTCCAGTATCAGTGGCTGAAGACCATGTCACAGCTAAGTGATGCCATGCGTTACGAAAATTACCAGCAGTAATAGAAACTTCGCCAGCGCCGTTGATATTATATGCGTAACGTTGTCTTGCCCAAATAAAGTTTATGTCCGCAATGATACCAATGTATGTTGATGCGTTGAAATAAACATACAACATTGAATTGGACCATGAGCCTTGTGTTAAATAGAACCAACATGTCAACGTACCTTTACCAAGGTTTTGTGACAATGTGAATGGTTTCAACGTAGAATAAGAATCACCCCAACCATTATGATAATGGCGATACGCATAACCATATTTTCCTGGTTGAAAATCAAAGATAGCAGTTCCGCCCAATGGAAAATTAGAGCCGGTAAGAATAGTTGTTGGCATGCTATTTCCATATTGGATTATTGGGTAAACCCAAGAGCTTGTTGAACTTAAATTACTCCAGAAAATAGGACGCGGAAATAAAAACTTTCCTCTTTGAACATCAACATAAAATTGATTTGCTGGAGGTGATATGAGTTGGTTGTTTGCAAGAGTCAGATTTTTTGCAACTGGGCGAAGTCCAAGAGCACTTTTGACGTTAGTTCCTGCACTGTTCATGACACGAAAATATTTATTTGCGGCAAAAGCAGATGCAGCGTTTTGTGTATCATAAATGTCATAAATAGATGGACTACCGTCTAGATAGTCATCTAGGCGGTAATCAATATTTTCTCTCAGTGATCCAACACTTCCAAGAAGCGCAAGACCACCACCGCTTTTATTTCCAAAAGTGCCGTAACCATAATAGTTATTAAGTGCACCTTCAGATAATACAGCAGCTGGTGGATTTGAGCCCGTACTCCAATCCCACGCATCTGCATTATATTCTATTGATGCATCAAATATATCGAGTGCTTTTGTTCGCATGTCCGCCTCTTAAATTAACGTTCTTGTTGCAGGGCCACCATCATCTTTAATAGTAGCTCTATAATAATAATATTTAGGGTCATCACAAATAAAGTCTATTGTTTCGTGCTGACATCTATTTTTTTGTTGACCAAAATGGAACATTTGATTTGAAGTAAAAGCAATTCCATTCTTAGAATCAAAATCAACTTCTGACGCAGTAGTCAAGAATCTTGGTATTGATGTAGCTGTTATGTTTTCATAAATTGACCATTTATCCAGCATTCCAGTTGTTGCTTGAACAAACAATTGCTTTTGAATTACTCTTGTGGATGTGCTTGTACCAACGAAGATTTTATCTTCAAAAATATTTCCATTGTAAGTCGTAAATGAAGCGACTCCATCGTTTTTATTGGCAACTGGGTCTACTATAGAAATGGTGTTTGTTCCTGTGCCAAAAATAATTGGTCTGTGTTCCCAAATATTTCCAACTCTCCAGCAAGGAGAATTAGTAGCGATATCAACCATTGTTGTTACGCTTGGAACGGTAACATCTGTATATTCAGCACTTGTAAGAGTAGTAGTAATTGTCCAAACTGGTTTAAGTGCTCTTCTCAGAGTTGTGGTTCCATTTGTTCCAAATAAATATCCAGATGCAGGAAGCCATGGTGCTCCAATACCAGTAACTCCAGAAATAATTCTTTGTGGCGTTCTATTACCAAAACTATCCCAGTTAATTATCAACATACTCAATGTGCTGTTTGTGTTGATAATGACGAATGTTTTAGGATTCATTTCAGAATAATCACTAGAATCATTCTTACTGAATGTTCTTGCAATGATTTTTGAACTGATTCCTGTGCTAGAGAATGTAAATCCGTTATCGGCAACGCCTCTCACATAACCATTTCCACTGTTCTTGACTGAGAATGAACCATTAAATGATCTACGATAATATGTTGCATTGTCGCCAAAGTAGTATGAAATACCAGACTTAAGATCAAGCATGAACATTCCAAGTGTTGTACTTCCATTACTTTCAACAACATCCCAGAAAATCATGTCGTGATCGATACAAAGATTTCCAACATAATAGTAGTCATGATTCGTTTTTGGACCAGCGAGATAACAATTACTTAAGTCAGCTCCACCCATCTTCAAGTTTTGAACACGAATTTTAGTAACATCATAACGATAGTTGCCTGAGTTGTTAACGTCACTTAAAAATTCATCAAGATGGAATAGTAAAATACCAGCAGCTTGATATCCAGAACCGCCTACAAATGGACTGCGATATGCGTATGCCATGTAACTATTATCAGGGCAATTCAATTGATCATCGAATTCGCTTGGATTAAAAAATCTACTTGCTATCGGTGTTTTATCAACAATAGTATATGTGCTTGTAATGAGGTTATTGTCATCAATAAATGTATTGACTTGCATAACATCATTATTTTCCAAGCTTTTAACGACTACGAAATTATTACCAGTTTGAAGAGCAATAATATCTCCATTTTCATCAAAGTCGATACCGTTGATATTTGTTACAGCGGCAGCAACAACAAATGGAACATTATATACGTGTGATCTCCACCATGCTGAATTGGATTGTTTTATAACTGGTAACACATGAATTTGTGATGAAACAGCGGTGTCTCCAGATACAACAAATATTTTTCCTGATTTGTATGCCAATCCACGATATGTTCCGCCTGTGACTGGTGTATCAGGAAGTTCATAAACATCAGCTGTCCATGCTGGTGTTCCTAGTGGATCTTCAAGAGTTCCAATAGTCGTGCTTGTTGCTTCAAGAACATACATGATACTGTCATCATAGTTCCATGCAAGCGCCACTGGACCACCAGTTGGAGTAGCGGTAGCTGTAAAGTCTCCACCGCCTCCACTTATTGCGTAACTGTGAGCATCATCAAAAACAAGACCACTTGTTAATCGATATGAGATATAAAGTGTTCCACTATTATCAGCCAACACGAACATATATTCATCACCATTTATTGTGACGAATTTAATATCAAAGATGGTTGTTACGCCAGTGATGCTGATGTATTGTGGTACTATACTTTGTGGATTGAATTGATAAACTCTAAAGTTGGTATTATTGGCTGTGTAATAATAACCATTAGCATCAACTCCGCAAGCAGTTGAATTAGATAGAACAGTGCCTGTAGTTTTAAATCCACCAATTTGATTTTCAGCCCACAGTCCACTTACAAGAGAACGTTGAGCCAAGAATTTTGCTGTGCTTCCAGCAACAGCCTCAAGAATATCACCACGTTGGTTAATTGTAATACCGCCACCGGTTGCTACTTCACCTTCAGCAAAATCAAACAATCCAGAGCAACGAGCAATGTTTGTACTTGCGTCGTAGTCATCAACCAAGTTGACTTTAAATATTTTGGCGCAGTTTGCTGCAGTGTAGACCTTGATAAAAAGATCAGTACCGGTTTTTGCCAAAGTCATATTGGCGTTATTTAAGTTAGCTGCACCAAGTATAACAATATTTTCGAGTTTGTTATAAAATGGAGCGCCAGTTGCGGCAAGATCAGATTTATTTCTTCTGACGTAATCAACAGCATTAGGAGTAGAAGCGTCTTGTTGAAGCAATCCTATTGTTGCATCACCATCGATAACAACATCGTGCCATGCAGTATTGGCTCCAGAAGTTGCTGTAGCGACATACAACGATGTGTCAACAGTTACAGTCGAACCATTGGCGTATTGTGTTGTGTTTCCTATTGTGCCGTTGCTGTTAATAGGAATTTTGTACAACAAGCTTGTTCCAGATGGAGAAGCTCCACTTGGCATTGCAGCTATTGTCATAAACAAGAAGAATCCATCAGATGCAATTCCATGATATGTTTTTCCTGCGGCTGATGTTGGCAAGTACCAAATACCACCAAAGTGAACTGAACGACCATCAAGCGTCAATTTGATAATTGCACCAGCGGCTGCAGCTCCAAGATTGGTGATTAACCAATAACACTGATTTACTGGGTCATAAGTAAAACCAGCCATAGCGTGTGCAGATGGAACGATGTCTGCTAATTGATATTTAGCAACAACTTCTGCCATATAAGTTTGGTGACGTGGTCTCCAATATCCTTGTTTGTATGCGAGAAGACTTGCTTCAATACCTTCTTTCCAGTTCAGATTTGAGCTACCATCATCCATGATATCTCCAGGTTTTGCTAATCCATGAATTGAATTAGCACTGGTGTTTTCTATGGATGTGAATGTATCAAGAATGTAGTTGCTTGTTTGAGAAACACGACCACCAAGAAATGATACAGAAGTCATCAATTCCATTACTTGACGAGTCAGTTCATCTGATTGACTTGAAAGATCATCACAACGTTTTGTGAGCGACTGATTAACGTCGTAAAGAGCGAAGAAAGATGTTTTCGTTGTAAGAACAACAAGACCCTCAGTTACACCCAAACCATTGTTATCTTTGAAAGTCAACATGATTGGTTGAGCGATATCAGGTTTGTTTTTGGTAATTTTACCAGCAACTGTTGCACTCAAGTAGTAGATGGTATTCTTTACAAGATTGTTGCCATCTTCATCAGTTATATTTGGAACGTAAATATCCGTTAATGTACCAATATTGTTGATGTAACCAATACTGATGATCTTGAATTCAGTGTCGCTAATGCGCTCGATAACCATTGCATCTCCAACATAGTGGAAGTTATCAGCGACAGCTTTACACCAACCAAATTGTGGGTTGATATTTGTATCATAGCGAACGACATCACCTGGTTGGAAATTGTAGTCACCAATTCCAGAACCTGAAGTCAATTGGTATGGAGATATGTTGATGATAGCTGTTGTGCTACCACTCATTGTAGCGGTTGCTGGGTTGACCAATTGCTCAATGAGCATTTGGAGATTCCAGATTTCACCATTCATTCTTTCATGGTGAACATCATCTGTCCATATAGCACCAGTAAGAATGCTATTGTAGTAATATGTTAGCCAAATATCTTCTGGTTGTTCAGCTAATGAAGTGTTGAATGAGATAATACCATTCAAAACGTCGACATAAGCATGACCACTTGTTGTTGGTTCCGCGTATGCAGCGCCTTCTAGATTGTGTGCTTCAAGAACGAAAGAGCCAAGATTTCTTCCAACACCGTAATACAAGTTACGAGCTTCAGAATAAACAGTAATGTCGCCAAATTTATCTTCGATCTTGAATACTTGGTCTCCATTGATCATCAATGGATATAAACCAGCATTTGAAATTACCGTAGCTTTAATGTACGAGTTAAGTGTTTGTCCTTCGTTACCAGTTGATGGCGTAGTATCAGCCGCCCATGTCGTATCCATTGTTACGATATTTGGACGAATGCCATATTCCATGTAAGGAATATTTCTATCTTTGATACTTACACGCGCGAAGTACCATTGATTAAGATTAAGACGAATCTTAAATGGAAAATCTACTTTTGCATATCCACCAAAAGTTGCTGGTGGGTCTGGCATGTGGTAGAACAATCTATGCGAAGCGTATGGCGTTGCAAGATAAAAATCATCAATGTCAATATTGCCACCATAATAACTTCCAGCAGTCAATCCCAATGTTGCAAGAGCGCCAGTTCCTTCGGCTATTGTGAAGCCGTATGTGGTTCCAGTGTGCAAGCATTTAAAAGCGATGGTATCTTCTTTATAACGTTCTGCAATAACTCCACTAGCTCCAGCAGCGGCCAACTGTGCAGTAATATGAGCAATAGCCAATGTTAGAGTAGGACAGTTGACATTCAGTGTTATAGTCAAAACACCGGTTGTAGTTCCATTATAATCTTGGTTAATTGTGAATGTCTGATTAACTGCTGCCCAGTTATGTCCATTTGTAAGTGTGACAGTTCCTTTAGCTTTGGCATATGTAGGTGAAACGTCTTGACCGTCTACAGGAGTTTCAAGTGGAGCATTGATACCTTGACCAGCATCTGGGTCAAAGAGATTTGTTCCAACGGTTCCAGCAGCCAAAAGAATACTTGATTTGCTACCAGCGATATTTGATGTACAACGAATATCTCCATCTACAATTTCAAAGAGACACATAGTTGAAAGATCAACTGCTACGTGAGGACCAGCAGGAGCAACATAGCGATATACTTGGCCCAAATTACCATTCAAAACATCAAGCAAGTTGCCAAATGTGAATGGGCTTCCAAGACCTGTAATTGAGAAGAAATATTCTTCTGTGCTTCCTCCATCAACAGTCAATGTAAAATAAAATGGTTCAGGAGCGGCTGGGAGTAATCCAGTACTCAGACCAGAAACAATTCCAACCAATCCAAATTCTTGATAACCGTATGTAGCATCATGATATGGAAGAGAAGAAATACCAGTATGAGTTGAATATGGATATTGTTCTGCGTAATCAATTTGATTATCTGCAGTTTGTGCGTTCAAAAAGTCTGATGTGATATCAGTACCAACAAGAGCAATTGTTGATGCTTTAAAAATCAGAATCTTAGATGTCGTATCAGGAGTAATAGGAAGTGTTTGAATCTTAATGACATGACTATCATCACCAACTGCAACGTCAGTAATCATAGAAACTTCATACTGACCTTTTCCCGCTACGATGTAAATAAAATCTCCAGCCATTGGTGGGTCAAATGGAGATGGAGAAGTAAAGTCTTTGTTGTTTGCTGTGAGTTGTGTAAAATCAGTATAAACATCAAAGTCAAGAGTCAATGTAGTATAAAGTCCTGCTACGCTGACTGTTGTAATTGAGCATTGACCAAAGTTATTTGCATCAACAAAATATTGTGCAGTGTAGATATGAAGTTCAAGACCTTCTTCAGTACGTTTGTTACCATCAACTACGATTGTCAAAGAACGAAGTTCAATGTCTGTTGCGGCTGCGTAGTCATCAAGAATTTCTGTCATTCTAAACGGGAATGTCAGTAAATCTCCACGAGCAAGATCAGCACGGAATTGAACGTCAGGAGTTTGTGGGTCTATACGACCAGATGGGTCAAGGTGACAAATGGTTTCAAGATCATATTCAAAACGAGTGTAGTTATATTGTGCAGCACTTGTTCCAGTATAAAGATCGAGAGGAGTTCCATCTGGTTTTGTAAATTGGACCGTGTCATGCAGTGAAGAATAAAATCCGCCAAGGACTTTTTCAAATGCTTGAGTATGAATGAGGTGTGCGGTTTCTTTAAAACCGCCAAACTCAAATACTTGATCGTGTTCAACATACTTAAAAGTTCCAGCATCATTCTTAAATAACACTGACCACAATGGATATGTATCTTTTGTGGTTGTGATAGTTTTAGAGAGAAGAGTATGTCTTGCTGGAATAGAATCAGTTTCTTCTCCTTCAATGTATTCCAAGTAAGGAACTAATTCAGGATTTGCAGTGTCTTTGAAAACAATACGAATAAGGTCGCGTCTGTACCAGTTTAATGTATGAACAATTGGAGCATCAAACACAGAAGTTTCTGCGAGTTCATACACACTGTAGACTGAATTGCTTTCGTGTAATTTTGCCGCTCCACCAGTAATTGTATTCTCTTTGAGATTGCCAGTGTATGTTCCAGCTGTTATTCCCAATGTAGCTAATGCGTTTGGTGAACCAGTAGCTAGAACAAATCCATTATAGTCAGGGGTGTTGATAACAGCAGGGTCAGTTTCAACGAGGCCACGAATATAAATGCGATTGTATGCATCTACTCTTGCTTCAACATATTCATCAATGTCTTGAGCAATAAATTGTGTGTTGATTGCAGCGGCCACAGCTGCAGCATCTGCGCAATTTGTTGAAAGAGTTATAGTTTTGACTGCGCCTAAAGAACCATTACTACGAATTTGTATTGTGAAGTTTTGTGATACAGAACTCCAATCATGACCACTTGTAAGAACTACAGTTCCATCGGCTTCTGATGAATATCTAAATGTGTAATCAAATTGGTAATTTGGAGATGGAAGAATACCTTCGCAAATAACACGGTTGATACCATTGATTTCATTATTGATAGAGTTGTCGTTCTCTATCAAGTCAATCAACATATCCAAAATGCCTTGCGTAGTAATGTCTGCTGCGTAAGGAATGGCACGCAACAACTGTCCATCATCGGTTCCACTTCCAATTGCTGTGCTTAAAAGACCGCGAGCAAGCGGAACGTAGTATGTAGAATTACCTACGATTTTGTAAATCTTATTTCGCAAAGTAGCCATTATTATTTACCTTCTATTTTTATCCGATTGGAGCAAGAACGGTCCAAGAAATAAAGAATGCTGTCAATGGGTTTTTATCGAAGTTATATGCAGCATCCAAGAATAATGCAGAAAACATATCATCTCTTCCATTAAACAAGAATGCTTCACGATATTTGACATATTGAGTAGCAAGAGTTGTAACACCGTTGCCATATTGACCAGCCATATTTACAGAGAATGTTGCACTGTAATCATCAACAAAGTCAACATCACCATCGCGATATTCAACATCAGAAAGAACTGGATAATAATCTCCAGCTGTCATGTTGTTATAACGAGTAGAGAGTGTTGTTCCTTGACCGACGTTAAAACCATCGCGAGGAACCACTGAGTTAATGACATTATAAGTTCCACGATCGTATGAGATAACGATTCTTGTATAACGTGAACCATAACCAGCAACTTCTTCAAGTTGGAATTTCCATGTGTTGTCATTGTAGTCATAGAAAAGAAATGTCTTTGAAGAATCTCCAGCTGTAATTAAGTTAGCGCAGTTTGGAACAGCATTGTAAGTATCAGTACGAGCAGCTGGTGCCATGACTTCATTAGAAGCAACTGTAGCTTCAGTAACAACAATATGAGGATTGATAGCACCTCTTGTATAAGAGTGAACATCAGTCAGTGTTGTTGGGTCGTAGAAGTAAATTGTTTCAAGAAGCGTAAGTCCATTGAAAAGTTCGACTTTTAATGTATTATGCGAAGGAGGATTATCTTGAAGAAGTCCACCGCCGGTTGTTGCATTTCTTATTGGGAAAATCTTGATGTTGGATGTGCTTCCAACAACATAGTTACCAGCAATATTCTGAATTTCGTATGCTACAGAAGCGACTGCTTCTCCAGAAATAGTGTCATTCACACTACCACCTGCATAGCGAGTTCCTGGAGTTCCAGTTACTGGTGTACATGCGCGAACTGAAGGCTCTGTCAAACTGTAATAAAGAAGCTTGCTTGGAGTTCCAGAAGAAAGATTGTTGCTGAATCGCATGCGAGAAATTTTGAGGTCGGCTGGAGCAATTTGTCCTATATGAGGAGACTGTCCTTGGGAAATGAGGCGAATCAAATTGCTTTTTGATTGATTGACCAATGTGTTGCATTTACCAAGAGATTGGCCTCTGACGCCTGTGCGAATGTCATAAGGAATTATCTCTGCGTATCCGCGCAGTGGTCCCATATCATCAACAAGTTTGGATGGATTTTCACCTTTACGAAAAGCTTTATTCCATGCTTTGCTTAATATTCTCATCTTTTTCATGTGTCACCTTGTATTGTTTAATTGAAAAGGAAGAATCATTCAATTTACTTAAATTATCTTTAAAAGTAAAGTCATCCTTTTCTAAATTTTTCTTAAATAATAATGATAATAAATTCATTGTTGCAACTCCGGTAATTCTTGTTCGGTAATAACCATGAATTTACCACCGTATAAGTTTTTTGCGGCATTCAATTTAGCTTGAGTTTTCAAATCTTTTAATTGCCATGATGCTTTTAGTTCTACAATACTATTTTCTCTTGGCAAATAAAAATCAGGATAATAGTAATGCTCGTTATCTTCAAAAACATATTTTACTCTAAATTGTTTATTGTCTGCTCTGTCATAAGGAATTTTATATTCATCAAGAAACTTCATGAAATTAAGTTCGTAAGAAGATTGGTAATGAATTCCATTGTGGATACCATTTTTACTTTTGAGTCGTTTGTTATTTGGTTGCCAAGACTCACATAATTTTTGCTGGTGTTCTTTAGAACGTTTCTTACCTTTAAGACTATTACTTAATTTTTGTTTATGTTCTTCTGAAAGTGGTTTATGATTTTTACCCAAACAAGCTTTACTTAAGTTTTGTTTATGTTCTTCAGAAAATGGCAAACGTTTTTTTCCTAAAAATGCTTTACGTATTTTTTGTTTAGTTTTTTCTGATTGTTTGTAACCTTTTGGTGGCACGTTAATTACCTATACAGAATTATATTACATAGTTAAGTAAATATTCACAATGCGCTGTGCCATGGCAGCGGTGATTGAATATGTGGTCGCAAGATATGCAAGTGTGTCTGCAATAGTATGAGTTTGCAGATAGCTGGAATACAAATCACCAACATTTTCTATATTAAGTACTTGTAAATCATTTTCATTAAATATAACACCTCTGTCATAACGTATTCCAATAGAATCTGCTTCAGCATCATCATATTCATAAATGGTGTCATATTTCAATGGTTGTTCAAGAAAATCTTGAAGTTCTACAAATCCACCAAATACAACAGCATCTGTCATTGGACGAAGGTGTTCAATCAATAATCCACGGTTGTCGCCAAAATTTGTAGCACTTAATGAAGTTCCATGCCATGGTCCTTCATAATCATGATCCAAATTAGTAGGGTCTCCAACTGGCATTACCCAATATGGAATTCCTGGATTTACTGGTGTAACAGACAAGGGAGTCATTGTAGTAAAAACATCGGCTTCATTGAGGTAGAATCCACATAATGCAATATAATTTGCTACATAGAAACTGGTAATTTCATCTCTCAAAATATATTCAGGAGCTTCTCCAACTGTTGTTGTCAAAAATTCTCCAGGATATGTGGTACCATCAATCTCTGTTGAAATAAGACTGATTTTAAACATTGTCTGAAGATATTCAATATGATTTGGTTTTAGCCATTCAAGATATTGAAGCATCAATACACGTTCGTAATCGGCGTGTTCAGATGATGGGTGACTCAATAAGTCTGCTTTTAATGAAATAATTGGGCGAACATAAACAGATTTTTGGCAGTAATTGTATTTATTGCCAGGACTAACATCTTTTCTTGGGTCAATATGAGGAACTTGAATATTGTCAACTGGAGTTCCGTCTGTCGTATAAGCAAAGAACGTAGAATTTTCCAAGTCGTCTGGATTTATTTCAATCAAATTACCATCAGCGTCAAACCAGTGTTCGAGCATTTCAATGTCATATCCCATGGCTCCAAAAAATAATTCATACGCCAATTTGGTTCCACGAGCTTTGATGAGGTCCATCAAGTTGACAAGCAACTCGCGATACATTTTATTGTACGCATATTCCCACTTGGTGCCATCATACATTGCTTTCTTTTCAAATCCGAATGATCGACCGACAATATTTAAAAATTTATCTTTGATTTGAGAATGATCATTGATGCCTTGAATGTCTGCTTGATATGCATAGAGAATATCAAACAACTCGAACATCGTTTTCAGCAATATTTGGAAGCGAGTATTCTTTTGATAAATATTATAGTCGAATGTTGTGAGACCCGCGAGAGCAAAATTGTCTCTTAAGAATCCTTCGTAAATCAAAATTTCTTGTTTGACAACAAGATCTGAATAATAAGCTCCTATTTGGCATGTGCCAATGGCAAGCATATATAACTTGTAGACATTTGATTCTACTCTTGCAAACGCATTGCGGTCAAAAACATTCACATGTAAATTGACATTTGATGCGGCCAAATATGTGAAACTATCTTCGCTGAAATATAATGCTACTTTAAAATCATACGACGTATTGGCTATATCCAAAAAACTGGGTTGTCTTACGTCGTTTTTGAAATAATGTATTTGAAGTTTTGGATATTCGGCTTCTTGAAAAATTAAAAATTGTTCGTTGACTTCCAGATGTGTTCCATCTGCGGTTATAAATACTGCATCAACAGTAAATGTTCCAACACCTAATGGGTATAACCAACGTTTAGATGCAGCCACTGTGTAAGTAGCAATAGAACCATGATTGCTGATTGTAAGATTAGGGTCAGTAACTGGAATTTCAGTTTCAGTCGAAGGATTGGTGCACAAAAATACCTTGAACTCGTAAGGAGAGTTCTTGATATTAAGAAAGCTTAATTGTGCTACTTCATTGTAGTAAGTTACAATCTTGAGTTTAGGGTACATATTATGCCTTCAATTCTTCAGAAACTGCGCTAACCAAAATTTTATATTTATCAGAAAGTCCAGACAATTGTGTCTTACTGTTTTCCAATAGTCTCAATTGTTCATAAAGCTCTTCACTTACGAATTTGTATTTATATTGAGTTACTGTTGTAAATGGAGAATCTGTATCTTCATTATTGTTGATAGTAATATCAATTATGCCGTATGTTGAAGCAATTTTTGCAATTGAATTTTTGATGATTTGTTTTGTCATCAGTGAACCAATTGTGTGCTCATGATTTTGATTTGCATAATCGAAGTCAAGGTTAAGTTGCTGTTTTGCTGCATCAACCGCTTCAGCTACACCATAACCACGTTTTACTGTGAGTGAAACTAAAATTGGTCGTGGTTCAAAAGTAACTTTCTTAATGATATTCTCAAGACCAATAAGACGTTTGCTTGTGTTGTTTAAAACTGCAATAAGACTTGCAGCTTCACCTTCTGGATAATATGGGTTTGGTTCATAATCAATTGCTACAGTTTCGTACGTCTTTTTGTGATAATGAATTTTGAGGTATGCAAATGTTGCATATCCTTTGACATAGTATGTTATTCCAGAATTTAGAACTCCATCAATGAACTTAAATACGATAGCACGATTTGCGCGCTCATATCTATTACCTGGATTTCCTCCATTGGTATAAGTCATATCAACAACGCTTTCAACTGTTTCAGGTGTTTCAAAAGTATTGTTAATGAGACTATCTTCGATATTGAGAATCTTGGCACTTTCTACAACACTTAATAATCCTAAAGCGTCTCTGTGAATGAATTTTACCACAATACTATCTCCAATAGAAATGGTATTGTTTTGGTCTGAAGTCATAGTCAGAGTCACAACTGCTCCAGTGCTTGAAGTAATGTCGTATGTGTAATTACCACTTGATTCAAGAAATTCTATTGGAGTAAATTCAGTATCTTCTTCATAAACACCAGGAGATGTTTCAATCAATCTAACAATATCAACACGATAAATTGTTGGATATGCGGAATCATACACTGGAGTAGTCACGTTGTTCAAAAAGTTGATAGTAATTTTGGCTGCATCATAATCAAATTTACTTACAGTGGTGTCATTGAAAATAATTGGAGTTACATTATCAATTGTACCATTGGTGTCTTGTAATGAAGAAATATTTGCGAATGTAAGCGTCTCAAGTAGATTATCGCCCGAGTCATACGCTTCAACGGTCATACTTTCGGCTTCAAAGAGACGATACAAATACCCATCTTCATCGGTCAAAATAATATTGATAGATGGTCCAGTAACAGAAGCGTGATTGACGACAATACCCAATGAATCATGTAATCTCGTTTCAGTTACTTCATAATCTTGTTTGAAATTCAATGTCAAAATATTATCATTGTATTTGTATGTGTTGCCAAGATCAAATACCAAACCAGTTTCATTTGTTGGGCGATAATTTTTCTTCTCAAAGCCAAGAAATAAATAAATATTATATTGCGGATCTGATACCGTATCAAGAGTTCCATTATCGCGAATAGTGATTTTTGAACTTGAACCAGTTAATGGCGAATTGATTGTGATTGTTCCAAGTGCGCCATTATTTATATTGGCTGTGTAAGTGACAAACTGGTAATTAACATAAGAACCAAATATTGTTCCAGCGTTTGCAGCAATGTCAGCTACGATTGCGGCTTGAAGTTCTTCTGCATATTCTTTGTAAGTCTTGATTCCTGTTGTCATGATGATTGTGAAAATATAAGGAAAGACATCATAATCAATTGAGAATACCAGCTTATCGTTTCTTCCATAAGCATTATTCACAACTAGAATAGTACTGAATTCATTTGAGGTTACTGTTGCATGTTCAGTAAGCGCTGAACTTGATGAGTAACCCTGATTTTTTTGGTCAGTAACGTAATTTGAATTAAACACAACCGAGTCAACAATGCGGCCATTGATGTCGTATGCATAGGCTCTTAAAGAACCAGACAGAGGATATTTATTTTCTGGAATGTACGAAACGTATGTCATTCCATTGATGTCAGGATAAACAAAGTCTGTTACTTCCTCACCTTCTACGACTTCACCATGCGCACCAACAACATTACAGAAAGTCTGCAGTGCTGCTAAAAATTTTACGTTGTATGTATCAGCTGTATCAGAAGTCTCGACATCTGGAAATTCAAAATTAGCAAAATTTCTGATTGGTACTATACGATGGAATGCATGAAGTATAGGAACATTTTCAAATGTTGGGTCGTCTGTATAAAGAGGTGACAGAAGTTCATGTTTAATAACACGAGAATACAAAGCTGTTTGAGCATCTGTAGCATCAATAATTGTTTTATCGCGTCCAAAACGGTATGGTGCAAAAATTTGTGCTCTAAAGAGATCTTCACGATCTGCGCCACCAGTAGCATCATTGGCGTTTGTCAATGTGGCAGTAAGAATACGCCCGCCGCTGATGTTAATTGCAAGTTTGTAGTTAATCATTCCAGAATTAACATTGGTTCTTTCACCACCACCAGATCTTCCAAAGACGCGAATGTATTTTCCAATGTGTTCATCTTCAAAAGCACCACCAAAAGATTCGTTACCAAACAGAATCTTTGCAGAGCCATCATAATTGTATTTTACCGTCCAGTGAGGAGCGCCACTTGATGTTGATTCTGGGAAATAAGGTTCAATATAAACTGGTTCAACAACAAAGCTGTCAGTGTATGGCAATTCTACTCTTGCACCAGCAGCAGTAATAAAGAAAACACGAATTGAATTATCAATGATGTCAGTATCGGCAATATTGATCACGAAGTTTTCTTTCATCTCTGCAGTAATTTCATATTCATACGCAAATGTAGTTCCAGCATATGCCATTACCACAAAGTAATCTCTGAATTCTACAGTAGGAGTTACAACGATATTATCAAAATAATTAAATTTGCCATCATTATCTTTCTTAATCAATTCAAATGAAACACGTTCGCCATTTGGGTTTGTACCATAAACGGTTTGGAATTTTGGAATGACTATGGTTTCATTAAGAAGATCATTTTCAATTATGGCTTGTAATTCAACTTCAGAACCTGTGCACTGTTGCAAATCAACACGCATATCCATGAGGTTGTCGTTAATAGCTTGTGGAGAAAATGCTTGATTGAGAAACTTTTCTTTTAATTGGTGATTAGCACTCTTAGCGTTTTTCTTGGCCAAAAAGACGCCCATTTCCATAATCATTTGGAATGCATTTTGAAATAAATCTCCATCATAGATGGTATTCCAATTGGGGTCTAATTGGATTTTTGTAATAATGTCGTCTTTCCAGTCCTGAGTAGAACTGCCAACGAGGTTTGGAGATGCTATCTTGTCGAGGGGGCGTAACATTTTATGCCTCTTTTATTTTCTTTTTATATGGTCCTCGTGGACCAAATTTGCGGCCAGTTAATGCAAAACTAATTTTCTTTTTTTGTTCTTCGGACATTGGTTTATGTGTACGATTCTTTAATGTTTCACTAATTTTTGCTTTTACTTCAACAGAACGTTTTTTTCCTTTATTACCTAAACCAATTTTAATTTTTGTTTCTGCAGAAGGTTCTCCGCGTAATTTTCCCGTGAGTGCTTGACTAATTTTAGGACGTTTTTGTCCAGTATTAGATGCACTTTGTTTTTTAATTGATTCTAATGAACGTTTATGTCCTATTAACGACATTCGAATTTTTTGTTTTGTAGTTTCTAAATGTTGCTTTTTATGACCTTCACCGCCAGCCGTTATATTATAACCATAAATAGGATTTTGTGAATCATAAAATTTAATACATTCTTGTTCCGCGATGTTTAATTCTTCTTTGGTCTCGCAATAACCAAGAATTCTTTTCTCTAATAAATGAGATCGTTTTTTAATGACATTTTTAATAATTTTTCCAGAACCTAAATAATTAGCCTTTTTGTTGGTTTGTTGACCTACATAAACTTTATTATTGTAATGATCTATTGTTAAATAAATTAAGCCACCCATAATTCACCTTAACTTAATACGAAGACTTTGTGTACAAGAGATTCGTATGATTGTTCTTTAGTTTGATCTGCAAAATGCCATGCTAGATAAATAATAATTCCGACAGTCGCGCCATCAGGAACGATATCGCAGCCAACGGCTTCAAGCACAATTCTAGGTTCGTAGTTTTGAATAAGATTGGTCGCCTCTTGAATGACTGCGATGGCTGTTTTTTCTACAGCGCCTTCATCGAGATAATCAAGAATACGTGAACCTTTATTCAGGCCGTTAATTGACGTGCCTAATTCTGTGAACAAAAGACGTTCCAATGTGGCGTGCATTAAGACTTCATTGGCAGCAATCTTTATATCGTTTTCAGTAATTATTAAACCTTGCACTCTGTTTTCCTTTTTAATCTATCTTGAATTACCATTGTTGAACAATTCAACATTTTTGCTATTTCTCGCATCGTTTTATTTTGTGATCGTAATTTTTTAATTTCTTCTACAGATATATTCTTAAAACGAGGATGTTTAGTCCCTCTTCTTTTACTACATTTTTCTTTAAAAATATTTAATTTATTGTTCGCTTCTTCTTGACCGTATTTTTCAATCCAAACATCACGAACAGATTTTCCATACATTGGATTATTTTTACCAATAGAATTATTGATTCGTTTTAATTTGCCTTCATCAGATAACCTGGAAAAAGTATCGCCACCATTACCACCATCTGTATGATTATATAATTCATGTTGCGAGTTCATTGCAGCAATAAAAAATTTTTCCATTTCGTTTAATTCTTCTTCAGAACTACATATAAATATCTTATTCCAAATGAAGTTTTCTTTTCCATATTTTCTTATTGAATATTCTAAATGAATCAATCTTGCTTTATCTGAAGAACATTTTGCCATATATTCATGTTCTTGTCTACGTTTCTCAAGTCCATGTTTGGCTCGACCAACATAAAACTTACCAGTTATAATATTTTCGACTAAATAGATTTCCATTACTTAAAGATTTTCTTAAAAATACTTAGAGCATTATTACGAATAGTGTTAATTTCATCTTTGGCGTCTTCGACTTTACCACCAGTTACTTTAACTTTCTCAGCCGCCAGAGCATAAAGATCTGTAGCTGAAGAGGTAAAAGACTGTGTTGTTGGCATTCCAAAACAAATTAAAAAGCCACCATAAAACATCTTTTCATTTGGATTGAATTCTTCTTCATTTTGTGCAAGAAGTTCTGCAGTTTTTTCGTTAATGAAACTTTCGGTAAGAGTGTTCAATATAGAGTCACAATATGTTAATTCAGATTGTGCAATTTCTCGTAGAATTTCTGCTGCTTCCAATCTGCCACCTGAATTAGTAATTTTGGCCGTTGCGTTTTGAACACGACTTGTTATTGGAAAAGTTTTATCATATCCTTCTTCGAGTTCCAACTCATTATATGTCTGAGTATATGTTGCATCATTCTGACTTGGCATTGTATCAGCTACTAAAGATGCAACCAAATTATTGATGGCTGTGTTTTGAGTAGTTATATAATCTTGAAGAGTAGCATCCAATCCTTCTTTAATAAGACGATAATATTCAGCTTGTCTCCAGTGTGTATAAGCATTCAAGAGAAGTTTATTTAATTCTTGAGTTTCAATGACACCATTATCATACGTTGCTTGATTTTCTTCTGCTAAAGTTATGTTGGCTTGTTGAACAAGAATATCCGCTTGATAACCAGCAATTTGGCCATTTTTAGTTGTGATATCGTCTTCTGCATCACTTATCAACCCTTCTAGTTCAGCAATTCGTGCAGCATGTCCAGTTGGGTCAACGGCTTCCCAATAGGTTTTTTCAGCAGTCCAATCAGCTATTTGACCATTTAAAGTTGCAATTTCATTTTGTCTTAATGCAATATTTGCATTATCGGCATCAATGGCGTCATTGTAACCATCGACTGCATCAAGATATGCTTGGTAAACAATTTCACGATCAGCTTTAGAAGTTGTTAGTGAACCTTGCAAAGTACTTATTTGAAGATCATAAATAACCAAGTCATCTTCATTTTCAACAGGATTGGCTGTCACAAATGCAGTTACCGTGTCTCTAGCTTCGGTGTAACGGTCCAATAATGTCGTATATTCAATATCATGTTCTGATTTTAATTGAATCAAAAGATTCTTTTGAGCAACCAAAGCAGCACGTTGTTGTGTGTAATCTGGAATAGTTGGACCGTATGGGTCATTATATTGTGCATCAAGAGCGTCTATTTGAGCTTGAGTACTGGCTTGCGCCTCAGCATTAACAACATTAAATGCAGATGTAGATGCCAATTCTGCAGTGAATAAAGTAATTTGAGTATCTATCCAAGAACGGCTTCCAGTGGCCGCTATTTCAGCATCGTAAAGATCTGCATAACTTGCTATGACAGCATCTTGTGCTTCAATTTCAGCTTCTGTTTCTGCAACTAATGCATCATAATTGGATGCGGCTTTTGCAGTCTCAAATGCTTGAGTTTCTGTTTGAATGACATTCAAATTAGATTGTTTTACTGTTACAGCTAAATAATTTTCATTTGCAACATTATATTGATCAGCCGCAATTCCTCTATCTTGAGTAACTTGTTGTTTGTATTTACCAACGTTGTTAATCATTTCAGGAATAGTTGACGCATTTTGTGTAATTGCAAGAACGGCTTCAGGATTATTGGACAATTCAAACGCTTTGAGAACTTTTGTAATGTTGGTTCTTACGGTTGTAAATGGCTTGGTTTTCTTGAGTGCTTCAATAACTCCAGGAACTCCGTCATTTGTGTCGAAGTTCAGAATAAATCCTTGCGAAAGCGTCAACAAAGCATCGATCAATTTATTCAATTGCTCGATGATATTAAGAATATGTTCTGCGAATGCGACCCATTGTTTAATAGTTGTAATAACTGAATCGATATTATCAAAAATAGATGAAGTCAATGGAATATTAATTTTAAAGCCACGCATTCTATCAAGAAGCAATTCAATGTAGCGGAAAATATCTCTCAAGAATATGTCGAGCGTCACACCAAAGAAATTAGGTTCTTCACCATAACTGGCAACGTCTTGAGGAAAATCAAAATCAGCGCCAACTTTCTTTAATAGTTGACCATAATGTTTTTCTGCATCTTTAAAACCATCAAACGAAGTCAATGAGGAACTGGCAGCACTTTGAACAATATCAGGAATAACTTTAAAACCATCAAACGAAGTCAATGAGGAACTGGCAGCACTTTGAACAATATCAGGAATAACTTTCATTGCTGCCCAAACATCTTTTACAGCGTCAAGAGATGGAACACAGAAGCCAACAATAACCACTTTCATGTAGTCGCCTTCACTGAATAATGGGCGACCAGATTCGAACACAGCCGGAAAATCACTCTTTGTTAATGTGGTTATTTTAGGAGTCGAATTATGATGAAGATCTTCTACTTGTTTTCCTGCTGCAGCGTCCTCAATTGTTCTATTCATTAGTGCGAGCACTGGTTTTCCAGGTTTGTCATTGGGGTCAACAAATGCTTCACAAATAACGTTAATCCATTCGTAATATGTTTCAGGTTTATATTTCCATAAGAAGATCAATTCAAGAATATCACGAATTTGTTTATTATATGCTTCGTAATATTCAGCTGGCAAATCACGAATAGTTTTTTCAAAATCTTTGAATATAAAAAGCTCATATTCACTTGGCTTTTGGCCTTTTTTAATTTTTTCTAGAACACCATTTAATTGAATTTTATATTGTTTTAGACCGGTCTTTTCATCATCTGGTATTTTATTTATTGCATCAAGCAACATTTGGTATGAAGAAGCCAATGAAGCTTGTTGATCTGTTATTTTTGAATAAGAAGAAAGTTCACCTTTCCACCATTCATTACCATTTAAAAAACTATCATCAGCATACTGAACTGGAAATTCTTGAAAATGGTATGAGAATAAATCAAGACCATAAACACCGGTAGAGCGCACACTATCCATCAACGATTCTACTGTATTGATGAACGAATCAAGAAAAGCTAATACTCCTCTATCTGCAATTGACTCAATCAATTTAAGAATTTGCATGAATGATTGAACATTATTGAGAATATCATCAACAGTGTCCATGATTTCTTTAACTGAATCAAGACCACTTTGAACTGATGAAGTTACTTGACGAACTTGGCGAAGTGAAGCACTATCAAGAAGGTTAAATGTTTTCCATTGAGGAACAGGAGCGTTAGCCATTGGCGTGCTCCTTTGCAAACTTCAATGCTTCTTCATATTCCTTTTTTGCAGTTTCTATATTTTTTGGGTTCTTATCGCGATATTCATGCATATCATGGATTCTCTTACCGTTTTCTAGCAAGTCTTCCACAGCAGATCCAAGATGTTTTACTTTTACCTTCTGTACAATCAACATCTTCTCAATACCTCGCGTTAATTGTTGTAACGCGTTTGATAATTCATAAAGGGCATTATTATTGTCCACTACACATCTCTCCAGCATGAGGAATACCAAGAATAGGACAAAACTGAACTGCACAAAATGGTCCAGTCCCTGTTGGCACAACTGTTTTTGGTCCTGCTTTTATAATGTTTGCAGGACTCAAATCAAGTTGTGGCGTCGTAGTTTTTATCAAAACTTGGCCAGTAATTTCAACATTGGCAGTAGCATCCAATTTAAATGAAGTTTTTGTCTTCATGTCAATATCCATTGTGGCATCTACAATGAATTTCATTTTTGGTTTATTTTCAATGTTCATGTCAGTGATCATTGTGGCTGCGCCCTTTGATAATTCAAGAGAAGCAGAAACTCCAGAAAAGTTTTTGATCTTCAATGACATTGCTTTCACGAGCATTTCAGAATACAACGCCGATGCTGGTTTTCTTCCGGCATAAACAGACAATGAATTGATTTCAGAAAGACAGTTTATTTCAATGTCTCCGCCACCTGTACTTGCAATCAAATCACCTTGCGCAACATTAAGTTTAAATGATGTCATACTGCCAGAACCAGGTGTGGCCCCACCAACAAACATTCCACTACAAACATTCACTGTAAGAGCACCAGCATCTAAAACCATCATACTTCCAATGCTGATTTTAGATTCTACTGCTTTCAATAAAAACTTATTTACACCACCAAACTTCTTAAAGAAGTCTGATTCACCTGAATTATAGAGTCCACCAGTTACATAGAGATTATTTTTGCATGTAAGATGGATATCACCACCACTTACGAACTTTATTGGTCCAGCAGTTTCAAATGAAGCTTCAGTGTCGGATAATTTAAACTTTGATCTTTTAGTGGTAACTTTGAATTCAGAATTTGTGAAGTCTAAATGACTATTTCCTGTTGCGATATTAAGACTATTTTTGGTAGCAAGAAAACTTGCTCCAGGGTTTACAATTGAAATTACATTATCATTGACCTTAACGAATGCATTATTCTTATCGTTCGCAAGAAAGATTTCACCAGGTTTTTGTTCAACTGTTTTTGTGCGAACATCTTGAACAACATCTTGGATAGCTCCCAACCAAAACATATTTTGGCGATCACCACCAATAATCAATACCAACCCTTGAGTATTAACTTTAGGAATTCTAGCTCCGCTAAACACAACTGCATTAAATAGTGTATCTGATGTTTCACCACTATTGATCATTACAGACACAAGATTATTTGAAATAGCACTCTTTACTGTTGCATATTCAATTATTCCTGCTTTTGAACCCATTCCTGACATTAAATAACACCTACTGCTATCAAAGCATTGCGATCGAGATAATTTATTTCTCGGCCTGCGTAATATTCACTTATGCCATTTGTAAAGTGATTTATACAATCCAGAACCCAATCGAGTGATTGGTCACCAACCAGGCTGAACATAAGTTTATCGGGACGATATTGCTCTTCTGGTTTAATTATATGCTTTTTAAAGTAGTTTTTATACGCAGAAAAGTCAGGAGTGTATGCAATTCCAAATACATCAATAAATTTTTCGTCTATATCATCAAAGATACGAAATTGTGTTGCGTAATCGAAATAATTAGCCATTGTAGTTACGTACTCCACCGAGTGTTCGTTTTACATTTACTTGAGAATAATCTTGAGAAATTTCTTTATACGCAAAACATGAGTTACCGACTTTGGTCATGAATATTTTATCACCACTTAATGCTTGCCACATAGGATATGAACTTCTTAATTCAATGGTGATTTTACGAAGCATAGGAAGTCCAGTAATAATATCAAACGGTGGTATTGTTTCGATGTTAATGTCTTTCATAATAACAGGCATCGATCTGAAAATGTTTCCAATGTTTAAAAGCAATTTTGGAGGAGGCATAAATCCATTGGTATATGTAGGGAACACCAATGATTCAAGTTTCTTTTGGATTCCTTCGATGCGCTCAAGAGACCAATATGTTCTAAGATCTGTATTGAGACGAGTTTCAGCTAGGTATTGTAGAACTATTTGGAAGTCTTGTGCATTGCTATTAGCATAAACACTGATGCCCTCAAAACGACCAATGATTTCAGAATAGTCTGTGTAGTTGGCTGTCTTTTTCCAGTCAGGAATTTTCTCAACATACTGGAATGGTATTTGTAAATCGCTAGTACGAATAGATGTATTGCGCGATTGGAATGAGCGATCCCAGTCATTTATAACTAATCCAAACATAAAAGCATTTGGATTTATCATTGAACCAGTTTTGTGGTAACTCGTGTCCCAATATTTTCCAAGCACACTGAGACCACCAAGTTGTTGAAGTTGTTCAATGCGATCTTTAAACTCTGTAGTATTTTGAATTTGTGCAATTTTGTTTTGCACATCAGCGATGTTGGCTATATCAATCATAATTAACTCGTTTTAACAGAGAATGATGTCAAGCCATAACTTCCAACAAATGTTTTAAAGAAGTCGGCTTCAGATGTCTTAGTACTCTTTGCAAGCAATTCTTTTGTGGCTGCAGTTCCTGCTCCTGTGTTATTCGCAGTTTTCTTTTCTTCTTCAAGAGATTTCTTCTTAAGAGCCTTAGAAGCTTTGGCTTCATTAAGAATCTCTTGCAACAATAATGCATGAGTATGAAGATCTCGGCCAGAACCAGTTGTAGCACTTGCGGTTGCTCTAATGACATCGGCTGTGCTTCCTTCAAGACCATATTTGGCAGCTGTTTTGAATTTCTTACCAAGACGTTCCATTGTATCAAGTTCTGCGGCTTTGGATTTATATGTTGCTTTAGAAATTCCGCCAATACTTTTTGGCAGATAACTTCTTATTTTCCAGATAGCACGTTCAATAAGAGTCTGGAATCCAAAGAAGAAATTAAACAAAGGAATTTCCAAATATTTACCAACAACCATTTTAATTTTATGGCCAACTTTTTGAAACTCATCGGATATTTTCTTTCCCATTTGACTCCAAGTTTTTGCTTCAAAAACGCTAGAAAGACTTTTGGTAAACTTGTCCCATCCTTCTGCCCATGTGGTATGGTTTTGGGCTTGTTTATCTGCTATTTTTTCGAGGTTGGCAATTTCTTTTGCTGTTAATTTTTCTCCAGCTTTTTTCTTTTTATCAATTGAAGTCATGAATTGTTGATCTGTTTGACTTAATGCTTTATCTGAGAAAGCTTCAAATGCATGCAACATCAATCCAGCTGGAGCTGTCATTGGGTTGGTGAGCATTATGTTCTTCATGTTTTTGCCAAGAATTGGCGTAATTTTTGTATTAAAAATCGAGTCAATCATTGGAGCAATTCCCAATGTCATGAGACCAGCTTGTGCACCGCCTAATTTTTCTGCTGTTGTTGCTTTTGGACCCATAGCTTTAAAGCCTTGATATCCACCCATCAGTGCAGAAATAATCAATCCAATTGGACCAGCGGCTTTTGCAGCAGTTCCTAATCCAGCTCCAAATAATCCACCAGCTTTTGTTCCTAATCCACCAAGCATTTTGCCAAGATTTCCAATTCCTGGAATTCCTTTAATAACTCCAAGATTCTTTAGTGTACTAGCAAAAGTTACCATTGTACCAATGCCACTACCAATGCCACTAATTGCTTTGCCGCCAACAAGTGCACTCATTAAGAATGGGTGTTCTTTAAATAATTGGAAGAAAATTGTGATGGCACCTTTTATAACTTCTTTCATTACTTTCATAATAACTGGCATGTTTTTATGAATAGCATCCATCAATACTTTGACTAGGTTGTTAATTGATTTACCTATAGCATCACCAATATTTCCTTTGCCCGTGATGGCATCCATGACTGGAGTGATAGCATCAAACACCTTTGACATGCCATCAGCAATCCAACCTACTACCTTTTGAAGTGTAGTTGTGATTGCTGGAATATATTTTTGCAGACGACTATACGCTTGCATAACAAAGTTAATCATTGGAGAAAGAATCTTCATTCTCAAGAACATAATTTGTTCATCAAAACGTGCAGCATCTGCTTGGGCGCGCTTTTGTTTTTCTTGTGCGGCTTTTTCGCCTTCGGCTTGTGATTTATATTCTTCAATAACAGTGCGCATTTGAGCACTTGACGCACTTGCCATTTTCATAGCAATTTCAGGCGGTAATCCAATTCCTTTGGCATAACGGAATCTAGCCAATGGATTAGAGATACCTTGAATTTCTTGAGAAAGTTTAGGAAGGTTGGTGAGTAATTTATCAAAGAAAGTTTCTTTACCACCGGCAGTTTCCATCATCTTGAATTGTTCTTCTATTGAAATACCAAGACGACGTAACAATCCAGAGGTTTCGTCAAAACGATCAGGATCAAGAAGTTTGTCAATAAAACTTGTAGCAGTTTGAGCATTGACACCAAATTTTACAAGAGCGCCACTTGCCATTGTAATACCTTTGGTTAATGCTTTTGCTCCTGCTTCTCCATCCTTACTTAGTGCACCTAATCTATTTTGTGCTTCAATAACAGTTCCCATGAACTGCTCCATTTGAGCAGTTGTAGAACCAAAAGCCTTTTGAGCAGCTAAAACCGATGATACAACTTCACGAGAGCCCTGGACAGAAACATTCCAGTAGTTATGAAGTTCGCCAGTTAATTGTCCCATTTTTTCGGCAGAAATACCAGAGGCTTGATGCAAATTAGAAATGAAGGTTGTTAAGTTCTCCATTGCTGGACCAACCTGCATACCAGCATTGGCCAATGAATTCATAGAACCTTTAATAGTAGCCAATGAAGCAATTGAATTGCTCCATGAATTCATCATGACGTTCCATGCGCCACTTACACTTCCGCTTGCATCGGAAAGATTCTTTAATTCATTCTGCATACCAAGAATAGTTTTATTCATATCCCATGCAGCATGAATCAGAGAAGTAAAACCAAGCGTGACGCCACCAGTAATCATTGGGAATTTACCCAATAGACCATTGACTTTATTTAAGCCACCTTGCAGCGCACCAATAGCCTTATTTAATTGAGCTTGAACTTTACCGAATTTATCGGCTTTGTCAGCTGCTCCAGTAGCGCCTTTTATGTACTTATTTATCTCGCTATTGGCTTTATTGAGACTATCGTTGCTGAATACGGTTTTTATATTTAATACGACATCGGACATGTTTTATACCATTATAAGTATTTTGACAATCTGGCAGTTCTAATAATAAATTTTATTCACCCATATAAGCTTTTTGTTTATCTGAACCATAGATTATAGTTTTCATTTGATTTGTATATTCTGGTGAGACTGTTCCATCACCGACACCATCACTTCTTATTTGGAATTTTGTAGTAAATTTACCAGCTGAAATTTCATGTGTTATTCCTTCTATTTTATACAATCCTGTCAAAATTGACAGAGTACCGTCAATATTGATGACTTTTATGAAAGTCCAATAAGAAAGTGTGTGCATAAATGCAAATGTCGGGTCACCAAGAAATTCAATATCACCTTTGGCTTCCACGCCAGAAGTCATCATTGCGGCACGAATATTTTGCACTTCGCGCTTTCTTTCTAGCATGTTATAATAATCACCTGAATACACACGAGAGTGTTGATAATCTTGAATTGTCACGTTAATTGGATATGCGGCCGTTCTAGCAGGAGATGTTGATGCCAGTTTTGCCGCAGGGTCTAATGCCAATAATTCATTAAGTTTATCTTTAAGTTGACTCAATTCATTGGCGGACAATGAGTTGCGCAATGGTGCATTAAGATCTTTTGATTTTGATTTATCTTTAGCAAGATCTGTTGCTTCTTGAAGTAATTTAGTCTTTTTTGTCTGTGCTTGACTTGAAATAAAATATTGACCACGATCTGTAGTTCCAGCAACGCGAGCACTACTTGCAACACTTATAGCGGCTTGAAATGAATCTCGTTCAACAGCAAATGAAATAACATCAGGAAAATTGATTTCCCAACATGTTGGTTCTCCTGGATTAAACATTCCTTCGTATTCACCACCAATCCTGTATGAGAATACTTGAGCAATCATTTGAGAACCAATGTCTGCACCGAATACTTGCGCTGATGTAATCTTTATTGTCAACATATTAATGAGATAGTATTTGTCTGTAGTGATTAAGTTTCTTTGTGCTTTTGCATTCTCAATAAGTTGTTGTGTTGAAGTCAATAAAGAATCTGTTGGAGTAATAGTTGTTGCTTTTGTTTTTGTTTTTATGATAACATCTTTGCTATCACTCTTAATAGAACTTGATAATCTGTCTCGATCGGAAATTGGAGTTTCTGTTTTCTTTACGGTTTGTTCAAGATATTTTTGGCGAAGTTCAAGAGCTTGAATCCAAATATCTATGTTTTTGCGGGCCATTTTGCCATCAAGATACATAACGTTGCACTGAAGTGGCAATGGAATAAACCCTTGAGTTGCGATTGTTTTCTTTTCTGCATCGTCAATTTCGAATTGTAATCCACGACTTGGGTTTTTCTTGTCAATTGGGGTATATTTGACAAACATTTTAGCAAAAATCATATTCAAAAATACTTCCCATTTTGTGGATAAAGTCAACGATACGTCAATTGCATTTATAAAAAACGCTTCATCTTCAGGTTTTCCGCCTTGAGCTTTACGAAATACGTACGGTTTTTTATCACGTGCTGCTTTGAAATATTCTTGTGGCATCAAAGCATTCTGAAGATCAGCATTGTAGTCCCATAATTCTATATACATGTTTTGCTGGTCTTCTGGATTTGTTTTATTTAATTGCGTATAAATATAATTGGACACATACACATATAAATAATATGGATGAATTTTGAAACAATTGTGAATTGCTGTGCCAGTTTTAGTAAAATAATTAGTAAAAAGTCTTTGTTCGGCTGAAAGAGTCAATTCACCGTCGATTTTAGAGCGATACTCCGTATGATAAAGTGAAACAGTTTTTTTACTTATAGCATTATCAGCAAGCGCCTCTATTCCAACATCAGGAGGATTTACAACCTCTTCCATTAAATCATAGATATCAACAAACTTAGGATTATAAAAATGCATTTTATGATTGATGACATAATTGATGCGGTCTTTGTTCATGTTTTTCTGGTACACAAAAGCATCAAAAATGCTTCCATAATATTTGGCTGCAACTTCAATAATATCTGCAGTTAACTTTACATCCATGAGGCCACGATTATACAAGAAAAAACCGAGTTGTTGAATAGCTTTTGTGGCTGTATCTTTGGTATCATTCTTTCTTAATTTGTCAAAGACTAAACGAAATAGTCTATTGAGTTCTTCAAAGCAAAGAGTCGTAGCAGGAAATGGGCCAAAAATTTCAAAAGGAGAAGCGCCTCTAAAAACAATTGAAGAAGCATTTTCAGCATTACATGTGATTGTAGTTTCAGGAAGACCCAAATTATTGAATGTTGTTTTCATTGTTTGAACAACAGCAATAACTTTATTAGTGAAAGCAATTTTATCCCAGTCTTTTAATCCATTAGGAACATTGTCGGGATTGTGTGACCATCCAAATTCTATTTCAAGGCGAACCCATGATGGATTATTCTCACTGCCAGCACCATTCAAAACAGTATTAAGAGATGCCAATTGCATACTGAGATACTCGGTAATTTCTTGTTTAGGGTCTATAAAAACCAATTCAACAATACCAGAACTTCCACTGTCTGCAGTACCGCCAACATTATATTTAAAAGTAACTAAATGATTGTTGGTATCATTAAAAATTCTAAAGCGTCTTTCTTGTGGAAGATCATTCAGGGTTTTACGATTTTGGAATAATACAACCAAATCAACATTAAGAATTGGCGATAATTGATCAAGATAGAACGCAGGCTTTTTAAACAGTGGTGCTGATTTAACAAAGTCTTTTTTCTTTTGGACGCGTTTGGTTAATTCTTGTTTTGCTTCTTCAAGAAATTGTGCTTGCTTTTGTTCATCAGCAGTTGGCGTTTTTGCTGGCGGTGTTTTTGTTTTTGGAGCAGACGCGGCAGCAGTAAGCGCATCCACATAAGCTTGAAGATCAGCTATGGTTGCGAATTTAGTTTTGATTGCGTTTGTAGTTGAAGGGTTAGTTGCCATTATTTATATCCTATTCCACCTAAATCATCTGGAGAACTTGGGCCTTCATCGCCACCTGGTTCTTGAGCATCTGAAGTCACAGGAGTAATTGTTGGTTGTGTAGTTGCCATTGTAGGTTGTGATGTTGGGTATGTCGGACTAATTTTAGCCAAATTAGCTTGTAAATCAGCAACATCAATTCCGCGTAATGTGTACATATTTATCATGCGAACAAGAAGATCTCGCTTTGCCTCTTGCAACATATTTGGATTATAGACTCGAAGATCTGCGTCTGAAAAATCTTCTTTCTTATTGAGTCCATAATTGAATAATGTGGCACGAGTAATTGCACTATGAAAGTACGTGCGATAACAATGCTTGATTTGATCTCGTAAATATGATGTGAATATTCTGTACAAAACCTGTCCAGAATACTTGGAGGCTGTAGGTATTTTTGATAATCGAACAATGGTGTGAACTATTCGAGCTTTATCAAGAGTACTCAATTGACGTGCGCCAAGATTCAGCGCATGAACTTTATCAAGGACGGGATTGGCGAATAATATAAAAAGATATATTCTATCTGGATTGGTTTTCCATCGAGCATAACTTATAGAATAAAGCGCGCCCGTACGCATAAAAAAAGCCATTATTTTTCCTCTAATAAATTATATTCATAAGTTTTAATAAATTGTGTCTAATATAATTATAATATCAGAAGGACAAAGGGTAGCTCCCTGGCTGGTTGCTCTAATCAACCAGCCTCACTTCTATATTTATAATTATATTAGAGGTAATTATCATGTCTTATGGTTATATTTATCTGATCAAAGATCATTTTACTAACAAAGTTTATATTGGCAGACGAAAAGGCCATGAATCAAAATCTTTAAATTATTTTGGTTCTGGCAAAATTATACACAACATTCTTCATAAAAGAAAACATCATCTTTCTAAAATTGTTCTTGGTTATTGTGAATCTAAAGAGGAGCTTATCAACTTAGAAACACAATGTATTGAATTTTTTAACGCTACCAATAAGTTATATGGGTATAATTTAAAATCGACTGGTAATGATGGAGGAGCAATAAGATTCGGTCCACATTCTGAACAATCGAAACAAAAAATGCGTAAACCAAAATCTAAACAAGCTAGACGAAATATGAAATTAGCACAAAATAAAAATATTAAATTAAAACAATTAAATAGTAAACTACTTTGGTCCACTACAACTTACAGATATCAACAAACAAAAGCTTTACAAAAATCTTGGGATGAACATCCAGAACGAAAAAAACAATTTTCTAAAATATTTTCTGGCAAAAATAATCCAGCTAATATCAAAATTGATACACAACAAATATTAAAATTATATAATTCTGGTATTAGTATGAGAAAATTATCTAAAATGTTTAATTGCACGCATCCAACAATAAGCAAAAGAATTAAAAATCCAGAAAAATATCTTTAGAGCACCACCATAAAAAACCTCTTAATATATTTTATTAAGAGGTCATGAGTTTTTCTACAATATTTTCGTTTATCTAGGCCATTTCTTTGATTGCTCGTAACCAGAGTCATAGCCTTTCTTTGCCATGACAGAACCGTACGTGATAATTAAATCTAACAAATCATTTGAATTATTAGGTAATTGTTCGCGAATAGTTCTTAATAATCCATCGGGGTCATTGCTGTCTCTTTTATCTGCTTCGAGATATTGGCTTAATCGTGATTTACTCATTTGTTTTTTCCTTGATTAAAATTTCATAGTAGCTAATTCTAAATCTTTTCTATTTATTTTTTCAACTGATTCTTCTTTATCAATATTGGCTTTCAGATAAATATCGTATCCCATTTCATCTCTGAGTGCTAATGCCAATTCTTCTTTTTTTAATCCTGTTTTTTCCGAGTCGAATAAGTACAAATATTTAGGTTTGCTACCATTATCGGTTGTATAGTTGCCACCCATTTCTTGAATGAATTGATACAATCTTTCATCATAAGAAAGACCGCGAGTTTCATAGTCGCCATATTCTATTTTGACAGCAAGGTACTTTCCAGTTATTCCAAAGGTGTCTTTTTTCGACTTTACTTCTTCAAGATATTTTTGTAATTGACTCATGCGAGCTCCATCATGTATTTTGCTTGAATTTCTGGTGCAAGAAACGGACAGTGTTTATAATCTTCTGCACATTCCCAACAAAGAAAATCAGGTTCCCAAAAATACCATCTGAATTTTTCAAACTTGAACATCCTTTTTCCGGCGATATCAGCAACTGAAATTTGTTCAAGGTTTTTAACTAACGCATTGACCAAAGTTTCAGTCTTGAAATGATCGCGCAAAAAGAAAACATCAAGATTTGAATGACTTAAATAACAACGGTTCTTATAAATTATCACAGTATTCATAATTTATCGTACTATTAAATGTTATTTTTGTAAATACTTTTATTTCAAATATTGAGTGATATTTCCGGAAAGTATGATCTGTCCGCTTTGAATATCGAGCTCAATAACGCCATTCGTAAATGGAATTCCTACGCCTTTGTATTTTGCAAGGAAAGTATTCACTGCTTCTGGGGTAATTTTCCATGCTTGGTTTTCTGGTGATTTTAGAAGACCATCGAAAAGACTTTTCGCGGCTGTATCATTCAAGAAGTTGATTGTCATTGTTTGATCGCCAACTTTAACTTCTTTTGTTTTGCCTGTTGTGGCACCATCAGCCTTTATAGATGCGACAGCTTTTCCTGCGCTTTTAGAACCTTTGTAAAGCGATATTTGATTTGGGTTTGGCATCGCCACATCAAATGGTGCTTCACTTAATTGCTTGAGATATTCATGTAGTTGCATTATCGTTTTGCTCCTTTATGGCCTTCGCCACTTTGGTATTTTTGCATGATTGAAACAGCCGCCCAACGATGCCAAATTTCTACAGGAGAATCTGACATGGCGAATTTAACAACATCAGTAAAAGTACGGAAGTCCATCTTTTCAACACGTTTTGATGGAACAACTTTATCTTTTATGAATTTCAAAGCTTCACGCTTATGACTTTCTGAAGCTCCCGTAATTTCAATGTATTTCATGACGCCTTCAATACGTTTGACAATTTCATCTAGACTCAAACTAACTTCAACTGTCATGGCACGAGACTTAATAGCGCCAGGAATTTGGTGTAAGTATTTGTTGCTAATGAAAATTACACGACCATCAAAGTTAAATCTATTTGGGAGAATAGCATTTCCTTTTGTTGGTGACGATGCACGAATACGTTGAACTTCCCAAACTTTTTGCGCGTGTTGACTTGACAACATAGCTTCGATATTGACTTTCTTTTTGAGTAACTCATCAATAACATCTTGTGGGATATCTTCAACTAATTCATATTTAAGAATTGTTTCATATAATAGTGGGTCAACTGTATTATTGCTTAGATAACTGATTTCAGTTTCTTTTCCGGAGTCAAGAGCGCCTTTAAGCATATTGACGCAGTCTCTATCATCAAGAAGACTATCAAGGTCATCAAATACAATAATTTTGTTGGGGTCGTTGTTAACGAAAAGAACCTTATACAATGCAGATGCTGAAGTGATGGCACCAGTAAAAAATTGGTGGTTCGTTCCTTTTAGTTCGTTTTTAACTGTGAAGGTTTTTCCAATACCTGGGTCACCTGTAATAAGGATAGATTTGTTAATGCCATCTTTTACTTTCTTAATTGCATCTTCCATGAGAGCGAAGATTTCTTTTGAATTAAGAGGTTCATCAAAAAGTTCTGACCATTCATCAGGTTCTTTAGCTGGAAGTTTTTCAGCTGGCGCTGATGAAACATTGACAGTTTTTCCAGATTTTTGTGCGCGATATTCAGCACTAAGCTGTTTCATTAATGCAGTATCGCCAGCTTCTTTAGCGCGTTTATAACGAGCAGACAAAGAATTTGGGTCTGCTGTTCTTGCCATTTCAGTAAAGAACTCTTCAGTAATTGGTTCCTCATCGGGAGATGTGGTTACTAATTGAACTTTGCCTTTACGACCATTATGAATAACTTCATCAATAAGAGTCACAACTTCAGTGATATTTAAATCACTTGTGTTAGCTGTAAATTGTGGATTGACTGCTGGAGCGAGCCAGAAGTCTATGCTGTCAATGTGAGCACTTTGATTATTTGTTTTCCAATTGAGACGGAATGCGTGTTTGGCGTCATCAAGCATGAACATTGTTCCATACACAACACCTTGGCCTTCTTTCTCAATTAACATGGTGCCATGTTGAACATAAACTTTCTCATTAAATTTACGTTCAATACGACTTTTAAGAATATCTACAACACGGCCAGATTTTTGTTCAGCCACAGCTTCAAAATATTTCTTAAGCATGATTCTATTTTCTCCTATACATCTGGAGTTGCGACCATTTTGCCTTTGGTCTGAGGATTTTGTACAAAATCCGAAGGAGGAGTTTTATCTGGCGCATATTTGGCGCTGCCATCTCTCTTAAGAACTTCAAGAACTCCTTTAGCGATTTCAGGATATTGTTTTGCAAAATCTTGAACAGATACATTTACTGGATTTCCATTAATAGTTCCTTTTATTAAATTACCTGCTAATTCAAGATCGTATGTTGTTGCAACAGTTCCAGACATTCCTTTTCCTGTTGTAAGTTCTTTGCTAGAACCGATTGGAGTTGGCGAACCACCTTCCATTCTTTCAGTATAAACTTTTTCCATGTATGTGTCAAATTTGCTCATTTACATTGCCTTTTCCATTATATATTTAAACTCTTTAAATGTGATTTTATTCTGTTTTATCCAACCCCAAATTATTTTTAATTTGGCATCATAATCATCATGAAATTTACGTAACTTCTCGACGTATTGTTCAGCTAATGCTTCAGAAAATTTTTCACCTTCAAGATATTCTTCTAATCTACTCATTGAGGACCTCCATAGATATTTGGGTTTGCAATTGAGACATCGTTGTTTTTCTTTTCTCTTGGAATGTCTCGAATGCTTGTCGTCTGTTTTTTACTATCGTCTTCTTTACTCGCTCTTGGTGGAATTAAAATCCATTTCATTTTCTCTCCACATTCTGGACAACCGTTTTTAAATGGTTGCTTTTGAAGTCTTCTGCATTTAGAACACATATACAATGGTTCCGTTGCATCTATTGTATCAGGTGGTTGAATTCCTTGATAGTCATCGAGATATTGTTCAAATTTTCTCATTACACTCCATCCACAAAATTGGCACTAGGAGAAATTGGTTTACCTGCATCTGGCTTTTGTGGAGCGCTTACCTTTTGATCCCAATCTTCTCCTTTCACCGGATTAACTACTTTTTTTTTGTAAGGTTACGGATGATAGAGTCCAATGGTTTGCTGCCCATTGGGCCGGCATTAAACTTCTCGAGAGTGAGAATGATATCTTTCTGTTCGTCTTCGCCACCCTTCTCATATTTGGCAGTAATTTCGCGTTCCAATTGATGCATACGGTCTCTTTGAATAATCATGAGACTGTCGGAATTCAAATAGTTGACATAATCACGAACCATCTCAACTAATTGAGATTCATTAAATATTTGAACGTCTTCCATGAATTTGCTGAGCATAATGTCCTCTATAGAATTATATTACTATTTTGTGCTTTTTGCTTAATATAATTTTATATGAAACGCAAAAAACAGCATAAAGTTTATGGTCGTAATACCAAAAAACGAACCATCAAAAAGGCTCTCAAATCATATACAAATCAAGAAACTGGTGAACGTAAAGAATCTTCAATTGAACAAAAAGTCCGTTTGTTTCTCGAGTCTGCTAATATTCCACATCAGCCAGAAAAGTTTATTGAACATGCTTTTTATGACTTTTTGGTTACTGACGGACTTAATTATACATTCCTTATAGAATGTGATGGATGGTGGCACGGTCTTGATTCTAATGGTGAGCCGCTTCCATCAAATAAATTATTAAAAATTCATAAAAAGAATCAACGTAATGATAAACGTAAAGATAAAATTGCTCAAAAACTTGGGATTCCTTTAATACGACTCAAAGAATCCGACATCAAGAATAATTTTCAAGATATCAAAAAAACTATTCAAAATGAAATAGAGCGACAAATATATTTTAAACAGAGAGGACAGGACTGATCATCTTGATTCAGTACTCCAACTATTGAATCTTACTCTCTGAAATAATTATGTTGGAGATAATTATGCCTACTGGATATATTTATCAAATCATTAACACTTCAAATTTCCATTCTTATATTGGTTACACTAATAATTTCATTTCTAGAATGAATCGCCATTATAATTGTCGTGGCAATTCTTTAATTTATCGTACATTTAGAAAACATGGTGTTGATAATTTTATTGTAAGAATTCTTGAACAACCATTAATTCAAAATTTACCAGAACGAGAAAAGTATTGGATTAACTTTTTTGATACATACCAAAATGGGTACAATATGACTCCTGGCGGCGATGGTGGTCCGACAACAAGAGGCAAAAAAAAGAAACCGCATAGTCTTCAAACAAAACAAAAAATGAGTGAAGATCGAAAAGGTAAATTACGCACTAAAGAATCTAAACAAAAACAAAGTGAAAGCTTAAAGGGTAATAAAAACCCTAGATTTATTTTTCTTTCCGATACACAAATCAATCAAATTATAAATTTTTATGAAAAACAAAAGTTGACTATAAAAGAAATTTCAGTTCAAATTAAAATTTCACAATACAAAATTAGACGTCTTTTAAAAGAACAAGATATTTACTTCGATTCACGGAATCCGAGATAAATTTTGACTTTAAACATGTACAGGAGAAAATTCAAGATGAGATCAATCGCCAAATCAATTAAAGACACCATAATATTTTGTGTAAAAGTGTTTTCTTGGGCTATAAAAAAATCATTTTCCTGATTTTTCATGTTCAATTTCTTTCTCCATTGCTTCAAGTTTGTCGTAATATGAGACTGGCCATGATTCTGCAATATGGTCAAGAGCAATACGTTCTGAAATTTCTTTATTATTTGTGTGCTCAAATTCTACTTTTATACCTTTTTCCAATTCTTTAAGAAATTGTTCTTGTGGTTGAAAATCTTCTTTTGATTTTCCGCTAGCAATAAATTTTCCTGCGGCAACGAAGTCTGCTTTGAAATCGACGTTTAATTCTTTTACGTCTTCAATGTATTCTCTAAATGTCTTCATTATATTCACCAGTTTCTGGGTTTTTTTGTATAGTTCTTTTAAATCCACATTGAGTACATTTAAATGTTGTTCCAAATGTGTTGTCCATCGTTTTTTTATTTTTAGCACCACATTTTTGGCAAAATTCATTTGAAGATTTTTTTACATCTTCAAGATATTCTTTAAATGTCTTCATTTCTTTGGTACCCATTTGGAAAAATGTTCATCGCATTGTTCGCACATTTTTGTCAATGCATTTTCACGTAAACACGTTTTGCAACTCTTTTTAGCTGATTGTGGAATATTAACTTTGGCCTCAAGATAATCCTTTTCCTCGTTTCTTTCTTGAAAAGCTTGTGTCATATAATGACCAAAATTATTTTCTTCTTGGATTGATTTATCCCATCCTTTTTCCCAAATCCATTTCCATTTTTCAGGAGTATTGGCTTTTGTTTTATAAATGCCTCTTTTGGCATAAATCATCTTTTGTTGTTGTCTACTTTTTGGTGGCATAATATACTTCCGTTATTTTAAATAACCTTCAAATTTTCCTGGTTGTCTATGAATTTTATTAGCTTGATCAATTATAGCATCAAGATTATTTTTATTCTTTTTAATCCACATTGGAAATGTCTCATCCAATTTTCCATGCGCCATCAAATAGTAATAAAGATTTCGAAGCAATTCATATTCTTCTGTGTCTTCTTGAGAAAGATTTTCATCTTTATATGGGTCGCTTGTGTAACGTTCAGATATTTGCATTATTTTACTCTTTTAGTAAAGTGTTTTTGCATTCCTTCATGAATATAATCTGCTGCCCAACCAGCGACGTCTTCAATACCTTCAGATTTCAAAAATGCTTTTTCTTTCTTGGTATCTAGGTCAAAGTCGTGTCTTGACGCATACATGTCATACGCAACATCCCATGCAGCAGAACCAGCCCATTGGTTGAATTGGTCTTCCATATCTTCTTTGCTGAGTTTTTGTTGTTCAAGTTCGTATAATTGGTCACCAGCCATGTCAAAACCCATGCTTTCCATGGCTTTTTTGATTTTATCTATTGACATTCCTTTAAATTTTGCTTTGTCTTCTTTTTCTCTGCGTGCTTTGTCACGTTGCCAAGATCTTTCAAGTTTTTCATCATCTTCAACTTCTTTAAGACGTTTAGATATTTATTTGCAACACCTTCAGTTTTACGTTCTTCTTTGGCAAATTCTTCCTTATCTTTGGCTTTTTCTTTTGCTCGACGTTCAGGTTTTACAGTGGTCTTACTGAGGTATTTTTTCATCAATGGACTCCAACCTTCACGAGCATCCATTGCTTCCCATGCTTCACAAGTACTGACAATGTCTTTAAGTTCTGCAAGAGAATCACCAGCAGAAATAAAAAGATCTTCAGTAACAGGATGGTAGACGTCATCGCGCGCCACGACAGCATCAAGATCTGCATCTTTGGCTATCTCATCAAGCCATTTGAGCATCTCATCTTTGCTTTCAAATGTCGGGACCTTTATGGTCTCATTAAGTCCAGAGCTTTTGGCTCGCTCAAAATATTCTTTAAACTTTCCCATTAGTTAACCTCATATTCATGTACTAAACCGGCTATTTTGTTTGCTCTATATGATTTATATCGCTGATTATTAAATTTTTCATCAATGAGTGTTTCTGCATATTTTAAAGCAGCTTCTTTATTAAAGAAAATTTTATCTATAAAATCAGAAAGAAATGCATTATCTCTTTCAGCATATTGGTTTTCTACGATATAAATTTTATTTTTTGTTTCTTCTAAATATTCTTTAAATTGTCCCATTAGGCTCTCTCCATTGTTCCTTGACGACCACATTCTGGGCACTCTACCCAATCCCAATCTTCTTCGTCTATTTCATCATCAGGAATATTATGTTCTTTTGGGTCAAGTTCATCAAAATGCCCACATTTACTGCATTTCAATGTTATTTTTTGTGATGCTTCTTCGGTAATTGGCTTCCAATTACCAAGTTTTCCTGGCTTGCATTTCTCGCATGTAGTTTCGTCTTGCTCATTTTTGTGTGTTGCAGTTTCGCCACAAAACATGCATTTACCTGATGACGCACGATTCGTCATGGTTTTTTCTATTGCATTATTTTTAGCTTGTCGTGACGCTTCTAAATATTCTTTAAATTTACTCATATAATTCTCCTTATTTTTTAAGCCATTCTTCGACTCGATCTTTGACACAGACTCTAAATATTCTTTAAATTTACTCATTATTTTTTACCTCTATAAATTCCAGGTATTTCACGTTTCATCATGCCCATACCTTCTTTAATTGACTCAATTACTTTATCTGCCCCAGGCTGACCAGCTCCAACAAATATTCCGTCAGGAGTATAATCACGAACTTCGTTTACGCCTTTAATTTTTTTTTGCGTAGCGTAAGAACCATCAGGATTTTTCATAGTCATTTGTGGGCCGCCTGATGCATGTTCATACTCAAACTTGCCGCCTTTCTTGCGTTTAAGTTTTCGAATTGTACCAACATGATTAGGTGCTACAAAATTCGCAGTTGAAATTGTAGAACCACCAGCTGGAGCAGCTTCTTCAACATATTCACCCTTTTGAATTTTATCAAGGCGATGTTGCACCGAACGAAGTTCTTGATTATAAAGAGCTTCATCACCACGATGAAATGGATTTCCTTCCCAAATGATTTCAGATTCTTTTTCATCAACAATAGCCAATTGAATATGATGTTGATCATATTCAAATGTTTTTATTGTTAATTTGTTTTGTGCAATTTCAAGATATTCTTTGAATCTGCTCATTTTATTGTTCCTTTATTTCATATGAATCATCGTTTCTCATAGACTGATATTCATATTCATGATCAATCCATTTCTCTGCTTCGTTTTCTGTGTCAAAAGAAATAACAGGAATAGTGTATACATCATCATAATCTTTTACTTTTCTGACAACTAGAAACTTTTTATCTAGATTATTTTCATTTTTGACACTTTCCATATATTCTTTAAATCTACTCATTTTTGTTTTCCTTCATGTGTATCGTGCGAATAATTTTTCCAAGCGGGGCATTCTTTACCGTCTTTTGTGCAATACATTTTATTATTCTTTTTGGAATGCTTGCAGATGTTCCAGTAAATGTCAGCTTCGTCATCTTTGTTTTTGGCTATTTTGGCACCTTTATCACATTTAGAATAATCAGGCTGAAATTTTGAAAGTTGAACTGTTTCTAAATATTGATTGAACTTATTCATGAGCTGCATACTCCATTATTTCATTTGCTGCCTGCTCAATTTTAGCAAGTACTTGAATTCCAGGAAAGCTTAAATCTTCATTATCACGAAGTGTATTACAATAACGTTGAATGAGGTCTGCAGCTTTGGCAATACTATTAGCCTGCATCTCATCCATTTTTTCGAAATATTCTTTAAATTTACTCATTACTTAATTCCTTTTGATTTTAACCAACGCTTTATGCCATGAGGATATCCATCATTGATTTCGGCGTTTGATTTACACATTGAATGATTGATTTTATTAAACCACTTTTTGCGACTTTCTTCTGACATATCTTTGTACTGAGGAAGCTCACTAAAAAGTTTGAACATTTTTTCCGCAGACATTCTATTAGCACCGGGTATTCGTTGCTTTGCTGCTTCAAGATATTGGTTAAATTTACTCATTGTTATTCATCCTCTAATTCGTTGATTTCCATATGCAAAAAATTTCTCCAGTAAAAACCAAAGATATCCTTGAGAATTGGATCAATTTTATAACTTAATTCTTCATCTGTTTTTGGGATTGTAAAGTGGAAAAGAAATTCGTCACCTTCTTTTAATAAAATAACATCAACATTGAATTTCTTAATCATGGCGGCTTTAATTTTGTTTGCGTCGGTTCTAGTCATCTTTTTATTGCCGGCCCACAATTTTTTCTGACGAATCAACATTTCATAATATTGAGATGGGACTTCAGATTTTTTACCACCCATGTATTTGTCACCACGCATCTGACGTCCTTCATAACCAGCTTGGTCATGGCGTCCAGTCAATAATTCTTCCATCGCATAGTCAGGTTCCATAGTAAGCCATTCAGCAGCTTCATCAGCATCTTGGAACATGTAGTAAGCCATGATATCGAGAAGTTTTCCACGAACTTTGCCACCATCTGAAGTTTCCCAAACTGTGAGGGTTTTATTTGGGTAATATGCGTAACCACCGCCACTGAGACCTGCGCCTTTCTTCAATTCAGGAGTAAGTGCAAGAATAACATCATAAAGATCATCAACTGAAAATCCTTCAACAGCGCGTGACATCATAATTTCTTTGATGACTCGTGGAGAACCGTAAGCACGCAATTGTTCAATGGCGTCTTTTATTACTTCGGCGTCGTATTCTTGTGGTTGACGCTTTTTAAGTGCCTCAAGATATGTATGTAATCTTCCCATGTTATTTTCCCATTTCACGAACTAATGTGGATATGCGAATCATATCCATTGTTTCAATACCATGTTTCTTTTGGAATTCTTTAATGACCACGGAAGGCGGTACATCAGCTTTGTCAATTTCTTTATTGAGTTGCTTTGCTAATTTCTTATGTTCTTCTGGAGTCAATCTATGCTTTCCAGTTGCCATTCCCATATAATCACTGAATTTGCTCATTTGTTTTTTCCTCATTTAAAAATATATTACTCTTTTCGAACAAAGCAACCTTGTTATTTCTGACGAAGTCTTTAAATTCTTCAACGTACCATGTATCACTGAAGCCAATAGACTGAAGTCTTTCTGGCGGGGTGTACTTGACTTTTACCATGGCCAATGAATTCAATCCAGGAAAAACTTTCTCGAAATAAGTTTTGTTGTATACAATCCAGTTGCCTTGGTCTGTAATTTTCATGAACAAGAAACTGAGAGGCTCACGCATTGGACGAGGATATTTTTCTTTGAAACAAAGGTAGGTCTCTGTGTCATAGCATATTTCATAGAGCCAACGTTCCAATTTTGCAGGTAGTTGTCCTTTTTCTAATTTCTTAAACGGAAAACCTGCATAATTCTTTGATTCAATGATGTAGCGGAATTTCAATTCGTATGGTGGGTAAATGTCTCCAATCATGCTCTCGAGTTGTTGTTCATTATACTTGTAGACTCGATCACGATTGGTCATACCAGTTCTGGCACCACTGTTGGGTATTCTTATAAATGAAAGTCCTGATTCTTCAGTCAAGAAATTCGCACAAAAACGCTCGCCATTTTTTCCTTTACGAATTGCAGAGCGAGCAACATCGCTTCTAGATTTTCCAGACTTTGTAGTCTTTGGCGCAAGCTTTTCAAATTTCTCGACATTCAAATTCATACTTTATCCTCTCTCACATTTGGGTCCTTTAGTTGTGGAAACACTCTTGGAGCGTCCATCAACGAAAGACAATCTTCTGCTTCTTTAATGATTTGTTCTAAATAATAAATAATATCATTACGCTTCATTTTTTCGCCGTCGCGAATGATAATTTCTGCTGATTTAATTAAAATTGAAATTCTAGATAAAACTGCCTTCGGTATAGATTGTAGTGCTCTCATAGTATTGCTATTGCCTCATTCTCTTTCTGAAACATTGCAAATTTTCGTGAATCCATCATATCACGAATCCAATCATTCATTCTATTAACAATATCTTCGCGAACCAATAATTCTTGTCTTTTATCAAGAGGTATAAGTCTAAATTTATTTATTTCAGTTATGATTTCGGTTGGAGTATCACCTTGAATAAATAAATTCTCATACTCATAATCAATCACGACCTCCATTGATTCAGTTTGAGTTGTAAAAACTAGCATGGGGTCTCCTACGAAAGTTTATCTTTTGCTTTCTCCGTGATATTTTCAAGCTTATGAACAAATGATTTTGGATTTACGAATGTCTTTTTGATAATTTCATTTTTAATTTGTTCTTTGACTTCCATAATTTCATTCTTTTCAAGCTCACCACTGAGTTTGAAGCGAATCTGTCTTGGCTGCCAAAGTGAAGTAACAATTTTGACTGCGGCACGGTCAGTATCAGGAGATTTATCTGCATTGACTGTGTTTAAAATTTTACGGCCAGAAACCGGATTAGAAAGTTCCAAAACAAAAATAATAGAACCATCTTCTTGACCTTCTTCAAAATAGCCACGAAGCAAATAAAAATTTGCACTATGACCTTTAAAATCAAATTGTTTAAAGTATGGATTTTGAATGGTATTATTGATGAGCCACTTTTTTGATTTGGTAAAGTTGCCATCAATCCATTTGTTCCACGGCTTAAATGGGTGATTTAATTTAACAGAAAAGAATTTAGTTCCAGCTTGATTGCGAAGGTCAAAAAAACCTGTCAGAATTTTTGGTGGCAGGTTTGTATTGGTTAATTCTTCACCATCAACCATGAAATATTTTTCAAGAATATTTTCGAATGCGGTCCCAAGTTCTTTGGTGTCTTTTCCTGCTTTCAATTTCATGTAGAGTGAATGATAAATAACCGTATTGGCGTGCATTTTTTCTTGCTTTGAAAGTGATCGTAAAGACATGGCACCGCCAGATACACCCATTCTGGCGTCTTCAATGTATGTTAAATATTCTTTCATCTTTCCATCTCTTGATCAATAAGTTGTTGACGATATGCACGATGACGCTTTTTAATGGCATCACGTTTTGCAAAATGTTCCTTTTCTGCTTCTTTGGGATCTTTTTGAATTGTTTGTGATGAACCAAACCCAGTACAAGTTGGACATTGATAACGTGTACTATAAATATTATCATGTTCTATTTTCATATCTTGACCACATTTGGCACATTGTTTTGATTTTACAACTTCAAGATATTGTTCAAATTTATTCATGACATATTGTCCATTAGGATGATGGTTTTGCCTTGATCTTTTGCTTGTTGAATAGCTTCGGTCATTGAGAAACTTTCATTTGGTTTTCCATAATACATTGCGTCTTTATTGTCATGAAGCCAACGTTGCATCAAGAGACTTTTGCGAGTGTATTCATCAGAACCAATTTTAGTAGCTGATTTTACAGCAATGTCCACGTCTTTGACGTACTTTGTAGTCTCAATAAACTTATTGAAGTCCCACATGCCAACAATTTTGATGCCATCACGCACAGTGTATGGAGGAAAATCAGGCTTCTTGGCTTTTGCAGCCTCAAAATAGTCATTAAAACGTGACATTATTTTTTTTCCTTATTTTCTTTGTTTTCACGAACGAGTTTGGACAGACTTGATTCTTCAACGAAAACTTTGTCACTCATACCAACGAGAACTTCGTTAGTCTTTTTGTCAAGGTCTTCTTTTTTATGTCCAAAGTATCTTACAGCATTCCACAACATAGTCTTTACTCCTTAGATAATATCGTCTTCTTTTGCTGCCTTGACGAGGTCTTGCATGCTTTTGAATATATTTAATTGTTTAGTTAATAGTTCTTGCTTTTTTTTCTTCTGCGCGCGATCGTATGCAATGATTCCAGCAAACGTGAGAGGCACCCAGTTCTTTTTGGCTTTGGCTTTTAGCAATCCACCAAAATCATTTATAACCACTTTAATGGTTCTGTCACCTGCCCAGGTAATTTCTTTTTTAAGTGACGTGACATTCTCAATACCAATTGCATTGCTCAATTGCTTTGAAAGTGCAGAACCTCTGCCCATCATTTCAGAAATAGTTTTTAAGACTTCCTTCTGAATATCAAATGAACGTTCATATATGAGAATGTATGGCAACGGTTTTTCAAAATAAATCTCTGCTGTTTCTCTAGTAATATTATTTCCTGAATGCTTGACATGAATGTAACCATTGCTGACATAACGATCAAGAATACTTTTCATTCTGAATCCAACTTCAGCATCAATCAAAAGGAATGGCAATTTATCAGATGACATTTTGCAGCGCACATCTATTATTTTCCATGAATACAAATCGTATGGAACTTCGAACCACCCTTTGGTATGAAAAATATTGAGGATGTCTTTTTTATCAGAATCAGTCAAATTCGATTTGATGTAGGCTTTCATTTTCTGAAGCTGATAAAGTTGGTTGATGTTGAGTTCAGTGTACCACAAAAGTTCATTGAATTCTTTCACACAATGTTGTTCGATCTTTTTTGAGGTCGTCTGAACTTCCAAAAAAACGGGGTAGGTCACTATCCCGTTCTCAATTCGCTTCGTGGCCGATTTGATGTTGTATTGGTTTAGCTTCACAGCTCAAAGACCTCATAAACTCCTTGTGAATCATGAAGGACGTTGAAGTTCGTGCAGTAATGAACATCAATGTCCCAATCCTCAGTTACTTCGTCAATCCATTTACAAAAATGGCCATCCACGTCATAATTGTTAAAATTAAAACAATAGTGACATGTATGAGGAAGAGAACCGCTATTAAGCACATAAAGAACAAGCTCTTTGAGAGCTGCCACAATTTTTGCATATTGAGCATCCCTGATTATATCATCTGCAGTTGTTAATGAAGTTATATTTAAGGTGCCATTTCCGAGGGTCATGGCGTTTGTAATGACGTTGGTTATACTTGAGGTTGAAGCTCCGACGGTGATCACGAGACCATTGGAAGCTGTGTATGTGGTGCCGCCTGAGATGTGAGTGAGCATGTCAGCCCAGAAAGGAGCATCGAACTCGAGCAATTGGAAGACAAGACCCTTAACAAAACGGGTAATTTTGAATTTCAAGTGTACAGTTAACATAGTTGCCTCTTTAAATATATTACACGAATATTAAAAAGAAGGCATTAAATAACCATTATGCCATTCAAAATCAATCCTTCCTCAGGATTGCTGGCGATAATATAACGCGAAAGATTCTTTAATTCGTTTTGATAAATAAGATTATTGTGTGCTGTGGTCGCGTCAAGTGGAGCATCAGGCGCCTCAACGATCGTCATGAGCATGCTCGTGTACGCGACAGTTGAATAATAATACCCTTCTGTTTTATTGTCAAAACAAAGAATTTCGGTTTCTTCTGGAATGATGTCAAAGAAGTCAATTGGTTGAACTTCATCTGTATCTTCGTCGGGTGAGATGAATCTGACTGGCTCCTCATCGAAGCTTTGATAGACTAGAGAAAGGCCATCTTCGGTGGTAATTATTTTGATGTCTTTTTCCTGAAGGATATGCATCTTGTCCTTCGGAATCATTCGAATACTCAAAGCATCAGTATAAAAATTTACTGCTGAAAAATTGAGATTGAATTTAGTTACACGGTTTCCTTTGCGACTTGTATTTAAAAAAGAAAACACTTCATAATTGTCGTCGGTTATTTTGACGCTGTCTTTAGTCCTGATAAACATGATATCCTCGAGCTCATAATATAGAATCCTCTTTCATCAATTGTTGTAGTTGTTTTGTGAGCTCTGTGTTTATCTGTAATTCTCTTTTTGTTTGTCGTAATTCTCCTGCTTCAAATAAATCGTTTTTGAAGTCAGGGTCCAGCTTAAAAAAGAATTTATTAAAGGCTTTTGAATTAGCCAAATATTCTTTCGGTGCTATATATAAAGAAGCGTATGTTTCGCTGACAATTCCATTCCAACCGAAAAAAAGATAATTTTCAAAGGTTGGTTTGATATTTTTTTCTTGGCAGAACCGCTTCATCTGACGGTCAAACTTCTGGATTTTCAAAATCCTTAGTTTATTACTCCAACCAAATGTAGGCGCAACGCTTGCATTCATAGTTAATTATATATAACTGCTGCTTTTATGTTTAGGAAAAAGCCGCCCTCTTAAGTATTTAGTATAATGGGCAACTCACCTTTACAGAGTTATTATAGTTTATTTTTGTTGGTTTCATTTAGGAAAAGTGCGAATTTTTTCTCACTTTTTTTCTAAATAAAATGGCTATGAAAATTATACAATTCTCTATATAAAGAAAGGAGTAAGAACTTTGAAAATTGGCATGATAGCCGACCTCCACATGAATCTTTTCAGGAGGTTTAACCCGTTTTTCGTTCATGTTGAAGCCGCAGTTGATGAGTTTGTTCGCCTTTGTAAAGAGAAGGAAGTTCAAACGATAGTAATTCCAGGTGATTTTTTCCATACGAAATATCAGCTTTCTACTGAAGCTCTCATCAAAGCAAATAAAATTCTTCAGAAACTTTTAGACGCCGCTTGGGACCCTCATGTAAAGGTCATTATTATTCGTGGCAATCATGATTCTGCTTCATCAGCCGAACTTGATGTCAACTTGTGTGAGAATTATCGAAAAGTTCCAGGTGTCATAGTCGTCAATGATTATCAGCGAATTCCAATGGAAGATTGTTTTTTACATTGTATCGCATATTTCGAAGGTGATGAACTGAAGCAAAAGGTTTTTGACTGTAATTCTGGAAAACCAGCCAGTGATTGGAATAAAAAGAATATTTTGTTCGGCCATTTTGCTGTCGCTGGTTTTAAGATGAATCAGGATTATGAAGACAAACATGGACTGGACCAAGTTAATTTGCTTGATGCGTTCACAAAAGTCTTTTTGGGACACTTCCACGGCTATCAAAATAGAGGGAATACGTATTACATTTCAGCGCCGTTGCAATCAAAACACGGTGATGAGACGTCACAACACGGCTTTTTGTTCTACGACACCTCCAGTGACATTGTGGAATTTGTTGAAAATAAACTATCACCTTCTTTTATAACATTGCCTCTGGTCAAACAGAGTGTCAAAGACGCTTTAACACTGAAGAACCATTATATTCGATTTATTGTCAGCAAGCATGTTTCTCGTGACTTACTCACATCAGTTCGTCAGAAACTGCTCGTTAACAATTATGACGTCGAATATAAGTTCAACATAAAGGACGATGTCCTTCAGTTCACATCGATGGAAGGCTTCATAGATTTGAAGCACTATTCGATTGATGAACTCTTCACAGTATACCTACAAGACATACAACTACCTACAGATACGACAATTCAAGAATTGCTCAATGCAATTTTGTCGTAGTTTATATTTACAAAAATAACAACAATTATTTCAGAGGTCAATAAATATAATTATATACAGGAAGGACAGAGGGTAGCTCCCTTGACTCAGTACCCGAATTACTGAGTCTTACTTCCGATCTTATAATTATATTCGGGATAATTATCATGTCATACGGCTACATTTATCTCATTAGAGACCATTTCACAAATAAAGTTTATGTTGGGCAAAAGAAAGGAGCACCAGAAAGTACTCAAAATTATTTTGGTTCTGGTCGTATTATTACAAATATTATTGCTCAAAGAAAACATTTATTAGAAAAAATTATTCTTGGTTATTGTGAATCGATGGATGAACTTAATAATGCTGAAAAATTATGTATTGAGTTTTTTCAAAGCAATAACAGAATTTATGGTTATAATTTAACAAATGGTGGTGAAGGATTTTCTGGATATCATTTTTCAGATGAACATAAAAAACATTTGAGAAAAAATAAAAAGATGCCTCCACGATCAATTGAACATCAACGTAAATTAAATGAATCACATACAGGTAAAAAACGAGGACCATTATCTGAAGAACATAAGCAAAAATTACGTGATGCTAAAATCAATTATGTTCCATGGAATAATGGAAAACATCTTTCAGAAGAACATAAAAGAAAAATTAGTGAGTCAAATAAAAGGAGTAAAAATAAATGATCATTCCTCTTCATGTGGAGTTCGAGAACTTTCTTTCGTTCCAGAAATTTCAGAAATTCGATTTTCAACCACAAGGAATTCACTATATTTATGGTATCAATCACGATGCCGATATAGACCATAATGATTTTACAGCCGATTCGTACAACGTTGGTGTAGGAAAATCTTCACTGGCGTTGGCACTGCAATACGCTTTTTATGGTGATATCCAGCGAAAAGTCAACAAAGACCAGATAATCAACAAATCTTCCAAAAAGAATTTATATGTTGGATTGGAATTTGAAGTCACATCCACTGGTGTCAAATATCAAATAAAGCGCTACAGACGCCATGATGAATTTAAGAATCGATTATTCTTATTTGTTTGGAATGGAAAGAAATGGGATGACATCTCAGGTGTTGATCTTACTCAAACACAAGAATTCATTGACAAGATTATCATACTGGATATCCGAACTTTTGAGAAGACTTCATTAATGACTCGCGAAGACAAATTCCAGTTTCTTGAGCTTCCAACTCTGAATCGTGGCCAGATATTCGAGAACATCAGTCAAATAAATAAGTTCAAAGATTATTGGATTAAAGCCAAAGGACGACTGAAGACGTATGAAGATGCTTTGGTTGACATCAATAACAATATTCTCACAGAGACGACAATCATCAGGCGTGACAAGCAGTATATTGAAGAGATGAAAGAGAAAGATGAAGAGCGTCGTGATGAACTTCAAAATGAAATTGACGATCTTCAACTGGAATTGGATGAGATTATTTCAATTGACATGTCTTTTGACGAAATAATCAGCAATATTGATTCATTTAAAAAGGTATTAAAGGCTCGTGATGAACTTGATGAGAAAATTTCCGCATCTGAAGAATACAGAAAAATGTACGAACGAGAGATTAAATCACTCTCGCAAGACGTACAAGATCTTGAAAAAGAATTTGAAGGATGCAAAAATAAAGTTGATAACTTTAAACCCAAGAAATGCCATAATTGTGGTGCGGTTCAAGAACAAGCACAATATGAAAAAGAGTACAACGAACTTGTCAACAGACGCGAATCTGTTTCAAATAAATTGGACTCAAAACGCAAGCTTCTTCAAAACACGCAAGACCGTATGTCTAAAGCCAATGAAATGTATGACCAACTTTATGCTGAAAGAACGAATAAAACTCATGAATTGGATAAAAGCATTCTTCCTGAATTCATAAAAGTCGCCATCATGGGCGATGATAACGACACAATTACAAATATTAAGACATTAAACACAACAATTCAAACTAAAAAATCTGTATTAGCATCAATTGATAGTAAAGATGCGATCAACAAACTTCAAAAGGAAATTAAAGACCATCTGTATATTTTGAAAGATTGGAATGACAAGAAAAAAGACAATTTGAAGCAGCAATCGATTTACCAATTCTGGCTCAATGTGCTCGACTTCAAATCAGAAAATTCCTTAAAACAATTCGTCATCACACAGATCATTCCGTTGTTTAACAATTTCGTGCAGCAAATGATTGATGTAGTTTATAAAGGCAATTTGATTATTTCATTTGATAATTTCTTTAATGAGACAATCTATTATCAAGGCGAAGAGTGGAAGTATGATGAACTCAGCACAGGCGAAAAGATGAAGTTGAATTTCTGCATCAACCTCGCCATCTTCGACCTGACTCGCGTGAATCTTGATAGTTGCAGTGTAATTTTTATGGATGAAATTTTCACGAACGTTGACACACCAACAGTTATTGAATTTTTAGACATCATTCGTGAACGTTATGCTCAAGCGAATGGAATCTACATCATCAGCCATGAGCAGAAAGTCAAAGACAATTTAAAACCGAATTCTACTATTCTCATTGAGAAGAGAGACAGGGTTTCTGAAATTACTGAAATAAATACATTCAAGGAGTGAGTAATGAAATTAAAAAAGAAAGCAAAGAAAGAACCAACAAAACAAGAACTGATGGAAAGACTCTTTCTTGGCAAGAAAGTCATCAACGTCAAAGAAGATTTGAATTGGAGTACCATAAATCTTGAGTTAAATGACGGAACTCTGGTCACAATCAAAGGCAGTTCACTCTCAATTTATTGGGGCGTAGCTGAAGATCGCATCGAAGATCTTAAAACAAGAATTGAACATGGCGAACAAGATGTCAACGAAAAGAAAACCGAAGTTGCAAGAATAGAAGCCATAGTAGGAGAATACAATGCCACGCAACATAGCACCAAAAAGAAAGCATAATGTCTATAATGGCCTTGATGCGCGCGTCAAGAAAATTCGCGAAGCTGAAAAGGATTATGCAGAAAAAATTCTTGATGAGATGAGAGAAGCAGGTCGGCCAAAGAAAGGTCAGAGGTATATTGAGCTTGAATCGATCATGAAGTTGCCTGTTGGCACGACTGAAAAAGAAATTCTTGGCAAGGTTGTCGTCAATGATGATCATACACCTAATGGTATAATTTCATCTGCAAAAAAAGATGGAAGAGCCAAGAAAGGATTCCAGATGTGGCGTGTGACGTCGCAAATTACTGATGAGAAATTCATCAAAGCATTTTCACAAATACCAGCATTCAAGAAGAAAATAAAGGTGATGAAGTGAGAGAATAAAAGGATGGCCCCGTGTTAGGGGGCCTAGAGTTATAGGAGTAAAAACAATGAGAACTAGCAGGGCAGCAGGTACCCTTCCTTGATATAGTAGCGGAGGTTTTCGATGGACATGTAAGTGTCAGACCACTTGTCCCAATCTATGTTCATATTGCGTTCCTTCCGATATTCATGCTTGTAGCCGTTAATTACATGCAGATTCTTCCGGCCCATCTTGGTGATCTTGAGACCGGTGTCCTTATTGGCATAGAACCGGCGGCCTTGGCTGAAACGCTTGAGAACCAGGAATTCAGCACCTTCAAAGATAGCAGCGTCGGCGGCATCCACCTTTTTGGCTTCTTCGGCATCCTTGAGTGCCCTCTTCAGATCGCTCTCAGTATGAAGAGCTTCTTCCCAACCTAGGTCGTGCTTGTACTGACGAAGGGTCACTATGCGATTCATGATCATATTAACAATCAGACCACCATCCTTCATGTCGTTGGCGAGAACGCCGAGCAGTTTGAGATACTCGAGGATTTCGCGGTCTGCGGCCGTGCAGTCAGAAGAGGACCAGCTTAGCTTGGGTACTATAGTAGGAACTTCATCCCTTGTGTAAGTCGTCCGCTTTTCGTACGTATAGATGTCGATGTCGTAAGTCCAGCTAGAATCAGGCTTGGGCATCATGAAACGAGTCCGTTCAACTTCCCAGACAACTTGACAATCTTCAAAGCCCATGGCTTTTATAGTGGCAGTCAGATCGGCGGTGGCATCTGCGTAAAACTTCTTCAGCAACGCCCGCTTTTCTTCAACGATGGCATTTTGCTTTTCAAGTAAATTTTGTATCGTGGCTATTTCCATTGTTTAACTCCTTTTTATTTTTGGTTACAATAATATCATAACATTAAAAAAGGTTTTTGTAAATACTTTTATTCGTATACTCTTTTCAATTCGATAAATCCGTTCCAACCCAACCCATTCAGCTTCCCGCTATTATACTTTGCATGATACTTTTTGCCATTGTCTGCGGTAACATCAGCTTGGCCGCCATTGGTCATCCAAATGTTTTTTAACGTTTGGTATTCAAGGCTGAAATACTTATTAATTTCTCTCAAGGTATAAAGTCTTCTAGGTACTTTCGAATCCATGATTTACTCCATATCCATGATGAAATACTTGAGAGCTTCGAATTGAGCGTTGATCGCTTCGTCCTTCGTGACATTGTACGCAGCCATGAAGTCCTTGTCGTCGTGAGTCTTGGCATATTCAACTATCAACTGAAGATTCGCAACTCTATCGAGTAAAAAGTTCTTGCTTTTCTTGGTCATTGTTGGCTCCTTATATCATCACGAAATAGTTGAAGCCGTGTTCTTGATAATAGGCTTTGAGGCGGCCAAAAAAACGAGCAGTTATATAAGCCTTACCATTTTCAGCGTAAGCTATCACTTGGCCGTTCCGAGTTTTTCTTACTTTTAAGTTATTCATTGCTCACTCCTTATTAACTTTGTTTGTAATAATATCATAACATTAAAAGTGGTTTTTGTAAATACTTTTATTATTGAAAAATTGTAAATTTTTTTTCCTTAAAATAAATATAATTATATAGCCGCACCGCATAGGGCGGCATAACACATCAAACACTCATTGGAGGTTTTATTATGACGTATCTTGATCAACTTTTTGACGAGGTATTTGATTCTTTTTTTACTTTTCCTGAACGATCAAGACAATTGTTAACTCAAATGTCACGTTCAGAATCACAGCCTCTTGAAAAACGCTTTCCTTCTCACCCTGTTTCAAACATCTATCTTGAAAAAGATGGAAAAGCCATCTTTGAAATTGCTGTTCCAGGTTTTGACAAAGAAGATATCAAGGTAGAATTTCTTGATGGGCTTCTTACTGTTAAAGCCCAAAGACAAGAAGAAATGGGCGATAAAGATGAACGTATGTATTTTTGTCAGCGACTGGCTCGTAGAAATTTTGAAATTTCATATAAGCTACCAACAGCAGCTGACACAGAAAAGATTGAAAGCGAAATGAAAAATGGAATCTTGAAAATCACGATTCCAGTTAAAGAGGAAGAAAAGAAAATTCCAAAACAAATTCCAATTCAATAATCATGAGAACGAGGGCCCTGCAAAACAGGGCCCGACTTATGTTCACATACACACAAAAAAAGCTCCTCTTTTTTAAGGAGGAGCTCAGGAAAATATGAGAACTATATGAAATAATCCGCTTATGCTGTACCCAAGATGGCCCCTGCATTTTGATAACGTTCGAGCGGATTAGCTGCTGTGTAATTGTATGTGTAAATTTCAGCAGGATAGATGTTGTCACATGCAAATTCAACATTGACTTTTCTGAATTCACCAGCCGCAGCATCGTGGTCTGGCATATTGACGTTGACCGGATAGAGGTTTACGATTTCATACTTTTGAAGGTATGGAGGACCACCATGCTCGTCGCAATATTCATCAGAATATCCAGGAGCGTCAGGTCCATAGACATAAAAGTTTGCAATTGGGAGAACATAGTCTTGTTTGAATCCAATCGCACCAGTTCTCTTATCACCAACGAAAGCTCTCCAAAGCTGCATGATAGCAGACGTAGAACCATTGACGTAGTCAACGAAGTCTACGTTGAACATATCCATTGGCGCAAATTTTGTGACAGTCTTGAATTGGTCGTTGAAACGAGGAATTTCAGCGACTTCCAATTTTGGAAGTGGCAAGTTCGATTTGATCAACGAAATTTCGACTGAAGTTGCTGGGTCTCCACCAAGAGCGTTCTTGACTGCATTATAAAATGTCTGAACGCCGAACAAAGGGGAGATCGGAGCTTTATTTAACAATAGATCTGTAAGGCCAATGAATCTCAACGAGAAACGGTTTGTGTTGATTGTTTGTTCGTTATATACCTTCTTTATCCTGAAGATGTTGCCTTTGCCGGCCATACTAAATACCTCTTAATTTTCGAAAATAGAGTAATTACTACATTTATTTTACGTTCATAATGAAAAAGATACTATTTTTTTCTCGTTAATTAAATATAATTCTATATACGGAAGGACAAGCAGGCATGCCTGATAAGTTGTCACCTCAATTTATCTAACTTCCGCTACATTTTTTATAATTAAGGTGATAATTATGAACCAACCGTACGGCTACATTTATTTAATTTACGATCATTTTCATAATCATTGTTATATTGGGCAGAAAAAAGGTTTAGTAGAAAAAACAACAGATTATTTTGGTTCAGGAAAAATCATTTTTTCAATTATCAAAAAACGTAAACATCATTTAGAAAAACGAATTCTTGGTTATTGTGAAACAAAAGAAGAATTAGATGAGGCAGAAAAAGTATGTGTAGAATTTTATCAAAGTAATGATAGAAGATATGGTTATAACATTACTACTGGTGGTTCTGGTGGAAGTTTTAAAGGAATAAATAAAGGCAGAAATTTTTCCAACGAACATAAAAGCAAATTAAGTCAAAAACGCAGATTAAGAATTATTTCTGGAGCAACTAAACACAAAATTAGTGAATCATTAAAAGGTAAACAAAACAATCTTTGGACAGAAGAAAGTAGAAAAAGAAATAGTAACTCTCATTTAGGCAACCAAAATAAATTAGGTTGTAAATTAAGCCCAGAATCTCGTCAAAGAATTAGTCAATCGCAACTTGGCAAAAAGCGAGGACCATACAAAAAGAGCCTAGATCAAAAAATCTAGGCTCTTTGTTTTACAATATTTTATTTAGCTAAAATTGTACTATAACCTGTGTATCACGCATCACGCTGATAACTTTGATCTTTTCAATCTTCTTGATTGGTGTCCAAACGATCATTGAGATCATACCGCTACTTGCTTCAATAATTGCAGGGTCAGCATCAATCATTGCAGGGTCGGTAATAACTGCCCAATCTTTATCAATACCTTCTTCTGGTTTAATCGCTTGAGCGTTAATAAGAGGAGTGATAATGTCTTTCTTAATAACAGCTTCAAATTCGTCTCTCGTATCTTTTGTGATAGGGAGGTAGAAGAAGTCAGGAACGATATTCATCAGCATGCGTTTCATGAACAATGAAACTCTCATGACGCCGATACGATTGTATGCGTTCTTTGTTCTTTGAGTCGTCTTCTGACCGTCAATGAAGAATCCTTGTTTGTTTGTGTAAACGATTGGGTTGATATTGTTTCCAATATTGTCATCGTATGCACGACCTTTATCTTCTTCTGTAAGGTAAATTGCTATATCGTTGACATTTGCAAGAGGAGCAAATTTACCAGCAGCTGGAGTATATTGGTTGAATTCACGGTCAACAGCAACAATCGCAGGAACGGCTACTCGTGAAGGTGGCATCCATTGTTCGCTTGTAACTGTAGAAGCTGTGTCAACCAAAACCCATGGGAAGTAAGTAACAAGGTACTTAGAATCCAATGTCATATTAAGAATGCTTGGAAGATCACCATTGTGCCAGTAAATCATTTGGTCGATAGAACCAAGCAACTTACCTGCTACAGTTTCAGGTGGGTCAACAACACCGAAGCAGTCTTTGCGGTATTCGCAAATTTCTTGGATTTTTGCAATAACGATTGCTGTGCTGTTTCCAGTTACGCAAAGCATGTCAACATCAAAGATGTCCATGTTTTTGTATTCGTTAAGAGCTGCAGAATACTGAGCATCAGTTACTGCGTTGCTGATACCTGAAGTACCACCATTCAATTGATATGTTCCATCAGGAATTGGGTCAATTGTAGTTGGTGAACCAACAGGAAGAGTATAAGTAACGTAGTTCTGAAGTCTTGTGTCATTGTTGATCAAAGTTCCGAAGAACGTATTAGCTGCAACAGTAGAACTGTAATTCGTGATACGAGCAATCAAAGATGTGTCATTCCAGAATTCCATGTAAGGAATTCCATTTGAAGAACCTTTGATCATCTTGATGTTGTTGCCATCAGTACCAGTGTACTTAGCAGTCAGTGTACCCATATTCAGAGAAGCAGCTTCGCCTGCGTAAACGATATCTGTGTAGTCATAAGCTGCATCATTATCTTTTACTGCGAGGAAGTCAAGAAGATTTCCATTTTGTGCGTAGCGATAAACGCCAACGAACAAGTTGTCGATAGTCATCGCAGTAGCGGCTGCAACTGTACCGACTCTGAAAATCAGTGAGTAAGTTCCAGCAGCTTTTGAGTAGAATCCAAGTCTTATAGTTCCAGTTGTTGCAGGAACAGCTTGACTTGCGATTGTTACGCCATTATTGTCAACAATGTCAGCCTTAATGTTTGTAGCTGCGGCTGGAGCAGCTGACAATGTAAAATACATTTCCATGTATGTGTATGCTGGAGCTGTGAAGTGAACACCTGCTCCGCTTGTTGCGATTGCAGCTGAAGTTGTAGTAACAACCAAGTTTGCAGTTCCAAGAGCTGCAGAAACTCCAACTACTGGGCTAAGAGCAGCAGCAGGAGTTGTAGTCGTTGGTGTAGTACCTGGAGTAATGAGAATATCTCCACTTCCATTGATTGTAACTGTTGCTGCGCTCCATGTTCCTTCAGCTGCTCTTACTGCTGTTTGCATGATTGCAAGTACTTGTGTCCAAGTATAACTTACACCAGCTGCCAAAACAGTAGAAACATCAACTGCTGAAACGTTAGGAGTTCCAGTTGCCAATGAGAACTTATAAGTTCCTGCTGGTAGTGGGCAATGATCAGAACCAACGATACCATCACCGCTGAAAACTATTGTACAAGAATCAGTTCCAGCTGTGTAAGTAATTGTTTGACCAGAGAAAAAGTCAAGAGAAACTTTCAAATCATCACTGAGAGTTGTGTATGAAGGAGAACCAGCGGCGAAGTCACCACCATTATCTGTACCAAGAAGGTTTAGAGCGGTTTCCATTCCATCGGTCAGCAAGTTTTGAGTAGGTTGGTCTTTGATTTCAATTGTGTAAGAAGAACCTTGATCGTTAGTTTGTATTTCAAATTTACCAGAAGTTCCAAGGAAAGCAGTCGCATTAGCAGTGATTGCTGCATTGATTGCAGTTACAATAGCTTCTGCACTTGTATTAGCAGAAGTTGAAGTGCTTGGGTTCGTTGCTGTTACACTTGGAAAAACAACTGGGAAGCTCGTAATTCTTATAGAAGAACTTGCACCATATTCGTTGCTATTGATTGAGATGGCGTCTGTTCCACTTTTACGAATGATGTTTTTTGGGTCGTAACCAGTCATACCAGTTACAGTACCAATAACTTGTTTCTTAAGAGCGTAAATCAGTTTGTCGATGTATGACATAACTGTCGCGCCAGTTAATCCACCGTAATTTTCGTCAGTTACTGCACCAACGCCTGTGAGCTTGCACAGAATGTCGCTTGAAGAACTGATGATATATTGGTATGCAACACCATCAACAAACAATTCAATGTAGTCGCCTGCTGTAAAATTTGCAGCAGTCAGAGATTCGCTTGTGATTGCAGAACAACGTGCACTCTTTGAAAGAGTTACAGTAGTGTCTCCACCACCATTCAATTCAACAACGAAGATATTGTCTGAGTCGTTGACTTTCAGTGATTTACCAGAAATGGCTTCTGCACCAACAAACTTGGCTGCAACAGCGGCTTTAGCAAGCAGTTTAGAAGCTGCAGTGTCAGAACCGTCTGTGATACGTGTGAAGAAGCAAGAAGGAACTACACCAAGAACAGCGGCTGCTGTTATGCCTGAATAATCTTTTGCCTCGACGTCGCGATTGACTTCAGAACCAAAATAGCTCTTGAAGTTTTTTATGATTTGTGTAGGAACGTTGACTGGTCCCCAGTTTGCAACTCCGACGAATGCAACTTTTGTACCAGTAATTCTGTCTACTAAAGTGGTAACTTCGACACGTTCTTCGTATCCAAAGCCTTTACCAATTATATCGTTTACAGTTTCAGACATGTAAGTTCTCCTTGATTATATTTCTTCAATAGTGATTAGTTTCTTTGCTTGAAGCGCTTTTAGACTTTGAGGAATTTCATCCATTTGAATTGTGATCGACTGTCCTTTCTTTGGTATGACGACTGATTGCGTAGGGCTTACAGGAACAGGAGTCGAAACATACAATTTACTCGTTATTTTAAAAGTTTTCATTAGTCCTCCGAATATAATGCGTTCGATAATATATTAAAAGATTTGGTTGAATAATAACGCAAAAAATTAGTGTCCAGTTGCAATTTCATCTTTGATGACATCAACAACATTATCACCATCATAAACTTGCATTTCTGAGCCAATATAAATTTTGTCATAAACTGGAACTCTGTATACATTGAAGGGAACAATCGTATGAGCGCTAATTGTAAAAGTAGTTTTGATTGCGTCACGTGTTTCCTTCATTTCCAAACCTTCAATATTGGTTTCGTTCGCAATATTGTCAGAAAGTTTCAAAGGCATCAGCAAATAACTAGTTTTGTCGTTAATGACCTTTTGACCATTGACTATCGACGTGTCTGGAAAATACACCAATGACATTTCACCCAAAGGAAAACATTGGAGCAATTCATGAATGATACAATCACGTTCACGTAATGTGTTTGTCCAGAGGTTGAAACTCCATGTGACATCGTAGTGCATTGGTGCACGAGTCATCGCAACAGTCTTTGTTACAGGGTCATAAGAATCAGGGTCCCAAATATGGATGCCAATTCTTTCGCGTGTTTTATCACGTTGATTTTCTGCTTCCCAGAAATTCAACATAGGAAGCACGATTTTATTATTAAATTTATTCTGAAGATAACGGAATGCCGCTCTTGGTGTTCCATAAACGATTTGCAAAGTCAATGGAGTCATTTCATTATTCCATTTGATCGTTTGAAAATGCACCTTGAAGAAGTCATACAGTTCAAGAACGTATATGCCCCAAAGATATTGTGGAAGTACTTCTTCTATCATTTAATTACGCCTTTCTCAAATCGTTTTTCAAACTTCGTATCGGCATTTGAAGGGTCGATATAAAAATCACTGAGATCTTTTTTATCTTTCTCTGTTAAATCGGCCCCAGTTTTATCTGCTAATAAAGAAAGAACCTCTTGGCTTATACCCATACCAGTTCCATGACATCCAGCAATGATAGCATTTCGTTCTGCTTTGCTGTTTGTCTGAATCGAAATATTGGTGATGGGTTTCTTTGGGTCGGGCTGCTCAATAACCAACTGAGTATCAATTCGAGCAACGATTGGATCTTTTGATTTCGATTCTGATTTGACCACAATCGTTTCAAGTTGATCTTTTAATGACGCATATAAGTCTTGTGCAAATTGTTTTGTGCGTTCGCTAGCCGCCATTAAAAGTTCGTCACCAAACGCTTTCTTAAACTTCTCTAAATCTTTAGTGACTTGTTTTAGGTTATTGATTTCCATTATAATTTATTTACGTCAATAGGAAATTGGCCAAACTCCATGACACCTTGTTGATACACGTTCTTAAGTTTATTGGCATTCTCTTTAACAATTTGAATATTGTTATTGTTGGCTGCATAAACTATTGCATCAATAAGTTTTTCTTGGGCCTCAATAAAAGTCTGAAACTTCGAGAACACTTTTTGAATGTGTTCTTTTGTATTCTCCTTTTGTTGAGCAGGTGCCTCAGTACCAAATTCATCCTCATCCCAATTGATAGGATTAAAGGCACTGACGCCAAGTTCGTGTTCTTTAGCTTTCATTATTTCTCTGGTTTTTCTTCAGGAAGTTCTTCACCTTCAGGAGCGACTTCGCCACCTTCTTCTTCTTCTTCGCCACCTTCTTCAGGGTTTTCTTCTTCCTCTTCTTCTTCTTCTTCGCCTTCTTTTTCGAACTTGTAACCGTCAACGATTTCAAGTATCTTATTCATGTAGTCAGAAAACTCATCGTCATCTTCTACACTGTCTTGAAGAACTTGAATGATATTAGATATCAGTTCGACTTTGGCGTCGTTGCTCATTGACTTCAGGTCGATATTTTTGAGCGTGTCGTCAGCTTCGTCCATATCGTCTTTGCCTTTCTCGTCTTTAGGAGCTTTGAAGTCCATAGTAACTTCTTCTTCTTTTTGCGTCTTGCCACCTTTATCATCTTTATCTTCAGCAGCTTCCATGATAGGGGCGAGAGCGCCGCGTTTTCCATCCAACATTCCGTTGAATGCATCAAGAATTTGTTTTTCGTTCATGAATTTCTCCAATGTAAATTGTTTCTAATGATTATATATTAAACACGACTCTATAAAAGTCTATGTTTTCTTCCTAATTTTTGTCTTAATTTTGTGATATGAAATACTATTTGGCTAGCCAATTCATCTTGAATTTCAGCATCGGTAGATTCTGCATCGAGACCGTATTCTTTGACGACATACGATTTGAGCCATGGATTTTCTTTAAGATATTGTTTAGCCAATGATTCGACTTTCTTATCGAACTCTTCGTATTCTGTTGGAACGCCACGTGTTTCTTCTGTGGCGCCATACATAAGTTTGAGAAAGTCACGATCATAATTCTCTTCTTTCTTGGCTTCCATTTTGCCTTTCTTTTTGTAGCCAATTCCTTTATTCAATTGACCAAGAACCTTTTCGCCACGTTTCATTTCTTCTGAACTGCGCAGTGTTCTGAAATACTTTTCAAGAGCGGCAATTGATGTTATGTCATGATCGCTTTCTGGCCACAGAATATTTCTATTTGCCTCAGAAATATTATCAGCGATAGTCCATAAAGTATCTTCAATACGTTTATCGAATTCATATTTATTAAGGGCTTTCTGTAATTCGGTTACAACTTTGCTGACTAAGCCACTCATAAATTTACTTGTGGATTCTTGTCCTTCGGTTTTAAAATTCAAAAATTGGCTTTCATCAAATTCATATTCAGCATCAGATTCACTGATTTGTTTTAAAGCATTAAGAGCTTTCAGTATCGCAGTTTCGATATGTGAAGAAGAACCCTTCAGAAATTCAGAAGCAAAAACGAATTTACCTTTACGAGCACCACTTTCCAGTTGTTTCGTAACTTCGGTTTGTCTTTCACCTTGAGAATGCAGGATGTTCTTCCAGATTTCTTTTGCTTTGGCGATCTTTTGTGCTTCAGATAATCCTTTGTCGCCGTTTGGTTTTATGAATTTTAAATCTTCTTTTTCAAAGGCATTATCATCTCCAAAGAGATTCAAGATTTCTTCAATGCTCCATTTAGGCAGAAGTTCAGTGTTAGCAAGAGCCATAGCGACATATTTGCCAGTTTCACTGACAGTATTGCCAAGCTTATTTACCAAAGTAAGTTCCTTTGGAGGCTTTCTTGAATATTGTTTCGCTTTTGCAGCCAATTGAGACATAGGAATAATTTTGGCAGCTTTAGACGTTCTTTCGCCTTTTACCATTTCAAGATATTCTTTCATTATAGATACCCAATAAAATCCTTAATTGATTGTGGAACTTCAGCCATTGGTGTTTGTTCAGCATAAATGTGCCAGTTGAGATACTTCATATTGAAGTTGTCAAATGGAACTACAGAACCAATTGTATAAAATACGTTGCGGTAGTTTTGATCATCCACAACATAACTAATTCTAAAAATGTCGCCAGCAACTGGTTGAGTATGGTTGCAAAGTAGAAAATCATCGACGTTCGTCACGCCAGTTATTTCTTCGATTTGTTCAGCACCTAAGCGAGTCAACTCAACCAGAATTGGGTTGATTTCAATGAACATATAAACTCTATTAGGGTCTTTGAACGTATGAAGCGCAGTGCCTGATGATTTTTCACCATAAATAGTATCAAGTTGATCTTGAGAAGCTACAGTCGCCGTTCTATCAAGACTCCAATAATAAATCAATGGAGAGATTGCTCTTATAAAATCCGCGTCGATTGTAGAAGCGAGAGCGTACTCCGGGGACCTTGGCTCGAACACACGAGCATTATTAGGTCTATACATGTCGAGCCTCCTTATTTAATTTAATCATGTTTATTTTACTTTGTTGTCTGCCACGCTCGCTTTTATTGTATGTAATAATTCTATTTTTTAATGATTCTCTTTCTTCATCACTAACAAATCTTTTTTTACCAAGTTTAGCTATAGAAAGTTTGTGTCTGGTTTCTAAAGATGCTTTAGTGCCTTTGTTGTGTGCCGGTTTTCCTTTTTTTGCTGCAGACATTTTTTGTCTTGCTTCTAATGACATTTTTCTGCCTTTTAATTTGGAACCATTACCACCATCACCACCAATAGTTTCATTATATCCATTTTTATAAGTATCAAATAATTGAATAAAATGTTTTTCAAGTTGTTTTAAATCATCTTTATTATCTGATTCTTTAATAATTTCAAATTTTATATTCTCAATTCCATATTTTCTTAGAACGTTGACAATTGAACGTTTACAATTTGGAGTGTTGATTTCTCTTACATATCGAGAATGTAATCGTACTAAAGATGAAGTCCATTTTCCAATATAAACTTTATTATTATTTGGGTTAGTGTATTTATAAATAAACATTACACACCTTGCATTTTAGTTTTGAATTTGTCGATCGCTCCCGCTACTTTATATGCTGCTTTGACTCCTTTTCCAGCAGAACTTAAATAAGCATTCTGCATAATTTTATGTAACGAGGTTTCATTAAATTGATTCAATGCTCTTTCTGTGTCGGCTTTGGCTTTGATTATCGCTTCGTTAATTTTGGTAGCATTTTTATTTAATACAGTGGCGTTAAAAATTTCACTACTAAAATCAGTAGATTGTTTGCTGACATTAAACTGATTAAGTATATTTTTGAATTCATCGTTCTTTGCTTGTTTCAAAAGAACATCAACAATTTTATTAAATTTAGCCTGATCAGACAACTCGTTTAAATTGGTTGGAATTGCTGATGTAAAATTTTGTAGTAATTTGCCAAGTGATTTGAATTGACCACCAATACCCTTGGCTATTGTGTCAAGAACACCTTCTTCAAACACCTCTTCATTAAAGGTTTTATTAGAAACAACCAGCGATTTGAAATGTTGGGCGAATGATGACAAGAAAGACATAACTGTTGCCATCGTAATCATTGCTACTGCCTGACGCATTGCATTGTTTTTTGCTACTGAGAGAGCATTAACATCTGGTTTTGTTTGTTGCTGCACCGGTTGTTGAGGTTGATCTTTTGGAGCAGCCTCTTTTTGTGATTGTTTTGTTGATGTTGTTGCCGGTTTTGCTGGTGCGCCAAGTTGTTGTTTTTGAGCTGATGGTAAATTTTTATTTAGTGCATCAGTTACAGCATCCAATTCACCCATTTCACGATAAAATTTGTGATTTGGTAATCTTATTTTTGAAACATCTCCAAAGAAAACATGGTCATTAACCGTATCCATAAGTGTGCGTTCTTCTAGAGCTGGTTTAACAGAACCAATTGTTTGTCCTTGAAAGACTTTGTTTGCTGCTACATTAAGCATTTCAGTCAAAGAAGAAATTTTGCCGGATAATGTTTTATAAGCACCACCCATAATTTCATCTAATTTTCCAGTTTGTTTAAGAACATCCACAACATCAGAAGCTGATAAATCACCAGTAAAATTATTCGCTACCGTAGAACCAAATATTTTGGAGAATGTTTTTTCTTTATCATTCAGTACGCCATCAATCAATTTGGCAAATGTTTTAAATTTATCTGGACCATATCCAAGTTCAGCTAATTGATTGAAAAGAACTCCATGAATTATTCTTCCGCCTCTATCAGAATCAAAGAATGTTTTTAGTGCGGTTTGTGGGTCATGAAAATCCTGCTTTACTCGTTCCTGAATATTTGAATAAGTATCAGAAACGAATTTTTCTGCATCTTGCGCATCGGCAAGAGAATTTTTAAATTCTTGGCTACCAGTATTCATAGCGACAAGAATTTTATTTACTACACCAGCTTTAGAGGCACTCTTTGGAGTAGCTTCTTTTAATGCAGCCACAGAAAGAGGTTTTTCGCCATCACTGGTTTGAATTGATTTATCATAATCTGCAAGAAGTGTTGATTTCAGTTGAGGCGTTTCTTGCATTTGTTTAATGATGTCTTCATCTTTGACTGTCTTGCGCTTTTCAGCAAGTCCGTTTACAAGATAACTAAACATTGCGGCACGAGAAAAATTATTTATTTCTCTTTTTAATGCAACGCCAACTTCATCTTTTGTTTTTGTTTCAGTTGGAGTTTCTGTTGGTTGTGTACCTTGCTCTAGACCTTGAATAATTGGATCTGCACCTCCAGCTGGGTCTGTTGGGTCTCCAGCAGGTTTTTCTGCTTCCATGAAGATTTTGAATGGGCGTTCGAAAGCAACATCCAAAAGTAGTTCATTGAACGTTTTGGTGTTCTTTTCAAGCTCCTCACGATACGGCTTGATTTGTTCTGCTTGCTTGAGGTGTTGTTCAAGAATCTCGTAATAGAATTTTTCAACCATGGGAAATTCCTTAATTTTGTAATAGAGGCAGAGGTCTTTGCATTCCTTTTAATTCAGTCTCAAGTTTTTCTATTGAGGCTGCTGCTTCTGTTTTTAAAGCTTCACCGTCTGCGGCCAAGTTTGTTCCTGTTGCATTGACACCACTAAACTTGCTTCTAATAGTACCAAGCATCATCTTAGCACAAGCTAGAGCATATTTCTTTATCCAAATTTGCTCTTCAGCTTCAGACTCTGTTAATGTGCCTTTGTATAAAATGCCAACATCTGTGACTGGTTGATTGATAGGAAAGAGATAAATCTTGTTGTCCAAGATTTCCCACATCTTGTCAATGCCAACAATCTTCTTGATATCTTCAAGGCGTTGTAAATATGTATAGTATAAAGGCAAATTAAACTGTGAAAAAATATTAAGAATACCCTGTTGGTTGAAAACAGGTATGACAGTTCCTTCGAATTCTCCGATAAAACCACCAGCTGCGATACCAGAACCAAGGCTATCAAAAAAGCTGGATGGAAATAGAATATCAACAATCATTTCTTTATTCAATCCAGTTGGAATATCAAATGGATTTGAAACAATCGTTTGATGAATAAGACGATAATCTACAGTTGCGTATCTATGATACATTGTCAAGGCGTCGATGATGGCAGTTCTGATATGTTCTTCTGTCAATTCAACGCGTACAAGTGGATATCCTAAAGAATATAAAATATAATTCTTAAGATTGACGTAGTGATTGGTGTATTCAGCGGCGTTTACATCTTGATTTATATACATTTTAATCTCTCAGAAATAGTGCGATGTGAAGTATCAAATAATACGGCGATCTTTCTTAAACTATAACCTTCTTCACGAAGTTGTTTTATTTGATTGTTATTGATATCATTTCTAAATGCTGGATTTTTGTTTCCTTTGGCAACGCCTCTTTCTTTTCGTGTTTTACTAATTGCCTCACGCATTGTTTGATCATATCCTCTATGGTTTTGTTTTCTCGATAAAGATCTTTTTTGTAACGATTCTTTAGATAAAACAACCGTTTTTCCTAAACGTGCTTTACTTAATTTTTGTTTGTGAGCTTCAGTTTTTGGACCAGTATATCCTTCGCCACCATTTGTTAAATTAGTTAACGGTCCTAAAACCAAGTCATTTCTGCCTATTTGAGAAATAAGTTGTTTTTCTAATTCTAAAGCATCTTGAAACAATAAATTTTCTTTAATATGAACAACAATAGGTCTCATTTCGCATGATAAGATTTTTTTTATTTTATTTGTTTTATGTTTATTTGGGTCGTTTTTTAAATTTGATTTTCTGAGATGTGCTGTATCTCGTGAACCACTTCCGACGCCAACATAAAATGGTTCAAAATCAAAATAGTTTTCTTGATAACAAAAATTTCCGGGTTTTCGTGGGTCAAGATAAATGTAAATGTAGTGTTTATTCATTTTCCCTTATTGAGGTTGAATTTGCAGGCACCAGCCTGATTTGTCTTTGTTTTTTGCAAAGAACGTGTCCCATGAATAGCGAACATTGAAGCCTGATGCTTCATATCCTGGAGATAATGCGTATCCGTATGGGTCAAGAACAAAAACATCACGCGTTTCGTCATCGTAACCAACGCAGCAATTGATGTGACCAGCAACTTTATGACCATATTTGGCGTTTGCGCTGCTGAAGTTTCCACAAATGACTTGAGGAATATTGGCATTGTCAATCAATGCACAAACTTCTTCAAAAGAGATATGATCTGAAAATTCTGAATCATATCCAATCTTATTCATTAAATCATCGAACATTTTTTCTTCTACTTTACCAACGAGCCATGATTTTTCAAAATAGTCTTTTGTCCATGGTCCAACAGCTTTCAGCATCCATTGTTTTATGGAACTGGTTTTTGCCATTTTTGTCAAGTAGTCTTCTATTTGTTCTTCATCAATTCCAAGATCTCTTGTAGTTTTACCAGTCATAGTGAGAATATAATCAATACACATTGCTACTGAGGTAGGAAAGCATGTAACAAATGGATTATATTTATTGTTTCTTTGCGTGTGGTAAAAATCGCTTAAAGCAACTTTAGTTACGTAGTGTGCACTCATATTGATTCTCCTGTAGATATATTTAATGAATTATAGAAAATGAGCATAAAAATTTACGTGTGTCTTTAATATAATTCTATATCGGAAGGACAAGAACTGATCATTCTGACTCGGTACCTCGAATACCGAGTCTTACTTCCAACTTTTAATTATTCGAGGTAATTATGGGTCTCATCTACGAAGCCACCAATCTCATCAATCATAAGCGCTATATTGGCCAAACAATTCAGACACTTGAGGAGCGTAAAGGAACTCATGAATATGATGCTGTTAATAGACAACGTGATTTTGTTTTCTATAGAGCAATAAGAAAATATGGTTTCAATAATTTTCAATGGCGAATTATAGGATATTGCAAAACCAAAAAACAATTAGATAAAGCTGAAATTGCTTGCATTGAATTTTACCAAAGCAATAATCCGATTTATGGCTACAATAGTACTATTGGTGGTACTGGCGGAGCTATCAGGAGCGGAATGAAATGTTCAGATTCTATGAAAAGGAAAATTGGTGAGGCAAATAGAGGAAGAATAGTTGGAGAAGCAGAACGAGAAATGAAACGACAACAAATGTTAGGAACTAAATTATCTGAAGAAACTAAAAGACGAATGAGTGAAGCGAGAAAAGGCCAAAAACGTTCTGAAGAATCAAAACAAAAAATGAGAGAAGCACAAAGACTTAGACGCCTTCGAGAACAACAGTAAAAAAAAAACCTCCAAGAAAACTTGGAGGTTTTTAATTTCAAATATCAACTTAAATATTACTGGAAGATAGTAGGCAGACCGTTGATTATCAGTCTCGCATACTGATATTCCCCCATGAGGATGTAGTTTTTAGCTTTTCCGCTATCGCCACGATCTTTGAAAGTTTTACCATAACGAGTATAGTAAAGTTTCTTTGGGTTACCAGTATTTGGGTCAATCAAAGTAGGAGTTGCAGTGATTGGCAGATATGGGCAATACAGATATCCGCTATCAATTGCGCTCGTTCCTTTGTAACCGATCAGAAGTTCGTTTTTAGGGAACTGTGGGTCTGAGTAAAACTTAATCTTTCCACCGAGTGAACCTTGGAATGCAAGGTCGCGGCCAGAGTAAGTAACGCCGGAGCCGACGAAACCAGGTACGCGATCAAGGAAAGAAAGTGTTGCTGGGTTACCAACAACGAAGTTACCAAATCCACGACGACCAATGTTCCAAATTTCAGCACAAACTTTCTCGATCGCGTCGAGGATAGCTTTTTGTGCGTCATCGTAGTTAGCTACGATAGAAACTTGTGTACCACCAGCTGTTGGCAGCTTTGTGAGGTCGATAGTCTTGGTAATTCCAGCCATCATACGAAGGTCGTTGATGATTTCGCGGTTGATTTCAGCCATGAGTTCTTGCTTCATCATATCCATGATTGCAGACTCAAGGTCGATACCATGCAACTTTTTGAGGTCGTAAGCAGCATCAAGAGTGAAGCTACCACGAAGTTGACGACGAGTAAGACCAATGCTTTCTTGCGCGATTTCGAATTCAATTTCAGGAATCATTGATTCGTCTTCTGGCTTGTAGTCATAGTCCAAAGTCATCGTTGCAACTGCTGTTCCACCAACTGTGAAAGCGTTGAGGTTAGTTATAGTTGCTGTCAGTGTACGAACGATTTGAGTTCCAGATGCGCTCATAACGATTGTCAGCGTACCAGCATCAACTGCAGCCAGCGTATAAGTAGTTCCGTTGTAAACAACGTCACCAGTAATAGCTGTACCACTTGCTGTTCCAGCAGTGTTAAAGTCAGTTGTGCCAAATTTATATCTTGCCAAAAGAGCACCAGCGGCGCTGAAGAGGTTCAGATATACTGTGCCTGTGTAAATAAGAGGCGTGTAACCGCGAGGGTTAACTGCGTTGAGCCAACCAGCACATGCCAGTGTGAGGCCTGCTGGAAGAGTACCAACGCTCTCACCACGAACTTCAGATGAAGTGTAGTAAGGATCTATACCAACAGGGTATTTTGCAGGTATAGGTGAAACCCACATTTCTTCGTTAGCTGCAGTTTGGCCTTTAAGATTGCTCTTATACCAACGCAGTGTAAAGATTGGAGATGTAGGAGTAGGCATTGCTTGTGTACCAACAAGTTCCAAACCAACCATTTGTGGAATGGCACGTGCGATCAAGCCAAGCAGAGCCAGGTTAACACCAGTGAAGGCTGATGTTTGCACTTGGTCTTCAGCGATCAGCGATGGGTTTTCTTGAAGGTGAGTCATGTAGTTTTCAAGAAGAATCGCGGTCGTGCGAGCCATGTGCTCGTCAGAAATACCGTTAACTTTGAGAGCTTTCTCCCATTTCTTAACGAGTGCTTCTTCCATCTGACGACGGGCTTCATAAGCTTCGTTATAAATCATTGATGATTCCTCCGTTTAAATTTAAACGCTTATTTAAAAATTTTATCTATAATAGCAGCTGTCTTTTGGTCGATTGGCGCTATTTCACGCTTTCCATCGACTTCTTCCAAGATGGAACGAAATACAGGTTTGCCATCTTCAGATTTCTTAGTTTGTGTTTCTTCTGTGATTGGGGTTTGTTCTTCTTTTGTTGCTCCAGCTTCTTCAGTTACGGGTTTCGTTTCTTCGGCTGGTTTTGTTTTTCTTGCGAAACGTTTTTCACCATCTTCACTTTTGGTTCCAACAGCAAGTTTAGTTTCAAGCATTTCAACGATAGTATTGAATCTTTCAATAACTTCGTCTTCATCTTTTCCAGCTGAAATAAATTCTTCAACAGTTTCAACATAGTCAGCTGGTATATCTTTTAACAGAGTGGTAATAGCATTCTGTTTAGCAAGCAATTTGATTTCTTCATCTTTCTTTTCAGTTTCTTCACTGAGTGATTTGATCTTTGCTACGAGATCATGATCGGTGTCTTCAAGCAACGGCAGAACAAGATTCTTAAGTTGTTGAATGGTTTTATATTCTTTAGATTCCATGAAGTCTTTTTTAACTCTATCAGAAACTTCATCATAAATTTCTTGAAGAGCAACTGCCATGTTTTCTGTGTATGTCTTTTGAACATCATCAATTCCGAGTTTGAAAGCTTCTTCAGCATCTTCTTCGAAAAGACCAAATGCTTTTTCAGCATCGTTTTCAAAAAGATCAAAAGCAGCTTCACAATCAGATTCAAAAAGTGCGAATGCTTTTTCAGCATCAGCTTTAAGAATATATTTTTCGGTGTCAACACCTTCCATGTATTTCTTTTCAATAGCGGCGACTGTAGTTGTCTTCCAATCTTCAAAGAACTTGTCAAGTGCTTTAACTTGATCTTCGGTAAGTTCTATACCTTTAAGGGCTTCAAGAATTTCCATTCTTATTCCTCCATTAATGTCGTCATTTATATATTTGCATAAATGCAATTTCTATATCAAAAAAAATTAAATACAATCGCTTTTCTTTAGATTTTCTTCAGCCCACAATGGTTGAAGATTGGTGAAATGGAAGCATGATTTTTGTTGATTAAAATCTTCTAAATCAAAACTAGCACATGGTTTTATATGATCAACGTGCCATTTTCCATAATTTTCTTTTGTCATACCTGGTTGAAATTGAGATTCAAGATGTTGCCATAATTCTTCAACAGAACAACCGAGTAAATCTAGAGTTTGAGAAGCTTTAGTTTTTCCTTTTAAAGCTGAGTAAAGTCTATTTCGTAAATAACACGAAATTTTAAAATTAGGATTATTGTTTCTTTTTGCTTTATTATATACTTTTTGGTAACAATTATTACTACAAAATTTTTGATATGATTTTGTGGCGACAAATTCTTTATCGCAAACAATACATTTTGTTTTTGGTTTCAAAGATTTAAGTTGTAGTTTTTTATCTAAGTGTAATTTTTTATAACCTGCTATACTGCAGTCTGTGCCACAATATTTTTGGTATGATTTATTAGTGGTAAAATCTTTACCACAAATTAAGCACCGTTTGACCATTTACTTTTTTTTGCCTTTCGCTTTGTCTGCTTCGACGCCCTTATCTTCAGGCTTTACTTTGGCATTAAGCTTCTGTTGTTCAACAGCTGCCTTACGATCATCATCACTGTTGAATTCTCCACGTCCTTTGCAAACTGGACAAACTGCGTTGTCTTCTTTTTCAAGTTTGCCATAGCCCTTGCAGTTAGGGCAAGGAAATGCTGTATGACTTGCATTGCCGTCAAGTTTTTCTTCTTTTTTGGCAGCTTTCTTTGCGGCCTTTTTCTTTTTTGCTTCTTCAAGATAAAAATTAAAGTCTTTCATTATTTTATGTCCTCATCTCCTTCGGTTTGAGCGGCTTTTTTAGCAGCTTGAATTATTTCTTCGCGTTTATTGGTTAAAAATGTTCTTGCGGTTACTTCAAGTTGATCTGTCAATTGGTCCATCATTTCACGACCAGCAATAGAGATCAAATATTCACCAAGTTCTTTTGGTGATATGTGTCCTTTACCATCAAGAAAAATGTTTTCCATAATGAGGTCGAGTTGTGCAAAGCGACCTTCATGACCAAGATAACCACCGACATTATCACCACGAAGATATGTAGCAATTCCTTTCTGTACTCTTTCAGACAGAAAACCTTTGCCAATATGCACTTGTTCAAGATATTGTTTGAATGTTCTCATAAATAATCCTTCTTAGAATTCTTGCTGTTCGGCTGTGTCGCGTTTTTCTTTTGCCATCTTTTGGATTGGTTGTTCTTCAGATTCAGGTTCTCCTGTAGTTTCAGTCTCTTCAGGAACTTCAGAATTCTCTTCTCCTCCAAAAGACTTGTTCATATCTGCATCAACATTTACCGGTCCTTGCATTTTAAAACCACTTTCTTTGACTTGGTCCATAGCCGCTTTCATGATAGATTTAATCATGAAATCGCGTTGCTCATTGTCCATTGGTTCATCAAAGTAGTCATTATATTTTTCAATAACTTCTTGAAGGTTCTTACCAGACAATTTAAGAAAAACTTTCTTGCCGTCTTTCTTACCACTGAGTTCAAGGGAAATGCCAGCATCACCAGACATAACCATATTCATAAAGTCTTCAATATTCTTGAATTTAACTGTACGAACTTGATTGCCTTCACAAAAACTTTTCAATTCAGAAGGCATAACATCTTCTAAGTATTTGCCGAAACCCATTATTTGACTCCTTTAAAATGAGCATTAACATAATTCACTGCAGCTTTCTCAGCTTCATCAGGGTCTTTATGTTGTTTCAGCATCGCAGCTCGCGCGGCATTTATAAGATCATTTCTTGATTTTCCGGCTTTTACCATTCCATCAAGAGTGGTTTTTAAATTGCCACCTTGAACAGCTGCATTTGTCTTTTCTTGTGTTGGCGCAGCCTTCATTTCTTGAGAAGACATTGCTTCGAGATATTCTTTCAAATTCATTATTTGTCGCCTCTCATATAACGTTCTTTAACATGCGCATCATCAATCAAAAGGTTGAGTTCTTTGCGAATTGTCGCCATTATTTGATCGATTTGTTCTTCATAATCTTCATGATCAATTTCATTAGCTGAATCAAAAATTATTTCAGCTAAATCTTTTTCATCAAAATCAAACTTCTTTTTTCCTGCCATTTCAAGATAATCATTAAATGCTTTCATTATTCAGCTCCATGCTTTTTCATTGCTTGTCTAGCTAAACTAATTTTTCTTTTTGCTTCTTCAGAATGTTTTCTTCCAAACATACCATTTTTAGAACCTTTAATATCTCGTTTAGCCATTCCATCTTTATATCGTGTTTGATAATTTTCATCATCAATTCGTTTAGAACATGCTATTTTTATATTTAATCTTGTTTCTGATGAGCGTTTTTTACCTTTATTACCACGACGAATTTTTTCTTTATGTTCATCGGTTAAAGTTTTTCCAGTAAAAGTATCACCACCATCTCCACCGGGAGTCATATTATAACCACTATTTTTAGAATTAAAAAATTTAATAAAATGTTTTTCTAAATTTGCTAATGTGACTTTATCATTTATTTGGTCTTTGATAATTTCAAATCTAAAATTATCAATTCCATGTTTTCTTAAAGCACGAATAATATGTCTTTGACTATTTGTTTCATCAACTTCATGTTGATATCTTTTAAATAATTGTCTTTCAGAACCAACATATTTTCCTATATATTTATTATTGGTTTCTGGATTAGTAAAACAATAAATAAACATTATATTTTCGAATGTTTCTCACTTAAAGAAATTAACACTTCCCAAAGTTGACGTTTAGGATGCTTCAACGATTCAAGGAACATGACTTCTTCGTGGAATGCTTGTTCGAGAATAGCGTTGTGTGTGCTAGGGTCAGTTACAAAGTCGTAGCAAATCATTTGGTAGCTTTCAGGCACATAGAGATAATTGCCTTGCATGATTGGGTCGCCGCCCATTCCGCGTGAAGAAACAGCAGGACGGAATCCTTTGCGAACGAAAGCAGCGAGTTTGTCGCCTGTGCCGTAGTCGCCAGTAATAACTATTGCTTTACCATAAACAACTCCACCATTCATTTCAAGTGCCGTTGTAAGAGCACATGCGTTCTCAAGGCCAATGCGTTTGATTTGCTGCATTTGAATTTGAGGAGGGTCAGTTGGTTTTGGCATTGGGTGGTCCATTCCCATTGGGTGACCGTTTCTCATCTTAATAGAATCACGAAGTTTGTTGGTTTCGCGTTGCAGCAATGCTTCACTGTAAATTCTATTATTCTTATTTGGCTTTTCGGCTCTTTGGAATTCGCCCTCAAGAGTAATCAGCTGAGCAGGCTTTCCTTTGACTTCAATTGTTTCTTCATTAAAGCCAAACTTATCAGATACCCAAGCATCCGAAATATATGGTCTCATTATTGCTTCCATTACTTTTTACCTTCTTCTTCTGACTTAAGAACTTGAGGAACTACTTTTCTGAGAACATCAATAATATGCTTTGGTGTATCGACGTCAGGAGTTACCAATTCATCATTGATATAAACCAAATCATTCTCAAGATCGATGTCAACTTTATCATCACCAATTTTAATTGATTTATAGTTTGGTGTTTTTTCTTCAGTTGGAGATGCATCCATTTCTTCTGGTGTCTGTGGTAATCCTTCTTTTGGAGGAGGAGTGGTTGTGCCAGCTTCTAAGAAAGCATGGATGCCGCTCGTCTTACGATCAAAAACGCCGGCTATTTGTTCTTCGGTATATTGTTTCATTTGTCTTCCACTTCTTCATCAGCAGCTATGGCTTCATCAACAGCTTGCATAATAACACGCACAAGTTCTTCTTTACCAGGACGTTCGCCTTTATATTGAGGGCCGAAAACACCCGTGATAATATCAGCAACTTCAGTTCTTACTTGTTCCCAAAGTTCTGCTTGCCAATCTTCTTTTTTTCTTCTTCAGCAGCTTCAAGATACTTTTGAACGCCACTAGTTTTGTGGCCAAAGATTTGAGCTATTTGTTCGTCAGTATATGTTTTCATTTATAATATCCAAAAATAAATTTTTAATAAAAGAACTAAACTATGCCAGAAACTCCAAAGGAACTTCCAGATGTTATTCTTTTGCTGGTCCTGCACTAACCTCGAAACCTTGCTTGTGACCAACTTTTTGTTGTGCGCGATCTTTCCAAGCCAATTGTTTTGTAGCATCGTCAAAATCCTTTTGAAGATCTTTTGCAAATCTTGTGTTGAAGCTTTCGACAATCTCAGCAATTAAGTGGTCATTGATTTGCTGGCTATTATACATGTATTCGAGTTTCATTTTAATATCAGACATGAACATCATATCTTCTTCGTTATAATCACCAACGCGACTCCATGCTTCATTAACTTCATTGATCATGGTACGAACATCATCAAGAGAGAAGACGCCCATTTTGAAGCGAAGGAATTTTGGAGTGTATTTATTATCTTTTGCAAGATTGTAAATAGCAGGCATTGGGGCGCCGCCGATAGGAAGCATGTTGTTTTCAAATAGAGAAACAAGCTTGCTGCTGGCGTCTTTAAGATCAAAGTCTTCGTTCATTTGTTTAAGGCTAACCAGAGTTTTTGTAACTCCAACTTTGATATTCTTTGAGAAGTCGATGCTTTCAAAGAATTTTGCTGCGAGCTTTTCGTCACCAAGAATCATGAGTGCTTCTTTTTGAACTTTATCAAAGATCGCTGCATCAGCGGAGAATTTCTCGTATGCTTCGTCAGTTTGTTTCAGCATCTCAAGAATCTCACCTCTTTCAAGAATTTCACCTTCAATAAGGTCATCATTCTCGTCGAAGAGATTGATTGCTTTTTTGAATTCAGCTTCTTCTTGGTAATATGCTTGCATCTTTTTGCCGAAGTTTTTAACCAAAGAGACAACATATTTATCAGAATCACGATTATCTATAATCGCGGTTACTTCTTCATTGATTGCAGTAACATCAACAGTTGGAAGATTGCGAATAGTGTCTTTCAGAGCGTCGATTGCATCATCAAGATTTTCTTCTGCGAAGATATTTTTGATGTTGGTTTGAAGAACATCACAATTCTCTTTGAATTCTTCAATTTTTTGTTGGCCTTTTTTGGCTTTCTTTTTCTTTTCTGTTAAAGCCTTTTTGCCTTTGGTTTTGAAGACCATTCCACAATCGCTTTCTTCATATTCGATTTCGAACATTTGTTCGGTTTCGGTGTTCTGAATGCAGACTTTGCCGTCTTCAAGAATAGAAACGAACTTTGTCTTTGGGAAAGCTTCGACTGCAGATTTTATTTTTTCAAGTTGTTCAAAAGTCATTTGAGTTCTCCTCTGGTTATTTACCTTATTGATTGAATTATATTCCACCTAAGAAATATAATGAAACGATATCCATATCTTCTTTATCAACATCATGATATATAAATTCACCCATCATATCAACTAATTCCTCATAGTCAATTTTGTTGCTTTTACAAAATTGTTTTAAAGCAGATGTTGCGGCTGCATGAATTTTTTTTCTAGGAATTAGTTTTTCAATTGCGTCTTGCACTACCTGTACTGCATCGTATGCATAATTTTCAATAGGTTCAGGTTCATCTTCTTCATCATCTTCTGATGGTTCAATCATTTTACCTTTGAAAGGCTCAAAAAGCTTTTTGTCTTTTTTGGGCTTAGTTTTCTTAACTTCATCTTCATCATCATCATCATCATCTTTTGACATTTTAACAACATCAAAATTATGTTGACGTGATTTTTCTATAAAATTTTTACGTTGTTCTATTGTATTAAATACATATTTACGGCCATTGATTGATACACCATAACCAGAAGGATTTTTAAAATATTTTATTTCTGGCTCAGTTTTTTTAGCTTCAAGAATTGCTTTGAAACTTTTATCATCGAACTGTTTAAGAACATCTTCCATTAAAATTTTCATTTTTACCTACCAACTGTATGTTAAAGATAATTGGGCTCCAGCATTCCACAACGATTTGTCCATACTTGTAAAATAAAATGGACCACCACCAAATCCCAAGAAAGGAGTAAAGTGATGAATGTAGAATATTGAGCCACCAAATATTGGAACGACTTTTCCATCGTATCCGCCCACTCCAACGCCGGGATTAAACATCAAAGTGTGTTTGTAATACAAAACAGGAACTTGATATTTGTCTTCTTTATATTTGCACATGTTCCACGCTCTGATAGTTGCAAAATTGTTTTGGAGCGTGAACTTCGTAAAAATTTCTGATTGAGCACATTTCTTAAAATCGTCGCAATTTTTAGGAACAGGAGGAATATCACCAGCTTTTCCTTTTCCTTTTTTGGGAATTTCTTGTTTTTCACTGCTAACAGCTTTGGTTATTTTCTTTGTTCCATAAAAACAACCACCAACAAAACTTCCACTTGAAATTGCAATAACTATAATGGCCACAATAAAGTACCATTTGTAGTTTATAAGAACTTCTTTTAATCTAACTCCTACACTCTTCTTTTCAGTAATCTCATCCATGATAGTCTCCTATTATTTTCCTACCGGAGGAGTACCAGCAGGAGGTGGAGGAGGGCCTTGTTTTCCGGCACCCAACACACTATCAATATAAGATTTGGCTTGATCGACCATTCCCTTGCTCAGTACTTCTCCTTTCTCGTCTGAACCAACTTTGTTTTGGCGTTGACGATAAAATGTCGTAATAACAACTGATAACGAAATGATCAAAGACAAAAATGTGACAGAGAATCCTGCAAGATGTTTACCAATAAGAGCGCCCGCAGAATATACATACACCCAAGAAAGGGCTACTTGACATTCCACAAACGTTACAATTGCAACAAGCACCATAACAAAAAAGAGAATGGTGATAGTAAGTGATGGTGTTCCTTTAGAGTCTGTGAGATAAAATTGTCTAAGAATGTATTGAACCACATTCTCATTAGTTCCTTTTCTAGGAAAAAAACTAAAGAACCCATTCACAATTAGGTCTCTGAACTTTTTGATGATAGTTGATATTTTCATAGGCTTTCAGTTAATATATTTAATAAGACACTTAAAAATGTGTATCTTTTTTTGTCTTCTATATCGATTTCGCAACCACTGGTACTTTTAATGATGCAATTGATGCAAAGTGTTTTTTGATATCAGTGGCATTTTGTTTCGTTTTATCAATGCTTTCACCTACATAAAGCTTTCCATTGAACTTCTGAACCGGTAGAAAACCAGCGACGCTTTTATTGTAATTGACATTTGCTAATTGTGAGTTCATTTCACCTGTTTTTATAAGCCATCTGCGAATTTCATTATGAAGAACTCCTGCGCCTGCGCTTCTTGTCATAAACAATTTGCCATTGGTAATAATACCACGACATTCATCAGGAGTATCAAAAAACTCTTGTTGTGAATCTATTCGTTGCATGAGGCTTTTGCCAAAATTACCTTGAATTTGGCCTTCAAGAATTTCTTCAATATATTTTTTAAAAATCATAATGGCTCCGTTTTTTGTGTCATGGTCACATGAAATACCATGCCACGAATTACACTTTTATCTTTATTGAGCCATAAGACATAAATCTTATCTTGTTCTTCTGGAAACATCTTCAGTATGGCACGTCCTTCGTTCTCGGCTTGAATGCATTGACGATACTTCATTATCTCAAGCATCTCTTCTGCTGTGAATTCTTCAATGACATGATCGCCACATTTCAATTGAAGCTTATCACATTTGGATTTTTCTAGTGAGTTAGAAGGCTTAAATACAAATAGCATACAAATAGTTGCAAATAATACAAATAGTTTTTTCATGAGTCTATTTTCTCCAATATAATTTTGAGTCCTTTGCCACGTAATTTATTAAAACTCGTTTTGAACATTTTTGCAATTTTAGCTTTATTTTGTGGTCCTTTAAAATGACGCAGCGCATCATAACCATAACTTTCAGAGAGTTTTATTTCATCATTAAAGTCAACTTGCATCGCCAAGAACTTAACGAACGAAGGGTCCATTTCTGACCATAAATTTAAGAAGTTTTGTTCTCGTTTTATGATGTTGTCTATCATGAGTTTGCCAATCATTATATAATGAATTGTAGTATCATCACAGACATAATAATCATTTGGCATTATAATGAGGCGATCATTTACTACAACATTACTATTCTTTTTAACAATCTCTTTTCCAAAACGATTGCGTGAAATAATGTTATTCGCCATCTTGAGCCATTCTGGTAACTCATCTTTTTGAGATGGCTTCACATCAAGAGTACCTTTAGCTCTTTCTTCTTTGAATTTCTCAGGCATCCATTCAAGATAGGATTGAAATTTATTCATAAAAACCTTCTTTTGGTTTGGCGACGCAAATAATATTAAATTTGGTCTTTAATATTGTTTTCATTTTTAAATAAACGTCTTCAATTGCATAAAAATCATCTCTGTCATAGGATTCTGCTAAGTATAATTTATTATTAAATTTAAAAACTCCAATAGCGTTATCATATAAAAACAATTCTTTGAATCCTAGTCGTATTAGTTCACGTATTATATCATCATGCACAATTAGTGCTTTAGGGTTGCTTAACATAAATAATTTAGTTTTAGAGCCATCAACAACTGCTATTCCTCGTGCATCATTTGGAATTGTTTTAAATTCTTGCGCAGATTTAATATCAACTAGTTGTGTTGATGGTGAATTGATGGTGTATTTGTCGCGCATAGAACTTATGACTGCTTCTAAATATGTTTTTACCATGCAGCCTCCAATTCCAATTCAAATCCACGTTTCTTCATTTTAGCTTGATATTCTTTTAACATGCCTTCTTGTTTATCATTCATTTCTTTGAGCTCTTCACTATAACTTTCAGACATCATGAATTTGTTTGTTTTCCCGTGACGAGTAACAAGAATGAAGTCATTCATAAGAGATAATAAATCAAGATCAGGCATGTTAACATAATTAAAATATCTGAACTTTTTTGGCAAATAACCATTCTCTACCATGACATTTATCATATCGGAATGAATTAATGTTCCACGTTTTGCTGGTTTTAATTCTTTATCTAGATTTTCCATAATAAAAAGATCACCTTTAAAAGTCATAAGACCACGAACATCAGCAGTAAAATTGCTTAAATGAGATGGATTTTTATAAATCTCTGCTACGGCTTGATTGTCATACATTGGATAGCGTCCAAGAAGCACTTCGAGGTATTCTCTCATAAAAATTGTCCTAATTTTCATCCACGGCTTAATATAATCTAATAGTATATTAAGACTTCACGTCCAAATCTAACAAATAAAAGGCGTATATGGAAAATCCACATGATCTTATTGCTCCTCGCAGTAAATTAACCAGAGACGAAATTAAGTTGGCGCTCAAACGTGTTGACCGTCGACTCAAACTCTCTTCAACAGATACAGAAGTTGCTGGTATTCCCAACGCGTTAGTTCAATCTTTTGATGACCTCCCATTAACTCTTTATCAAGCTGGTGAATACAACGCTCTTGGTGCAGTTACAGCAAATGAATTGCTTGGTCACTTATATCAAAAAGAAGAACTCATCGGTGAAAGACGTCTGCGTTACAGTCGTCTTAAAGAAGCACAAAATCATCCTGAAATCGTTGGTGCATTAAATATTCATGCAGACGAAGCTACCACAGAAGATGAAGATGGAGACATTCTTCATGTTGTGCACCCAAAAGAAGAAGTAATAGAAATTCTTGAAGAGCTGTATCAACGCCTCGGCATGAAAGATAAAGCATGGCAAATAATTCGTGATATGAGTGGCTTTGGTGATACATTCTATGAAGTTGTTGTTTCACAAAATCTCAAACGTATTCTTAAACTTATTCCTATTCCACGTGAATATATAAAAAGACTTGAAGAATTCGGTGACCTTAAAGGCTTTGAAATAAGCGACATTGAAATAAAAGATGCAAACTCATTGCAATATTTCTCATACTCGGTCAATTATAACACCGAGAAAGAGGCGCAAGACAAACGACTTTATCCATTCCGAATATTACACTTCAGAATTCCATCTTCTAAATATGGAATTTATGGTGAATCTGTTATTGATTCGGTTCTCTCTTCTATAGAACAATTATCAATCATGGAAAAAGCTCTCTTGATTGCACGCGTTACTCGTGCTCCTGAGCGCCGTATTTTCAACATTAATGTTGGAACTCTTCAAGGCGACTCTGCAATTAAGTACGTCAAAGATGTCATGAACAACTTTCGCAATAAAAGAAAGTTAGATGTCTTTTCTCGTGATAAAGTCGACTGGCAAAAAGACATCTTTGGAACCGTTGAAGACATTGTTATTCCTCACCGTTCTGGAGAAGAAGGCCATAAGGTTGATGTATTGCAACAGTTGAATAATCCTGGAGATATTGGTGATCTTGAATTCATGAGAGACAAGATCTTCCCTGGTCTTGGTATTCCTCGTCAATATTTATTCGACGACCAATTTGCCAGCGCAAATACAAATTTATCAAGTAAATCAAAACCATTTGCTAAGAAAATACGCCGCATTCAACGTTGTTTCTTGTATCAAATGTACAAATTAGCTTACATTGAATTGAAGCTTCAAGGTTATAGTGATCGTGATTTTAAAGAACTTGTATTGTTGATGAATAACCCATCAAATATAGATGAAAAAGAAAATCTTGAAATTGAAACGACTCGTTGGGGTCTCATTTCAACAATGAAACAAAATAACGCTGAGCGTGTATTCGTTCCTGATTATGTTATTTATCGTGATGTTTTGAAACTAAGTGATGAAGAAATAGTTGAATGGATGAAGCTTGCCGAATTGCAAGCAGCTCGCAAGAATATTTTTGAGGCTCTCCCAGAAGAAGAAAGACCCGAGGGTGCTGAAGATCTTACTGGACAACAAGAACCTCAAATGGGCGGAGAAGCCGGAGGCGGTGCTCCAGGCGGAGGCGCGCCTCCTCCAGAGGGTGGCGAAGGTGCGCCTCCAGAAGAAGGAGAAGCTCCAGCGGAAGGCGAGGAAGAGGGCGTGCCAAAAGACGCTATTAAGGCACTCGGTCCACCTCCTGCAAAAGCAGAAGTTGCTGAGTATGTTCCAATATTCAAAAACAAAGAAAAGTATCTGGAAGCGAAGCAGAAGAAAGAAGCATTCCTTAAAATGATTTCTGAAAGCATGAGCGCTCAGATAATTGAAATGGAAAAAGTTCATCAAGAAGAAGTCGAAAGAAAACGCAAGAAAACAAATGTAGCGTATCAAGAGATGGAACTTGCTGGTGAATTTGAAGGATTGGATATTATACTCAACAAAATCTATACTGAAGAAAATCAATCCAAAAGGAATAAAAAAACCCGCCAATAGTTGGCGGGTTTTAATCACAACATGAAAATCTGCTTGCTTAGGAGTAGGAACCTACACTGTAGCTGGCGAGATTTTCGGATTCCAGAAAGGACATTACCTGACGTCGAGGGGTTCCGGTCAGCATGGCGATTTTGCGCGCATCCTTGATGCCTTTCTGTTTCTTCGTACCTTCATAAATCTTGAGGATACGGTTTTGGGTTGAAGCTTTGAGCATATACACTCTCTCCTGAAGTTATTAAATTTAACAACAACAAAATTTGTTGATTGAACTATATATAATTATATATCGGGAAACATATATTCATTTAGAAAAAAGTGGGAAAAAATGGCATTCCAGGCACGAAAAGATGGACTTACGGAATCACAAATTGCTGATGAACTTGATAAATTGACTAAGGTTGATGACAAATCTGGATTTCTGTATTTCCTTGAAAATTATGTCTACGTTGAGCACCCAAAGGGTTACGCTTTCTTGGGAGATGAAATATTTAATTGGCAAAAAAATGCTGCGCCGACCTTCTTATCCTCACGTTACATTATCGCGAAAAAGCGTCGTCAGGTTGGTTATTCAACTGTCGTTGGCGCTTATTGTCTCTATCGCGCTTTGTTGTTTGATTCTCAAATCATTAACGTTGTATCTATTAAGTTAAAAGATTCTACAACGTTCCTTCGCCGTACAAAATTCATCTACAATAAACTGCCCGTTTGGATGAAGCAAAAACGAATTGAAGATGCGAAGACCGTTATGGTTTTTGAACATAACGGTTCTTCAATCTCCAGTTTGCCATTGACTGATGACCCTGCTCGTGGTGATACTCTTTCATTGTTGGTTCTCGACGAATTTGCTGCAATGAGAAATGCCGCACAAGTTCTTGCTGCTGGTGTTCCTTCTCTTGCAGCTGGTGCTTTCATTCCATGGACAAGTACAACTCTTCCATCACAATTGTTCATCATTTCAACGTATCCAGAAAATCCAGTTGACAATGAGTATGTTCGTCTTTTGAATATTGCTCGTGAAGATCGTGATAGTGGTTATGCTGTAGTTGATGTCGACCCAAGTGATATTCCATATTACAACAACCCACAATGGATTAAAGAGCAAGTTGACTTGCTTGGCCATAAGAGAGCAGCAGTTGAAATTTTTGGTGAAGAGCCAATTGATTCTGAAAATGCTCTACTTCCAGCTCACGTATTAAAAGAACTCAAAGATGTACCACCAATTCGCTGTGACTTCTTGTTGCCTGATGATATTGACGAAGAAGGTTACTACAAAGATCTTAATGTACTTGGACAAGCCGAAGATAATTTCGATGAGTCAATCAACTATATCAAAGGACTTTGGATTTGGGAAAATCCAGACCCAAATGCAGAATATTGTATTACGTGCGACGTTGCAAAAGGTATTGGCGGTTCTGCTTCTACTTTTGTAGTGTTCAATTTGCATACGATGGAGCAAGCCGCTGAATATGAGAATGACAAAATAGATATCGAAGGTTTCAAAAAGATAATTGAGATAGTGACCAACTATTACAATAAAGCCAAACTTTCAATTGAAAATAACGGTCTTGGTATTGGTGTAGTTGCTTATTTCTCTGAAACAAAAATGTACGACAATCTTTATTATCATCGAATGGCTAAAAAGAGATATGAGCCAGGATTTCCGATGGGTGTCAATACTCGTGGTCCTTCGATTGTTCACATGCAATCAATGCTTTCCAATAAAGAATACACCATCAAATCAATTCGCCTAATCAATCAACTTCGAAACTTTGGCTACACGAATCATGGCAAGATTAAAGCATTGGGTTCTGGAAGAGATGACATCGTTCTGGCTCTTTGCCAATTCTCATACCTCTTGAATATTGGCTGGGCGGTTTCCCTGAAACAAACTCGAGATGAAAGACCTCTTGGCATTATTAGCAGCCAAGAAATTGAAGCGATGAATCAGAAAGAAGAAGAAGAAAGATTGTTGAGTTCAAATAAACCCAAGTCACAAGTGTTTAAATATTGGGAAGATATGGGGATTGATTTTGATTCGTTGGATGATAGAACAAAAGAGGCCATTGAAATGATCAAGGCCTCTGGTATGTCAATATCTCGTGAAGAAATAGAAAATATTCTGAAAGGAAATTATTGATCTTCATCTTCCTCATAAGAAAGTTCTTGTTGTTTGCGTTGTTGAATCTCTCTAAAGTTGACAGCACCTTTAGGAATAAGATTTCCTGTACCGCCTTGACTAAATGTTTGAGCAATCTTTTCACGGCTCTCATTAGTCATTTGTATCTTTATGATTCCTGATACTTGCGAAATAACTTTATCAAGCTTTGCAGAAGCCGCAAAAACCAACTTCAGAGCATCATTAACTTTGGCTTCAAGAATTCCATCTTGACTCATCTCAAAATCTTGATCAAGAACACTTTGTAATTGACTTTTCATGTCTTTATAGTTTTGAATTGCCAAATCACGATCAGCTTCATAGACGGCAAGAGCGTCTTTTAGAAGTTTTGAAAGTTCTTCAAATTTTTCATTTTGAAAGTTCATTTCTTTAACAACCTTTTTAAGAGTATTCCCATACCTGTCAACAAATAATAGGCTGGTTCATTTCCTTTGCAATATTCTTCCATTTGTTTTTCAAGTTGACTTTGTGGTATATAAAACCATTTACCAAATATATTTGCCGAGAAACACCATTCAACGTGATCTGTTTCATGGCAATCCCATTCTTTACATTTATCACTGTCTTGAACAACGCATTTATGTTTTTGGCACCATTCAACTTCATAGCCATAATAGAATGTTAATTTACTGGTGATTTCCAATGTAGCATAATCATCATTGATTCCAATGCTAATCATTTTCTTCCTCCATCTCAAGTAAAACTTTAATTTCCTTCTTTAAAGAAAGCTTTTTTGCATACGAAAAGAAATTGTTGACACTCGCCGGTGAATAATTATGGGCCTTGGCAAATGCAATGAATTTCTTTTTAACAAAATCTTTACCAGAGTGAATTTGATAATAATGGTACAATAAATCCGTCAGCTCCTCAAACTTCTTTTTACCTTCAAAGAATTTCTTGAGAGCTTCAAAAGCATCGTCAACCATCAAATTATCATTAAAGTTTTGATAATATTTTACATTCTGGTTGTTAAAAACATCATTTATATCGATCCCGATATTGCGATACAAATATTTATTTTGTTTTTTCGTATAGTTCATGAGATTTTTGGCAACAACAGTGGAAAAGAAATTGAAGATTGAACCACGATCAGGATTGAATTGTTTTTTATGGATAGAAGAAATAATAGCAAGGCGACCCTCTTGAAAGAGTTCATCAATATCGCCAAATCTCCAGAAGCGATACTTCTGGTTATAAATCATACCATAAATTAACTTATCGAAGTATTGCGCGAACAACACTGTCATGATTTGTTCGGTACGTTTTGTGTTCTCTGTCGTGCTCTCGAATATTGCCAAATACTCGTCGATCAGAACTTTCATTTTCTCCTGATCTTCGCGTGTTATGTAATGCATGATTGGTCCTCAGTGTCCCAAAGTCTTCTGTCCAATATGGGCACTTGAAGTGGCTATGCTTTCCATTGGCCACACCACGCATCAAACAGATAGACTTTTGATTTATAGTTTTCTCGTAACAACACACTCGACACTTCTTTTCACCAAGAATAGGTGAATATTGTATTTTGATCTGTTTGGTTTGTGGCACGTTAATATTTTTAAAGTCGTAAACATAAACTGTATTATCTTTGTTATGAATTATACGTCGCAGTGGCAGAATATCTGCCAGCGAGTTTTTATTTCGATAGTACCAAAGAGCAAAATAAATCGCTCGATGTTTGTCTACTATCAAAGAGTTCTTTGGAAAGGTCGTAAAGATCTCCCAAAGTTCGTTGCCATGTTTTATTCTATTGATGTTCAGTGTTATTATCATATCATTGGTGTGAATTCCATTCTATCGATGACATTCTTCATAATTTTTGAATATTTGATTGGCATTTTTTCCATGTACTCATTGAAGTTCAATAACTTATAACGAGCCATGTGCAATGCGTCATCCATCACATTCTCTTGGAACATTGTCATTTTCTTCATATCTGAAGAAGTGATAATTGAATTCATGATATTGTCGTAAAGAACTGTTGATTGCGGTTTGTTGCAATGTTGACAATAATAATGAACTCGACTATCGATACCAAATTGTCCGTCAAACGTTCTTGCGACCGAATAAGCCTCAAGAATTTCACTGTAGTGCATATTAAATAGAAGCACATCCAAGTAATGTTCAGGTGGAATCACAGTGTCCATAAATTTCAGTTCTGATAATTGTGTAGAAATAAACAACGCCAACAAAAACCAGTCCTGCTCACCGTGTTCCGAATTCAAAAGAAGATTGCCAAAGAAGATGTTGTCTTCCACCAATCTGATTCTGAACGTAAGTTCCATATTACGAGACGAATACGAGACTGTAGGCGATAATCGGCTCTGGAACTTATTCATGATATTGACATTGAACTTGTCGACATCCATGTAAATTTGATTTTCTTTTTTACAGTCTGAACACACTCCATTCAGATACACTCCTGTTCCTTCTTCTAATTCATTGACATATAAATACATCCACAAATAAAAAAAATCTTGTGTTGCCATTTTCATAATGTGGACGTCTGAATCTGTGTATCGTCTTAAAACAGCGAGCTGATAATCGAACACAGAGTCAAATAAATTATTGTCACTTTGGAATAACAAGAAGTCGTTCGTAATTTGTCGAACGAGAACAAACGGCGAATATAATAATCCGCCGCTTGGTAAAAATATAAGCTTTTCGAAAGAATTCTTCATTGGTTATTTTTTAGTTTGAAGCCTGATAATTCGATCGAAGATACTTTCAATTGGAAGTTCTTTAACAACTTCTTTGTTGTTAAGTGTACAACTCTTATTGGTGCAAAGACGAATCTTCATATCCAATTCGACTGAATAAGAACCAAATTCATTCTCGAATTTAGAGAACGCTTTGAGGTCGTCTTCGTTGAGGTTGTTGATGATTTCTTGATAATCGTCTTCAGTAATTTCACGAGCTTCTCCGTTCTCAACAACGGTACCTTCAAATTTGACGGTAACCATCTTCAGTGTTTCAATAGAAGTTGCATCCATGTAGTCGCTTGATTGTTGAATGGTTGGGTACATGACATACCAATCAATCTTTGCTCCAGGAAAACTGGTGAGCTTGATTTTATGTGGGAGAACTATTGAAGCAGGCAGGTACTTTGTTTTCAGATCTTTGACAAGATCTACCATGAAATGATATTCAGTACCACACTCATCACACTGAAAGACCACATCAATAGGACCATAAGTCAAATCCAATATCTTGAAAAAGATTGGCAATTTATCGATGAGGCTGAGATCGTAGACATTGATGTTCGATTTAACGCAACTTGCAATGACAGCGTCCATGGTCGTGTTGATTGCTTTGAAGTTGTTATTGGAAAGCAATTGGTAGAAAAGACTTTCTTCTGCAGCACCCATACGACGAACATAGATTTCGTTATTTGGAACACTGATGAATTTGTTTCCGCTGACCAATTTCATTGGCTTGGGGTCTGGTTCAAATACAGAAGATTTTGGTTTTAAGTCACCAGCTACAGCGGCCTTAGGTTTTGGTTTTTGTTGTGGTTGAACTTCTTCTTTTTCTGCCATCTCTTCAGCAGTCATGCCATCAGTAGCTTTACTTCTTTTAAGTTGTTCGATTTCCTCAAGCGATGGGTTACGAATTACTCGAGCTTTACCGTTTTTTTCTTCGGCCATTTATTTTACTCCTATTGGATTCTCATAGAATTATATTCCAGAACTCGAAAAAAAATTAAAAAAAGTCACCAATTTTGGAATATAATTTAATAGGGCAATCCCACCATAAAAGTTGGAACACCTGGTCAATCTCACTTAATATAATTTCATGAAACAATTAGATCATTATCTTTTAGCGGTTCTTGAAGCAAAGCAAATGAGCTCATTGAATGCTTTAATAGCTAAGATTAACTCTGGAAAGCCTGTGTATATTTTACTATCTGGTGGATTTGGCGCAGGCAAATCTCATGTAATCGAGAAAGTCCTTGGTATTCCTAAAACTGACATCGTAGATATCGATGAGATTAAAGTGTCACAGAATCTTAGTGTGCCAAAAGCAATCAATGAAATGAGAAAAATTCTGCAAGAGCGCATGACAAAGAAGCAAAACATCATTCAACAAGGAACCAGCGCCAATCTGCAATTAACTAAAAATAAAATTATCCTTGCCAAAAAAGCTGGTTATGTGACTATTTTGTTTCGAATCGAACGTGATGTTGATGAGCAAGTTACCTCTTTATTTAAAAGAGGTGAAGAGACTGGTCGTGGTTATGAAAAGGACGATCCTTCGAAGCCAATGGAAGAGCGCATTAAAGCAGCAAAAAGTACTGTTGAATTTAAAAATCAAAAATCTCTTGAGGTTTTTGAAGCATTGAAAGATTTGCCAGAATTGGATTATGTTCTCACATATAATACGACCACTGGTAAGGTAAGTGTATGAGTCAACCATCTAATTTTTTAGGTAAAAAACATTCTGAAGAATCAAAAAAGAAATTGAGTGATTCACATCTAGGAAAGATTCCATGGAATAAAGATAAAAAGTGGTCAGAAAATACAAAAAATAAAATAAGTAAAGCTTGTGAAGGCCGCATACCATGGAACAAAGGATTAAAAGGAGTACAAAAACATTCTAAGGCCACTAAATTAAAAATGAGTAAAATACATACTGGCCAAAAGCACACAATCCAATCAAAACAAAAAATAAGTGAATCTTGGACTCCACGAATGATAGGAAGAGGCATAAAAGGACATCATAATGGAATTTATTATGATTCATCTTATGAGCTTCATTTCATGCAATTACTTGATGAATATAAAATTCCTTATGAAAGAGCAGATAATAAGAAATTTAGAGTGAAATATACTTTTGAAAACCAAGAAAGATTTTATTATCCTGATTTTTATTTACCAAGAGAAGGAAGTATTGTTGAAATTAAATCTTCATTTGGTTTAAATAATTTAGTAGTCCAATTAAAATTAGAAGCAGCTCAAAAACAGTACGGAACAAAGTTTATTGTTATAACAGAACAAGAAATTCCAGAATTAAAAAATAATCATTATGTTTAAATTATATTGTGAAGCCATATCCAGTTCCAACGTGAACGTATTTGTGGTATTCCCGGGTAGATTTCAACCATTTACCAAAGGGCATTTTGATGGTGTTAAAACCGCTCTAGATATTGCTGGACCATATTTGAACAAACTGATTGTTTTGACGAGTGATATTCGAGGCGAAAAAAGCTTTCTGTCATTTGAAGAAAGAAAGTATTTAATAGAAGAAGGTGTAAATCACGATGCTAGAGTAGTTGTACGTCAGTTAAAAGAAGGAACTCCGTACAACTACAAAAGCATTCTGAATAGCATTCCTGAAATTGATTCATCCAAACACCATTTAATTCTTTTAGTCACATCTGCAGATGACGCCAATAGAATTAAGAATGCGTTTCCAATTAACTCTCTTGAAGACATTGAGAACCTTGCAGGAAAAGCAGGATTCGAAAGACGCGTCAAAATGGTCAAGGATAAAATTGGTGATAAATTCAATCCAAAGACATTTGTCTTTTCAGCCATGGGCAAAATTGTAATGCCTCGCATGAAAGAAGGCGGCCAAAAGATTTCTGGAACAAGAGCACGCGAAGCAATCAAAAACAATGATTGGAAAACCGTGCAGCAATTAGTTCCATACACCATAAACGAACACATAAAGACTATTTTAAAGAAACTAATTTCCATGGAAAATGCCGTAACACCACCTGAAATGAAAGCAGATAAAGGTCTCCATTTGGAACACCTTGAAAAAGCAATTACTCGACCATCACGTAAAGAAGCTGCTCTTGATATTCTGCAGAAACTCATAAATGCCAATAAGAATCTTGTTGTAACTCAAAAGATCGATGGCCGCCCAGTAATCATATTTGGTCGTGACATGGACAATAAATTCTTTATTGGCATGAAAGATGAAGTTCTCAAAGGACGATTCATGAAGTCGTACGACGACATTGAAAGCTTTCATTCATTTGACGAAAAGAAAGCTGGTGACAAAGCAGAAATGGTCAAAGGAAAACTTGGTGGCAAAATCAAAATGTTCACCACTTTATTTCAGACTCTTTCAGGCATGAAGATTCCTGCTGGAGTCGCGTACGCAGCTGATGTTTTGTTTTACCCAGGTTTTGGCAATAAATCAATGAAGAATAATATGTACGCCGTAAAGCCTAATACGACGTGGTACATTGCAACTAATAAAGACATTTCAGAAAGAATCAAAGCTGCAGAAATTGGGCTCGCTGTTCATACTCGTTTCAAAATGGATGGTGGAGTTTCTAATCCTGTGGCAGTCACGACCGCAACAAGCGGACTTCAACAGATTCCTCAAGTATTTATTCCACGAACACAATTCAATCTTGAACCGTTGCGTGGTGTAGAATCAGACCTGGCTAAGTTCAAAAGAACTGGTGATGTTGAAGCAATAAAGAAAATAAGAAATAAACTTCTTGATAAATATCAACAATTGGATTTACGAGCAGAAGTAACCACAAGTGATACAAGTGATGAAGTTTCTTCAGACAAAGGTGAAGGACTTGTCGTGCACGATTCAACCAACGGCAACACATTCAAAATTGTAGATCTTGAGGGATTCACCAAACATGCTCGTGAAATTCATGCAACAAGAAAACAAAATATGTGGAGTTAAAAATGCCACCTAGAGGTTTTAAATGTTCTAAAGAAACTAAAGAAAAAATGAGTAAAAGTAAAAAAGGAAAAGTTTCTAATCGTAAAGGACAAAAAGATTCTGAAATTACTCGATTAAATAAAAGTAATGCACATTTAGGAAAACAATGTTCTGAAGAAGCTAAATTAAAATTGCATAATATTCATGTTGGTAAAGTATTATCAGAAGAAACAAAACAAAAGATGCGCAAGCCAAAATCGGATATTCATAAACAAAAAATAAGTCAATCATTAAAAGGAAAAAAATTCTCAGAACAACGCAAAAATAGATTAAAAGAAAATTGGTCTCCAAACCCAAAAAGAAATTATGGTAAAGGAGGTATTTATAATGGAATTCCATTTGATTCTTCTTACGAACTCAAATTCATGCAACTTCTTGACGAATACAAAATTCCTTATGAAAGAGCAGACAATAAGAATTTCAGAGTAAAATATATTTTTGAAAATCAAGAACATTATTATTATCCTGATTTTTATTTGCCTAGAGAAGGAAGTGTTGTGGAAATTAAACCATTTTATAAATTAACTGAAATTGGTACATTAACTAAATTAAATGCAGCTAAAGAAGTATATGGCAATAATTTTATTATTATTACTGAAAAAGAACTGCCAGAACTTATGAAAGGAAAAAACAATGTTTAATCAATATCTTGAAAATATACTTTCCAATGCGTTTCTCGAAGGTGGCAACGTTGCCGTTCGCAGCGGAGATAAATGGATTGGCGCGCAAAAGATTGACGTCAAAACTTATGGTCGTGAAGCTTCAAGAGACGCTATCAAAGAAGTTCTGCACGCTCTTAATAAGAAACTACAACTGTGGAATGCTAAAGACATCGACAATGGTTTGATGCTTGCTGGTTCTGGCAAAGCATTATTCAATACCTCTATTAGTGATGAAGAGTTTCTTACTCATAAACCTCTTGTTGGTGATGTTGACGTCCAGATTCCCCTTGAAGCCAAACCTGCACTTGAAAAGATCTTAAAGCCGGGCGCCAGATTCGGCAAAGCAATTTATATTGGTGCTGGCGAAAAAGCTCAAGGTGGCGATCAAGAAGGTGCTCAAATAAATACGCTCTTTAAACTGCCTCTCGGTGATGGCGTAAATGCGCAATTTGACTTCGAATTCGTTGGATATGAAAAGAAAACGAAGCTGCCATCTGAATGGAGCCAATTTTCACACGGTTCATCATGGCGTGACACTTCTGTACAAATTAAAGGTGTACTGCATAAATACTTGCTTCGTGCTGTGGCTGCTGGTAAAATCAAAATAGCAAAAGTCACGACTCCTGCTGGAACCAAAATCAAAGAAGAACCAATAAAAGAACTTGCATTCTCTGTCGCTAAAGGTCTTCGCGTAAAAATGGTGCCTCTGGCAGATTATCTCGCTAACAAGCGAGTTCCTGATGAAAACAAAATCAAGCTTCTCAAGAATCTTGAAAAAGTAACTGGTAAAACTTCATTGCAACTCAAACGTGAAAAAGATATCATGATTGAAATGCCAACCGCAAGTTCAGAATACGTTACTGATGTTCAGCAAATCATGACTGATATTGGATTGAAGTATAATAAAGCAGATGTGGATTCATTTGTTGGTGTGATTCAGATGCTCAAGGAAATGCCTGCAGCAAACATCACGAATATCTTCAATAATTTTGTTGATTTATTATTTGAGCAGGAAATAGAAAACCCTGCAAATTATGCAGGGTCTGAAAAAGAAAAGATTCGTAAAGCTGCTGAAGTTGATGTCGCTGTGAAAAAAGCAGGAATAGACTACTTCATGCAAGAATTCCCTGCTTTGAAAGGACTTTCTCAATCGGTAAATCAACGACTCGTCGATTGGCAAAAAAATTATGGCAAGCGTTATCAAGCTCGAAAAGAGGTTGGTACGGAATAGAGTTAACCAATCCCTCTGCCATATCTTGCCGTATAAAGAGTATTACGAACGAGTCTTCGGATGTAGCACAATTCTTCTCGCTTTTGTTTTTTCGTGAGAACCAGCGTATCCATAAACTCGTCAACCAATTTATCAAGATCATATCCTGAATTCCTTGCTACCCAAAGTATGTTTTCAACTTTCAAAAAATCTTCAAATGTCATTCTCCGTTGTCCTCATCATCTAGTATAGGACTATCAAAGCTGTCGTAAATTCGTAAGCATGGATAGTCTACGTTCATTGGAAGGATGATATCCTTTTGTCCTTCGCGATCTTTTAGAATCTTAAAATTGATTCTGCCTCTTGAACGCTCTTCTGGAGTATTGATCATTGCAAGCATCCAGTCGGCAATTTTGTATTTTATGAATGACTCGCCCATTGTTGCTTCATTCAATTCTTCAACGGTCATATTGTACTGAACTACCGATTTCGACAATTGTCCTGCGGTGAGTACTGGAACGTTAATTTCCTGAGCGAGAGAGCGGAGACTTTCGAATGCTCCACCTGTGTCTTTGTACATATTACCAAAGACTTTGGAGGGTTTGAGGATATCACCGTAATCGACGACGATGAGATCAATGTCCCGTAGATGAAGCCCAGCGTAAAGCTCAAGGTTGTAAAGATAACCCATAATGTGATGCTCAACAGTGGCTTTTCCAGTAGGAAACTCTTTGACGAACAATCTGTTTTCACATTTTTCATCTTCATAGAATTTTATTACCTTTTCTTTTTGACCAACCAACTCCTTAAGAGGAATTTTCATTCCGTAAGCGTCCATTCGCTGGCATTTCTTTACTTCAGAAACTTCCAGTGTGATAGAGACTACATTTTTTTTGAGATTCTTCCATGTATGGAATGACACGTTGTCCAGGAAAATTGTCTTTCCTACAGAACTGGAAGCAACATTCACATACAATTGTTTACGGAACATGCCTTCTGAAATAGCATTGAGACGTTCCCATGGCCATCGTATGAGACCTTCGTATGCCGCTTCAATTTGTTTATAACGTTCGCGAGCCTCAGTGATTTGCATACCAAGATCGATATCATTATTCCACTGAACGGCCTCACGCATTACTTGCGTAATTTCAGGATATTTTTTCTGTTCTTTGAGGTCAATAATTTTAATGACGGCGTCTTCAATTTTCTTTTCGTGTATGAATTCATTGCATTCGTCGTACAAAAAGTCAATTTCATGTTTTGGCATTGATTTGACATTTTTGTAAATGAGTTTAATTTGCTTGACGACTGAATCTTCGTAGCCTTTCTTTTCTGCCATACTGATGGCGGTTTCTTCAGTAGGAAACTCTTTGTATTTGTTGAAATAGACGCGAAGTATTTGGAACACGCGATTATTATCCCCATTTTTGAAATACATGGGATTGATGTGTTGGTACATGCGTATCCAAAGCTTTCTTTCTTGCATGAAAGCAGACAGTAAGTCTGTCTCCATGTCTTGAATAAAAGGAAATGTGTCTTGATTTATTTCGTTCATTAAACCCTCTTGATAATTTTTACACGATGATCGAGCAGAAATAAGGCGAGTTTGTCAAGAAGTTGTTCTTCGGCTGTGGTTTTGAACTTACCGTTCTTTTCACGCATTATGATTTTGATGTCTTCCATCATGCCCATAACTTCTTTGTTTATCACTTTGTATTTCTGTTTCATTTCGTACCTCTGATATATAATTATATTCCGGAAAAAGGCGCCACGATAAAAATTTGTGGACAAATATATAATTTAATAAAGGAGATAATTATGGCAGAGCCAACCGTTAAAATAAACCCTGACGAATTATTCAATACCGTGATGGACACTGTTTTCACTCCTACATTGGAGCGTCATAGTCAACCGGTCACTGAAGAGGCATTAGGAACCAAAATAGCTTCTATGAAGTTCAATCTCGAACGAGAAATTTTTGAAGTGCTTTCTCACTTTGATATTCCTCGTGAGAAAGCGATTGGAGCTGTCGCAAATTTTATCCAGAATTTAGCACGCATTAAATAGGTTTTAAATGACCAGTAACTTGGTCAATGATGGCTGATTCAGCCGGTCCAATAGCCATACAAGTGGTAGTTGGCTTGCTGACTTTGCCATCACCATCACATCTTATGCATTTAAGTTCCATTGTGCTAGTGGCGCAAGAAACGCCAGTACCAAGGCAAACAGGACAAGTGTCAAAGAATTCGGTTTTGCCTGCATCCTCAATGACTGCAAAAGGAAGATCGAGAAAAGCCGCTTTATTGCGTAATTCGTAAAGTTCTTCCAGCGAACCAACACCTAAAACAATTTTAGTAAAAAGTCCATCAAGCCATTTATCCCAATCAGAATTGGGGTCGTACATGAGTGACTTGATTTTGATGTCTTTTTGGTATGTTGGACCTATTTTATTTGATTGTTCATTGACCAAAAACACAGGAACAACTTTGCATTCAGTACTCATACGGTCAAGAAGTACTTTCATTGATGCGTGAGCTACTTGTGCACCTATTTTGCCTTTACGCATATTCAAATCGGTTCTTACGACTATAACTTGCTTTACCATGGAAAAACACTCCCGCAATAATTACATTTTGATTTTCGTTCTGTTGGAGCACCACAACCAGGACATTTTTCAGGTCTTTTTTCTTTTTGTATTTGCCCGCGTTTATAGAATGGATTTACTTGTAATTCACTATTGAATTTTCTTCCACCTAAATCCATCGGCTCATAACCTGCTTCTTTCATACGTTTATCTGTATCAGCTGAAGACATATTGTTGACCCATTGTGTAGCCAAATGTCTAGCAACTGCTTCACGTTGAGCCATTGGTCCTATGAGTGGTTTTGGTGTTGTTGGTTTTTTGTTACTGAAGAATCTCATATCACTCCGCTACGCAATAAATTATTCGTCCATTGATCAAAACGAATAAAAACTTCGCTTTGATTATTTGGACATCTATGATACCGTAAAACTTCTGTTATGTAAATATCAGGTTCACAATTTGAGAATCCATAATATTCGACATTCTGAAAGCAACCAGTCAATAATAGACAAATGAAAATTATTTTCTTCATTACCAAAGTTCTTTTAAATTAGTTTATTGATTCTATTTTGAATTAGTCCGCGTGAACATCCCAGTTGATCAGCAATTTGTCTTTGTGTTTTACCACAATCTAATAATTTTAAAATCATTTCATCTTTAATGTTTTTTTTGCGATATATTGAAGCAATTGTTTTCATTTTTTCTTTTTCTATTGGATTTGAAAATCTTTTTTGTTGTGCTATTTTCATATTAACTGTATTGGCTTTTTTTACTTTTAATGATTTTCGCCATTTTAGATAATCTTTTTTAGATAATTTGTTAATTCTATCTTTTTGAGCAATTTTTTGTGAATTGCTCATTTTAAGCAAGCTTTCTGTTGAATGTTTATGACCAAAATTTCCTGATTTAGCCTTTGGAGTTAAATTATAACCATAAATTTCATCATAGTTTTGGCCATCACTTCCATAAGCACGATAAAAATATATACATTCTGTTTCAGCTTTATCTAATTCTTTTTTATTTTTACACAATCCAATAATTCTTTTTTCTAAATGATGATGACGAGTTTTTATTATTTCTTTTATTTGTTTGCCTGAACCAAAATATTTAGTAGTTTTAATAGGGTCTCCAAGTTTTTGTCCTACATAAACTTTGTGTGTATAATGATCAAGTATTAAATAAATATAACCAAAAGATTTTTTAGACATAATGATTGTTTCTCCAATATGATTATATTATCTTTTGGTAAATATATTAAATAATTTTTTTTAGTTTCCATAGTAATTTGGCTTTATAGTCCCAAAAATGAATTCTTTCTTTAAAATCAAATTTTATTCCTTTTTCGGCTAATGTGCCAAAATCTTTTTCATTTAAACCTTTATAATCGAATACATAGACTCCGGGTTGATTATGTTCGGTCAACCATTCGGCCCATTTCCATCGAGCATTACGGCCGGCGTCATCATTGTCGAAAACAAGAATTACTTTATTAAGTTTCTTAGCAAGAATCTTTTTAAATTGTTCTTCAGTTCCGACACCGAACATCGCAACGCCATTAGGACGTTGGATTGCATCAAAACAAGCTTCAAATACTGCGCAAGTGGTGCTGAGATTGTCAAGATTCCAGATCGGAAAAACATTTTCACCTCTACTTTTCTTCCATAATAATGGACTTTTGTTTTTAATATCTCGTCCTGCATAGAAGATTAAATTGCCATCTTCATACACAGGAAAAATTATTCTGTTCTCTTCTTTATTGACAAATAGAACCGTCTTTTTGATGCGATCTTCTGGAACTTTTCTAGCTCGCAAATAATCAGCATATTCAGTATGGACTTTAGCGTTAAATTTCTCAAACGTATCTGGAATATTTATGTCGCTGACTTCTGCACGTTCAGAAACAAATAGACAACGAGGTTTGCTGTTACCAAGCATCTCTTTGATGTCAACGCCAACCATGTAGCGTCCAATAAACCATTGCTTGGCTTCTTTAACTGAATTAAGGTGCATTACCATTTTAACGAATTTGAAAAATTCTCCATGGTAATCTGAGCCATAAAGAGCTGCAGCCTTGAAGCCATTAAAGACTACAATCTTTTTGTCGTCTACTTGCTTGACGCCAATGCCACACCTCCATTTTCGGTCATTTGTACCCCATGAAGGTGGTTCATTGATTTGAATTCTCCAAGCCTCAGGGTCGCTCTTTGCGATTTTATAAGGCCCGAGATTTTCGTCAGCAATAAAATTTACAACCGCATCTAGTGGTATAAACATATTACTTTGTCGTGTCTTTTGCTTCCTTTGTTATTTCAACCAGATTGTCCATTGAGATCAAAAGTTCGCCATAAAGTTGCTCATGTGCCGTCTTGATATCAATACCTTCAGGCAGCGGACGAGTTGCTCCAAGCGAATAACGTTTGTTGTCAACGAGCCAATCGATTTTCAAATCAACTACAGGTCTCTGTTGAATCTCAATTTTTTGAATGATTGCAGGGGGAACAGTGGATTGTGGTGCCACAGTTTTGGCTGCTGCGAGAGCTTCTCTTTCTGCTTGAACTTCTGCAGAAGATCTGCGTCTACGTACAGGCGGAGCCAGTGTTTCACCAATTTCTTTGAGGGATTTCCCACTCTTTATTAAGCTAGCGATCTTGTCAATTTCTTCTTGACTTAATACTACACTCTCTTGCACTTCTTGCGTTTCTTGAACCTCTTCAGCAGGGCTCACTACTTTCTTTCGTCTCATGTTACTTCAATCCTGTATATTTTTTCGTGTCAATCTTTGGTTTTATGATTGACTTGATTTTGCTGAAATAATCTTCTACACTGTCGACTATTTGAAAACTCGGAACAGCGAGCATAAATTCCTCAGGAGATTCTGCCGTCTCCTTGACTGCGTCAATCTCCTTCTGGACACTCCGCTTAATCTTTTCTTCGGAAGCCGATGCGGTCGATTTAAGCGTTTCAATAAACCTCCTCGACGTTTCAAAGCCGTATGAAACGATCACTGCATTTTGGATGTGTGGCGTCTTATACACTCGATAACATTTTTGAATAACGTGAGGCAATTTAGGCTTTAAAAAATTGTGGTAGAAACGATAGGCGTCTCGCGCATCAAGTCTTTTCAAAGCGACACGCGCTATCATTTCTACCAGTTCATCTGTAAGATCTTTAGACAGATAGTGGATATTGAGGCAATGAAGTACTTTATCGTCGGCATAAAGGACCAAAGCAAGGGGGTATGGGTCCTTATGGTAACGAGAGTACTTGAAGTACGCGATATATCCACGTTTCAGCTGCATTACATTTCCATCGAGAGTTGTTTGAACTCAGGTTTCTTAGTAGCATAGAAATACATTGAACGAATAGTGTGGATGTTCTTTTTGAGCATCTTGGCTATTTCATCCATTTTGTAGCCTTGCTGCTTTAGTATAATTATATTCTTTTCAGTGGGAGAAAATTTATTCAACATTTGCTCTTTAGAGATTTTGTTGATAATTTGATCTTCCATTGAAAGAGAAGCACGCATAGGTTTCCATTTGGCTTCATAGTATTCACTTGAAGCTTCAACAGATTCTCCATGCTCTACCGATTTCCAGTTTTCCATGGAATGCTCATGAGCATTTTTCTTATTCATCTTTTTGCATTCTTGGATTAAATCGTTCTTGATTATCTCCCATGCCCATGTTGAAAGTTTGGCGGCTTTCTTGCTCTTTTCGTTGAAAGTATCAAGCGCCTTGAAAAGACCGATGCACGCTATTTGATACATATCGTCATAGTGGCTATCGGATTTTTTCGCAAACTTCAGAGTTATTTCGTTCAAAAATCCTTTATTGCGATTCATGAACAAATTGAACTTGCGAGGGTCTGCTTTGATTTCAAGAATACGCTCATTAGTCATGTCCGCTATTTTGTAGCTTTCCTTTTTGCTCATACACTCTCCTGAAAATTTGTTGTGATATATTAAATATAATAAAATTTTATCAAAAAGTAAACTAAAAATTTACATTCTAATAAAATTTTAAACTTCTTACATTAAAATCGAATATGCATACTTTTTCCAATCATGCGAAACTGCGTCGGGGTCTTTGCTTGCTGCTACCCATAACATAACATCCTCGAACACACGAAAATCCAGTCTCTTGACTTTGTTTACACCAATTTCTTTGGTGATGTAATGCCATGCTTCGTGTTTCCATTCAACTGGAACTTTAGCAGGCGGAGCATCTTCGAGATGTTCTTCGATGTACGGCGCGATTTCTGACGGACTCACGATTATTTCTATTGGACTTGTTCGACTTACTATTGCTGGGTCGATCTTGTTTTTAGGAATATTCGTGATCAGAATAACTTTGCTCTGAAAATCAAGAGTCGGCTTGAATGATTTCGTACCTTGAACAATGAGCATTGTCTGATCGAAATAAGTAATTCGTCTGACGGGTTCATTGGTAACCGCAGCACGAAGAATTTCGACATTTAATTTTTTGCGAATAATGTCATTAACATCATCGAAAACAATGATCATATTAGGGTCATTGTATTTATGCAATGTGACATACAAAGCTTGGGCGTCTTTAATACCACCTGTTATGTGAGTGAAAGGAACTCCTTCTTTTTCGAGTTCATCAACAACAGCGAATGATTTGCCGATACCTACACTGCCCATTATCAGTCGAGAAGTTTTATAACCTCTCGTAACTGCTCTCACTCCCATCCTCAACATCTCCATTTTCTCATTCAGAGACATTGTGTAGTCTTGTTTTTTCATTGTAACTTTGTCCTATTTGAAGAGCTTCAACTGTCCAGCTTTTGTTAGCTCTTCATCTTTTTGGTATTGTAGTTGATCATTGTACATTTTTATTGCTTCACTCAAATTCGGTGCGCTCCAACTACGACCTTTGTCGTCTCTCACATAAATTGTCACTTCATGATTTGAATCATCATAGACTTCATCGCCATTTTCGACAATAAAATCATACAAATCATCTTTGTCAATTGTTTCAAGAGCATCTATTCTTAGCATTTCACGCAATTGATCTGGAGAATCTACTTCCAGTTCATGTTCTATTTCAAGTGTATGGGCACTTTGAAAAACAATTTTCATACTCACTCCTACGCCTTTTCGTCAAATTTCTGTCCTTTAAGAATTATATTCCGGGACCAATCCGTTTGTTTAGAATTATAGGGACATGGCTCACTTATTTTTTCGATTGGTTTTACTTTTAGATTCTTTTTTACCGGAAACTGAATCACCACTGTTTGATTCGGCGCTGTCGGTTTTAACATCTTTTTTGCTCCCTAGTTTTAATATGATGCACATCAGTGTCGTGGCACCAATAATTACCCAATCATAGAATCCCATGTTATCCCTTCAGTTGTTTAAAAATGTAGTTGCCAAAAACTGCGGCAGCTATTAGAATCATCAACACTATCAGAATTACGGCCAATGTTTTCATTTCTTTTTTCCTATTTTCGCTATGTACTTTTGTAACAAATTATTTTTTGGACCATCAATCATTGTTGAGTGGCTCCAAACAAGATTCTCAAAAAATGCATTGACTCGACTTACATCAATGTCAGCGTATTTATTGAACTTGCTCAACTTCAATGAGTTATCCAAAAGATACGCGGCCCATTCATCTTCAATACGGTCGGCAGTGTTGTATCTATTGGTCAACTGGGTTTGCATAATTTCTTGGTATGCTATTCCAGTTTTCTCGTAAATACGATTTACGAAAGTTTTGTAGCTCTTGTTTGCACAATAAAGAGCGTGAGACATTTCATGAATCAAAGTTGTTTCTGGGCTGACGCCATTTTCTTTGCAAGTTATTTTATTGATCGCAATGATCGCGAACTTGCGGAGTTTCTTGCATGTTTTTCCATTAGTGGTAAAACATTCAAATTTCTCCAATGATTTCAGAACGGATTTTTCTTCTTTAGAAAGACTTTCATTAAATAGAGGATAAAATTCCGTCAAATGAAAATCCTGCATGAAGAGACCATAATATGAAGTCTCGTATGGATTTTCTTTTTCCAACATGAGACTCCAGTTTGAAAAATCTTCTGCTGTTATAAACTTCGCTTTGTCCTCAAAAAAGCATTCGAAATTGAATGCTTCACTTATTCGCAAGAAATAAGTTGTCATATCAAGCGGGTTTTCCACAAGATACAAAAAGATTCGAAGGTTGTTGATGTCAACGACCGTAGGCTTGATGAAATTGATCATGAATCGTTCCTGATTAAAATATCTTCGAGCTGCTTATGAAAATATTTTAATTCAGAAGCGGTCGCAGGTCTTATTTTTATTTGGTCGCCATTTGCCAGCGCCAGTTGAACCTCGGCCCATGAAAAGCGAGAATAGTGTTTATGGTGCTTTTCGTAGACCGAACTCATTATGGTGCAAGATTTTGAATAAAAATCCTCGCCTATGAAAATTAAATTATGCGTCACTGGTTTTTTACTTTTTTTCATTTAATATCCTATCCATGTTGTCTAGGGCACGTTGAAAATGAAATGTCACCCAATCCGATATCGGCAATTGAAGACGTAAAAGCCATTTGAATCTGGTGACCAATTGTGAATAACCAATCCAGAACGCAACTTGAATTCCGTAAAACCACGCTCTGAACCATTGGCTCCATGTGATGTAGTCAGGATTGTCTTTATTCATCAGCTGCACCTCATAGAAATTTCTGTTACTTGTTGTTTGTCTGTTTTTATTTCAGTAACAGACCAATCTTCTTTTGAAGAAGAAGGATATTCAGTAAGTGCCAATCCTAATGCCACTGATTCGCATTCAGCAACTACAATGGTTTCTATTTCTTCAAAAGCTCCACGATTGCCATGCCAATAATATGAGCAATGAAAAACTTTTAAAGACTTAGTTTCTGTTTCAGTAAGTTTTTCTTCAAGTTTTTCTTCGAGTTTCTTTGCTTGAAATGCCCACCAATCACGCTCTTCCCATGTGAACATGAAACGCGGGCATTTAAGTTTTTCAGTCATTACTCATCGCCCTCCTCTTCTTTATCAGCCGAAGATTTTCTGCGCATTATCTTTTGGCCACCAGATCTCGCCAATTTCTTGAGTTCACGTTCTTTTTTCTTTTCAGCTTTGTAACGTTTGGCAGCAGCACGGTCTTCTTCAGTAATGAAGACAGTTTGGGCATCGTAGCCAAGTTCTTTTCGTTCGGCATGCAGAACATGAAGTTGTTCACGAAGCCCAAGATGTTCAGGGCAACCACGTTTTCCATTGGCAGTGTATTGCCAAATTTTCAACGTAAGTTCGTGCATTTGTTCAGTGATAGCTTCTATGCGAGCAGCATTCAACTTCTTGCGTTTCTTTTCTTCACGATACGCCTTGAGTTCACCACGTTTCCACTTATTCTTGCCACGCTTTTTACGGCCAGTAGGAGTGAGTTCTTCCTCTTCTTGCTCCTCAACAATACCGTCTTTCAAGGCTTCCATTGCGGTAAGGTCTTCCATGTTACTCTCCTCTTCTGAGTTAACGACGTTTGTCGGCGCTTTGAATTTCTGCTGCTAATTGATTATATCGAATCTCGATATATTTTTCTCCATTGTGGAGACGCTCATATATGTTGCTTGCATTACCAAAACTTTGACCATGTTCTACAAGCAAATATTCTTCCATATACCCAATGAGATGGGCTTTTGCGGCCATTATAGGATGACGATTTTTATCCTTGAGCCACTCATGAAAATGTTTCAAATCATAATTCGCCATTTGCAATCCTCAGTAATTGTCCACAATATTTCTTGACACGCTTACGAGCATCATCAAGATGACGACCAGACAGGTGACGGCCCGACTTAAGCCAACAAGCATAATACGTCATGCGATGGGCATCAGGTCCGTTGAATCCACGAAAATTTTGATATTTGGAAGTTTCAGAGACTTGCTCGTCTCTTGTTTGGCGTTCATAGATGGCTAGAATGGCCCTCTCAAGCCACCTTTGATCAGTAGCTATTTTTGCCTCGATATGCTCTTTTGTTATGCTGTTCATGATAATATCATAACATTAAAAGAGGTTTTTGTAAATACTTTTATTAGATAATCAGGCGTTTATGATATTCTTCCGCCATAACTTCTTTTGTCTTACGGGGGTCATAGTCTCTTAAAAATTCAGAAACTATTTTGAGCGCCATTTGATTGGGTGTGGTTAATGAATCATTGTCCTTTGCGGCGTCACAAAGTTTTGTATAGGTGTCGTTTTCAAGTGCGAATGCGACGGTTTGGCAGTAAAGATTGTCTTTGACAACTTCACGAACTTTTTTAGCACAACGTTCAATAAAAGCAATGCAATCATCAGGCCTCGATGATGAATAAACTTCTTTCCATTTGAAAAGTTTCTTTTTTTCGACAGCGTATGCTACTGAACTGCCTTGCATCACTCTTACAAAACGAAATTTATTATTCTTCATAGTCATCCTCAACAAGCGCTCCACTTACGCATTGAAAACTTAATTGACACACTCCACAGTTTTCGCAGAGTTCAGGGTGAATAAAACATTTTTTGTATTGGCCACGAATATCAATTGGTTCAGTAGATTGAAATATCGCACCCATCGGGCATTGCATGACGCAAAGCCCGCAGCCAATACACTTACTTTCAATTATCTTCATATCTTTTTGTTTAAGTGTAATTGTATTTCTTCGTCAATCAACTTCTCAAATGCATCATCTTCGAGTGCATGCATTTTATCAGGGTTCATGGCGATTTGGTAAAGGATATTGTAAATCATTTGACCAAAACGAAGATCGGGGTATGTCTTCCATAAACCACGAAGCTTTCCGATAATTCTGTCGATTCTGTCAATGTCTCTCATTTGTAACCTTTTTTAATACACTCTTCAATTTCTTTTTCGGACCACATTTTACGTTTGGCCCATGCACCAGCCTTTTTGATTTTGATGTTCAAAACAGGTTGATGATTGTCTTGAACTAATTTGAAGAACCACCAATAAAGTTTTTCTTCGTCTTTTGTGGATGTCATACAAAAATCGTATCCTAAATACTGAGGACCACCAGCTCTCATGTCAACAATATCATTACGCTCGCAGTCAATAGTGATCTCGAATACGTTTTTTGCCATGATGTTCACCACCATCTTTAGAGTTGTGACTCACTCTTGATGTGGACCCGCGGAGAGTCGAACTCCGGTCTTACATAAATACAACTAATGTTGAATTACAAGCTTTTTTCATTTTTCTATCTTTGGTAGTGCACCATAAAATGAATAAACGCGTAGCACCTAACATGTTTTTGTTTCAGTTGAAAGCCAACACCCAAATTGAATTCAATCAACCTATCCTCTAAATGAAGGTGATCAGTAGTCGAGGAATCTATCTGACACCATGTTGCTTAGTTATTAAGCAGCGAGTTGTTCTTCAGCATTTAACTGTTTTGCCCCGTTTAACCACTCTGAGCAAGTGGGCTTGCACCATTAACTTTACCTCTGCAATCGAAACCAGTTCGGGCCCTCAGGTTCTTAATTCTTTAATATCTTTTTCAGTGATAACAATAAACTTATCACCTAAAATTTTTTTTGCAGCTTTAAATTTTGCTTTATTAACAGGATTTTTGACAGCAAAACTTGCTTTTATTTCTACTATTACATCTGTTTCAGGCAAATAAAAATCAGGGTAATAATAATGTTTTTGATTTTTAAAAAAATATAAAATTCTATGTTCTTTTGTGTCGGCTTTTTGAAATAAAATATTATTTTGTTCTAAAAATTTCATGTAATTTAATTCATAATTAGATTGATAAATAAAATCTTTATAAATACCTTGTTTTCCTCTGCCATTAACATTTTTATTTTTAGGACTCCATGCATCTCTTGCTTTGGCGCGTTCAGTTTCGTTTTGATATCTTTTAGTTTGTGCTTCACTCATTTTCTTTTTAGCTATTTCTGAATGTGTTTTACCTAATCTGATAGTATTATTTTTCATTATTTTGCTATAACGTTTTCGTTCTTTTGGATTATTGAATCTAACTTTTTGTGATTCGCTAATACTTCTTAAACTAATATTGTTTGCTTTTAATACTCTTCGGATACATGTATCAGAACATCCAAACAATTTAGCAATTTGTCTAGGAATTTGTTTTTCATGGACATACAATCGTATAATCTCATTTTGTTGTTCAGAAGTAAACTTAATCATGGTTTTATGCTTCTTTGAAGTCTTGACATCCATCTGCATTTCGTGGCATCATAATCATTGCACCATATTTTTCAGACAATTTGGTACAAACAATATGTTGACCGAGAATTATCAATTTGAAAGCATCTTTATTCATCGAAGGAAATAAAGTATGTAGTTCAACAATGGGAATATCTCCACCTCTGACACAAAATTCGCAGTTATGCATAATTCCTCCAAAAAAAATACCGTGGAGACCAAGCAAAAATCTTTTTAAAACCCGCCTATCTCCACCAGCTTGATTCTCCACGGTATTAACTTATATAATTATATTACGTCATTCACTGCTTTGTTTAGATTTTTTATGCGCATCATCCGGAATTTTTTCGTCCCATGATAAGCAACTATAAATTCCGTTTTCTGGCGCTTTACAGAAATGACATTCTGCTTCAGAAAGAACGATCTGCTTACTTTTTTTACAGTAACCTATCATATCTTTCCAGCAACAAATTCACTTATTACTCGAGGCGCATTTGCATCAAATCCTACGATGTCCAACATTCCAGCATCATTTGGGTCAGCAATTGAGAATCCATTACTGTTCATACCCACAACGATCAGACGAGCATCATGAACAAATTGGTTACGGTATTGTTTCAATGCTTGCACAGGTTGAATATTTCCAGCCCATGTTTCATTGTCTGTGTAGACGATGAAAGCATCAAACATATATTTCTTTTCTTTTGCCCAAATCATTGGCAATGCGCAATCTGTTCCTCCGAAATTGACACCATCAACTTTGTTCAAAATGGCTTCAAAACTCATGTTTGGAGTAATGTCAAGTTTTTGGAATCTGTTGTTGAAAGCCATGATTGTGTATTCTTTTTCAACACGAGCAGTTACCATAGCCATCAATGCTGAACATTCAGCACATGTTAAAATTCCACTTGAAATTTCAGAACTCATAGAGCCTGATACGTCTATTCCAAGAAGCATTCTTTTTCCAGAAGGCTCAATTGTTTTGAAGCTCAAGTAAAACGCTTGTTCAAGAGCATCAACAATTTTTCGCACTGGAGTCCATGTCAAGTTGCCTCTGAAGCCACGACCCATGCTATAAGTTTTTTGAGCGAGAAGAATATCCATAGGGTGAATACGGCTTTTCTTTAGATACGCTTCATCTGTGATTTTACTTACGACCATGCTCACGTATTCATTTTGGCCACTATCAAGAACTCCAATAGAAGTCAGACGATTCAAGTTGCGAATGAGAGCCTTCAGAGGAATATCTTTCAAAGCTGCTTTCCATACTGCGACATTGTTTTTTATCTCAGTTGGCCATGCATCTTGAGGAATCTTGTGCTCAGCGATCAATTCAATAGAACGCTTGACATCTTCTGCACGAAGAGACTTCAATTCTTCGGTTGCATAAACCAAAGGAAGATCTTCTGTAAACTCGTTCTTTACGGCATACTTAAACAACTGTGCGTGCACAGGAGTCATAGGTTTGACGTGTGCAGAACGCAGAATATCTTTGTGTGTCCATTGGTTCTCTGTTCCTTGAACAGTACGGCCTGCATATTTGATCATTTGATATTCAAGTTTTGTTGGGTCCATTGAATACCAGTTGCCAAATGCGTTACGAATGGCACGTCCCCAGCTTCTCAGATCGTCAATGTACTGGGCAAATGTAAACATGTGTGTTCCAGTACGGCAAATCTCAGGGAACATTCTCGATGCCGCATGTTTGATTATCTTGTCGTCTGTTTCTGAAAACAAAACTGCAAGCAGCATAATTGCTGGGTCATTCTTGTGTGCACGGCCTTCGACAGAAATATTGTACAGCATTGTAAGAACTTTTCCTGCATCTTCCTTAATGCAAGCAATGCTGTTCTTGATATTCTCTTTTGTCAGTTTGTTTTCACGTATGTAGTAAGTGCCGCCCTCACTTCCGAGAATCAGGAATCTTTCAAGACGTTTCCATTTGTCAAGTGCAAATGAGAATCCACCGGCTGAGTTGGCAACCATGTCTGCCTCACGACCTGGTATAGGTTTTGATTGAGGAGTAACAGTTTTCTTTGCTTGACTGTTTGTGTAGTTGTGTGCCATTTTATATCTCCATTTAGATTATTTGCGACCAAAAAAAACCACCCGTATCATCATTTGGTACGGGTGGTCTTGTGGTTGGTTCGTAGCTTCAAAGATTTTACCTCCTCGCTAGGAACCATCATACAATAGGTATCTGATAACGCTTATCCCCCGTACCTTTTAAATAAGGTCAAATTTTTGGAAAGCGATATTGCTCTCTATTGAGAGCAGCGATTTTTAAAACCGTTAAGTCATAAAAATCTCCTGTAAAAATAAGTTCGTTGAGACTAGTAACTAATAAAAAATTGATCGGTCAAGTTGATGGATTGGGAGAGTGGCACATGGCCACGATACACACCAAAAGTTTGTAGATAACCCAAGTCCTTCCGTACCGTCTAAACTATATAGAATTATATTACATGCGACTATTTTTTTATAGGTTTTTTTTCTTTTTTTGCCACTTTTTTCTTGCGTGCGGCTTTAACTTCTGCTAATCTTTCGTCTTCTTTTTCTTGAAAAGCTTTCTGCAGTGCTATAGATTGTTCGTGATGGATTTTGGTATTGACATTCATTGTTGCCATAAGCCAATTTTTACGGAGCCATCTTATAAGTTCAACAATTGGAAGAGATGTAATTCCTGCGACAACTATATCAGAACCACCAATAACCCAATACATTTCATTGACGGTTTTGAATGTCACGAATCCTGAAAAAATCCATCCAATCATATTAACATGAAGCCACCCAATACAAAATACAACTCCAGCAAATATACACATTATCGCTACTGAAATGGCTATTATCAATAAAAACCCCGCAAGACATCGTGGTCCTGTGAATAAAGCATGTTTAAGTTCTTCTCTTTTCAGTCGAAAGAATTCTTTCCAGATCATTTTAAGTTTATTATCCATATTTATTTCCTTACCATTACTTTACAATTTCTCATTATCGATGTAGAAAAACAATATGTTTTTGAATAATCTGTATTTTGGCGACAAATTGTTGATTCTTTGATTGCAACTTTGTATTCTTGTTCTGAACATTTATATTCTTCAAGAGCATAGTTGTAATTTGTTCCAACTTCATGTCCCAGACAACCAACAAAAAATAGTAAACAAATAAACAATAGTGCTTTTTTCATTACTTCCACCTTTTCATTTTTGACGATATTGGCGAATGGCTTATAAATACATCAACAATCTTGAATTTCCTTTTGAGAGTGAAAAAAATCCATGATACAAATTGATCTTCATCATCAAAATAGATTATTTCACCATCGTGTATAAGCCGCCATTCATTCTCAATGCAATCAAGGCATGTAATTACCAGATTGAAAGGAACATTTCGTAAATAAGCATCTTTATAAATGCCATATTCAAGCCAATCATAATCAAGAAGCCCTACTCTGAATTTACCTTGCGGCGAATCATCAAAGTTTTGTTCAAACGGATTTGGCTTGATATTATGAGGAATATGTTCAGTTGGGTGCGGACCATTTCCATGACGAGTATGGTACGCTCGAGTGACAATCCAAGGAAAAGGCGTATATTGAACAAAATTCCTGCTTCCTGTGTTGGAAGGAGTCACATGCGGAAAAAATCCATTATGTTGGTCAAGAAGCAATCCTTGGGAGCCTTCATAAATAAGACTTTTGAATTCTTTGCCTTTTCTATCTTTTGTAAGATTGTCAGGTGCCATTTTTACAAAAGGATTATTCGTAATAATGAAGCTTGCGTTCAGAAAATTCTTCACATATTCAGTATCATATTCGCATTTATAGTGTTTAGCAATAAGCTTCAATTTTTCATGAAGAACAGATTGATAAAATAAATCTTCAAATTTTAGATGATAAAAGTTTTCTTCACGACGGTATGTCGCGTTGATTCCAAGCCCGCAACTTCCATGAGCATTTTGGCTTTCTGCTATTCTGCCAGCTCCAATATCGTATGGAGTTGTCACAGGACAGCGGCGATCAATGTAGAGTTCGGGTTCAATGCCCATTTTCATGAGCATATCAAGTTCGACTAAAAGAGCTACGGGGTCAATGGTACACTCAGGGAACCAATAAGTCGGAATTCCTCTGAGTGTACCACTGCCGAAACTTGAGAACACATGGCTAGTTTTTTCATCTACAACAACTTGATGACCTGCCTGTTGGCCTCCGCAGTAACGTACCACAAGCGGGCGTTTTAATTTCTGACAAAGGTAGTCAACAACCATACCTTTCCCTTCATCACCAAAACCTGCGCCAATTACTGCGTTGCTAACATTCATTAAAGTATGATCTCCTGTTTTGTTGTGTTGTTTGTTCCTGCTGTGTTGCTCATATTAGGGATATCGCCTTGACGATTTTTGACAATAATGTCAGAAATAATTCCATCGATATCCTTGTGACTGTCTGCAACAAATAAATGATCTTTAAGAATCTGTTTCCAATCATCTACCGTTGATGACATACTTCCTGCATACGTTTCTACCACGTGAATGTGATAGCATTCGTATTTCTTGGAAGCTTCTGCAAGCAATTCTTCTGTGGTAAAATCATGATATTGGCCAGGGCCCATGATTCTTTCGAGATCGCGTGCATTAAGAGTCTTCAAAACTGGCTCATCACCAATCGTTATGAGAATTCCTTTTTTGCCGCGTTTTTCGAAACAATCGATGGAGGTATGGAATGCTGCAAAATACCATGCCAACATGTAGCTTTCACCAGTGTTTCCACCACCACGGCCTTCAAGCCAGGTGTCTCCGAGCCAGTTGTCAAGAAGCTCATCACTTGTTTCAAACTGACCAACCTGAAGAGGTGCCGAATCGCATGTGTGGTCACCTATCGCAAGAAATAAAACTTGAGGATGCTTTATTCCTTTTTGATAAATCTTGTTCATGATGTTAGGGAGTCCCTTCTTTATCATGAAATTAGGAACAGAACCCATCGAACCAGTAACATCAAGTGCGATAATTATCGCATCAGATTCAGGGTGTTCTTCAGAATCACGCGATTCACGAATTTTTACGCCATTGGGATTCATGCTCGCCTTCATGCCATGAGCATCATAAAGGCGATTATTATCCAGCATATCAAAATCGGCCATGTTGTCGACTTTGAATTTGCTTTTGAGGCGCAAATTACGAGGGTTGAGTTCAGCATCTCCTACGTAATTGACGATCGAATAACTTCCGTGACCCATAGTTACTTCGCTCCTTCGCCGAACAGTTGTTTGTATTGCTCTTTGGCGATCTCGAGAGTTATTTCGAGATTCCTGATGTCAATGCCCCTCTTGATATCCGTTTCGGTAAAAACAGCGGCATCAAAATCTTTGGGAGCAACAACAGTGCTGACTGCGTTGTTAGGTGCGAGGTCGATGCTGTTTTCGCGTACGCGTCTCAGCTTCTTGATATCATCTTCGATATCTTCGATCTTGCGCCTGTAAAGACGTTCAGTGTCTTCAAAGATCGCTTGAGCACGATCTTCACGAATCTGTTTCGCATTGCGTTTCAGAGACGTAAGAAAAGTACCTTCAACTTTTACTTCTTCATTATCTACCATGCGCTTTCTCCTTTTATTAAGATTTTAAAATTGCGTTTATAGCGTCAATTTTCTTTTGTAATGCATTGCGTTCTTTTACGGCATTTTCATCGATACGGTATTCTCTTTTAAGAATCTCATCTACCCATTCTTTGTTGAGAATTGCAACACCGTGAGCAGCTTCTTCAGTAAAGAAATATCCACGAGTTTCGCCAATCATTACTGAATAAAAACTTCTGACAATGTCCTCAATCATTTTATCTTTAAAATGCTTATTGAGCTTTGTCAACTCCTGATAGACATCATCAGGAACTTCAAATTCTAATTTTACTTTTTTCATTTAATCCTTATTGTATTGAAGTGTGCCATCGGGATAAATGACAACAATTCGTTTTCCTGATTTTCTGGCGTAACGAATAGTTGCCCATGTGCCTGAACGAAGTTCTTCAGCATATTCCCATGGTGTTGCGATCAAAAGTCCGCATTCATCTACAATATCATGATTGCGAACTAAATAAGGTTTTTCATCACGTGTTTCGTTAAAGGACGTGAATGCTCTTTTAGAAGGATTTTCAGGCGGATGACAGACCACATGAACATCAGGTTGAACATAAATTACAGCTTCAACTGCTTCTTTGTCTGCGCCAACACAGTCACCATGGTGAAATTCATCAATACGAAGTTTTTTGATAATTTCACCAAAGGTGCGTAACTGTTCGGCAGTCATGCCGTTTTGTGTTCCTGTAAATCCGACCTTCATGAATAATTATATTGGTGCGGCAGGTCCTATGTTTAGGAAAAAAGTGGGCCAGCGCTTCTTAAATTCCCAAAGCAAAGGAATCATAATGCGCTTCATGTCTGGGTGGGCGGCGTCTGCGGTTCTTAATTCAAAGATATGACGCCATTCGCGGATATTAGCTTTTACGACAATTTCAGTCTTCAAATCATTTGGTAGGATGCCCCTCGCTGCGTTAGGCGGCAAGCCAGCGGCAATCATTTTCATGTACATTTCTTCAACCGCAATAAGAGTTTTAATGTAATCATTAAGGACTACACTCCCTTCACTTCCGGTAAGCCAATACGGATTTATGAATGTAATCTCATTACCAAATTTGTCTTTTGAGTAGTTGCAATAACGGGTGCTTTCTTGTGCGAAGCTGCACATACGATGGCGGACAATCTCATGTGTAAATCCACGATTATGAATGAATCGAACAGTGATGTCTGCAAATTCAATCATGGCTTCATGGCCACGTTTGATTATGTTTTCTACAAAATGTTCTGCAGAATCTTCTGTGATTTTGTCTTCGGATTTGTAGCAAGTCCTTGCTGCACATTCAATTGCTTGAAGAAGAATTTCGGCGGTGCTATCTATGAGGATGTGAAAACTCGGCTCTATTAACTGCATTTACTCTCTCCTGAATTTTCAGATCGGTTTTCAAATTGATCACATGTTTCTGAACTTTGTTTGCTTATTATGTTTTCTTTATCAATATGGCAATCGCCTTTAACATTTTGAACTGATTTTTCTCCAAAAATTTCATGAATAAATGGGTTATAAATGCTATGCCACGATTTGCAATTAAAACACACTTTTTCTTTTGGATGAGATGCTTCTTTTACTTTGAACATTTACTCTCTCCTGTTTAAAAAATTATCTTTCTTCCTTTAATCCAACCTTGATCTAACCATTTTTGAAGATCAGATTTAGGAATTGATTTACTTATTTTTGTCTCTAAACTATGAATCCAACAATTACCATAATTTGAATTATTTTTACCTTGCTGATATTTAGAATTCGCTTTTCCTATTTTCTTTTTGGATTCATCTGTATGTTTTTTGCCAGTCCATGACCAGCCGCCTTTCTTTTCAAATGTTTTACGAGTTGAATTAACTCTTTTTTGTAATTGTTCTTTAGAATTCCATTTATCTAGATATGCTTTTCTAAATTCTAAATCATTTTTTACTTTATCACCGGTAATTCTACCACCAATTAAACCAGACTTCGAAGGTGATTTTTCTAAATCTGTAGCTTGCCCACCAACCTGACAGTTATATGTATCATCACGAGCAACAAATTCGTCATCTACAATTTGTTGTTCTCTACGATTCATATCTTCATAATCTTCACAAAAAAATAAAATTTCTTTTTTAAAATTTTCTTTTCCAAATAATTTAATATCACGATGCAAAAGTATTCCACTACCCAAATAATTGTCATTCGGATTTGTAGTTTGATGTTGACCGATATAAATTTTATTATTGACTAAACATGTTGTTTTATAAATAGTGAAATATTGTTTTTTCATAAAAAACCTCTTAATAAATTATATTAAGAGGCAGTTCAATTTTTGTTCAATATTTTTTATTGAACTCTGATTATCCTCCGGCAGAGTCGAACTGCCATCACTGAGTTCGTAGCCCAGTACTCTAAATCCATTGAGCTAGGAGGACGAATTACCCTCAGAAGGACTTGAACCTCCATGCATCCAATTAACCTTTCAACGCGTTCGTAGCGCGAGGGTATACGGAGAGAAATGTCCTGAGAGTCTGAGTTGAACAGACACCTGCTGGGCTTCAACTAACCGTGCGACCAAGTACACTATCTCAGGTAAAATATAATTCTGGCAATTCTTGTTCAGTAACGACAAAAAAATTATCGCCATATTGTTTATTTGCGGCTTTTAATTTAGCCTGAATTTTTGATTCCTTTAATCTAAAATGAGGTTTTATTTCCACTATACTTTTTTCTCTTGGTAAATAAAAATCAGGATAGTAGTAATGTTCATTGCCTTCAAAAGTATATTTGACTCTAAATTTTTTATTATCTGCTCTTTCATAAGGAATTTTATATTCATCAAGAAGTTGCATGAATTTGAGTTCAAATGAAGATTCATAAGGAATGCCATTATAAATTCCATTTATACTTTTTAATCTTTTATTGCTGGGTTCCCATCCGTCACGAATATGTTGTTTATGTTCTTCGGAAAGTTTCTTTCCTTTTCGAGAATTACTTATTTTAAGTTTTGTTTCTTGCGAAATTTTATATCCTTTAGAACGATTCTTTCCGATGCATGACACACTTATTTTTAATTTTGTTTCTTGGGAAACTTTGTGTCCTTTGAGTGAATCGCTAATTTTTTGATTTCGTGCTGATGAATATTTGAAACCCTTTTTTCTTGACATGATAATTACCTCTACTATAATTATAAACGGAAGTTAGGCTGATTGAGTAGAGCAATCAGCCAAGGGAGCTACCCTCTTTCCTTCCTGTATTTATAATTATATTACATGTCAAAGATTTTTTTGATATTGTTTTTTAAATTTTGTTAATTTCTTCCAGCTTTTTGTTGTATAACAACTGGGATATTTTTCAAGATTCCCCCACCTATTTAGATATGAAGGGCCTCTTCTTTTACGTAACAAAATTCCATCATCAATATCTTTTTGCCATCTGCATCTCTCTTGTTGAACTCTTTGACGACGATATCCAAGCCATCTGTGTTCAGCAAGCATCCACCATTTAGGGCAAGGATGTTCTTCATATCCCCACCACTTTGACCAATGATAGTACATTATAACCTCCTAAGTTTTCACTTAAAAGTCATAAAGTACCTCCATAAAAAGTTTTTTCATAATAACATCCTTTTTGAATTTTAACATGAACAATGTTAATGTTCAGCTTTTATGTTAATGACACCATTGTTTGATGTTCACATGTATCTTCAGCATCTTTTTTGGTATTATTCAATTCACAAATTCCTGTAGTACTTTGAAATTCTTGTAAGTCTTTTTCTGTATGTTTATAAAGACTTTCCCACTTTTGGCAATTTGCACAAATTTTTAATTGTCTGTCAATTGGTTTTCTCATTGTTATTTTCCTCAAATTCTTTTTTTATTCTTATAATTTGTGTTCTACTAATTTTTAGATTTTCTGAAGCTCGTGATATCCAGCCGCGTTTATCATAATCATATAATTTTATTTTTTTATATAATTCAGCACGTATTTGTTTGGCTTTTTCTGATGAATATGTTAAATTTAATTTTTTGAGACAACGAGTTATATGAACAACACTGCAATTAAATTCTTTAGCTAATTCTTCTGTATTGATATTACTTTCAAATAATCTTTTTAATTTTTCAAAATCAATTTCTTTTTTATTCCATGCCTTTTGTGAATTTTTTGCGCCTTTATTCCATGGTGAACATCCCTTTCTGTTACCTGGAATTGTATGAATAAATCCGCCTTGACCACCTTCTAAAATATTGTAACCATAAAGTCGATTATTACTTTGAAAAAACTTTATGCATTCTTTTTCAGCTTTATTAAGTAATTTTTCTGAATTACACCAACCTAGAATTATTTTTTCTAAATGAATAGAACCACGTTTTTGAATAACTTGACGAATTATTTTTCCTGAGCCAAAATAATTCTTTATACCTTTTAAACTTTGATTAGTTGTTTTACCAACATAAACTTTTTTTGTAAAATGATCTTTAATGAGATAAATGTAGCCGTATGACATGATAATTAGCCTCAACATAATTATAAATATAGAAGTGAGACCAGTAAGTTGAGGTTACTGGTCAAGGGAGCTACCCTCTGTCCTTCTGATATTATAATTATATTACATCATCGACTAAATTCTTCTCTCATTTTTACTGGACGAGTGAATCCGCGGCGTGCGTCGCTGCCCAGCTATCATGCTTGATTTTGTATTCGAAGCCCATTGCTTCCACCCATCCAATAGCTTCTTTAGCAATAGAGTTGGATTTGTGTTCAGGGTTTGGGTTGATGTCCAAGTGAACTTGGAATCCACGAGTTCCAACAAGATCAAGTAGCTTTGTAGAAGCATCAACCACAAGTTCAACTTCCTTCATCAAGCGTTCACGCATACTTCTGATGCGAGCGGTTTTTGAAACTTCCACAAACATGTGGCCGCCTTTTGAACTTTCAATGTGAACGATGATAGCAAGACCAAAACTTGTATAAGCTTTGTGGTTCTGGCTGTCAACTCCAACATAGATTGTGCTGGTTTGAGGAGTATTTTTGATGTACTCTTTCAAATCATCCCAATCAATAGCTTGTGTGATTCTTCTTTCCCCTTCTTTTAGATCGCTCTTGAACTTTTTCATACGAACGTCATCTCCATCTTACCCAGAACTTTTATTTGAGATGGTTCTATCATGGCTGAAAAACAGCCACTCTGATAAAAATCAGCAGTGTCGCCGTTCTTATCATAGGAACCGTCTTTTTTCAGACGTTTTACGAAAACATGATGGCCATCAGGATAAACGTCATTGTGTGCTTTTCCACCGCCATCCATTTTCGTCTTTATAACTACAAACTTTCCACCTTTGAGACAAAACTTTTCATAGGAAAGTTGTTGCTTGCTTAATTGTGTTTTTACAAAGTTGATTATTACTTTATTATCGACTTTCGCTCCAACTCTTTTAAAGGCGTTGCGAACTTCATTGGCAATGTCATGATAATCTGTATCAATTATCGGGTCATATTTTTCATCAATAGTTACTTCATGATGGCATTTATCATTTGAGAATGCCATGTTCTGATAAACATATCGTTCAGGAACATCGGTATAAACGCAATGACCTTTTCTCAGTTCAACAACATCACCAACTTTCAGCATGACTCACTCCTTTTCATCTAAATGTCTTTCAATGTATGCCTTATCCTGTTGAACTTTGTATGTGTCAAGTTCTCTAGACATCATTTTCAGAAGTTCTTTTTCAAGATCGCAGCTCATGGTTTTTAATTCTTCAGCTGCTTCAACTGTCCATTTGCATTTAAATGGTTTATTGTGATAAATTTTACGAATCTTCCACCAATTACGCCATCCAACTTTCTTGAACGCTTGGCGAACTGGAACATTCATTACAATTCTGGTGGTTGGTATTTTTCCAAGCTCACCAAAATCTATTACGTCTCCTTTCCAATGAATGGTAATTCTCATTACCACCCTCTTTCGTTGTTTGTTGTAATTTCTATGACAGCGAAAACTGCCATCAATAATCCTAAGAGACCTAAAAAGAAAATAATCGAGAAAAACAACCAATCTTTAGTGATAATTTTATTTCCAGCTTCTTTAATCATGTGCCACAAAAATGCGACACCACATCCACCAAAAAATAACCATCCTAAAACAAAGGCTAAAACAATTTCCATACTCTCTCCATTAGGGATACCCAGACTCGAACTGGGACGCCATTAGGCACAGGGTTTGAGCCTGCTGAGTAGACCAATTCCTCTATATCCCCGTATTTTTATTTATTTATTGCAAGGCAGATTTTCTTGAATTCTGCATCGCATGCTTTCATTGATGTTTCTTCGTCTTCTTCTACACCAAAATCCCAGGTGTATTCATTGCCATTACGCATAGTGAATTCAATGGAACACAAATCATCTGTTTTATGAAATGATTCAATGTCATAAGTACGTATAACATCATTTTGAGGATGACCATCTTTACTCTTGCATATCAGAAAATCCATAACTCTCTCCTTTTGTTTTGTGCATCCCGTGAGATTTGAACTCACCACTTTCCCGTTATGAGCGGGGTACTCTAACCAACTGAGTTAGGGATGCTTATTTCACTTCTTTGGCGTTTCTCAATCTCATTATCAATTCTTCAATTTTGACTCGTTTGAATGGAAAAAATAATGAGTGCTTCGCTCTATCAAGAGCAGTTTTCAGAAGTTCAATTTCTTCTTCAGTGAGAATGTCGATCATGTAACGTCTTTGACGGTAATTTCTCATACGCTCTCCTTTGGATATTTTATTGAAATAGATTTTATGATTATTTCTTTTGGTTCTAAAATCATTAAGTCACCAAAAACCACACCAAAATTTTCTAGACTTGCATTTCCATTTCTTCGCATAACATCAGTAATGAAGGCTTCAGCTTGTTCTACCATTTCAAAACCTTTCATGCCGTGCTCGAATTCGGTATCGTAAAATACCCAGACTTTTCGTTTCATTTCCATAACTCACTCCTTTAAATGTCCGCTCGACAGGAATCGAACCTATTTCTCCGGTTTATCAGACCGGTGCTTCGCCATTTAAGCTACGAGCGGGTGATGCAGAAGTGACTGGATTCGAACCAGTATCTTTCGATTTTGGAGATCGATATTTTGGCCAGTTAAACTACACTTCTAAATGTCTTCTTATTGAATTATATTATAATTATTTATACTTTATTTAGATTTTTAATAATTCTGGTAATTCTTTTTCAGTTATAAGTAAAAATTTATTTCCAAATTGTTGTTTGGCTGCTTTTAATTTTGCTTTTGTTTTTAAATCTTTTAAATAATATACTGATTTAATTTCAATAATAGAATCTTCTCTTGGTAAATAAAAATCAGGATAGTAGTAATGTTCTTGATTTTCAAAAATGTATTTTATTTTAAATTGATTCGCTCTTTCATAAGGAATTTTGTATTCGTCTAATAACTTCATAAAATTAAGTTCATAAGATGATTGATAAAATATTCCATTATGAAAACCGTATTTTCCTTTTGCACGTTTATTGTTAGGTGTCCATGCTTCACTAATATGTTTTTTATGTTCTTCAGAAAATGGTTTTTTGGGTTTACCTTTTCTTAAGATACTTTTTTGTTGATTGGCTTCTAAAGAGTGTTTGCAGCCTTTAGCATTTTTATTACCAATTTGTGCAAGAGACATTTTTTGTTTTGTGGTTTCAGAAAATGGTTTTCTTTTTTTCCCTATATTAGAAAGACTTATTTTTAATTTAGTTTCTTCTGAATGTGGAACTCCAGATTTGCCTTTTTTGGGTGATGGTTTACCTTTTTTAGCCTCACTCATTTTTCTTTTGGATTTTTCTGACATTTTATATCCTTTATAGCTCATAATTGTTTCCTTAGAGTATTGTAATTATTGCACCATAATTTTTAAAATGATCAATAATATTCTCAAAATGTTTGCCAAGAGTCCATTGAGCAATATCAGGTGCTCCAGTGATTATTGTATTTTCTTCCTTTAAAACGAAATATTTTCCATCTGGCATCTTCACTGAAAACAACCGCATACGCGCCTCCACGAATGGGAGAATATCGAGACTCGAACTCGAACTGCTAGGGTCACGACCTAGGGTGCTAACCATTACACCATACTCTCCATATGCAAGTCACGTAAAACGTGACAAGAACCATTTGTACACATGGTACATTGGATGTGGGCCCATAGAGAATCGAACTCTACTCAATCGGTTAAAAGCCGATTGCTTCGCCAACAAAGCTTTGAGCCCAAAATGATTTACTCTTTTTTTAGAGAGGCAGTTAATCTCATTCCTCTACACGATTAAAGCTAATGCGTACTATATGCGGATGACCAGAGATTCGAACTCTGAGAGCCTTTCGACCCGCTTGTTTTCAAGACAAGTCCCCGCACCCACTGGGGTCAAGCCATCCATAAATACTGAGTGACCATAATATAAAGGTTGTCTCGAGATCTCTTTATACCACACATTTTTACCCCAATGTGCCGGATATATCATCTTGATGGTCAAAATTTTTCTTGCGTCTAGTTCGGAAGAAAAATTTTCTTTACTCATTTCGGAGCCGAGAGGATTCGAACCTCTGTAGGAGTTACCCATACAACAGTTTAGCAAACTGTCCACTTACCTGGCTAGTGTACGACTCCATTCACAACTTAAAAGAGAAAATATAAATGAGGGACCGATATAGATTATGTGTTTATATCTGGCAGGTTCACCCACAGGCATCTTATCTACGAGCTATGTCTCTCACCAGCTGCCAACCTCTAACATAGATCACTTTACATTTTCTCATGAGACGCGGATGGGACTCGAACCCACACAAAACAGTTTTGCAGACTGACCCATTATTCCATTCTGGTACCGCGTCATGAATAATCTACTTCACTGAATTTGAATCCTTTGTTTTGAAATAGATCAATACAAATATCAACTAATTCAGCATTATATTTTGTGCCTCTGCCATCGCGTAATTCTTGAATAGCAATATCAATTCCGAGAGCCGGACGATATGGTCTATGAGAAGCGATAGCTTCAACAATATCTGCAATACAAATAATTTGTGCACCTAAAAGAATTTGATTTTCTTTTAATCCTTGTGGATATCCCGAGCCGTCTATTTTTTCATGGTGCTGATAAATCATTTCAGCAATTGGCCAAGGAAAATCAATCTTCTTTAAAATATCATAACCATCTTTTGCGTGCATTTGAATCAATTGAAATTCAATGCTATTAAGAGATGATGGTTTTGCAAGCAATTCAGATGGAACTCCAAGTTTTCCAATATCATGAATACTGGCTGCGAGTTCTATTCCTTGAATATCTTCAAAATCAAGACCTTTGGCTTTGGCTATCTCTTTCGCAAGTTCTGCAACTCGCAATTGATGGCCTGCAGTATAAGAGTCTCGAGTATCAACAACCAATCCAAGAGCTTGAATAATACCACTCAACGTTCTTTGAAGTTTATATTCAGCTTCTTTTTTCGAAGTAACATCAATCGAAAAATTCAATGTTGCTGGCTTGCCTTTCCATTCAACGCGTGAAGAAGTTATTTCAACCCATTTAATATTACCACGAGTATCTTGTACTCGAAAAGCGTAATTAGTTGGGACATCTTCTCCGTTTAATCTGCGTTGATATCGATCAAAAACAAAACCTAAATCTTCTTTATAAATAACTTCAGATACTTTTTTATTGGCAATAATTTCTTCTGGCGGACATTCCATCAATTTTCCGAATGCCGGATTTGCCAATGTAAAACCATCTTCTTGTGCAACAAAAATTGCTATTGGTGCGTCTTTAAAAAGTCGAACATAATCTTCTTCGGTCTTTTTCTTTTCTGTAATGTCAATACCAAACGACAACGTTCCAATAACTTTTTCAATAACCTTTACAAGAGTATTGCGCCAAAGAATGTATTTTTCTTGTCCGTCTTTGGTTAATATGGGATTTTCGAATTCGTATGGAATTCCCTTTTCTGTCAGTCTGTCAAACTGTTCCCATATTTCTGGATATTTTTCTCTCGGAACAAAAATTTCAAGAACTTTTTTATTCTTTACTTCATCAAACTTATACCCAGTAATTTCTTCAGCTGCTTTATTAAAAATAACGGCTCTTGCGTTATGATCAAGCATGAGAATCATTGTATTAGCGTGTTGAATTAAATCATCTGCAAATTCTTTTGCTAATCGCAGTTCTCTTTCTGTCTGCTTGGCGACTGTAACATCATGAATGATTCCTAACAAAAATTCTTCTTCAGCGATTTCAATTCGCGTCAAGAATATTTCTGTCTCAATCATCTTTCCTTCAAAATCAATACAAGTCCAATCATATTGTTGATTTTCAATTTGAGCAACTTGAATGATGCACTTACATTTATCTTCCGATAATTGTCCGTCTTTTTGATATTTTGGAGAAAGTTGTACAGGTGTTAAACCAATCAAATCCTCTCTTTGACATTTAAACATCTTTTCTGCTTGAGGATTGCAATCGACTATCATGTCACCCGCAAGAATTAAAATAGCGTTTGGTGTTTTATCAAACAGCAAACGATATCGTTGCTCTGATTCGAGCAACTTCTTTTTCAGCTGTTCCATTTATTTTCCCTTAATAAAAATTGGTGTCAATTATATATTAAGTCGAAATTTATAAATGGAACAGAAAATTAGGGCTACGGAGGTTTGAACTCCGATCGTCAGGTTGAAAACCTGATGTCCTCACCAATTAAACGATAGCCCCATTGGCGGGGTCAGGAGTGTTTGAGCCTCCATCTCCTCTCACGGACGAGAGGTGTTTTAGTATGGCACGCTTGACATGCCAGGCCGGCCAATTAAACTACAACCCCATAATTGGGGTGAATGGGAGGATTCCCTCCATTTCAGGACCCGCTGTCCTGTGTCCTAGGGTTAGACGACATTCACCATGTCTACGACCTGGGAGTCGAACCCAGATTTTTCTCCACCCCAAATGGAGTACCATTCCGCTAGGCGAGTCGTAGTTATTTGTCCCTAAAGGAATTGAACCTTTACTGTGGGGGCCAAAACCCCATGTCTTACCGTTAGACGAAGGGACAATGTTTGATGAAGAGCGGTCCGGTTTGCTACTAGCTACCATACGGCAACCTTCAAATGCATCCTTTGGGGCCTTGATTATTCTTCATCGATTAGCCCACCCCAGATTCGAACTGGGACGCCGAAGCACAGGGTCTAGACCTGCTAGATAGACCAGATTCTCTTAGTGGGCCGTAAAAATTCGGGATACTCGGATTCGAACCGAGACGCAATTAAGCACTGGGTTTAAGCCAGCTGGATAGACCTATTCTCCTATACCCCGTAATTCGTGATGAAGAGATTTGAACTCTTACTGAATACGCTCTCAACGTATTTCCTCTACCAAAATTGGGATACATCACGTTAATGCGACGCACTTTTGTTACTGTGATCAGCAGTTTTTTGTTTGTGCGCCTTATCGCTTTTACCGTGCGACAATTGCAATGTGGGTTGTCAAGGATTTGAACCTTGCCCTGCGATTTTACAGACCGGCGTGCCACCAGCAACACTTACAACCCAAATGAGCATTCGACCAGAATTGAACTGGCATCTCAGCGTTGGCAACACCGAATTCTACCATTAAACTACGAATGCAAAACGTACTGGCGATAGGAATCGAACCTATACCGTCATCTTTTAAGGGTGATAATCAATCTCTGTCCGTACCAGTTTGGTCTAATGTGTAGAAATTGAGTTTTACGCTTTACCAAAAGCGCCAGTACTATGAGCGGGAAAAGGGATTCGAACCCTCAACGATCAGTTTGGAAAACTGAGCTTCTACCATTGAATTATTCCCGCATAATAAAAATGCCCCTCTTTGTGGGAGGGGCATCATTCCGATTTTAAAATTTAACACCAATTAAAACATCACGGATGACATGCCCCAACCTGTCCTGGGAGAATCTGACCTTCCAGACTTGAGGGTTGATAAAAACGTTTATGTAAGGAACATATCATCATTTTGAATTACCTATAGAATTATATTATTGCACTTTGAAATTTATTTATAAAAATTTACGCTACTTCTAAAAATTGTGCGTCCTCTCTGTCTTTTTGTTTTAACTCGGCATTTGAAAGAGGACGCTTACCAAATGCTCTTGTTTTACATGATTCACATCCACAAGATAATGGGTGGTGTTTTTTGTAATGACCTTTAAAATCTGCAAGAAACTTTTCGCCGTTAAGCGTGTTAAATTTTTCTGGCATCTTGATTTCGTCTTTCATTACATGATAACGTTTTTCGGTGATGCGTTTATTCTGGTGTCTTTTGTACGCTATTCCACGTCCCATAAGACCTCACAAATAATTTTTGTAAAAGCTAATATAGCCTAAAGTCACTCCCCAATAATATCCAGTATTTTGTTGCTCAACTTCATCAACACATCTAATGAATCTGAATTGAGGTAAATAGAGAATATTTGGTTTTTCAAAAATTTGTTCTATTTCAATGGTATATCGTTTTTTAAAAATATCTTTTGAATACATACTCATTCCTATTTTTTATTCAAGACTCTATACCACGAAAGTCTTCCATTTGAACCACAACTATGATAAATTACAGTGTCTTTGCAAACAATATAATAATGATTGTATTCACCTTTAATGTCCAAGCCCCATATTTCGCATTCAGGAAACATAGTCTTTAGTATTTTGACATTTTTATCCCATTGTGGTTTGTCATTACCGCAAGCCAAAAACATCAGAAACACAAGACATAAAAATATTTTTTTCATTTTTCACTCCTTCCATCATTTGCTCTCAATAATTCAAGCTCCTCAAGAAGAGGTTTAATGTCTTGAAATTTTACCAGAGTATTGTCGTCATCTGGTTTTGCCTTAAATAAAGCTACATCAGGATTCCAATAATATTGGGGCACTTGTATCATCACTCACTCCTTTAATGTCGGGGCGAAAGGATTTGAACCTTCGACCACATGTTCCCAAAACACGTGCGCTACCAGACTGCGCTACGCCCCGAAAATGACCAATGCAATTAAAGCCAATGCTGCTAAGATATACAAAAATAAAATGAATTTTATTTCCATTTCTTTTCGTGCAATTCGACACTCCAACCACTCTGCTATCTGATGAAACGCCGATTCTTCTGGCTCTTCATGAATTGGTATTCTTGCTACTTTTTTAGTAGGCACTTTAGTTAGAGCTACCTTTAAAAAGTATTCCGCAAAGCCAACTGAGAAGAACCGCATGCCACCATCCGATTTCGCCGATGATGAATCCTTTAACTACTATGCCAGGAAGAACAAAAGGCACTACATACGGCCATATCAGCCATACAAGCGTTCCAGCAAAAACCGCTACAATGAAAAGAAGCACTAATGCTACAACGGCCGCTCCTACACCAGCAATAAGCTTGGCAATAAAATCACTCATTCGCATACTCCTTAAATTTATTTACAACTCTTAAAGCATTCAAGTTGTTGTTGCTGTATTTCAATAGTCGAATTCTTTACTGAATTATTGCAAAATTGGACAATATTAGCCAGTAATAGCACACTCACAACAACCAATAAAATTCGTTTCATTTTATATTTCCTTTTCAAAAAGTTGCTTTAGAATTGGACTTTGCCAACCAAAAAGTTTCACATGACGATTGATACAATAAAGAGTTACTTTTTTCCAACCTTCAAGTTCATTGTCTTCAAGATCATGCCACATAAGAAGTGGTCGTAAGACTTGAACGAGCGTAAATGTCCGTTTGCCGTAATATGAGTCTTCAGTTTTCTGTGTGATTTTGGTTACTTTTCCAAAATTCATCCACAATGAACTTCCAGTACGGCCAGGATATGTGATGACATCTCCGACTTTTACGTCATTGCCACAACAATCTTTATAACTTTCGAGTTGAACAATAATGTCCTCTTTCATACTCACTCCTTTAATGTAGAGTCGGAGAGACTTGAACTCTCATCCTACTGCTTGTAGGGCAGCCGCTCCGCCATTGAGCTACGACTCTGTGTGGCCGTTAGTTGACGGCCAGTTTACAATAATTATTTTACGAGTTTTTTTCTCTGCTTGTCAGTCAGAACTTTATCCATTGCTTTAACTTGTTTTTCAAGATCAGCAATTTCGACTTTCAAACCTTTCATTGCAGCTTGTTTTTCTTCAAGCTGAACTTTGACGCTTTCTGTTTTCTTCATTTGAATTTTGCATCCAGTGACTCCACCGAATGTCATGCCAGCGAAAAATATCAGAGCAGCGAGAGCGCCGTAAATGACAACCTTACCAATCTTCGTTGCTTTGAAAGCTACGAATTTGGCTTTTGCGGCCGCAAAAAATGCTTTAACTTTTTCCATTGTTCACTCCTTGTTTTTTTAAACTGCGGGGCATACGGGACTCGAACCCGTGATGATTCCTCCGTGACAGGGAGGTGGCATTGCCGCTAGCCCAATACCCCAAATTGTTCGTAATATCGAATAGTATTTTCGAACCAAACTTCTAATTTATATCCTAAACTTTTTACAGCATTCCATTTTAAAATATCATTGTCTTTTTCGTATCCTTTAACTTCAATGTAATAAAAAGTATCATCGTGATTTATTACTTTAAAATCTAAAAGATATGAGTGGTCTTTTTTGTCTTTTCCAATATATGTGAATCTGTCTTTGGTATATTCCCAGTCTTTAATTAAATTATTATTTTTCCAATAATCAAGAATTTTACAAGTTCTTAATTCATAAGTTCCTTGAACTTTAATACCGTTGTAGTCATACCATTTGGTAGTTCCGCCTGCTACAAAATTATTTCCATCTTTATAAGCTTTTTTGTTGATTGTGCTCCAATTTGGAGGTTGAATTTTTTGTTTTAAAATAGCTAATTTGATATTGACTTTTCTTGCGCATTCTTTTGAACAGTATTTTTGGTTTTTGGTTTTTGGAATAAAAGATTTTCCACAAACACAAATTTTTGGCTCTCTAATAATTTTTAATTTTTTGCTGACTTTTCTATTGATTTGTTCTCTGTTTTCTTTTGTACTAAATCCTCTAGCACATTTTGAAGAACAAAATCTTCCAGAGCCGTATGAACCATTATGTTCATTGCCACAATTTTCACATTTCATATTCGAACCTCTATATTTAATTATATTACAAGAGTTCGAATAAAATTATTAAAATAAATGCGGGGAAGGTGAGAGTCGAACTCACAACCCAACGGTTAACGGCCGTTTGCTCTAGCCATTAGAGCTACATCCCCGAAGTCTCCGTTTAATTCGCCAAACGGATAAAATGCGATGAGCAGCCATTTTGATTAGTAAGGAGTTGGACTTATGTGCACACATTACCAACCCAGTCTAATCAAGTCCCTTTGCAGAACGGGCTTGGACTAGTATGTCACCGTTCTTTTACTCATGTGGAGCCGGGGAGATTCGAACTCCCGACCTAGTGCTTGCAGGGCACCCGCTCTCCCAACTGAGCTACGACCCCAAATACCAGAAGTGTGGGCTAAACACACTTCTGAACAATAAAGAATTTTCCGGTTTCTCTATTGGATTGGATTTTATTTAACAGTAAAAACCCTTGTCTAAAAACTGCGGCATCCTACTCGGTACCGACGAGTTCCTTCGCTATAACCCTCCAAGGACTGAGGGACCGAGAACTTAGCCCGTTCTCAAATTGGCGGGAATGGGAGTCGAACCCATCTGGCGAGGTTATGAGCCTCGAAACTCGCCGCTAGTCTATCCCGCTATGTAGTTGCTGCCATTTCATGTTCAAGAAGAATTTTCTTCTTTTCGAAATACCAGTCAATTAACTTCTTTAAAAAATATATCAACACCGTTGAAACTGCGGCCAATGCAATATCCAAAACCACATTTCCAACTTCAAACGACAAACCTTCTTTTGTAACTTTGACAGTTGTCTTAACTTGCTTCGTTACTTTTTTCGCAGGTATGACAACTTTCTTTTCAACTAATTCTTCTTTATAAGAAGGAACTTCTCTTTCTTCATAACTATCAGAATGATAATCAGGTCTTGCAGCATAAGAATAAGTGTCTAATTTTTTTCTTTTTGCCGCCAGGTCTTGCATGAAAACTTTCTGCTTCGTATGGAACAATTTTACGTTCTAAAACCGTTACTTGTTTGGCTGGAATTATTTCTTCCTTTTTGACCATTACGGTTTTATCAACTAATGGCTTGAATAATTTATCATGATTGAGAAATATGATAGTTGACGTCAAGCCAATTACAATTGCTATTGAAATGACTAAAGTTAGTTTGTGCTTTTGGTTTATGTTCATTGCAATTTTTGCATGGTTGCCATATCCGTCAGCGCAAATTCTTTCTTCAGTCCGAAAGCTCCATTAGACTTTTTTTCGTACCACATATACAGTACGTTTTTGACTTTGGCTTCGACTCTGTTTCCACCACTTTTCTTTGCTTCTGTTGGATTTTTTCCCATGCTTTCTCTTCCTGTTTTTCTTTAATTCCTAACGCAAACACACTCGGAAGAAGCAATAATCCAACTAATGCAACAAAGCCAAAAATCAACATGAACAAATTTTTAGCAAATGATTCATTACTTCCTGGTCCTACCATCATTCACTCTCTTTTCTTTTATGAGCCAGGAAGAGGAATCGAACCTCCGACATCCTCATTACAAGTGAGGCGCTCTAGCCGTCTGAGCTACCCTGGCATTATTGATACTTATACTTTTTACGATACTCTCGCTTACTCTTTTTATTTTTTGATTTATATGTTGGCAATTGACTATCACAATTACTGCATATCAATCTCAAATTACTAAATTTCCAATTTAAAGAATTACCATCAATATGATCAAGAATTTTGACTAACGGTTTACCTTGCCAATTTTCTAGACCACAAATTTCACATTTATCTCCACGCTTTTCAGTTAAATAATCTTTGAGAACTTTTACATTAGTATATGGACCATTCTTTCCAGCTATACTCGGTGCTGTTTGATGTTTCTCATAATAAGCAACAAGTTCTTCACACATTTGTTTGTGTTGAAAAGCCTTTTGGCATTTATTATCACAATACGTTCCTGTACTTCTGCCATTGGCTCGTATTATTTTTTTGCCACAATTCTTACATACGTTCATGGTAGACCTCATTATTAAATTATATTAAGGTCTACCAAGAAAAAATATCGCTTTTTTCTACATCAACGCAATTCCGATCATCGACAGAATTATTACTATGAGGCCAATAATCGAAATGAATTTAATATTCATATCCTCCCAGTTCTTAAGAGCACTGACGAGAAACTTTACGGCACCTAATGCTAACAAAGCTTCGATTATTAGAGTGGCTATCATTGTAATTTCGTTGTCCTTTTAATAATTATATTACGCGACGATCAAAAAAGTTTATTTTTTTTCACTTATCCAGCTTAAATTCGCGCTTTACCGTGCCAACAGGAACATAAAAGAAGCGCTTGACTTCATGGGCGCCCGGATTACATATAACTTTGTAACCAAAGATTTTTGTATCATAGTACTCTTGAACACGAAGCAAATAAGGCTTTGCAATTTCTTGCCTCGATTTTTCTACTATTGACACATTCTCATTGAAGTCTGCCTCATACCTCTTAAGTGCATAATCATTTATCATATCATCATGGTACTTAATATAGTACGCTATGATAGTTTTGGTGCCGCTTTCACCACTGCCTGTTCCAAGAAAAAGATAGAATTGTCCGAATGTCGTATCTTTGTCTCGAAGCACTTCAAGCGGAAAATATTTCTTTTCATACTTGAGATTTTTATCTCGATGAAGATCAGCACAGGCTCCAATGCAACCACCAATAAAAATCAAAGATGAACATATTATTGCCGTGCCAGTTTTATCAAAATCGAAATAATCATGCACAACCAATCCTACTACAACTAAAACAACTACTATGCCAGCTACGATAAATCCTAAAAGTGCTATTTCCATTGTCTTCTCCTATGCCCAAGATATAAGCAAATATTGTTTTCCGTGCAGTGACGCAGAAACCTGATAATTCATTCGCTGAAGTTCGTGTTGGATTTGTCCTTTTCTCAATCCAGACCCTAACGATTCAATATCAAATTCAATTTCATATTCTCCTCGTTCTGCGGCTTTTCCAATTTCTTTAAATATTGCATAAAGCTGCTTGCGGTTTACGTCTGTTGCAATTTCATTCGCTTTCCCTGGAGTTATGTATTCTGTTTTAGCTACTGGCATTATTTCTTCTCCAATTTTTCAGAAAAATTATGCGACGAAATTTCCATCTGCTTTAAATCACATTTTATTTGGTGGTCCGAACAAGCCGACAAATAACCCACTTTGAAAGAATCAGTCGAGAGTTCAGTAACCGCTCTCCGAATTTCTTTTATGTCTTTTCGTGCATTGATGGGTATTGTAGCAAATAAACCTATTAAAGCCAAACCTAAACCGACACCTAAAAGAATTTCAACTACTTTTGTCATTGTTCCTCCTAATATTCACGCGGTATTTCGGAACGTCTGCAACGTTGTTCTTCTTCACCAGGAAATTTCTTAGTGTAATAAAACGGACACTCACTTCCTTGGCATGGCACAAATGCTTCAACAGTACTTTCTGGAACTTGTGTAAAAGGTATAGTTCCATTGTTGACATAATGTGCTTTAGTGATTATTGTCTGTTTCAGCCATGGACACAGCATCTTTATTTCCTCCGTTTACTGCCGCTTTCATTATTTCAACAGCAAAACCCATTAAAGCGACAGTTAGTGTTTGAGCAGACACTCGCATTGCAAGCGGAAATTCTTCATCTTCTTGAACCGCATCACAAAATTGAATCATCTGTTTTATTTCTTCTAAAATTTTTATTTGCATTAGAATATCTCGTTATACGTCATGATTGAAATACCAAGCTTTCTGGCATTTTGAAGCTTTACAGAATCGCCACTTTTGTCTTCGCAAAGCAGAATATCAGTTTGCGAATTGACGTAATTGACGACTTGATAGCCCATGTCCTCAAGCTCTTTTGTCAGTTCTACTCGAGACTTATGACCAGTTCCTGTCATGCACACTCGTTTTTTCATATTCACCTCTTAGTCCATTCCTATGCCGAGCAATACGAGAATAATTCCAAGCATATTGCCACTAGCAATAAGAAGTATTCCACCAACTATAAGTAGTGCTTTCATTTTTCCTCACTCATATCTTTTTCATCACGGAATCCTTTAAGAACTCCGAAAATCGGCTTTCCAGTATTCTCATCATACTTTTGGAACTTAATGGTCGCCATGCGGCCAATAAATTCTTTTTGATGAGAAAGCATGTAATTCCTTTCAGCATCTGTCCCCATTGGACGAGCTTTGAATTCTTGGCCATCTTTCATCTTGCAAATGATGGCACCAAGCCTTTTGTCATCACCACGTTCAGTGGTAAATCCAACGACTTCAAATTCCTCGTCAACAAACATCTTGTACTTGAATATTGCATAACTATGTTTGTTTTCGTACGGAAATCCCATCAGTCGAATCATGACACCTTCATGGCCTTGATCGACGAATTTATCATGCCAATGTTGGATGCGACTTGGGTCTGTTATATAAGAAGGAACTATTTTGACCCTATCGCTTTCTTCCACGAATTCATCAATATTCTTGACGCGCACTTCAGCAACATCCATGCTCATGTAGTCAAAAATATTATACTTGATTTTTTCTGCTTCTTTTACGTCTACTTGTTTTGTGGTGCGAATGATGGATTGAATTTCATTGAAAGACAAATCCATAGAGAATAATTCGCCATCTACCCACGTTACATCTCTCAGATGCTTGCACGCTTCTTTTATAATATCTCCCAGATGAGGAATAGAAACAATTTCTTTCCTCGAACGAGCGTACATTTTTCCAGTTTTGATGTTAACCATGCAACGGTTTCCGTCAAGTTTAGGTTGTACAATCACCTTCGGAAGATGATCAACCTTTTTGTGATGATTCACATACTTGTCGGCATGCATGATCTTCGGCACTGCCTCATTGACAGCAGTTTTCTTGCTGTGATCTGAAGTCAACTTACCCTTTACGAGCTCGAAACCTTGATTCATCTTATTGATGATTTTATTTTCAGCAGTGAAAATGGCTTGCTCCTCTGCTGTGGTTTCGTTTGCTCGACCAATGTTCTTGCCACTTTTTATGACTTGAACCTTGGTATTTCTGGCACCACCTTCTTGGCCCCATTCATAAGTAATTTTATTACCATTGACCGTGGCTTTCCAGAGTTGGCTGGTACCCCTTGAGTTCGTCTTCTTCAATTCGTAATTTATCACTCAGTTTCTCCTCTATTTGGCCTGTTCCATGACATGAATAACAGTCATACGTTATGCTTCGCTTTTCTGTTTGCATGTACATGGTTATTTTTCCGGTTCCTTTGCACAGCGGACATTTTTTCATTTTTATTCCCTTTGAGATTATTAGTGCTCATATCCGCCTTACCCATTTTTTGCAGACGTTTTAAGACTTTGTCGTCCACAATAACTACTTCTATTTTTGGACCGTTACCCATTAAGCCTCTTTATGAAGACGTCGAATGGAATTGCCATCACGAGGCCTTCTTCTTTATATGAATATACTTTGCGAAATGCTTTGTTGATATTTGGCATGTAAATCCCTTTGGTTATTGCTTCAGTTCCATCGGATTTTTGCCGTCTTTTTTCATGCCACCCCTTGCTTGCCCAGATTTGGAGCGCATAGTTTCTCGCACCAGCAAAACTCATGAAATGAACAAGTGGTGCTTGAAAAGCAGGAGAATTAACGAACTTGAAATTGACTACCACAAGATAATCAGGCGCCGATGTTTTCGCTTCAAGAAGACTTTTGCTCAAAAAGAATTCTCCATCTTGCTTGGTTACTTTGAAGTCAAGTTTCAGATCTTTCAGTATGGCGTCAACATGCCAACCATTACGTTTTCTCCACTCCTCATCTTCTGAACCATGTTCATAGACACACGGTAAATTAGAAGGCAATGCGTTTATGACATACATTTGTGCCTTGTAGCCGAAGTCAGCATCCTTTTGGACGAAATTTCTAGCCATAGATGACCTTTCCGAATATAGTGAATTGTATTAAGGCATCTGTGGAAATTGCATCCCAGCAACAGGGGTCCATGATGCTCTTGAGACCATCTTCCATGCCATCAAGAAATATCTCACCCTTGAGAACTGCGTTGATGAAAAGAGGCAGTCCTTTGGCGGCTATTTCTTCAACAGTCACGGAATACCGCTTGGCTTTTCCATCATCATCTTCTTCTTCATCTT